AAAGCAGGGACTACTCGCTGCCGGAGGACAAGGCGCCGCTGACCGCGTTGGCCCTCGACTTCTGCCACTGGTATGCCTACTACCTGAAGCTGCCCCCGGCCAAGCTGCTGGAGGAGCTGAAGGGCGCCGTGCGGGTGTCGCCGCCGGCCGGCGACTGCATGGTCAGGCTCGTCAATGTCCTGATCCGGGTGGGGAAGATGCGCATCAGGCACGAACCCATCCTGACCAGGATGAAGAACGGCGACACCCCGACGGGCCGGCTGACGTCGCTGTTCGTGGACGACGCCGAGGGGCTGGTGTACGTCCCCATCCCGGGGCTGGCCTATGCCATGCACGTCTGCGGCCACCCGTTCGTGTCCCCCTTCCGGGTCACCGAGGACCTGGCCGACAGGGGCCTCCTGAGGCATTCCGACCTGTGCCCGGAGGGCTGGATGGTCGAGAAGACCTACTGGGACAGGGCCTGTTCGGGCGCCTAAAATACCCGCGTTTTTGCGTTATTATACTGTGGGATGATCCTAGCAGTTCCATTGAGACTCGTTCTTCCAGGCGAGCGGTCTTCTGTGAGAGGGAGGGGCCGATGCTGTAGACGCGGCACAACCGAATAAGGGACGGGTCGAGCGCTTGCCGCTCCCCGTCCCTGGCGCACACCCACGGACCGCGGCCCGGCGATCCGATGCCCTTTTTTATAGCTGTCGGAAGGAGGAAGATGTGAGCATGCACGACCCGCTCGACGTGAAAGTCGATTGCAAGTGCGACGATTGCGGCATGCGGGTGCCGCCGGACGACCTGAAGCCCATACACGACCTGTTCGACAGGCTCAGTGCCGGCGGGGTCGTTCCCGCCGGGGAATGCCCGAACTGCGGCGCCCTTTGTTACCCGATGAGCGAGGCGGAACTGTCCGCGGACCGCTTCCTTCAGATCGCGCGCAACAAGACGGGTGCCAAGAAGGACGACGACCTTTGCATGACCTTCGACGAGCTGGTGCACGATTTGGCGTCGAAGCAGGCTTCAAACGTCAACAACGGCGGCGCGCGCGCCCAGGCGCTGTTCATCATCGAACAGTGCGGGCTGAACGGCGCGCTGGGCCTCCTGCCGAAGCGGCGGAGGTAGAGAAGGAGGAAAGCAGTGGAGCAGAAAGCTCTCGAGCAGAGGGACACGACGGTGACCGTCGAGCGGTTCAACCCGTCGGAGCGGGAGGCCATCGTCGGCCTCCTGAACGCGCTCGGCATCAGGAACTGGAGCGGTTCGGCCGAGACGATATCCGGCAGGGGGAACATGGTCCTGCTGAACAACACGCCCGACGGTTTCAACCCGTACGAGCTGATCGCCACCATCTGGCGGATCAACCGCGGCTGGTGCGCGGCCAGGTTCGTGATACACAAGCCGGACGGAACCCCGGAGTCGTTCTTCCTGACCCACGGCGAGTTCGACAAGCTGGTCATCGGCAGGCAGCCCGACACCCGCCTGCCGGTCACGACCCGCCTGGGCACGCCGGACATCCCTTGCGGCCGGGCGGTTCCCGTCAGGGCCCCGGCAGGCTCGACGCCCGTTTCGGCGGAAGCGCCCTGCCCGGCGGCGGCTCCCGCCCCGCAACCGGTGGCGGCCTCGAACGGCTCGGTTGACAAGGTGCCGGAGTTCGACGCCGCGGTGAAGGTGACCAGAACGTGGGAGTTCACGGCGCGCGTGCGGGCCTCCGGCGTGACGGAGGCGATCAAGAAGATCGCCGACATGGTAGACAATGGCGACATCAACGTACTGGACGACACGAATATCGCCGAGGGCGACTTCAAGACCGAAGTGGTCAGCCTCGCGCCGGCTACGAGCGGCGCGGAGTTGGAGAGCGATCGGCTCGACCTCAGGTCGCTCGACGACGACTGGGACGAATCCACCTACGAAGACGAAGACGAAGACGCAGAGGATCGCGGTTCGGACGCGGTCCGGGAGATAGTCGGAACCTGACCGAACGCCGGGGCGCGGCGCGTTGCCGCGCCCCGGTTTTAGAGGGAGCGAGAAATGCCGAAGACCGAGGCGAAAAGGAAAATCGACAAAATGCGCGCCGCGCTGCGGGATTTCACCGGCGCGATCGAGGCGACGGGCGGGGTCACGGCCAGCCCCGAGGACGAGGGCTATACGGTCCCCGTCGCGGACGAGGACTGGATCGACCTGGGCGAGGCGTACTTGAAGGCGTGCGAGGCCCTCGGCAAGAAGCCCAAGACCGCCGCCCGAGGCGGGAGTTGGAGCTGAGACGGAGGAGGCGTGACATGCCGAAAGCCAGGATAAGCAGGGATTGCCGCGCGAACTGGCTGAACGACGCGATCCAGTTCCCGCGGCTCATCTCGGAGCTCCAGGCGGCCGGGGCGTTCACTGAAGAGGTGATGGCCGCGCTGCGGGCCAGCATGGACCTGTCGGACGGCGAGATCATGGAGATCGTCGCCAGGGCTGACAAGAAGTTTGAGGACGCTAAAGCGAAAGTCATCGACGCTCTTCTGCCCTGAAGCGGCTCATTCGGCGATCGGATGCGGCGGCCGCGAAAGGACGACCTCGGAGGCCGTGAGCTTGAAGCCGCCGACGGCCGACAGGTCCGGGTAGCGCTGCTCGGCGTGCCAGAGCGCCTGGCAGGCGTAGTTGAGCGCGTGCGCGAAGTCGTCGCGCATCTTGGGCTGCCGGCGGATCAGGTAGACGTCCGTGCCGGCGGGCAGCTCGTGCTTGTCCTCTATGAGTGCCAGCAGGTCGTGCGTCACGTCCTTGGACGACTCGTATTCCGGCAGGAGTATCTGCTTGGTCTTCAGGCTGATGGACATGAGCGCCAGCGAGCGCGCCTTGTCCAGCGAGTGGTAGCCCCTCAGCCCGCCCACCGTGGCGGACGGCTTGTTGTACGTCACGAGGTCGCGCGTCGGCATGTGCGTGTAGCAGAAGCCGATGGTCCGGTCGACGGGGAGGCCCGCCTGGATCATGATGGTCTCGCGCGCGGAGCCGCTGCCGCCGAAGTCGTGGGCGAACCAGTGCGCCCCGATGGCGTTGAAGAACCGCAGCAGCTCCCTCGCCTCCTCCAGGTGGGACAGGCCGGCATGGAACCGGAACGCGAAGCGGCACTCGCACCGGCCCAGGACGGAGTTGTAGCCGACCATGGCGATGGCGGTGTAGCTGATCTCGTCGAGCCCGCCGCCGCCCCAGTCCACGCCTATCGCGCGCAGGGGGTACTTGCGCAGCTCGTTCGCGGCATCGACCAGCTTGTTGACGTTCAGCTTCGACGCGTTCCGAATATCGGTCACCGTGATCAGCTTCACCGACGTGTCGGCACTTTCGCCATGCACCTCATTGATGACCTTCTGCTCCGTGTAACCCGGACTTCTTCCCTCGATCTTGTCGAGCAGCTCACCCCATTTCCTTTCATCCTCGTAATGGAGCGGCATTATCGCCTGCGGTACGTGCCTGCCGTGGAAATCCGGATGCTCCTGGCCCAGAAAATGCTTCCAATGACCTGTTCTCGGATTCAGCGGCTTGCCGCATTTCCTGCATACTAGCGTCTTCCTGCCGATCATCTTCGCCAGGTCTTCCTTCAGCGTTGGCGTGTTCCAATAACCGCAATCGCAAAGGATCACCCACTCGGCCTGCGAACTCTTCTCCCATAACGCTTCCATCCCGTTGTCGAGCGTCTTCGGCGTGCCGCTGTAGAGCGTCAACCCCAATTCGGAATGGCTCATGCACTCGTTGATCACCGGGAGGAAGTCGTAATCGATGTCCTGGATTTCATCCAGCCCTATCCTATCGGTCGAATAACCCCTTACCCTGTCGACGTCCAATAGCGCATAGCTGAAGAAGATTACCGAGTTGTTCTTGAACGACCGCTGCAGCACGCGGCGGTCGCATGACTTGTCCACGACGACGTCCCTGATGAGGGCCTGGTAGATCAGGGGCCGGACGTAGTTGTTGGACAGGCGTGTCACCTGGTCGCGCCTCGGGGTGACGATCAAGGTGCGCAGGAACGGGTGCACTATCGACGAGATCACCGCGGCGGCGGACAGGCTGGTCGATTTCGAGACCTGCCGCCCGCACTTCCACAGCGATCTCTTCGGCATCATCCGTTTGAACATCGGCGCCATGGGAAAGTGGCGTTCCAGGGTATACGGCTTGCCCTGGAGCGTGAACAGGTTGAGGAACGGGAGGAAGGTCTCCGGGTCGGCGTCTATGGCCGCCCGGATCCGTTCGATCAGCTTGTCGACGTCGATGGCGGTAGGAACCTGTTCCTGCGCCGGGAGCTCGTCCTGCTCGGCCTCGGCCGAGTCGGACAACCCGGAGGAACCAGACATGCCGTCGTTAATGCTGCTCGTCCGGTACATGATCCACGCAGTAGTGGCCGCGCTGTCTGCCCTGTCGGCCGTCCTGCCCAGCCTCGCTGCGGCAGGTTCGATACTGGCGGGCCTGGCGTGCCGCCTGGTGCTCGTGGCAACTGTTTAGTTGCGCCAGTACCCTTCGTGGACCATAATGCTTGCGGCGGGGGCCGACGTCAAGCCCCCGCCGCAGGCATGAATCCGGGCGGGAACGGCATGCGGCGGAGCTCGATGGAATTCCTTCAGCGGCAGCGGCTGGTGCCGGCAAGGCGCCATACGCCGCTCTACGGCAAGAACACCATTCACAGCCACACCCGGCCGGTATGGGCGCTGCCCGAGCTGCTGCCGGCCGACCATCCGCAAGGCAGGGTCCTGACGCAGAAGGAGCGCGACCGCGTTCCCTATGTCGGCGAGGAATGCTGCCGGGCGCGCAAGTAGTCCCCGATCGACTTTCCAAGGCGTTGGAAACGCAAGGAGGGCCCGTGTCTGACGAGGTCAGGAAGACGGAACTGTTGCAGAAGCTGGTGAGGCACGCCGACGCGCTTGACAGCCTGCGGGCGGCCGCCAATAACGATATTCATGAAGCGCGGGCGCTGCTTGCCAATCGCAGGGACGACGAGGATGCCGGCGCGGTGCGGTTCGCCGAGGTGGCATGGACGGTGGCGGACGTGCTGCAGGTGCGGCCGAACCTGTCGTACGAACAGGCAGAGCAGTGGCTGAACAAGAACGAGAAGTACATCCGCGACAGGGTGACGGAGCTTGGCTGGGACGTCATCAAGGACCTTCTGGCGTTCGGCGGTATCAAGAAGGGGTAAGCGCATGAGATTCGTGGTCATCAGCTTCAACGCCGACGAGCCCGAATGGGCCGCCGACTTCGTCGAGGAGGAGGACGAGGAGCGGGCCATGTCGTTCGTCGAGAAGCGGCGCGCCAGCTATACGGCCGTGTGCGCCCTGTCGCCGGAGTGGCTGCGCGAGAAGCGCGTCGAACTGGAAGTCATGAGCGATCAGGAGGTCAGGGAAGCGATGGAGGACATCCCCTCGGCGTAGGGGAGAGGCATGAAGGATAGGGCACGAACAAGGAGGAAAGATGACAACAACCGAGCTGCTGCTCGCGGCGCCGATGGCCGTGCTGGCCAATTGGCAGGTCCTCGAGATCTGGCGGCACGGCTCGCTGTTCACCGGGATCCGCGCACGGCTGGAGGCCCGCGGCGGCATCGTCGCTGAGCTTCTCCTGTGCACGTTCTGCCTGTCCAACTGGACCGCGGCGACCCTCGCGGCGCTCATCCTGTGCCGGCGTTTCGGCGCAAGCTGGGACGCGCTGATGTGGTGGCCCGTGCTGACGCTCGCGATAGCGCGGGCATCCAACGTGCTGAACGACCTCACGCATTCAGCATGCAGGACGCCGAGGCTGGAGGACGACATACGGCGCATGGACAAGGTCGGCGATGGGGGCGATCTCAGGTTAGTTTCCGGGCGAGGAGGGGCGCATGCCGAACGAGAAGAAACCTGACGAGGCCCCGCCGCGCAAGCCGCGGTTCGACGAGGAGATCCTTGCGGGCGCGCAGGCGCTGGCCGAGGCGCTGCTGCGCCGGCGGCCGGAGGTGAGGTCGGTGATGGTCGTGGTGGATTGGGACCTGAAGGGAGCCGACCTGCCGAACGCGACGCTGTGCAGCAAGCTGGCGGTCGACGCCGGCGTCTGCGGCAGCATGCTCGAGGCGATGGCCGTGGCGACCCATCAACTCATTCTGGAGACGGCGAGACAATCCGGGAGGAAGGATGCTCTGGACGGAGCTGGAACTCAGCGCGTGGACGCCGGAAGGCGAACCGCCAGCGAAGATAAAGCTGGGGGCCCCCCTGGCGCGCGGGATGGAAACGTGGACGTTCGTTGAAGAGAACGCCGTGATGGCGGAAATGGGCAGGAGCATTCGCGCCAAGGCCGTCGGGGGTGTGCTGCGCGACAAGTTCTACGTCCTGCTGGACGCGTGCGGCGGCGACGCGGAAGCCTTCGGCAGCGCGCTGCGCAACTGCATAGCCATCGGCTTTCAGAGCTCCACCGGGCAGCAGGGCCACTATCTGCCGCTGCGGTACGCCTTCGTGATGGCCAAGATGTACGACAGGACCCATAATCCGCTTCCCGGCCTGGCGGGCCGGTGGTTCCTCGTCATCAACGGGGAGGTCCATCGGCCGGTCGTGGAACCGTGCGCCGTCTGCGCCAAGTTCGAGGACAGCCGGATCGGCACGTGCCGTCCGATGACTCCCACGTGCTCGCAGAACGTGTTCCGTCCGGGCGAGCCGATAACGGGATGGTTCGACGCGCACGAGCCGGACCGGGCGAACCTGATGGAGACGTTCAGGCCGTCGTTCCGGCCGGCAAACCGGCTGTTCGCCAGGGGGGAGCCGGGCAAGCTGCTGACGGCGCACAGCCTCAGTACGGACAAGGAAGAATGCGACGAAGCCCGCAAGGTGCGGTCGGCACGGGCGCGCGTCGGCGCCGTGACGGCGACGTTCAAGCGCAAGGAATGCGCCCGCTGCGTCTTCTACCGCGCCGCCGACAGCGAGCACGCCGCGGTCCTTCTGTGCAGGGGGCGAAGCTGGTCAGGGGGCGCCTGCGGCGGCCCGTTCGTCGCAGCGGATCTGCGCGCCACGGCAAGGCACGTCCTTCGCCCGTGGATGTTGCACGCCTACGCCTGCGCCGGCGAGCTGCCGGACTCCGAGCCGTGGCGGAAACTCTGCAGGGACGACGTCCGGCACCGGACTTGGGACGTCTACGTCGTCGGTCCGGTCTACGGCGAGCCTCCCCAGGTGGCGATAGGCGCCAAGTACCTGACGGGCAGCTGGACCAAGCAGTATCTGATGCCCTACAAAGAATTCTGCAAGTCGTTGGGCGTGGCGCCCAACTCCAAGCGGTTCAAGGCCGACGCGCTGTCGACGGTCGAGCAGATGTTGATCGTCGCCACGATGACCCATCCCTGCCTGAAGACCCGCATTTCGTCGTACAGTGGCAGGCGGTGGGCCAGGCACTTCGGCACGGTCCGCGACGCGAACAAGCCCGTCAAGCTGCTGTTCGCCACGCCGACGGGTAGAGTGCGCACTGAGGAGATCGCCGACGTCACGGACCTGTTCCGACTGGGTTTCCTGGAGCCTTGCGACATCTTCATGACGGCGCGGCGGAGGGCCGTGTCGGCGCGCATAGCGAAGAAGTATCAGGCGTTGTACGCAGCGGCGGAAAACGAGCCGCACGAGATCAACCAGGAGGACGCATGAAAGCGGTTGACAAATTCGGTTATTCGGGACCGGCGGCCAAGCGGGCCGCCAACGCGGCGGAGGAGCTCGCCAAGCACCCCGCCGCGGACTTGACACGGACGCAGAAAGCCATCTGGTCGATCTTCCTGAAGTCGCTCGCCAAGGCGCTGCGGAAGAACCACGACTACGGCGACAGCTTCTATCAGTCGCCGCCGCTCGCACCGGAGATAAGCTCACAGGAGGCCATCTTGGTGCGCATGGGCGACAAGATCAAGCGGATACAGACGCTGGGACAGCTTCGGGCGCTGGTGGCCGACGAAAGCCTGAACGACACGATCGAGGACCTGGGCGTCTACTGCTTCCTGTACCTGATCGTCGGCGAGTTGCTGGCCGAGAACTGCCCGAAGCCGCCCAAGCCGGGTAAGTGAGTGGCAAAATGCGACAGCCGATCCAGTGGCGGCTGGTCAGGCCGCACGCGGAGCCCTATTTCGACCGCTTGCTGGCCGCTTTGAGGGAAAGCCGGGCCATGAGGCTCGACCTGCCCTCTGGAAGGCACGCCCGGAGGCCGCGGAGGGCCCTGCAACGATGTTTTCGGGCCTGGGTGGCGTCCAAGTACCCCCCGGGCATTTCAGGGGCTTGGCGGGCCTCCAATTGCGTGCCGGCGGCCGGGGAATGGGCGCTTGACGCCATACAGCCCGGCAGGGCCGGCAGGCCTTGCGAACTGATCTATTGCCCATGGTGCTGGATACGCCAAAGCCGAAGGCTGGAACGCATGATGATAGAGAACCCTACGGCTGTACATGCGCTGTACTGGGATAGGCCCAGTCGGCGGGTGCGCGGGGCCGGGCTAGGAGAGCTGGTGGACGTAACGGCCATAGAGACCGAGGACAACCTCTTGGGGGTTCCCCTGGCGCTGGCGCGGGCGACGTTCGACGATTTCATGCGGCGCTGCCGCGACGCCGTCCGGCACGGACTGAGAGTCAAGCAGGGCGTGGCCGTTGCCACCGGCTGCCGCGACTTTCAGCGAGCCGTGAGGTTCACCAGTCTAGTTACCCGGTCGACCGGTGACGTCAGGCTCAGGACGAGCTACGTCTATCCTGCCGGCAGCCCGGCGAACAGCGAGCCGCCGATAAGCCTGGTCGGCGAGACCGCCTCTGGGACGCTGATGATGACCCGGCGCAAGGAGCTTAATCTGCCTGAGGCGATCATGATGGCCCTGCCGTTTCCCGGGCACGTGTTCGATATGGACCCGGCGGTTGTCGATTGCCTAGTCCGGCTGTCTAAGGGCAAGAGGAGCTACGGACTGATCGGTTTTGGAAAATTAGGTAATTATGAGTCCGTGCACGTAGGGCAAAACGATGATATAGATCGTCATAACCCCAAACGCCCTCTCTCTCTTTAGAGAGAGAGTTAACGCACAATTATATGACCGTTAACTCTCTCTCTTACAGAGAGAGAGAGAGGGAGGAACAGCTTAATGGGTTCCCCAGACCAAAGGAGGAGCACTAGCGTGTTGGCATTTGTCTCAGATACCCACTTGCGTTACTGCCTCTTCAAGTATCTTCCTGATCTTCACGGAGACAGCGTCGACAGCCTGCATTTCATCGTCGAGACGATACTGGCCCGGAAGGCCTCCGTGGTCCTGTTCGGCGGAGACGTCTTCGACGGCGGGAATCCGGATCCGGATGTAGTCCAGATCTTCCTCGACGAGATGCGCCTGCTTGAGACTGCCGGGATCAAGTGTCTGTCTATCCAGGGGCAACATGACAAGCTCGGCGGGCAGCCCTGGTACAATCTGGACAGGCACGTCTGGGACCTGGCGGCCATGACCGGCGACCTGACCGGCGGGAAACTTTCCAAGCCTTTGGAAACCCCGCCCTTCGTGGTCGCGGGCTTCAACGCCTGCGGCCCGAGCGAGTTAAGGACGAGGTTGGAGGTCCTGGATCCTTCCGTCAACGTCCTGGTCCTCCATCAGACGCTGAAGGGCTCCATGCCGGAGATAGTCGGCAAGGAGAACTGGGATCTCGACCCCGCTTGGGTCAAGCCGTCGGTGCGGCTGGTCCTGCTGGGCCACGTCCACAAGCCCTACGAGGCCGTCGTCGGTCAGACCAAGTATGTCTACGGCGGCAGCACGGTGCTGTGCGCCATCGACGAGCCGCCGGCCAAGTCGTTCCTGCTCGTGCATGACGACTTCAAATTGGAACATGTCCCGATTCCGACCCGGCCGCTGCTGGCCGTCCGGGTGGAGGCGCCGGAACAGCTCGCGACGGTGGTGGACGCCGTCAAGGCGGCCGCGCCGGGGACGCTGGTGGTCGTGCGGTTCAGCCCCGCCGTGCCGGACGTTGAGGCGCGGCTGCGGGGGGCCAACGACAAGTGCGCGTTCACGTTCAGGCTGACCGTGCCGGAGGCCGCCGAGGCCCGGACGGTCCTCGCTTCCGCCGCCGCGTCCCTCGAGAGCTGCCTCGGCCAGCTCGTGGACAGGGCAAAGGAGCCGGAGCTGTACGGCCTGCTCCTGGCGGCGCTGAACGCGCAGAACCCGAAGGAGGCATTGGCCGGGTTCAAGAAGCGGTTCCTGGAGCCGCAGAAGGAGGCCGTGTGATCGTCGAGATCGAGGGGCGCCGGTACAGGATCTGGTGGAAGCACGTGACGTCCCCCGCGCCGACCGACTCTGTGTTCGGTCAATGCCGCGGATACACGCAGTGCTTCGTTGTTGACGAGGCGGACGTGAAACCCGGCGAGCGGCTTTGCGACACGACAGAGCGCGACAAGGTCGCCGCGGGGGCGGCCGTCTGTTCGATGCGGGAACGGAACTTCAGCAAGGAGACGGGCCGGCAGGTCAGCCTCGCGAGGGCGGTGAAGCGGCAGTGGCCGTACAGCAAGGAGATCAGGAGGGAGATATGGCTCGCTTACTTGCACAGGACCGTGAGCGCGACGGCGGCAAGCCTAAGCCCGGCGTCGTCGCAACCAAGACAGCCTACGGCTTCGTCGTAATCGACAGCGGCCAGAAGTTCGTCAGGACCGAGATCCTGCCGGGCGGGAAGACGCGCACGAAAGAGATCAAGATCGAGGGCGTGTCGCCGGAGACCCACCCGGCCCTCGCCGCTGCGTACGTGAAGGACGGTTGCTACGACGTGGACATGCAGGCCGGCGTCTGCCGGTTTCACGGGAGGAAAACTGGGGCCCAGCTGGCGCGTCTGCTGCGGAGCGCCGGCCTTGGCGGCGAGGCGAAGGGCCTGCTGAGGCACGCCCGCGCGGCGAAGGCCGGCTGCGCGCCGCACTTCTACTGACGGAGGGCGCATGGACATTGAGGAGATCTCCGACGAGGAAGTGTCGTCGGTAAGGCAGTACGAGTGTGTGCTGGGCCTGCGTCTCGGTGAGCTGTGGGCCGTCACGGTCCGCGTGACGGTGCCGCACACCCGGCTCTGCGGCCAGGACGCGGACAGCCTGGACGAGTTCTACTACGAGGAGGACGTCGAGTTCGACGACGATGAGGACGACGAGCTGACGCCGGACCAGAAGCGGGTGGCGCTCAAGATGATCTGCCGGCACATGAACGCGGCCGGCATCGACTGCCGGAAGAAGCCGAAGACGCGCCGGCGGAAAGGAAGCTGATGAGCGATCGATGCTACATGGAGGTGAACTGCCGGGCTCGGGACGCCAAGAGATTCGAGGAGCTGGGATTCCACGAGGCGGACTCGAAGGCTGGCATCTGCAACATGTGCGACGAGGAAGCGGATCGCGCCCATTGCGGCGACATGCCGGAGGACATTCCCTACTACGGCAGCAGCGGCGAAGGAGACAGCTACGGGCGAAACGTGTTCGCCTGCGACGGAAAGACGTGGTGCGAGGTGGACTGTGTGCACAGTGGCGATGTATGCGTGCGGGTGGACGCCCAAGGCGGCGTGTCCGCTCGCGACCTCAAGGACGTTAAGGAATACCTGAAAGTGCTGGCTGCGGCCAAGAAGGCGATGGGCATGAAGAAGAACTTCCGCTGGAGCAGCTAGGCTTGGAGCTTCCCTGGCGGAAGCCGAAGCCCTGCGCTTAGGGATGGGAGGACGGATGTACGTCGAGAAGGTGACGCTCAACAACTTCTGCCAGCACGAGAAGCTGGAGGCGACGTTCGGGCCCGGGGTCATCGGAATCATCGGGCCCAACGGCGCCGGCAAGTCCAACCTGATCCACGGGCTGCTGTTCGGCTTTACCGGCTACACGAACGGCAAGAAGGCCGACGAGATCGCGCACGGCGCCGACGACGGCACCGCCGAGGTCGAGTTCATGGCCGGCGGGACGAAGGGCGTCATCAAGCGGGCGCTCAAGACCTCCCGCTGCCTGCTGAGGATCGGCGAGGCCAGGTTCGGGAGCGCCACCGAGGTCGACAGGGCCATGGAGCCGGTCATCGGCGACGCGGCCGTCCTGATGAACCTCATCTTCGCGCGGCAGGGCGCCATAGAGGGCGTCCTGTTCCTGCGCCCCTCCGACAGGGCCAGGCAGTTCCAGGCCCTGTTCGGCACGCAGAACGCCGAGCTGATCCGGCAGCTGTTCTACGATGAGCTGAGCGCGATACCGGCGGCGCCGAACGAGGCGGTCATCAAGGAGCTGGAGGACGACAAGGCGAACGTGGCGGCCAGCCTCCTGGAGAAGGAGCGCGAGCTGCCCGCCGCCGCGGCCGGCAGGCTGGGCGCCGACGAGCAGGCGTCGTTCAACCGCGTCATACGCGCCCACGACGAGCAGGCGGCCAACGAGGCTGCCTATGCCGCCGCTAAGCTGGAGCGCGACACATTGGGAGCGCGGCTTCGCGAGACCCGGCACTTGGCAAAGGAATATGGCGACACGGTCGACAGCATCAATGCGGCGATAGCCTCGCTCCAGCCCGTGGCGGAGCGCGCGTCGGCGGAACTGGCCGCCGCGGGCGCCGCGGTCGAGCACAACGCCAGGCTGGCCGGGCTGCGGGCCGACAAGGCGCGCTGGGACGAGGTGCGCAGGGCGCCGGAGCCCGTCTGCCCCGGCGCCCTGAACAACGTCCCGATGCTGAAAGCCAAGCTCGAGATAGCGCGCGTGGAGTGCGTGACCAGCCGGCGGGTAGTGGAGGCCGGGAAGCAGCACAAGGGCGGCAAGTGCCCGACCTGCAACCAGCCGCTGACCGCCGAGCATGTGGCCGAGCACGCCGCGCGCAGGGCGAAATGGGAGCCCGAACTGGTTCAGCTGGAGAGCATCGTCGCCGGATACGAGGCCCTGGCCGTCGAGCACGCCGCGGACAAGCAGACGTGGGACGCGGGACAGCGGACCGCCGGGACGGAACTGGCGCGCATCGAGAAGGCGCTGCAGGACGCCGGGCCGGACAGGCCGGTGCCCAGCGGCGCGCGCAAGGCCGAGATGGAGAAGCTGGTCGGCGATTACGGTCTGAACAAAACCCGGCTGCATGCGGCATCCACGAACCTGGCTGCTGCACAGGCGACAGCTACCCAACTGCAGCTTGGATGGGACGCGGTCGTCAAGCGCGTCGAGGACTGCGAGCAGCGGCTGCCGAAGCGCCCGGTCACGAAGGACGAACGCGACGTGGCCGCGAAGCTGATCGAGGGCCACACGGAGGCCATGATGAGGTTCGCCACGGTGAGCGCCCAGATGCAGTCGCTCACCGAGCGGCAGGCGGAGCTGGGCCGCCGCATAGAGGCCGCGAAGGCCCTGGCCGGCCGGTACGAGCGGCTGAAGGCGTGGCGGCAGCTGCTGGAGCGCGGCAGGCTCATCCTGCACCGCGACCAGCTGCCGAACCTGGTGGCGCGGTCGTACCTGGTCGCGCTGAATGCCCAACTGGCCCGGTATCTGGAGATGTTCGACTCGCCGTTCGGGGCCAGGGTCCTGGACGACCTGTCGATCGAATGCCGGTTCGTCGACAAGCTCATGCCGGCGGAGCGGCTCAGCGGCGGCGAGAAGGTGGTCCTCGGGATCGCCTTCAGGTTCGTCGTCTACGCCCTGTTCGCGTCGGACCTCGGCATGCTAGTCCTGGACGAGCCGACCGTGTTTCTCGACGACGGCAGGATAGACAGCCTGTGCGCGGTCCTGGAAAAGGTGAGGGGATACTCGCGCCAGGCCGGCCTTCAGGTTATCCTTATCACGCACGAGGATCGCCTGGCGGCGGTCTGCGACCGCGTGATTCGGCTGGGATAGGAGAATCGATGGCGAAAAGGAGAGGATCGATGAGAACGAAGCTGTGCTTGGCCGCGTCCGCGGCGCTTCTCTGCCTGTGCGGATGCGACTCGTGGGTGTCGGGCGCGGGCGTGGTCTATACCATGCCCGACGATGAGGGCAGCGTGTCGGCGAACGTCCAGTTCGGCCACGTGACCAAGGTCCTCACTATCTCGGCTGAGGCGCTGGCGGAGGCCCCCGTGGCGACGTCGCAAAAGCCGGCCCCCGGGTCGAAGGCGATCAATACCAAGGAACTCGCCGAGAAGGCGGTCGCCGCCGCGAAGACCAGGCGGATGAAGAAGATGGCGGCCCCCGCTCCGGCGACTGACCCGGCCAAGTGAGCGCCGACCATTGGAAGTCGTAGCCAGGCTGCGGTTCGTGACGGCATGCCTCGGCGGCGTCCGCAAGGAAGAAAAGGACCTGATGCTCCGGGATCCCGGGGGTCAGGTCATTTTTCTCCAAAGCTGGTGGACAGCCTCCTTCCGGCAGGCCGCCCAGGGCCTCAACCGGCATTTCAGGGAGGCGCCGAGGATACTCGCAGTGCCGACGGTCGATGGGCCGCTCGGCACGTTCAGAAGGCACTACTCGAAGGACGGATTCAAGGACCACGAGGCGTACCCGCCTAACGCGCAAGTGACCGTGCGGTTCTGCCTGCCCGTCAGCCTGTCGGTCGCCGACTTCGCGGCGCTGCTCAATTTCGTGGGCGACTACGTCGGCATCAGCCCGTACGGGCACCGCGACGGGTTCGGCCGCTTCAAGGTGGAGTCGGTCGAATCGGCGGCAAAGAGCGGAGGATAACCGGAGATTGAGATGAATTATCAGATGAGAATCTTGAAGGCCTCTCGGCAGCTGTTGCGCGCCGAGTGGCGCGGGGAGGTGTTCCCTGTGGAAGTGCGGCACGATGATGAGTGCGCGGCCCTGAAGGGGGGCGAGTGCAACTACAACCCGGACATCGTAATGAAGACCCCTACCGGGACATTCGAGGTCGATCGGAACGGGTGCGCTCATCTTGTTCCTGCGAACTGAAGAGAGAGGGAAAGAATGCAAGTCACCCTGACCCGGATCGGGAATCTCGTTATCGTGGAGCCGCCGTGCTCCGACCTGCTGGAGCGCCATCTCGTGTTCCAGAAGCGCATCCAGCAGGGCGGCAGCGCCCGCGACGTGGCGTGGCAGACCGTGTGCCTGTACCGCATAGAGGGGAACCGGCTGTTCGCGCCGGCGGGCCTCACGAGGCGGCTCTACGACGTCCTGAAAGAGGCCGGCCACGACATCAAGTTCGTGGATCAGCGCGAGCGCAACCTGCCCGACCCGGACCTGACCCTGCTCGATCCGTTGCGGGAGGGCCAGGACGAGGTGATCGCGGCCATCGTGGCGTTCGACCGCGGCATCATTGAAGCCCCGACCGCGTTCGGAAAATCATTTCTTCTTCGACAGATATGCAAGATCTGGCCGACGGCCAACGTCATCATCTGCTCGCCGTTCCGCGGCATCCTGGTGGACACCATGGCGGCGCTGCGCGAGCTGTTCCCGCCCAGCCAGATCGGGCTGTGCGGACTGGGCCATCAGGAGGCCGACCGGCGGATCACGGTGACGACCGACAGAAGCCTGCGCGCCTGCGACCTGGCGAGATGCCAGGTCTTCATCTTCGACGAGGTCCACCGGGCGGCCGCGCCGTGCACCGCGGAGGCCATCGCGCAGATAGCCAATGCGCGCATGTACGGCTTCTCGGCCTCGCCGTACGGCCGCAGCGACCAGGCGGACCTGGAGACCGAGGCCATGTTCGGCCCGTCCATCTGCAAGATGGGCTACGCCGACGCGGAGAAGTCCGGCAGCGTCGTGCCGGTGCGGGTGTTCCTGCTGGACTGCTCGCCGGTGGCGGACCCCGGCGTCACGAGCGACAACACGACGGTCCTGGAGCGCTGGGCGCTGTGGCGCAACAAGGACCGCAACAACCTCATCATGCGCGCCGTGAAGCACGCCTACGCCGCGTACGGCCCCGACACGCAGATCCTGATAGCGACGGCCAAGGTGGAGCACTCGGTCCATCTGTTTAAGGCCGCCGTGGATGCCGGCTACCCCGACTTCCAGCTGGTGTACGGCAGCATGGACCTCGAGAAGCGCGACGCCTGGGTCCACCAGAAGCTGATCCCCGAAGGCGTCCATCCGCTGGCCTCCCACATGCGCGATCAGCTGCAGTTCATGTTCAGGGACAGGAAGATCCTGCGGGCCATCGCGACGGGCGTGTGGGGCACGGGCGTCAACTTCCCGGGCCTGAACGTGCTGATCCGCGCGGACGGCCAGAGCGGGGATATCGCCAGCACGCAAATACCCGGCCGCGTGACGCGGACGGCGGAAGGCAAGGACGTCGGCATAGTGGTCGACCTGGACGACAGGTTCAACAGGAGCCTGCTGCGGCGCGCGCAGCAGCGGGTGCGCGTCTACAGGAAGAAGGGCTGGGAGATCGTGCCGTTGACGTTGTGAGGACGAGGAGGAGCAGGCATGGTGCCCGCCAGCCCGATGGATGTTGAGGAGTGCGCGCTGGCGCTCATCAAGGCCTACGACCAGCTGCGCAGGCGTATCGACCCGACGTTCACGTCGGCCAGCCGCCAGTACAGGACGTTCGAGACCGCGGCGGAGCGGTTGCTGGCCGGCGGCGGTGGCGACCCCTACGAATACGTCGGCTATGTGTTCCAGTGCTTCACCGGCAGGATACCGCATTGCGGCTATCTGGCATCGGTGAAGTTCATCGGCGCGTTCGTGAACGACAGGCCCGTGAGACTGAAGGAGCTGAAGCTGTTCGTGGAGCTGCAGCTGGACGACGTGAAGTTCAGGATGGGCCACGGTGAGAATCTCGAGAAAATCCTTACGGACCCGTTCGCCGGGTTCTCCCCCGTGTTGTGCTGGGCGATGGCGACCACCGCTATGGATGGTGCCCTCGCGAAAAGGTTCGAGAAGGAGGCGATGGTGCAGCTAAAGTTCGAGCCCGCTTACGGCGAACTGCTTAAGGGATGGCTTCCCCAGGACGCGGTCGAGCGGGCGCGCGCGGGCGGCGTGGAGAGAGGATAGATGGCGAGAGAAAGCCTGCTGCGCGACCTGACCGAGGTCGAGCTCGACTACATGGTCGCGCACATCCTCCGCTGCGCCGACGTCGCCAGGGAGGCCGCCAAGCGGCTGAGCCCGGACCTATTCGACGACGCGGCGCAACTGAGGCAGAAGCTGCTGTACTCCATCTTCCAGGAGTTCTGGGCACGGAACGGCAGCCTGCCGGACGGCGATTACATGCTGGTTCAGGTCAGCAAGAGGTCGGCGGACTCGTTGGTGACGGACGCGTTCACCCTGCGGCCGATCTACGACCTGATAACGAAGATCTACACTTGGAAGGACGGGGCCCTCCGCCCGGCGGAGGCGATCGACCTCATCAACCACTTCATCATGTACAGGACCGTCGGCAAGAGGCTGACCCAGGCGGTCTCGCAGAGATTCCTCACCGACGAGCAGTGGGCGGAGCTGACTGCCGCGCGCGCCTCGCTGATTCCGCATGAGGCGCAGCTGGTGGACCCGTTCAAGACGCCGTGCGTCGGCAACGAGCCGCGCCGGCGCACCGGCATAACGTGGCTGGACGCGATGATGGGCGGCGGCTTCCTGCTCGGCGAGGCCTGCGGCTTCCTGGCGCCGACGGGCGGCGGCAAGACCACGATAGGTCACCAGATCACCGTCGAGGGCGCTAAGCACGGCAACAATGTCCTGTTCGTGACGTACGAGGCGTCGTGCACCGGCGTCTACAGCGGGACCTTCTTCGCGCCCGTGTACGCCTGCGCGACCCGCATCAGCCGCAACGTGTTCGTGGGCATACCCGCCGGCGGCGACTACGCCAAGGCCCTGTCGGCCGACCAGCTGGAGCGGTTCGAGGCGGCGCGGAAGCTCCTCCAGGAGCACGTCAAGTACGCCGACCTGTCGACCGGTGCCGGCGCGTCCGGCGACTGCGTCGCCGAGCTGGAGCAGCTGATCCAGCAGTGCGAGACGGGCGGCATGCGCGCCGACATCGTCATCGTCGACTGGTTCTGGAAGATGATCGAGCGCGGCTACGCGGCGCTGAAGCTGGAGTACGGCAAGCGGCTGGAGCCGCGCCAGTACGCCGGCGGGGTCCTGAACGACCTGAAGCGGCTGGCCCAGCGCCGGCGCTGCTTCCTGTGGATCAATCACCAGCTCGCGGCCGCCGTGGCCGAGGCCAACAAGTCCAAGCTGGCCGTGGAAAGCGCGATGGAGATCAAGAGCTTCCCGCAGACGCTGGACATGTGCTTCACGCTCACGAAGCCCAACGAGGGCTATGCCACGATATCGGCCGGCAAGGTGCGTTCCAACCGCATGTCCACCAGGGTGGTGAAGCTGGAGGGCGAATACTCCACGTTCATTTCGGCCGACACCTTCGTGCGCGGGAAGGACGGGAAGTACGCCGACTCGCTGGACCAGGGGAAGGTCCCCGGCGCGACCAGCAAGGCCAGGGAGGCGCATGGCGTGTTCTATGCGGATAGCCGATGACGGCCGTGCAAGAGACGGTCCTCAATCCCACCCTGTACGCCGTGCTGAAGGCGACGTTCGGGGAAGTGAGAGTGACCAACCAGGGGCAGCGGGCCGTGATACGGACCCGGCCCGGCTTCACCGATCCGTCGAAGATGGAGCGGGTGGTCATAGATTCCGGCGAGGAATACCACGTCAACTGCCCGTTTTGCGGCGACCAGCGCGGCCGGCTGTACATCAACTACAGGTGGATGTCGGTGGAGGACACTGCCAATGTCCGCTACCTGGCGCGCGGCGAGAACGGCAGCATGGCCAATCGGTACTTGGCGCATTGCTTCAACGAGGAGTGCGACCTGTCCCAGCTGGCCGACCTTCTGAAGCCGTACGTGGCCAGGAGGATGAAGATCGTGATGCCGACGGAAGAGAAGGTCACCGACAAGCTGTTCGTCGAGACGGGGCTGCCCGAGCAGAGCGTCCCCCTGACCAGCCTGCCGCCCGACCATCCCGCCATTCAGTACGTGAAGGGCCGCAACTTCGACCCGGCCGAGCTGCACGCGAAGTGGCACATCCACTTCTGTTCCTGGGATGTGAACGAGCTGGTGTCGAACCGGCTGATCTTCCCGGTCTACTGGACCGGCAAGCAGGTGGGTTGGCAGGCGAGGAGCATACACCCCAACCCCAGCGTGAAGTATTACACGATGCCCGGGCTCAACAAGAACTTTCTCCTGTACAACGGGGAACGGGCAAGGAACTACCCGTGCGGGATCCTGGTCGAGGGCGTCTTCGACTGCTTCAGAGTCGGCGAGATGGCTATCGCGCCGCTGGGCACGTCGCTCAGCGCGACGCAGCGGGACCTGATAACCAAGTTCTGGGGGGACAGGGCGTTCGGCATCATGCTCGACGCCGACGCGGAGAAAAAGGTGGAGAAGCTGAAGTGGATTTTCCAAACAGGAGCGTTCAAGCAGGGACTTTTCACCGTGAGGCTTCCGGGCGGCAAGGATCCGGCTGATCTAGCACGCGATGAACTGTGGCAGATCATACTGGGCGAAGCGCGGCGGCAGGGAGTCAACCTCGGAGGTTAGATGGCTGAACAGCCGGTCAATACCCCGGCAGTTACCGACAGCGAGATCTTTCAGTACATGGACCGCGTCGTGGCGCCGTTGGCGCCGCTCACAGAGATGTACGGGCGGGGGATGAAGCTCTACAACCTGCCCGCGCCGGAGGACGTGGCGAAGCTGGCGCTCTTCGCGCCGACGCTGCTGCCCGTGTACGAGAAGGGCAGCCCCGACGGCAGGCAGGTGTGGTTCGTGCCTTCCACGGTCTTCGACAGCAACGAGCGCGGCCCGCGCAGGAAGCACAGGGTCATGATCATCGGCAAGGTCCTCGGGAAGGACGAGGAAGCCAGGTGCGCCAACTTCATAGGCCCGTCGGGCGACCTCATCAAGAGCGTCGCCAGCGAGATAAAGCTGAACATGTCCGACTTCTACGTCGGAAACGTGGTCAGGTTCCTGCCGCCCGACGGCGGCAAGACTCTGCACCGCCTCCACATCGCGGACTGCATGCCGCTACTGCTCCGCGACATCCTGATGGTCGAGCCGGAATGGCTGCTCCTCATGGGCGCCGACGCGGTTCGCGCCGTCTTCGGCAAGGCGTCGCTGGAGGCCGTGCGCTCCAGCGTGTTCTACTTCGAGAACGGCGTACACCAGCTCGGGTCCGGCAAGCTGCCGCCCCGGCTGGACGACGAGGCGGCGCTCGTGAAGCCGGCGAAGGGATTCAAGGTCTTCGCGACGACGCACCCCGTGCGGGTACTGCGCGAGTCCGGCTTCCTGGAGGGCTTCCGCGCCGACATGATAAAGTTCCAGAGGCTGCTGTGCGGAGGGGCCTCGCCGGTGGTCGCCAAGCCGGTCGATTACCAGTTCACGGCGAACCTGGACGGCGTCAAGCGATACGTTGATATGTACCGCCCCGTCGCCGGCCCTTTTGAGGTGGCTGTCGACTGCGAGTGGGGCGGGGATCCGCAGGGCGACGGCGAGCTTCGGACGGTCCAGCTGTGCATGAGGGAACGCACGGCGGTCGTGCTCAGCTTGTGCGAGCCCGGCGGCATCCGCCTTCACAAGGAGAAGGAGCGCGGGGAGATCTTCGAGTATCTCCGCGTCCTGCTGACCGATCCCCTGTGCAGGATCATAGGCCACAACTTCCGCGCCGACGCCAAGTGGTTGGCGTCGCGGGGCCTGGACGTCGTCGAGCACCTGTCGTTCGACACGATGCTTGCCGACCACGTCCTCAACGAGAACTCCGAGCACGGCCTGGAGGCCTGCGCGGTCCGCTACACCGACATGGGCAGGTACGACTACAACCTGGCCCAGTGGATCAAGGCCAACGGCAACAAGAAGGAGCGCGGGTATCTCGACGTGCCCGACGACATCCTGCTGCCGTACGCCGCCAAGGACGCCGACTGCACGCTCAGGGTCAAGAGCGCCCTGGCGCTGCAGCTGGACGACCCCAACAACGCGCCGCTGAAGCGGCTCTTCCACGAGATCGTGATGCCGTGCAACCTCCCGATCCACGAGATCGAGATGTCGGGCATCCTTGCCGACCGCAACCGCATGGTCGGGATGACGGACGCCTACGCGGCCAAGCGCGAGGAGATACAGAACGACATCCGGCTCAAGCTGGGCATGCCCGAGTTCAACGCGCGCAGCACGCAGCAGCTGCAGAAGCTGCTGTTCGGGCCGCCCGTCAACGGCGGCCTCGGCCTGTCTCCGCTCAAGACGACCGGCAAGCCGGCCAAGATGTGGGACGAGATCCCCGTCAACGAGCGCAGCCGCCACAGCGCGTCGGTGGACATGGAGAGCGTCGAGGCGCTCGCCTCGGCCCATCCCATCGCCGACAGGATCCGCGACTTCAAGATCGTGGACCAGGTCATAAAGAACTTCCTGTGCCCGAAGACGGAAGCGGGCGACCAGGAGGACGACTACGAGAAGGGCCTGATCTCCTGCATAGCCCCGGACGGCAGGATCAGGACCACGATCTCGCAGATGAGCGAGACCGGCCGCCACAAGAGCAGCCGGCCCAACTGCTTCGTTGCCGGCACCGAGTACCTGATCAAGCGCGGGTGGATGCTGCTGGACGAGACGAACGACAGCGACGAATTCGCCCAGATGGACACCGAAGACCGCCTGATCACCTTCGAGAAGCCGCTGGCGAAGACGTGGTTTCGCTACAAGGGCGACATCGTCACGCTGCGCAGCCGCTACGTGGACCTGGCCATGACGACCGACCACGTGTGCCTGTACTGGGACGGCCGCGGATTCCCGGGAGCCTACTGCAGGAGGATGGCGATAGAATCGCCGCACTCCTTGAAGGCGGTACATGCCGGGCGGAGGCCGGAAGGGGAGTACCTGAACGACCTCCAGTCCGTGCTGGTTGCCATGATGGTCCTGCACGGCGGCATAATGGAAAGCGGCAGGATGCCCATCGCGGACCTGACGCCGGCGCGGGCCGCGTGGGTCCTCGAGGGACTGAAGCACTACGGCTTCGAGCACGACGGCTATTACAGCGAGGGCCGCAGGCACGCGGTGTGGATCACCGTCCCCAAGCCGCTGAGGCAGATGACGTCGCTGGGCCCGTGGATCTTCTTCCTAGCCGGCGAGTCGTGCGGCAACCTCGCGAAGGCGTTCGAGCGCTGGCAGGCGCAGACGGGCAAATTGACGTTCCCAAGCCCCTCCCAGCTTGACTGGTTCCAGGCGCTGATGGCCATGTCGGGATACCGGACAGCCCCGTGCGGCGAGCTTCAGCTGCCGTCGACGGCGCGCGCGGGGGGCGGCTACGTCAGCTCGCTGAGGCACGCGAAGCACAAGATCGAGAAGTACGACGGCTGGGTCGGCTGCGTCCGCATGCCGAAGGGCACGGTCGTCGTGAGGCACAAGGGCAAGGTGTGCATCACGGGCCAGTGCCAGAACCTGCCGAAGAGGCGCGACGAGGACCAGGTCAGGATCATGGGCGCGGGCACGCCGAAGCTGCGGTCGTGCTTCACTATCCCGGATGGTAACGTCCTCATAGAGGCCGACTACAAGTCGGCGGAGATATTCACGCTGGGCCGGCTGTCGCGCTGCCAGAAGCTGGTCAGCGACGCCCGCACGGACATCCATGCCCGCGGCGCGGTCACGCGCTTCGGCGCGCCGAAATGGGACGGCTTCGACGCGAACAAATTGCCCCCGAAGGAATGGAAGGAAGACACGCACAACAAGACGCTGCGAATCTGCAGCAAGACAGTGGTGTTTGGGATTCCGTACCAAAGAGGTGCCGCGGCGATAGCCCGCGAGATAGTGAAAGCCACGAAAGGCCAGGTGGCCTGCACGAAAGAGAAAGCCCAGGGCTTCATAGACGGGTTCTACGATGATTACCAGGAGACCAGGGAGTACGTCGAGCTGTGCTACCGGTCGGTCCTGGTGCCCGGGTACATCACGAACGCGCAGGGGCGGCGGAGGAGGTTCTACGCCTCCGGCGCCACCGAGCGGTCCGTGCTGGCCGCGTTCCAGCGGGAGGCGACGAACTTTCCAATACAGTCCTCGGTGGCCGACACGCTCAACAACGCGCTTATCAACCTGTACCACTGGCGCCGGCTGAACCCCGGGGAGGCGACCTACAAGATCCTCCTGGCGGTCCACGACGCCATACTGATCGAGACGCCTGGCGAGTGCGCCCGCGTCGTGATAGAACGCGTGCTCCCTGAGTGCATGTCGCGGGGGGCTGTCATCCCGTCCTGGAAACCGGTGGTGCCGCACATGAAGCCGGACCCGGAGGGGAACGAGGTTGAGGACCTGCTCGGGCACATCAAGGAATGGGTGACCGAGCCGTTCACGCTCGACATAGACGTTGAGCTGGGCACTCGTTGGGGCGAGCCCGCCACGCCGGAGGACCTGAAGGCCCGCGGCGTGCCGGACGACATCATAGAGAAGTACGTCTAGGAGGGCACGATGGGTTACAGGGAAAGGCTGGCGGTAGGGCAGGCGCAGGATCGGGCGGCGAAGCAGTTCAGCCTGAACTACATCACGAAGCCTGGCGCGATCCACCAGGTGTACTTCGGCGGCATGAAGGGGCCGACCATCTTCCGCATCTTCCCCGAGATGAGGAACGGCGTCGAGCTCCCCTTCCGCAACAGCGACGGGCTCAACGACTTCTCCGAGTGGATAGTCGCTGAGCGCATGGTCCGCGGGGCCGGCGCGCTGGGCAGGAAGTTCAACGCGCTGACGCGGGTCAAGGGGGTCCTGGATACGTCGTTCGGCCCCCTCGAGACGTTCCTGTCGGACCTCCGCAGGGTGCTGCGGACGCCGGGCGCCAACCCGGACATCCCGCAGGAGTGGTACAACTGGGTACGCCAGCAGAACCAGGGGCAGCAGCGGCAGGGCTTCGGCGATATCGTCCCCGCCGTGTCGATGTGCGGGTTCGTCCAGGCCGCGATCTTCGCGGTCAACAACAGGTACTTCATGGACGAGCACAGGCAGTGGAAGCCGACGATGCAGGGCGTCGTCGCGCTGATGCCGACCGCGCGCGAGTCGCTGGAGGAGATCGGCAACACCGAGAACAGGGAGTACAAGGGCGGCGATCCGAAGGACTATACCAACCGGTACGTCCTCGGGCCGTACATCTCGCTGACGGTCGGCGGCCTGATCCAGCTGAACCTGGTGCCGCCGTCCGGCAAGAGCATCACGCACTACGAGGTCCAGCTGACCACCAATGCGTTCCCGGTCGGCGCCCAGGCCGCCGCCGTCTACTGGCAGCCGTGGGACGACCTGTTCTGGTTCATGACCGAGGAGGAGCAGCTGAAGCTCCTGGCGGACAATTACCCGCCGGAGGCGGTGGACTACGTGTTCGGCAGCGTCAAGCGCTACGCCGACAAGCTGCCGCAGGGCGTGCACGGCAAGTGGAGCGAGCTGACCCGCAAGCGGGTGTCCGCGTCGATGGGCGCGGGCGCGCAGCTGCCGATACCGGCGGGATTCCAGCCGCAGCAGCAGCCGACGCCGATCCCGAGCGCGGCACTGCCGCAGATGCCGGCCCAGAGGCCGGTCCAGGCAGCGGCGCCGCAGGCGCCGGCGACCTCCCCGCCGGGCATAGTCCCCGGAGTCGCCCTCCAGCCGTCGGGCACGACGGAAGAGGACGGCGGCGACGAGCCGGTCGCTATGGACACGGTGGAGCTTCAGAAGCAGATCCACCTGAATGAGGCAAGGAAGACGTCGGCGGAGCAGCCGATACCTCCGGCCGGAGCCGCCATAGACCCGTTCAAGCCGATCGTGGGATCGGTCCTGCCGGGCGCGGCAACGCCGCCCGCGAGCGCCGACCCGTCGATGGCCGACGCCTCGCTGGAGCGCGCGCGCAGGCAGCTGGCGGACGCGCAGAACGCCATGAAGAAGCCGACGGGCCCGGTACAGCCGCCGCCGGCGCAATAGTGAAGGTTTCCAAGGCCTTGGAGAATGGACATGGCCAAGAAAGAATCGCCGCTCCTGGGGCAGTTCTACGCCAAGACCAAGGAGCTGCACCCGGACAGGATACATGACGGCGGGTCCGCCGACGAGAGCATCAACGCCGGCGTGCCCATCCCCTATCTCAGCCTCATGTACCTGCTGAACAGCACGGTCCTGTCACTGTCGAAAGCGATCGGCCTGGCAGGGCCGGCCATGTCTCAGAAGTCGTCGCTGGGCTACGAGTTCATCCGGCTGGTCCAGCGGTACAGCGGCGCCGGCGTCCTGATCGACAGCGAGGGCAACAAGTTCAACCCCTCGCTGATACGGTCCATCATGGGCGACGCCGCCTACGACGACAGGAACAAGTTCAACATCCTGACCGCGCTCGACTCGGACGAGTCGCTGCGGCACATGACCGGTTTCATGAAGTGGGTGCGCGAGAGCGAGATCCAGCGCACGCCGCTGGCCCTCGTCCTGGACAGCCTTTACGGCACCGCGACGGAGGGCATGGTGGAGAAGCAGGACAGGGAGGGCGTGCTGCAGGCGGACTTCGCGCGGGTCGCGCAGTTCTGGACGCGCAACATGCAGGCGTTCATCCCGCAGCTCGTCGGTTGGCCAGTCCTGTTCGTGTTCACCAACCATCTGAAGGACATCCCGTCCGTCATGCCCGGCGGCCCGCCCGGCAAGACCACGCCCGGCGGGGTCGCCCAGCGGTTCTACGCGTCGAACTACCTCCACATGCGCCGCGTGGAGCGCAGGCAGGCGAAGACGGCCGAGGAGGACGGCGACGCCGTGCGCAAGATCCAGGAGATCCGCACCATCGAGCTGAAGCTCAACAAGACGAGCCTGGGCATAGACGCGCGGAAGGTCAACGTCGACTTCGTGTGGTGGTACAGGGACGACACGGACAGGAAGCAGGTCACCCAGTGGGACTGGGACTCCGCCACGGCGTACCTCCTCCTCGAGGAGCAGGGCAACGCCGACAACACCGGCAAGGCGCTGCGCGGCGTGGTGGACGTTCGCATGGACAAGAAGCGGTTCAGCAGCAGCGTGCTGAAGCTGAAGGACGTGCCTGCCCACGAACTGGGTGCGGCGGTCCATGCCGACCGGGCGCTGATAGACGCGCTGGTCTCGTTCATGCACATCCAGCGCAACCCCGTCTGGCCCGGCCTGCGGCTCACGGACGCGCCGCAGGCGAAGGCGGAGGAGAAGCAGCCGGAGGAAAAGCCGGCTGAGAAGCCGGCCAAGGCGGACAAGCCGCCGCCGAAGGCGCCCAACGGCCTCGACATGGGTTGACGGAAGTTTTGCCCTCCGTTATCATCCGTATTGTTGAGGCGGAGGGCAACTTTGTGGTCACCGTCACGGCCGCGCGCGACATAAGGACGGACGCCGGCTTCACGATCGCGAGGGCCGGCGCGCGCGGGACCCTGCTGGAGGGCGCGGAGCCGACGCTGCCGTGCAACTTCGGCAAGGTCCTGATCCGCTTCGACGGGCGTCAGCGCGGCTACTGGGTCGCGCCGGACGTCCTCAGGAACGGGCACGGCCTCGCCCAGTACGTCAGCCAGAAACCGAAGCCGCGCCGCGCGCCCGGACCGCCGCGGCGCGGCTTCGCCTATGAGTACGACTTCGGCGCCAACCTGCGCATCGTCCGCAAGGCCAGGGGCGTCACGCAGGCCGAGCTGGCGGCGCTGATGGAGAGGAACGGGCACGTGGCCGCGCAGAGCACCATCTGCTTCCGGGAGCGGGAGGCGGCCAGCCCGTGCAGCGAGTTCGTCAACGCGGCGGCGCGCGCGCTGGAGGTGCCGCCGTTCGTGCTGTTCCTGCCGTTCATGGACTGCGGGGTCTACCCGCAGATCAGGGAGTTCCTTTGCAGCACGTCCAGCGCGTGCTGCGCGGGAGCGGACGAATGAGGAGACCGTCATGAAGGACTTGGCAGAGATCGTCTTCATCATGGACCGCTCGGGGTCGATGGAGACGATGAGGAACGAGGCCGTCACCGGGTTCAACGCCTTCGTGGAGGAGCAGAAGAAGGTCCCCGGCGAGGCGAACCTGACTCTCGTCCTGTTCAACCAGGCTTACGAGATCCCGTATTCGGGCAAGAAGCTCGCCGACGTGCCGCCCCTGACGGACAAGACGTACGTCCCCGCCGGCACGACGGCCCTGCTCGACGCCGTGGGCAGGACGATCGACGACTTGGGCAAGCGCCTGGACGGCGCGCCTGAATCGGATCGGCCGACCCAGGTCATCGTGGTCGTCCTGACGGACGGGCTGGAGAACGCCAGCCACGACTACAGGAACGACAGGATCAAGGCGATGATCGAGCACCAGCAGTCGAAGTACAGCTGGAAGTTCCTCTTCCTCGGCGCCAACCAGGACGCGTTCGAGACGGCCAACGGCATGGGCATTCCCCGCGCGATGTCCGTGAACTATTCCCACACGCCGGACGGTTACGCGCAGGTCTATGCGGCGACCGGCCAGTGCGTGAAAAAGCTCAGGACGACCGGGAAGGGGACTCTCTCGGATCCCGTGGGCAAGTGAGCGGCGTCTTCGCCCTGCTTCGCCAACGGTATCCCAAGAGCCGATATGCGCTCTTCGCCGAGGTCGGCAGCTCTACCGGCTACCACATTTCGCGGTACGCCGACTTCGTGGTGGCCGCGCTGTGGCCGTCCGACAACCACGAGTTGTACGGCATCGAGCTGAAGGAGCATCGGTCGGACTGGCTGCATGAGCTGAAGCAGCCTGAGAAGTCCAGCGCCATCTGCGAGTTCTGCGCGCGGTGGTATCTCCTGTCGTCCAAGGGCGTGGCGAAGAAGGAGGAGATACCGCCGACGTGGGGCTGGCTGGAGCTCAACGACGATTACACGGCCATCCGCTGCTGGCGCGAGGCCGACAAGCGCGAGGCGGTGCCGTTGACGCGCGGGTTCATCATGGCCCTGTTGCGCCGCGCGCAGGAGTATTCGCCGGCCAAGGAGGAGATCGAGAAGGCCGTCAATCTTCGGCTCAGGACGGAGATCGACTCGCACATAGTGATAGTGAACGAGCTGAACAAGCGCTGGGAGAAGAAGTTCAAGGATTCCGAGCGCGTGATCGACGAGTTCAACAAGAGAACCGGGATCGACATACGCTATGACTGCTGGGGCCCCGGCGACGTGACGGAGGCTGTTAAGTTCCTCAAGACTAACGGGTTGGAAGGCGTTCGCGCGGATGTCGAGCGGGCCGCGCACACGCACGAGGACTGCGCCAAGGCGCTTCGCGCCGTCATCGAGCCGGCCAAGGATAGCCGGGGCGCGAAGGGACCGGCGGTTGCCGAGGAGGACGAAGGCGCAAAGGAAGGAGATGCCTGATGGTGGTGCCGCGCGATAAGGACATGCTGTACTACGAAGCAGGCTGCGGCTTCGCGGTCTACGTGAGGAAGCACGATCCGAAGAGCATCTTCCACGACAAGACGCGGCCGTACGGCGCGTGGTTTAGCGGCTGCGCCGTCGGCTATTCCAAGACGTTGAAGCAAGCCATCAACGTTGCTCATGCCTATCTTCTGGAGCGGATCGGGAAGGAGCGGTTGTCGGCCCTCGGCGCGCTCAAGCTGACCGACCGGTTTCTGGCGAAGCACACGCAGCCGGTTAAGATGACCCAGCCCAAGCCTGTCGACGTGCCGAAGGAAGAGGGAGTCGAACCGGTCGATCTGCTTCAGTGCCAAGTCCTGGTGCCTAACGGCTGCACATTCATGAGCTTCGGCGGTCGTCCGGGGTGCGCACGGTGCACCAATGAGCCCATTGCGGTCCTGACGGAGAAGAAGCCCGGAAAAGGCGGCAAGCGGGGTTCCATGTCCGTGTGCGGCTCCTGCCTCATCGTGGCCTGCAAGCAGATGGACCTGCGCAAGTACGAAGTGAAGGCGATACAACATGAACAGCTGTGAAGAGGGCCTGCTCGATGGTCTGAGCAGGCGCTTGGCCGAACAGGAGGTAGAGGCGGAGGGGGTTTTCGAGTCCAGGGCGGTCAGGAAGCTAGCTTCGCTCCTGGACGTGCCTCTACCCAATATGTCGGTCGCTCCGGCGATCAACTGTAGTGATTTCCTGGACAAGTACCAGGATTTCCCTGTCAAACTGACATGCATGGCCAAAACGATACAGTTGGACCGTGTCATTCTGGCCATGGAGAAAACCAAGGTCTGGGAACGACTTATGACCGAGATCGAGCAGCACGACGATTGCACGTCGCGCGGCGTCCTGTGCCGCGACCGGCATGGCAGAATTTTCGTGCTGCACGACGCCTGGAACGTGGACAGGGAGCCGGGGCTGATTCGCGTCGAACGGCCCGCCAACGTGGCTGGCAAGGGCCTGGTCTTCGAGACGGTAGAGACGTTCGCGGCGGATATCAGGCGGTACGGCTGGCATCCCTGACGGAGGGTTCATGAGCAATCGTTTACGCGCTTCTGCTTCGCGGCGCCTGAAGCTCATAGCCGAAGTGAGCCAGGCGGTATTCGACGCAACGGAATCATTCCGTGTGCGGAACATCGGCTCCGATCTAGCCTACCTGCTGATGGCTGTGGCAAACAACGACAAACTTGACGTATGGCCGGATGTTCCGTCGCGGCTGATCGGGATCCTCAGGGAAGAGCTGCCGGCCGGTCATGCCATTTGGCGGCACATCAGGAAGCGTCATGCACCGTAGCGAGGAGTGCCCCGACAAGGAGAAGCTGAGGCAATTCGTGACGGAGATGAAGAAGGCGGGCGTGTCGGGGCGGGTCCAGGACCTGTTCCTCAGGCGTGCCGCGTATCCGCCGGATCTCCGCCTCGCGATCAACCTGAAGGTCATGCTGGGCCAGATGGTCGTCCGGGAGATCGACGACCTGCTCCACGACGGCTTGCTGCCTGAGGAATACGCCGCCCTGGTGGAGATCCAGGCGAAGAGCCTGCCGAGGCCGATGCTGGAGGTGGGGCACGGCCTCCTGGACGTGCACAACCGCGGCCTCCTGCTGCGGGCGGTGTCTAAACTGTTCCGCCGGGCCAAGCAGGCCAAGGACGCCAAACTGCCCGGCCTGAAGGGGATACTGGGGGATTGACGATGGGATACGGCACGAAGGCGGAAGCGACAGTCGCGGCCAAGCGCCTGCAAAAGCGCATGTGCGGCAAGGGCTGGAAGTACCGGGTGTGGGAGAACCTCGGCTGGCACTATTCCGTGCACAACGGCGGGATGACGGTCCATCCGTCGTGCGTCAAAGGCGAGTTCTTCACGCTGCTGTCCAGCGGGGGCGATCTTGGTTCCGGCGAGTGCTACTGGACGCCTTCGGGCACGCGGTTCAAGGACCCGAACGCGGCGGTGCGGTTCCAGATCTTGAAGGCTCGCAAGTTCGTCGGTCGGGTGCAGGAGGCGGTCGAGTCGGTGGCGGTCGCCATCGGCATGAAGCGCCGCCCGTTGAAGTAGCCGGAAAGGAGAGGGAATGATCGCGGACCATGTTTCGGCCGGCATCTACTATCCCGGCCGCCTGGCGGTGAAAGACATAGCGGCGGAGATCGAGCGCCAGCGCAAGGCGAAGATCGACGTGCTGGTGGACTCGCGCAAACTCGAGTTCGTCGCCGATTCCGGGCAGTTCCTGTTGCGCGTGCCGGTCAATGGTACGCCCATCCGCCTGCCGATGACCAGGATGGTGCACAACCAGATGGCCGAATGGATCGGCATCCGGCAGGGCGACCGCCTGTACAAATGGCTCTTCAGCGGCGCGCAGCGCCCGAAGGCCGACAAGGAGGATTGGGACCCGCGCCCGCACTGGCAAACCGCGGCGAACCTGTACAACGACTTCCTCCACACGGAGAACAAGGTCCGCACGGTGCGGATCATGCAGGCGCCGCCGGCGGCCGACATGATGACGAAGGAATGGGCGATCAAGCCGCCCGTGATGTTCGTCCGCGCGCTCCTGAGCGACAAGTACATGGACCTCTCGAACGCGGACATGATGTACGCCATCGCGGACGCCTGCCGAGAGATGAAGGCGCAACTGTGGCACGCCCGCCTCGGCGAGGACTCGTTCCACATCTACGCGGTCGCCCCGCACATCGAGGGGCAGATCCGCCTGGACAGGACGTTCGACCCCGGCGACGGCTGGCAGAGCCGCTGGTACGGGAAGGCCGGCGATACGGTCAACGCGGCCTTGGCCGGCAGCAACAGCGAGACCGGCGGCGGCTGCTGCGAGATGAGCATGGCCATCCTGCGCCGCGTCTGCATGAACTACAGCGTCCACCACCAGCTGATCTCCAAGAGCCACGTCGGCGCGAAGCTGCCCTTCGAGGGCGACGCGGCGGTGATCTCCGAGGAGACCGTCAAGCTGAGGAACGCGTACTTCTTCAGCCAGATCAAGGACCACGTCCGCACGGTCTTCGACCCCGACAGGTTCCGCGCCTACATCGCCAAGCTCAACGAGGCGACGCAGGACGCCGTGAAGGAGCCGGAGCAGGTGTCCAGCGTGCTGCACTTCTGCTACGACATCAGCGAGGAGCGCGCGGCGGCGATCCGCGACCTCTTCGTGAGCGAGAAGGACATGTCCAGGTACGGGGTCATGAACGCGGTCACCAACTTCGCGCAGGGGGTCGCCTTGCCGGCGGACGTCGGCTTCGCCCTTGAGCGCATGTCCACCGACATCGCGGGGACCGAGTTCGCCGAACTGACGCGCCGCGCCTCGGCGGTCAAGAGGGAGCGCGACAGGGCCGAGAAACGGGAGAAGGTTGCGGTCGCCTGACGGCCGCCCGGAGGGAAAGGACAACATGGCGAGGAAGAGGAAGGCGAAGGGCGAGAGGATGGCCGGGCCGACAAGCGAGCTGGCGCTCAGCGCCACCCCGGTCCCGATGGCGTCGGAGGCGCCGGCGCAGCCGCCGGTGCTGCTGACGGCGCAGCAGGAGAAGGAGGGCGGCCAGCGGTTCGCCGCCGAGGTGGACAGGATCGTGCAGCGGTATCAGAGCACGATCGCCACGATCCTGGCCACGCACTGGGAGACCGGCAAGTTTGTCGACTCGCTGGTGGTGCAGCCCGGCCACTGGGGCAACGTCACGGTGGAGAAACTGGCCGAGTCCCTCGCCGGCAGGCTCAAGGCGGGCGGCATCTCCCCCGCCAGCCTGTACGCGTACAGGCAGTTGTTCAATGTATTCCCGTCGCAGGAGGACGTGCGCAAGCTGGCGAACCTGAACATCCCGTGGTGGGTCGTCAACCGCATGCTGCCGTGGACCAAGGAGGCCCGCGATGAGTTCATCGCGGCGTATCCCAACCTGGATACGAAGAAGGTCGCCGAATGGATCGACGACCGGAGCAAGGAGCTGCCCGAGAAGGCCGGCAAGAAGGCGAAGGTCAGCGACGGCCACAAGATCAGGGCCGCCCTGTCGGTGTACGACGCCATCGGCGGCATCTGCGCCGACCTCAACTCGCGGATGAACGAGCTGGGGAAGGCGGACAAGATCTGGCAGGAGGACGAGGACAAGCCCCGCCAGGGCGAGTTCGCCAAGAAGCGCAAGGACATGATAAAGGCGCTCGAGAGCACTGGTGAGCACATCAAGATCGTCCTGGCGCGCCTTGAAGAGAAGAAGTAGTTTTCGGCGCGTAACGCCGGTGCGCGCTGCGGTTTGGGTGCTGGCGGCGGAATGGTCATGAAACGTGACTGTTCCGCCGCCTTTTCGTCCGTGCACCGAACGATAACCGGCATACGAGCGATATAGTTTGTTGCAAGGCGCGCAGACTGGAGGACTTAGGAATGGGACTTTGTCTCGTTTGCAAGGTCGGCATTGCCGATAGCGATGTCGAGTCGCAAGGCGTGGCTTATTGCGACATGCACAGCCTCCGCGTCGTGATGACGGCCCTGTTCCTTCGTGTTCTGTACACGATGCCGCGGGAGCCGGACGACTACTGCCTGGATACATGGTTCTCGGCGCTGGGGGCGTCCGAGGAGATGCCGAACACGATCCAGGAGTACAACAGTTTCTTGCTTCGGAAACTGCCGCTGGACGGAACGCCGGATTACGAGAGCTGGCCGGACACGTTCGCGATACCTTGGGTCCACCCTGCCCAAGTCTCGGCGGTGGCCGCCAGATACGGACTGGGCGCCTTCTGCAACCATTCCGACTGCGACGGCGTCCACAGCCCCGGCCAGGTCAGGGACATTGTCAGATTGTTCGAGTTCATACGTCAACCCGCGGAAGAAATCAGCCGATCTATAAAGAGGGCGCGCTGCCTGCCGGAGCAGCGGAAGGAGAGATTCGAGGATCTTTTGGACCGGGTGAAGACGCTTGATTGGTTCTACGGCGAAGTGGAACGGGTCGGCGGATACGTCGTATTCGCGCGACGTGAGGAGGCCGCCGTGGTCGTGACGATGGTAGCCGCGCTGATACCGGAGGCGAACTTGTTCATCAGCGAGGGTTTCGTCTGCGACCTGCCGAAGGCCGCTTCCGACGGCAAGTGCCCGGAATGCGAGAAGCTCGCGGTCCGGGTGCGAATGCCCGTCGCGGGCTACGATCCCGGTCGGCGCGACTTCCTGGGCATGGAGGTGGTCCCGTTCAGGGTGGACGGCAGCGCCTACGTGCTGGTCGGCAAGCGCGTATGCTCGCTGGAGGGCGGCAAGGCGCTGGACCGCTGCCTGGATCTCAACCTTCGCGACAGGGCTATCGTCATCGAGGACACGCTGCAGCGGCACGACATCGCCCCGATCCACACCGGGCTGTACATGCTGGACACTGGGAAACTGGAGGGCTGAATGGCAAGAAACAGACCGTCTGGCGGGCGCGGACAGTGGGTCGAGGCGTGCCCCGCGTGCGGCGCCCCGACCCTTTACGTTTTCAGGGCCACGCTCGTCGCGACCGGCAAGACGATTTACCCGATGGCCAAGTTGTGCGCGCAGGGTTTCGGCTTCGAGCTGCCCATCGGACAGAAGGACGGTTCCACGGAAGACGAACGCGTGTTCTGTGCGGCATGCGAACAGCAGTTCACGCTCGATCAACTGACGACCGATTCCGAATCCGAATACATCTTTACGGTGCGTTCGGTAACCAACGAAAAGGATAAGCTGGACGGCTCGATAATCGTGGCGCCGGGGGCTGTGATGGTGAAACTCATCGGTTACGGTACTTGCGTCATGGAAGACGGCAGGGGTTTTCCCGTCTGCATCGAACTGTCTACCAAGGGTAGCCCGAAAGTGATGGTCTGGGCCGACATCAACAACGAAGATCCTACCCACATGATCGATCTGTGCGGCGCGTCGGAAAGTGCCAGGAAGATCGGATCGTGACCAGGCGGCGATTCGAGCGGAACCTCTGTCAGAGGATGAAGAACTTCGATAGAGCGGCGAAATCCGCCGCGATGGCGATGTTCGATTCCGGTGCCGTGGAAGGCGTGGAGCAGGCGCTTGGGCCGTCCCGGGCGCTGCTTATGATCCTGGTCCTGCATGCGGCGGTGGAAGAAACCAACGAGCTCACCAAGCTGTCGCAGGAACTGAGCCGCGAATTCATCGCCAGGCTGAGGGAAAAGAAACCGTGAGCAGGTCGAAGGACGGCAGCATCCGGCTGCACAAGACCAAGGGCCTGAACCCGCGGTTGACCAGGTGCATGGACTGCGGCAAGGATGTCGGCGTGGCACTCCTGGGCGCGACGGACTACATGTACAAGTGCCGCTCGTGCGGCAAGACCACCGTCGGCGTCTTCAAGCATACGAGCAAGTGCCCGCAGTGCGAGATGGCCGGCGGCTCGACGGAGGAAGTCCCGGAGTTCGCGCCGCTGCCCATGGAGCTGTGCGACGACTGCGTGAAGAAGCGCAAGGAGTTTCACGATACGCTGGTGGAGGCGGCCAAGACGGGCGGCGTGGCCGCGAAGTGCCTGAATTGCCGCGCCCAGATGGTCGTCGCGGGCAGTTCCGAGCTGGCGAAGGACACGCGCAAGCGCTCCAAGATCGCGGCGCCCGGCCTTGTCGGCGTGGAAGTGCCGGAGTGCCCTAATTGCCGGGCAAAGCCCGCGAACGAACTGGTGAAGGAGGAGAAGCATGGGAGTTAGCTACTACGCGTCTGCCGCTATAGGCATACGCGTCGACCCCGAGAAGCTGTTCGTGAAGAGGCGGGTGGCGGCCTGTTACGACAGGGATGGCGAGTTCCGTCACGCCTGCCCGTTCCGCAAGACGGACATGGCGAACGAGGTGTCCGCGGCGCAACTGCCCAAGTTCTGTCCCGAATGCGGCAAGGAACCGTCGGTGGTGAAGAAGCTGCCTATCGAGGGAATGCGGTACGACGACCATGAAAGCCTTTGGATCCTGGACAGCTTCAGGGTGCTGTCGACGAGCGTCGAAAGTCGGCCGTGCGTGGTGGTCGGCAAGTTTGTTCGGACCGGATGGGACAAGCCGATCGTGTTTTTCGCTGTTCCTGACATCGACGCCATTCGTGCGAAGCTTCTTGCGGCGCTGAAGCCGCGTGGCCTATGGGACGACAAGCAGTTCGGCGTGTATGCCGTACTCTATGTCTCCTGATGATGCCGCCATCGACCCCGCAGACCGCTCCTGGGAAACGACCGATCCCGAGCCGGTACGCCTTCTGGCGTGGTGGTGTTCCCTGCGCGAGTTCCAGCGGGAGCTGCTCGCCGGCGATCCCGCGTAGCCTGCCCGGCAGCGTCTTGCGGAAGAGCGGCTGGGCCCCAATGATTCGTGCCCGTGCGGGTCTGGCAGGAAGTTCAAGCGCTGCTGCCAGCACACCTGAGGCTGGCTAAAAAACCCCTGTTTTTGCGCTATTATACTGTGGTGTGGATTCGCTCCGCATCAAATGGTCCTTCCCAGCCGGCGCTCGGCGCCGATAGCCGGCTGCCGCCTGGAAGTGGGGGCGGGCGGTCTCGAACCCCGGGCTCGAAAAGGGCCCGGGGTTTTCTTCGGACGGTGATGGTCACCCGCCTGGCGGCGAAAGCCCCCTGGCCGGCCGGGTTCGATTCCCGGTCCGTCCTCCAGCTGAGGGCGCCGGCAACGGCGTTCCTCGACCGTCGTGTGGCCTCAAGGGACCGATCCCCGATGCGCGGCGACCCCGCGCTGACACGACGTTAACCTGTCTGCTTGGCAAGCGGGTGGGTTTTCCAGGCCTTGCAGGGCCTGGTCGCTGGGGGAGCCTGGTGCTGCTACACCGGCTCCCTCGGCACTTTTTACCGCCGCTGCAACGGCGGGAGGAGGCAGCGCATGTCGGATAGGGAGATTCGTCAGATCGAGGAGCAGATGGCGCGTGAGCGCGAGGAGCGCGAGCGTGCGCAGCGCCTCGAGAGAGCGTATCGGGCCCAGCGTTGGGCCCAGCGCATCAAGCTGGACGAAGTGGAACGGTTGGACGAGCTCGGGCTGGAAGGCTGAACGTCCGCCGCGGTTCCGGGTGACTGTCGCCCCCCGACACCCGGGATCGCTGGTTGTGGGGGGAAAAGGGGGTGGCAGATGGTGGCCAAGGCTCAGCCGGGACCCGGGACGGTCCCGACGGTGGAAGTGATGGGACCGGAACCGTCGGTCAAGCCGGTCGGCGTGTCGAAGGAGGAGTTGGTTACCCTGGGAACCCGGGCCTGGAACGCCGTCTACGCCCGCGCGGAGCAGGCGGTGGACTGGCTCGGCAAGCGGATCCGGGACGGGGCGAGGTGGATCTGGTTCGCCCTGGTCAAGGTCTTCGACTTCGCCAAGGAGGCCGCGATCCGCGTCGCCAGCTGCGGTTGGGAGCTGGCGAAGGTGGCCATCCACGCGGCGATCAACCTGGCCAGGCTCGCGATCGAGCTCAGCCAGTCGGTCCTGTCGGGGATCCTTCGCGCGCTGAGCATCCTGCTCGACGGCGTGAAGGAGGAGAAGGCTGCGGCGTGAAACCGGCGGGCGCGAGCCCGGCCGGGGGATGGAAGGAGACGCGCGGGCTGAAACACGCCCGCGCGTTTTTTCTCCGTATCGGGGAGGAAAGGCCAAGTGGGAACGATAGCCCTGTCGCGAACATACATCGCCCCCGCCGGCGCCCCGGTCCTTCACAGCGTCGATGAGGCGCTACTGACTGCCAAGGTGTCGCGGACTATCTGTCTCGATTGCTCCGACCGGTACTACTGCTGCCACAGGCGCGCCACGGAACGCGGCATCCTGATCGGCGCCCGCCAAGCGGAACATCTGATGTCGCTGGCCCCCGCGTTGATGCATTACACGGGCCACCCTTCGGCCGAGTGGCTTCCCGTCTTCACGCGTTGGCTGGACTGGGACAAGGTTGAGCCGGATCACGAGCAGCTGTTCGGCGGCGGGTTCTCCATTCGGTTGGCTCGAAGCAAGGGTGACTGCAACTGCGCGATGATGAACTCCATGAGCGGCTGCATCCTGCGCTGCCACGAGCGCGCTCGTGGCGGGGAAGGCAACAACTGTGTCCCTATCAATTGCCGGCTGTTGCCGGCCCAGCTCAGCAACGGAATACTGGGCCTGGCTCCGGGCTACCCCGATAGTTTCCATTGTGCGATATCGCCAACCGGCGCCCTCAATGGCGCGGTCGGCTATTCGCTGCTGGAGCTTGTCATCGGCGATATTGACTACATATTTCGCAGACTGGGGGCGGGCCTGGAACTGCGCAACATCGCCTTCTCGTGGAAGGCGAAGACGGCGAAAGTGGCCGAGGAAGTCAAATGAGCAATGTTGACGAATTGAGACGGAACCCGTTGTACATGAAGTACCTGGGATGCCTCGGCCTGCTGGCCCGCTGTTCCATCCATCTTCAGGATGTGGCAGGTGAGGACTCCGCGGACGAGCTGCGCGAGACGATCGAGCGCGCCCTCAGCGACGCGCAGCATCTCGGCGTCCCCATTCGGTACAGGCGGATCCTGGCCCGGATAGAAGTGGAAGCGAAAGCCGAAGGAGAAGACGATGAAACTGGGAAACAAGATAAGGCCGCGGGTCAGGGTGGTGGGCATCGACCCGCCGCCGGATGAGCTGTGCCACCTGTGCGGAAAGCCTGCCGACGCGTACGTCGCTGAGCTCACCAAGACCGGCGCCGTGCGGCCGGACGCCTGCAACGTTCCGATCTGCACCGGGTGCCGAAAGAAGGGTAGGTTCCTGACTTTGGTCCGGTGTGTCGCCAAGAAGCCGGCGCGTCCGGCGGGGAAGACGGATGCGGCGTGTTGCGCCGCACAGAAAGGGGGCTGATGAAAGTCAAGGTGGTGCCGGGCTCCGCGCGCGTGCGATTCGTGTTGACGTACGCCAACGGGAAGGCGGTTTCGCTGGATTTCGGCTCGCATGATGCGTATATCGCCGGTAAGAAGTGGCGGGTGGCCTGCTTCGGCAACGACCGCGCCGGCGCTTACGCCGAAGTGGAATTCGACGACGTTTCCGTCATTTGCGACAGGCTGTTGGAGACGATAGCCTTCGAGCTGTCGGAGGCCATCAGCGGCGCGCTGCAAGGCGGGCGGAAGGCCGCGAAGCCGAAGCCCGAGCCGGCGCCGAAGGCCGCCAAGCCGTCACCAAAGCCGAAGCCGGCGAAGGCGGCTTATACGGGCGGGATAGACCTGTAGGTTTCCAAGGCGTTGGAAACCCGATCAGGAGGGCGTCATGAAGCGGATACTGAAGTGGGCGGCCGCGCTGCTCCTGCTGAAGCTATGCTTCATGGCGGGCGACATCCGGCGTTACGTGGCGGCGCGGCTGCAGTTGTCCAGGGGGCCGGCAGCTGCGCCGTCCGTCGGCGCGCCGAGGCCGCCCGAACTCCCGCCGGCCCCGCCGGGGCCGGAGGATCCTGACAGGTTTTGATCCGCGCTGATTGGCGGCGCGGAATGAGAGGAGGAGCGGATGAACCGGACGCTGTTCAAGGGGAAGGGGTCCAGGGGCGCGCCGCCGGCCGACACGGTCAACGCGGCGGGCGGCGTGGCGTACAAGATGACCGACGAGCAGGCGCTGGCCCAGCTGGCCGTGACGGGCTGCCTGTCGGACGTCTTCTACGCCAACGCGGAGATGCAGCTCGAGCAGGTCCTGGAAGTGGCGGCGAAGGTGCCCGCGGACTACGAGGCGCGGGTGGCGCTGTACGCCTGGGAGAAGGGCTACATGAAGGACATGCCGGCCCTGCTCTTGGCGCACCTGATGCGGCGCGACGTCGCGATGGCGAAGCGGGTCTTCCCGCGGATCGTCGTGAATGGCAAGATGCTGCGCAACTTCGTCCAGGTCATCCGCAGCGGGGTGACCGGGCGGAAGTCGATGGCCACGGCGCCGTCGGCGCTCGTGTCGGCGTACCTGGCCAAGCGGACCCCGCTGGAGCTCCTCAGGGACTCGATCGGCGACAAGCCCGACTTGGCGGACATCATCAGGCTGGCGCATCCCAAGCCGCCGAACGCGCAGTACCGCGCGTTCTACGCCTGGGCGCTCGGCAAGAAGCTGGACGCCGAGCAGCAGTCGGCGCTCCCGGAGATCGTTGCGGCGTACGACAAGATGTGCAAGACGGGCGTCCTCGATCTGGACGTAGTCACCAAGCTGCCGATTCAGATGCTCGGCAGCCTCAAGATGACCGACGACGCCTGGAAGAGGACCGCGGTCAACCTTCCCTGGCACGCGCTGCGGATGAACCTCAACGCGCTGGCCAAGCACGGCGTCTGGCAGGACAAGGAAGTCCTGCTCCGCTGCTGCGACAAACTGCGGGACCTCGAGACGATCAGGAAGGCGCGGGTCTTCCCGTACCAGCTCCTGATCGCCTACAAGATGACCGGTACGGACGTCCCGAACGAGCTGAGGGAGGCGCTGCAGGACGCCATGGAAGTGGCCGTCGAGAACGTTCCCGAACTGCCCGGCAGGACGTGGGTGTTCGTGGACGTCTCAGGCTCGATGCGCTCGCCCGTCACGGGAATACGCAAGGGGGCGACCACCGCGGTCCAGTGCGTGGACGTGGCCGCGCTGATGGCGGCCGCCATCCTCCGCCGGAACCGGGACTCCAACGTGCTGGCGTTCAACGACTCGGTCGTCGAGGGCTCCGACCGGATTGTGAACCGCCGCGACTCCGTGATGACGATCGCGGAGAAGCTGGCGGGGCGGCCGTCCGGCGGGACGAACGTCAGCGCGCCCATGCGCCAGCTGGTCGACCGGAACGAGCCGGCCGACACGGTCGTGTACGTGTCGGACAACCAGTCCTGGATCGATACCGCTGCCCATCAGTACGGGATGCAGGAGGCGACGGAGACCAAGCACCTGTGGCAGACGCTGAAGAAGCGCCGCCCGAAGGCGCGGATGGTCTGCGTCGACTTGCAGCCGTACCCCGACGCGCAGGCGCCGTCGTGCGCCGACACGCTCAATGTCGGGGGCTTCTCCGACGCCGTGTTCGACCTCATCGCCCTGTTCGCCAAGGGCGAGCTCACTCCCGACCACTGGGTCGGCGAGATCAGGAAAGTCCAACTGTGACCACGTCGCTTGTGGGCGGCTCGCGTACAGGGGCGGCAGCCACAACTGCCGCCCCTGCTTTTTCCCGACTTCGCGGCAGCGACTCGCGGAAAGGGGTGACATGGAAGCGCAGTCGAAAGAGCAATTGGCGAGGGTGTTGGAAGAGTGGGCAAAGGCGTCGAGCGACGTCGAATGGTCGCGTCGGCAACTGCTTGTGAAGGAGGACAAGCTGAACAGTCTGTTGGCCGACGCTGTCAAGGCGATGGGCATCGGCGGTACGGAGCTGGCGAGTCTGGCTGGCGGTGAGGAAGCGACGGATTGGGTGATGTTCGCCGGCGAGCTGGTTCCTGTGAGGACGGCCAGCGTCAACGGCGAGACGGCCCGCATAATGGACCTGACGGACATGGAACGGAGGGACCCGGAGAAGTTTGGGGCTGAAGCAGTGGGTCGATATCTGGAGAGCGGCATGCGGCCCGTGCCGGTGCCGATACCGGTATCGGCATCGCCGTTGACGGCGAATCGGCTTGCTGCCGTCGGCGTGGCTCAGTCCGGCAAGGCGCTCAGCATAAACGCCATCGCACGCCAAGTGGGGAAGGACCTCGGGATACCGATGCCGGTTTCAGACAAGAGCGCGACTGCCAGCTCGCACGGCAAGCAGGCGAAGTTCACGCCGGCGGATAGGGCAGCCATCGACGCGCTCTATTTCCACAGGGATACCATCCAGGAAGTAGCGCGGAGGTACAAGGCTGACGAGGCAGCGGCGTCTCGTTGGCTGGCCGGCATAGAAATGAAGCAAAGGGCCGCGGTTGAGAAGATCAGAAAGGAGTTGGGATGCCACTAGTTCTGAATGCGCCCTTCAGGGGGCGGCCGGTAGACCAAAACGCCGTGAAAGAACTGGAAACCGCGCAGTACCGGCGGGAGATGAAGGTTGCGGCAGCGGCCATGCAGCCGTTGCCGGAGGACGTCGTCCTGGCGGTCGGATTGACCTTCGTGTACGAACTCACGCCGGGATACCTCATCCGAAGGCATCGGATATCCAACGCGCCGCCGCGCATCCTCGCGTGGCTCGCGCAAGTGGGGTTCCAGCCCGGTCGCGGGATCGTCGGCGGATCGTCCGGCCACGGGTCCGGCGGCGGTTCGGCCGGCCACGGAAGCGGAGGCCATTCGCCTGGCTGCGGAAGCGGCGCTCGGGCACTGAAACGGCGGCGGTTCGGCTCGTCGCGGTAGGACGAAACATTCGTAGTTGACGGGGATGTTCGGTTGCAGTATCAGATAGGCTTGTGTGGAACTCGAGGTGAATGCGCGAGGGACTACATTTCGATGAGAAGGGGCCGGAGGCCCCACAGTGCCCGACGGAGCGCGCCGGTTCGCGGCGTCGGGGTTGTGCCACCGGACCTGGCCTTTGCGGATCCAGCGGTAACGCGGGGCCTTGTAATGCTCGTCTCTCGCATGTGTCATCACCCCGCTGTTTTACGGCACGAATGCCTGGAGGGGACTACCTATCGGAGGAGGAGATGCAGGTGCGACTCCTGCCCGCCGGTCTCGATCCGGCGGTAGCTCAACAGCAGAGCGCCTAAAAAGTCTCTTCCGACTTCATCGTGCCGCCTTTTTTTTCGCTTGCTGTTGGCAGGGCGGAGCCGGGCCGGCGCCATGATGGCGCGCCGGCTCCGCAACATGGGGGCGATCATAGAATCGACCCGACGTGAATGGGAGGAGTCGCGCGCCGAGGTGGCTCGGAGGCCTCGTTAAACACCGGGCAATGCAAACGTGCCAAGAACGACAAGTTCGTTCGCGGGGGCTTCGGCCTCCGCGCTGCTGCCTAATCGAACAGCGGCTAACCCCGCTCGCGCGCCCGGCCCGGGCGCGCGGGAAGATGACGGGCTGCCGCCCAGCAAGCTGGGCTAGGTCGGTGTACAACCGATGGAGTCGTGGGAAGCGACACGAGAGGCTTGCCGGTGGGCCGGACACAGACCATCGGACACGCGCGTAGAGGCTCGACCTGAAGCGGACGGGGACCCGAGTGCGAGTCTCGGCGCCTCCACAAATTTGTGCAGAATCGTAGGTGAACGGCTCGAATGCCGAGGGGGACTACACTTGAAATGTAAAGTCTCCCTCGATTTTCATCGAGCCTCCAACCTTTGACCCGAATGCCGTCCGGACTACATGGAAATGATGTCCGGCCACCTTTCATCGGGTCACCATTTCGCTAGCGTGACGGCTCGAATGCCGGGATGACTACATTGCCTAAATGAACGTCATCCCAATTCTCATCGAGCCACCTTTGCGAGTCAGCGGGCGGCTTCGGCCGCCCTTGTCTTTGGGCGCCCCGCCTACCCGGCCCGTAGCCGGGATTGCAGGCGGGGTTTCGTTGTGGGGGGGACTTGGAAGGCCGGTGGTCTCAGGCGCTGCAGAAAGGAGGGCCTGTATGCAGCCTAACGCCAGAACCTTTCATGCCACAACACTGCCCGCTTTGGCGAGGAAGGACCACCGATCGCTTCCGGGGTGCGGGATCCCCGGGCCGTGAAGGCGTGCGGCTGTACGGCGCGGCTCGGCGTATCCGGGTCGGCCGTGCGGCCGGTTTTTAGGTATGGGGCGGGCGAAAGCCTAGGCCCCGCCCCACAGAGAAGGAGCCAGTGACAATGTCCATTACCGTCAGGGTCGGCCCCATGGTGAAGGTGTTCGACCAGTTGGCGAACAAGACCGTCATGCAGATCCGACGCGACCTCGCGGGCCACATGGCCATCCCCGAGGCCTCTCGGGCGACGGTCAACAACGTGGACGTGAGCGAGGACCAGGTCGTCCAGGACTTCCAGACGATCGAGTTCGTGGTCCAGTCGGGTTCCAAGGGGACCGATTCGGTAGCGTAGCGCAAGGGCCGAAGTAGAAGCCTGTCAGGCCCGCCGCAAGCTACCGGGCCCGCTTCGGCGGGCCTGACAATTCGATAAAGGAATGAAGGAATGGCGAACACGCCTTCTGCGACCAGGAGACAGATCCGCATAGAGGGAAACCTCGTGGCGGTGGAGAACGTCCAGGTCGAGCGCTATGTCGGAGTCGACGACTTCATCGACTGCATGACGAAGCGCCGGCCGGTGGCCAGCCCCATACTGCCCAGGAACTGCGTCCTGTACGCGAACAACACGGCGGACACGTTCCGCCAGCTGTTCGTCATCCAGGAGCCTGCCGGCATACGGCGGATAAGGTACAAGCACGACCGGGCCAGCGGCCCCGGCGAGGGGATCAACATAGAGGTGTCCATGCCCATGCTGCTGTGGTTCTTCACGTGCACGGACATGTCGCTGGCGTCGCTGAGGTGCGCCGCCGTGCGGCGCGACCTGTCGGCCGTGGCCGATCCGATGGCCACGCCGCTCCTGAACCCACTGCTGCCGAACTTCCGCGATAACGGCACTGGCGTCATGTGCACCGGGCGCATGACGGTCGGCCAGCAGCCGACCCTGGCCAAGACGGTGGACGCGCTGATGCGCGCGATCTGGGATTCCGAGTGGAACCTGGACCTCGGCATCGACTACGCGAACACCGGCCTGGGCGACATGCGCGACTGGGCGCACAAGAGCACCGGTCAGCCGGGCTTCCACGAGCGGATCGCGTTTCCGCCGTACGAGCCCAATCAGCTGGGCGGGATGGTGCGGCGCGCGCTGGCGCAGCGGGACGGTGACTAGTGCTGCGCACCAGGGGCGAGCTGCTTACTTTCATCGGCGCCAAGGAGGACATGCGCCGGAGAGACGAAGCCAAAGCCGAGGCGAAGGCCGGGAATGAGCGGCCGAAGACCGACATATTCGCCGCCCTGGCGCGCGTGCCGCCCGTGCCGATAACCTCGCTGGAAGGGATAGCCGAGTTCGCGCTCGTCGTGCCCGACCCGGAGACGCTGGCCGAGATGCCGGGCACGCCGGCGCAGGTGCTGGTGTCGCAGTTCGTGTTCTACGCGAGGAAGTCGTTCCAGCTCGCGGAGGCGATGCGCCGCGACGCCGGCCAGTTCGAGCTGATACGCGCCGCGACGATGCGCCTGGAGGAGAGACGGTGAGCGTTCCGATAAAGATCTATGTGATGGAGGAAGGGATGAAGATGCCGGACGACGACCTCTGCTACCTGGTCGGCGCCAACGGCATCTTCAAGAGGACGCGATGCCCGCTGTTCGAGATCGTGATCAAGGTGTCGGAGATACCCGGCTTGGCCAACCTGGGTACGTTGGTCAGGCCGACGGTCGTGAAGATCCCCGAGCCGCTGCTGCGGCAGGTGGAATCGTTCTTCAAGGCCGTGTACGAGAAGCACAAAGCCGAAGCCGTAGTCCTGGTGCTGTACAACGAGAAGGAGAAGGCGTGGAAGCTGCTCATACCCGACCAGGAGGTCATGTGCGGCCACGCCGACTACGACCTGAAGAAGGTGGCCATCGAATCCGGCCACGTGCTGTTCGGTTCGATGCACAGCCACGGCAGCATGTCGGCCTTCCATTCCGGGACCGACGACAAGGATGAGTGCAAGTTCGACGGCATCCATATCACCATCGGCGCGGTTGACGGCACGACGCTCAGCTACGCCGTGCGGTGGTCGATGGCCGGCATGCTCATCAAGGCCGACCTGGAGGACGTCGTCGACCTGCCGAAGCCGCTCAAGGTGCCGTGCGAGGAGTCGTGGCTGGACCGCGTCAAGACGAGAGGGGCCGCGCAGATCGGGTATCTGGCCCGGCCTGCCGGCCAGGACTTTCAACGGTGGAGGGAGGACTACGGCGAAGGATGGTCGGAAGAAGCGGCGGCACAGGCACCGGCGTCGCCGGCAGCGTTACCAACCGGGACCGTTACTGTAGACCCGCAGGGCGCGGTGAAGGAGGTTTCCGCGGGCCCTTTCGCGGATGGCAAGGCCCTCTTCCAGGCGCGCGATACCGGAGACTCCTCGAATGAGCGGAAGTTCCCGCTCGCCCCGACGCGGCGCGTGCTGGATCCCAAGCTCCTGGCCGGCGAGCTGCTCGGCCTGGCGGAAGAGGAGAAGGCATATTGGGCCCTGACCGACGAGGTTCTTGAGGGGCCGCAGGGCTTTGCCACGTCGGAGGACTACCTCACCTATCTGGCCGATTGGCAGGATTATTTGGAGAGCGTGATCGTCACGGCGCAGGACATGGTCGATTACGAATCCGTCCAATACGCGCGCGCCGGCGCGGGCAAGGGGGGCTGATGAAGCTGTCTTTCGATTCGGTCACGGTTGTGGGCTGCGGGGGCATCGGCACTTGGCTGGTGCCCCCGCTGGCCCGCATCCTGGCCTGCCAGGGGTTCAAGGGCCCCGTCCACCTGTGGGACGGGGACAAATACGAGGAGGGGAACGCCAACAGGCAGGAATTCGCCCCGGCGCACCTCGGCGTCAACAAGGCCGAGGCGATGGCCAACGTCGTGCGCGCCAGCCATCCGGTGCTGGACGTCGTGGACCACAGGGAATTTGTCCTGCCTGACAATGTCGACCAGGCGGTGGCGGAGTATGGCCTGATGGTGACGTGCCTGGACAACAACCCGGCGCGCGCGCTTATAGAGGGCGCGGCGCGCAAACTGAGGAACGTCTGCGTCCTCAGCGCCGGCAACGAGCTCATGCACGGCAACGTGCACGTCCTGATCCGGCGGGACGGGAAGGACGCCACGCAGCCACTGCTGCTGCGGCACCCGGAAGTGGGCACGGACAAGAGGGGCGACAGGATCGACGGCTGCGAGCGCCTGATAGAGGAGGGCGAGACGCAGCTGCTGACGACCAACTTCATGGCGGCCGCGTCGGTGCTGTTCGCCCTGCACCTGCTGTGCACGCACGGCGAACGCGCCGATGGGCGCAAGCAGGAAACAGTGCCGCAGGAGATCTGGTTCGGCATCTGGGACGGGATCAACGTCGTGCCGGTTTTCAAGGGGAAGGAGGCCGAGCCGTGCCGTTCGTGATGGCTTTCGATGCATTGGAGGCGATAGACGTGGACCACATGCCCGACTTGGACGTGAGCGAAAGTGCCGACGAGTACGATGCCGGTCAGGCTTACGGCTGCTGGATCGTGTCGTTCCTGTGCACGCTCGCCGAGGTGATCCGGCGCGACTTCAACGTGTCAGGCTTTCGGACCGATTTCGGCATCGGCGACAGGATGCTCCAGCGGATAAGCTCGCCGGCGGTCCGCGCCGCCATCATCGGTTTTGTTAACGAGCACTACCAGGAATGGGTCGACGACCACGTCGTGCCGTACAGCGAGGACGCGGCGACCGACGACGTGAAGCGCTCGCTATGCGAGGGCTGCGAGGACGGTTGGGAAAAGAAATACGCCGAGTATGACGGCCCGATGGCCGGGGACGTCGAGCCCGACGAGGAGCTGGTTCTTGCCAGGACCGACAAGGAGCGGCTCGCGATGCTACACCGCAACCTGACTAGGCAGATGGAGCGCGATAAGCGGCTGCGCGACCAGCGCGCGGCGGAAGCGGTCGTGCTCAGCCGCGAGTTCGTCTGCGACGACCGGTGCGGCCGCTTCTTCGAGGCGCTGTCGGACGCGCTGACGCACAATACCGTCATCGATACCGAGGCGCTGATACGGATGTGGGACGAGCACTTCCATGGCAACCGCCCGCAAGGAATGCTGCCGGGACTCCACGCGCCGCCGCTCGTGGTTCCGCGCCGCGACGAAACTTTCGCATTTCGGAACTTGGCATTGTGATGCCCGGCAGTATAATGCCGGCTAGCAACGGGGTTGATAAGTCGGCCGTGAACTTATGGAGGGCCGGCGGTGGGAGGCGGCGGACGGACGTCTGCACGTATGGCACTGGCGAGGACCAAGCCGGTGATTCTCACCTTCGGCATGGTCATAGAGGAGACGGGGACCCCTCCCCGGACTTGGCTCGGCCACGCGGCCGAACTGGCCGTGCGGCTCGTCAGGCGCCGGCTTATAGAGGGCCTCCCGCGCAAGGGATTCTATCTGGGACCGGTGGTCCCAGATTGTCCGGTCAAGGGGCAAGGCGGGTGCGTGCGTCACGGCTGGGTTGAGACGTTCGACGGCAGGCTCTGCGACCCGCTGAGATGGAGCTTCGAGGGCACCGCACCGTACCTGTTTTTAGGGCGCGACGAACTGGGCTACTACGATGCCAACGGGGAATTGACCAGGGCGCGCTTCGCCGTCCATCCGCCTCCCTTTGACTCGAAGGCGTTAAGGCTGCCGGCATGCCCGTGCTACAACTGCGACCTGTTCGTCCGCCGGGAGCTGCTGTGCGGCTCGCCGGCGGTAACGCTAGGCCAGGCGCGGTACGTCGCCGCCCTGGATCCCGTGAGGCTAGGCGACTGGGCGGTCCATATCTACAGGTGGCTGATCCAGTCCGGACACGGCGAGCTGATACCGCTGTTGCACAGGGCGAAGGTGATAGGACCCCTGTCGAAGGCGGCGTTGGCTTCCGTCGATTGACCCGGAGGAACGATGTCGGAAGACAGACCGAACATGGCCGTGGGCCCCCGTCTCGTGGCGGCTCCGGCGGTCGATGAAGGAACGGCTGAGGCACGGCCCGTGGAAGTGAAGCCCGTGAAGGTGAGGTACGGCGGTTTGAACGCTCTCAAGTTCGTGCCGGTCCCCGTCGCGGTGTCGGCTTTCAAGGACGGCGGATGGCCGCGCTTCGTGGGCGAGTTGTCGGGGCTCACTTGGCTTGTGCTCGGCGCGATCCCGCATGAAATCTGCGCGCTGGTGATAGACTTTTGCGATGTCGAGGCCTACGATGTTACGCACACGGTATGGCTGCCCGGCTTGGCCGCCGCGTATGTCAATCCGGGATTGGGATTGGATTCGTTGGCGGGACTGAGGGTGAAGTGCAGCGACGGGCATGTCGCGATCATCGCGGCGGTCGGCGACGGGAAGGTGGTGCCGTTGGCGGTCCTGGTTGAACTCTAGGAGGAAACGGTGAAGAAGAACGGCGTGCTTACGGGCACCATGCTGAAGGACGGCCGCGTGGCGAAGGCGAACCTGGACCAGTTCGCCAAGGAGTTCCCCAAGGGCGTCGTCATGGACGCCGCCGGCGTGGCCAAGCTGCAGGAGAAGGAGCTCCTGTGGGCGCTCACGATCATGATGAAGTCCGAGCGCCGCGACGAGTTCGTGGCCAGGGAGCGCAAGGCCGGCACCGACAGGACGGCAGCGTCGTCGGCTGCCTGGGAGTCGTTCAAGGCCGCCGAACAGGAGATCCACAAGCAGTTCGGCGAAGCCAAGGCGAAAGTCAAGCAGGCGCTCAACGGCAGCAAGGACGCCGCCGAGAAGGCGTACTCGGCATCGGTCGCCGAGGCGTTCTTCAACGCCCTAGACGACTGAAATGCCCAGGGCGCTCAGGCTGCTGCTGGGGTTGCTGCGCCGGCGGCTTCACCGCAAGGGCTGCGCATACAAGCCGATCGACTTCGCCTGCTACGTGCCAGGCCCGCGCGGCGCGCGCGGCCGGCACGTGGCGTGCGAGTGTGGGAAGGTGTTCTTCAGCGACCTGATGGACCATGTCAAGACCCGGTAGTTTAAGATAAAACACCCTCTCCGTGGGCCCCTCAAACCCATCTATCGGGGATGCGGGTAGCCAGGCCCGCCCGGGTCGCTTTCTCTTCTGGAGGAACGATGAACGACCACCTGAAGTCGAAGAACCAGCTCATGGTCGAGAAGTTCAAGGCCTTGACCCATGAGCACCCGATGGGCGTGCTGCGGCAGGTGATCTCCGTAAGGCCGACCGCCGACCTGCCGTTGGAGGTCCGCAAGCTGTGCGCGCGGCTCATGCTCGAGGAGACGCTGGAGACGATCCAAGACGGCTTGGGTTTGGCGGTGCGCGTGCCCGAGCGTCCGTGTGCGGGTGATCGCGAGTTGGTCACGATCGACCGTGTGGAGTTCGTGTCGCGGTCGCGCGCTTACTTGGTCACGCTGGCCGACGGCCTGGCCGACCAGGAAGTCGTTCTGCTCGGGACGGCGTCGGCGTTCGGCATCGCCCAGCAGCCGATCTTCGAGGCCGTCATGGACAACAACTGCGAGAAGTTCGGCCCCGGCCACTCGATGGACGAGGGCGGCAAGCTGGTCAAGCCGGCGGGCCATAAGGCCCCCGACATCGGCGCGCTGTTGCGGCAGCAGGGGTGGCGCGATGACTAACAGTTGTGATTCGTCGGCTGTCTGGTGGACGCTCGGCGACCCGACGGAGTGGCAATTCGTGGCAAAGGAGAAAGGGATGAGCAACGAGACGGCGGGTGTGCCGATCGCGCCCGAGCTGATGGCGGAGGTCCACAGGACGTCCGCCTGCTTGATGGCGCTGATTCCGTCGTGCAGGCCCCATCGCGTGCCAAGGAAGCCGATTACTCTATATTCCAACGTCCAATTCACCTGGCCGGAGCGGTCCTGCGGGCCGCTTGCGGGCTTCACGATCGGCCTGCCGTGGATACAGGTATGGCCGCCTAACAGCGCGGGCCAACCGGAGCCGCGCCGCGTCGTGACGATGATGGCCACCGATGACGGATTTCTGGTCCTGCTTTCCGATTCGGCCGGCTTGCCGAGCACGTTCATGTTTTCCAATGCGCAGCCGATGACGAAAGGGGACCGAGTGGAGTTCGGGTCGCGCGGAGCGTATCCGCTAGAGTCCATGGTGCCGCGCCGCAAGCACGTGGCGATGTTCGCGCACGCGCTAAAGGACGGGCTGAACCTGAAGATCCGCCAGGCGGTGATAGACGCCGAGACCGCCGAGGGGAGGGCGGTTCAGGAATGGGAGGCCGCCTGCGAGGCCGCGAAGAAAGAGGACACGGAAATGCGGGAATTCTTCTGCAGCATCGGTTGAGGATTTGGCGGCCGGATTCGCGCCACATCACGCTTGACTCCGACGGCCCGCAGGGCTAAAGTATACGTCGGCTGAAGGGAGCGAACGGCACAACCAATGAGATGTCCTGCCTGCGGAAACCAGGCGCGGCCGGTGTCGCCGCCGCGCCCACCGTCATCCGGCGAGCTGGGGCTGAGCCGCTGCCCGTCGTGCGGACATGTCTTCCAGGACCCGCCCACGATTTTGGTCAAATACGACGCCGATTACGTCGCCAAATACCGCGGCTACACGGACGAGATGTCCTACCTGCGGCTGGGGTTCCTGAAGGCGTTCGCGGGGGGCGGCCCGCTGCTGGACTTTGGCTGCGGGGACGGCAGGTTTGTCAAGGTGGCCAGAGCGGGCGGGTTCGACGCCTACGGGTACGACATCCACGGCGTCGACGTCGGCGTGCCGATGGTGGGGTGGGACAGGATCGGCCGCGCCGACTGGGGCGTCGTGACCATGTTCGATTCGCTTGAGCACGTGCCCGACCTGCATCAGGTCGAGCGGGCCGCGGCCCGCGCGACGCGGCTGATAATCGCCACGCCGTGCCCGCCGACGGGATTCCCCGACGTGCGCGACTGGAAGCACTATAAGCCTGGTGAGCACCTGCACTACTTCAGCCGGGCCTCCTTGCGCCAACTGTTCGTCAGCCGCAAGGAGGTCTGCCACACGAATGTCGAGGACGCGATACGGAAGCCCGACGGTGCCGGATGGAACATTCGCACCGTCGTCTTCGAGAAAGAGGAGTAGATGGCGCATGCCCAGCGAGGCGCTGTTCCAGCAATACTACAGGTGGGGCGTCAGGACGGCGACGAACTTCGCGAGGAGCAAGTCCGTCTCCGCCGCCGACCTGCCCATCTGCGTGAACAGCGGGCTGATAGCGCTGTGGGACTGCACCAAGCGGTACATCCCGACGAAAGGCAACTTCGCTGCATACGCGCGCTGCCGCATATCCGGCGCCGTGCTGGACACCATGCGCGAGCTGGACCCGCTCTCCAGGTCGCTGCGGCGCACGTGCGCTGCCAAGGGCCTGCCCCCTCCAAGAGTGTGGAGCATCACCGAGGGGGCCAGGGACCGCGGAACGGACATGTCGTGGCGCGACATCAACGAGTGGGGAGACGAGCACGCCAACGACGAGGCGGTGCGGTCGGAAGCCGCCGAGGTCGGCCGGCTGCTGCTGCGCTGCCTGACCGATCCCGACCGCAGGCTCGTGGTCATCCTCATCGACGGCAGCGTGACCGCGCGCGCTTACGCCGAGCAGCTGGGCGTCAACGAGACGCGCGTCAGCCAGCGGTTCCACGAGGCCATCCTCGCCCTGAGGCGGGCCGCCGCGGAGCGCGGTCTCATCGAGAACCCCGAAGCGCTGCCGTCGCCGGACCGGCGCGGTTAGGCTTTCCAAGGCCTTGGAAATGTTCAGGAGGAAACTGTGTCGCGATACAACGTGCACGTGTACGCCCTTGTTCGCGTGACGTTTCGTGGATACGAGAAGAAGTACGCGGTAGACACTGTCGAATCGGTCAGGATCTCGCTGGAAGAGCATGGACTCGATCGTCTTCTTACGGAGCGTTTAAGAGACGGCGAAATCGACGTTCAAAGCATCGAGGCTTGGGGTCTGGAGCCTGAAGGTAATGACAAAAAGGGCAGCGATGCGGTGGCCATCAAGATGTACGAACCGATGGACGACGGCAGACTGCTGGAAGTGCCGTTCGATTGCAATCCCAAACGTGCGACTTTGTTGCGCTTCGTCGATCGCGTAGCCGACGAGCGTTGGGTGCTGAACCGGAGCGCTGAGGCTAAGGCGGAAAAGGCAGTGGCTACTTTGCGGGAATTCGTCAGGTGGGCGCAGGCACTGTTGAGAAGGAAACCCAGATGAAGATCATCGAGTTCACGGTGGAAAGGGTGGGGACAAGCGTCATCCTGAACGGCGAGTGCGTGCCGAAGGGCGTGGCGAAGGTTGACGAGACCGTCATCCGCAAGAAGCTGCACCCGGAGCACCTCTGGGCCCTGGCCTGCGAGGCGCGCAAGCTGTCGTTCCTGCTGGCCCAGGCGTACAACGAGGCCCAGGTCCGCGAGGGCGAGATCTCGCAGGCCCAGGCCGAGAGGAACCTGGCGGTCATGAAGGCCAAGCGGCGGCAGCTCCTGAAGCAGGACCCGATCGCCGCGCTGCTGAACAAGGACCGAGGGGGGACCTGATGACCGGCCTGGTGCGGCCGCACGTGTTCGCGCTGCTGTACGGGGATTTCCTGAAACTGCACGAACGGCTGGTGCTCAGCCTCGCGCGGAACGTACCCAGCGAAGCCCCGGTCTGGCTGTGGCTGAACGTGGTGTGCCATGACACCAAGTCGGCCCTGGCCCCCGGCAGGACGAAGGTCAACTGGCGCACGTTCATGAGCAACGTGAATGTGGGCAAGTACAGGGCCATGCGGCAGATGTTCACCGAGGCCCTCAAGAACCCGAACTGGAACTGGGCCGTGTGGTTCGACGACGATTCCCACATAGACAAGGCCGACTGGTGGGAGACGTGGGACGAGTACGTCAGCTCCAGGATGGCCGAGGGTCCGGGGAAGATCGCCTATGTCGGCCAGCCGTGGTGGCTGCACTACACGCCCGGCATGTGGCAGGCCGTCAAGGAGGCGAAGTGGTTCAAGGGCAAGGAGCCCGAGACCATAAGGGACAAGCCCGCCGTCACGTTCGCCACCGGCGGCTACTGGTGGCTGGCGCGCTGGGCGCTCGAGAAGCTGGACTGGCCGGATATCCGGCTGAACCACAACGGCGGGGACCACTTGCTTGCGCAGGCGGTGCGGCAGCAGGACTGGCCGTTCCACAAGTTCGCCTACGGCGTGAAGGTCAACGACGCGAAGCGCCGCGGCTACTGGGAACCTGCACTGGGGGATAAGCAATGAAGGAGCTGGACGAGTTCACGCAGGCGTTCGTTGCAGCCCTGCTGTGGTCGGAATCCGGTGACGACGATGAATATCTCGATTCGCGTTATACGGTCGAGGACTTTGCCGAGGAGACGCTCGCGTGCATCGTGAAGGAATGCGAGGAGTTCCAGCGCGCGAACGCCGCGGACATCAAGGACCGTCTTGCCCGCGCCGGGCATGATTTCGCCCTCACGAGGAACCACCACGGCGCAGGGTTCTGGGACGGCGACTGGCCGGAGGCCGGGGACCGGCTGACGGAAGCCGCGGGGAAGTTCAAAGAGTTCCATCTCTATGCCGGGGATGACGGCAAGCTGTACGCTGAATCTGGGGGATAAGCAATGAAAGGACTGCTGCGGACGGTCAACGTGGGCTGCGGTTGCTGCGCGCGGTCATGGTAATCAAGGAGGGCGGATCGTACGCGGAGTTCCAAGAGGCGCTGAATCCGCAAGGGACACCGGCCAAGAGGAGGATACGTGGCGAAGAGAGATTACGTGCCGCACCGCAACGCCCAGGCCGTCCAGGCGGGCATGAAGAGCAGGGAAGACGACCTGGCTGAGCTGAACCGGGCCCTGGGCGCGTTCGTCGGCTCGATGCAATCGAAGCTGATAACCAAATACGACAAGGGCTACTGCGGCTGGAACGACCCGCGGATCGAGACCCACAGCAACCTGCTCCGCCTCCTGAAGAAGAACCTGGAGGAATGCGACTACATCGACGTGGCCAACCTGGCGATGATGCTGCACCTGCGGCAGAGGGCGATCCACCATGAAGTCCGTGAAGCCCGGCGATAGGGTCTACTGGGACGACCCCGACGGCCGCAAGTGCGGCGGCTTCGGCACGGTCGTCAGCGTCCACGGCGACCGCGCGGACGCGTCCGTCCGCCTGAAGATGGAAAGCGGCGGGGAGACGGAGGCGCTGCTTCACGAGCTGAAGCGCGCGATCAACGTCGTCGTCCAGATGGACGGCGGGACGATACAGGCGGTCCTCATTGACGCGAAGGACGTCGCCATCGAGAACGCCGTGTTCACGGAGCGCTCAAAGTACGTGGAAGACGATCTTGTCGAAGTGAAGACCGGCATGCTGGCCGGCGAGGCGATATACTCCGTGCATGAGGTCACGGGCCCGACCAACAAGGCCACGATGCAGGGCGCGTTGGCCGCCGCCAGGAAGTACGTCGAGGAGGATTAACATGGACCCCCTTGGCCCGGTCACCCCGGCGATAGGCGCCCTCCTATACGGCCCCTATCCGGATCTGCACAAGAAGTTCCTGGATGGGCTGTGGCTTGGCAAGCTGCACTCGCTGCCCGTCTACCTCTGGCTGAACGTCGTGGGCGACAAGACGCGGAAGTTGCTGGAATCGCATCCGCTGCATTGGCGGATCTTCGATTCTGCGGAGGAAAACCTCGGCAAGTACAAGGCGATGCGCATCCTGCTGGACGGCGCGCGCAAGGACCCCGACTGGAACTGGTGGGTCTGGTTCGACGACGACACGCCGATAGTGAAGGCGGACTGGCTGGCGAAGTGGAAGCAATTCATCGACGGCCGCCGCGACAAGAACGTATGCTACATAGGCACGATCAGGGTCAAGCACTTCCCGCCCGGCTTCTGGGACGTGGTGAAGGCGGCCGACTGGTTCAAGGGCCGGCCGCCGGGGCACCCGCTGCGGAAGGAGGGCGTCGACTTCGCCCGCGGCGCGCACTGGTGGCTCCGCCGCGACGTGCTGGAAACCCTTGACTGGCCGGACAGGAGGCTGGACCATAACTACGGGGACGTACTGCTTGGCGAGGCGATACACCAGCTGAGGCTGCCCGTGCACAAGAACGACTACGGCATCAAGATGGACATCATGAAGCGGCGGGGCCGGACGTCCGGCCTGCCGCCGGTCAAGCTCTGAGGAGGTCGAGATGCAGATCAGGGAGGCTATGGGGCACCTGACGGGGTTGTTCGTGGCGGCCAAGCTGGCCCACGAGGGCAATCCCCTGACGGCGCAGGCGCTTGGGGCGGCCGAGGTGGCGCTCCAGACGCTGTCGGCGTACACCGAAGTCCCTCTCACGGGCTTCAAGAGCGACGAATTGGCGGCCCGGACGAAGGTGATGCTGCCTTTGTTCGGGTTGTCTCCACAGCCTCGGCCGGACCCGCTCGCGTCAGCGACGGGCCCGGTCGCAGCACCCACGCCGGACGGCAAGCCGATGGCGGTTGCGCCAGTCGCGCCGCCCTCGCCGTCCGCAACGCCTGGCCCGCAGGACATATTGCGCCGCAGCTACGCGGCGCAGGTGGCAGGCGGCAGGCGCACCGTGTCGGCGCCGGAGGACGTTGAGAAGGCGCGCGCCGACGCGCAGTACATCATCGAGAACGCCCCGTTCGTTCCCGAAGCCGGCCAGGAGTTCGCGACGAGCGTCGCGGCCACGGCGGCTTCCATCCTGGCGACCATAGACAGGACCGACCGCGTCAGCGGCAAGCAGGCCACCGCGCTGGAGAACATGCGCGGCGGCCTGGAGAAGTGGCTCTTCAGGCGCGGCGAGGAGATGGCCGACGAAGGCGAGTGCATGAGGGACGACTGAATGCGCCCCGCCGAGCGCCGGGAGCGGCGCGCGAAGATGCGCCGGGCCAGGTACGACAGGATGGTCCGGTTCCTTCCGCGCCTGCGCGAGTTCTGCGCCCGCGTCGCGGTAACGATGAGGAAGACCGACGGCGGGAACGGCTGGGAATTCCGCCGCGGCGAATACATCCTCCTGTGGACGCCGGCTACCAATACCGTAGTCATCCAGACTACATTGCGCGGCAGCGCCGACGTGCGCTTCAAGGAGCCCGGCCGTCCAGGCAGGCCGCGCATCCTCGTCGCGCTGGAACGGGTCTGCTCGGTCAGGCCGGGGGTGGCAAATGAGCCTACGCGAAGTCCCCGTCACCGTGTCGACGGACCAGCCGGCCATGTCGGCGTGCGCGCTGTGCGGCCGGCCTAGCGGGCCCAATGACGACCCGTTCGTGTTCATCGAGACTAGCGGCACGCTGTCGGCCCTCGTGGAGTCATACTGCCGGCCGTGCTATAGGAAACTCAGATACTACGCCCTGGCCGACCTGGACAGTTGGCCCGACATAGATGCTGTCGAGCGCGGCCCTGTCCGATTCAATCTGCCGCCCTGGCTTGTCGTTGGCGGCTCCGGACTCAAGCTGTACCATTCCTGCCACGACAAGGCCGAAGGCGAAGGCAGCTGACATCGGGGGCGGGGCCGGCGCCGGCCCCGCCCCCGCCCCACTTTCAGTTGCGCGATGGCAGAACAGAAGGTATAGTGTTAGCGAGACTTACGCCCTACGACTGGTTGGGGGCGAGGCACATGGCGCTACACGAGCACCATAAACGCAACTTCGCGGCCATAGTTCAGGCTGCCCGAGACGGCAACGTCGCCGTCGTGGCGGTCAAGAGGAAGACCACCTGCGAGGAAGCCGCTGCGCTCTGTGCCATCTGCCATGAGCCGGACGGTCGCAGCACGTTCGTGCCCTTTGCCATCATGGTGGACGGGAACCCGTTCGAGGACTATGAGCTGCTTCTGCCGGACTCCATCACCAAGCCGGCGACCCGCCTTGACCGCATTGCGGCTGCGCGCCGCAGGAAGGCCGGCGACGGCCCGCCGTCGGGCAACTGACCGAAGTTCTTGTTGCTTTATCAATCTTGCCGATTACACTCCTTACAACTAAGGGAGGGTTGGGCGTTGACGCTTGACGTTCGTGACACGGCTCCGTTGATGGACAGCCAAGAGCCGGCCGACGTGCACGTCCTCTATTCGGCGCGGCAGCTCGGCAACGACCTGCTGCCCGCTTGGATCGTGCACTTCCTGCGGGAGCACTGGCGGACCGGCGCGCGGGCCTTCGACGTGGACGGCCTGCGTGACAGTAGATACAACTCCGACTTCAGCGAATCGGCGAAGGCGCTGGTCCTGCTGGACGCCGTGGAGTTCTACACGAAGAACCGGCTGCGGCTTAACGGGCGCGCCTGGACCTGCGCCTGCGCGTGGTGCTACGACTCCATCCATCCGTTCAAGACGGCGGCGTTGCCGCCCTCCGAGGTGGGCGTCCACGCCGTGTTCTCCAACTGCGCGTCGTTCGTGAAGGAGCTGCCGGCGATGATACCGGCGGCCTTCTGCTGGAAGCCGCAGCGGCCGACGCCGCCGAAGAAGCCTTTCCCGCGGTCGGGCCGTATAGGGGCGGTGCTGCCCAATGTGGCGGACAGAGACTTCTGCCTGCTTGAGCGCGCGCGGTCCATCGCTGAGTCTGTGGGCAAACCGGCTAGCTTCACGGTCTATCTGCCGGCGTTCGCGACCATTTCCGATCTGCCCGTCAGTTTGGCGAAGCACGCCGTCGTGGGCGACAGCGAATCGTTCGGGCTGGACCGGCTCGACGCGGTGATACCCGCGCCGCGCCTGACCGACTACCGGCACGGCATCGTGCCGCCCGAACTGCTTCAGGCCCTCCTGTACGGCAAGCCTGTGCTGGCGATCTACCATCCTGCGCTGGATGCCGTAGTCCCCCACGCGCATTTCCTGCTGCGGTCGCTGTCGGCGTTCGACGAGGCCGTCGCGGCGGCGCTGGAACTCAAGGACCTGCCGAGACTGGACCCCGACGACGAGAATGTGCGCAAGGATCTCAACACGACCCCGGAGCGGTTCGTCGACCTCGTGATGACGGCCGCGCAGAACTGGCTGAGGAGGAAGCCTTGAGCGAGTCGGAGCCGGGCCGGATCGACTTCGCCGGCCCCAACAGGCGGTACTGGCAGCTGATGGACGGCGCCGGGCGCGGCCTGCTCGGCGAGGCCCTGACCGACGATGCCGTGGTGGAGTACACCGACGGCCTGTGGCGGGTGCTGGCGCCCGGCGAGCCGGTCACGATGGCGGTCCGGCAGATGATGGCCGCCTACGTCGGCAGGACGCTCGACTGGCAGGTGCGCCGCTCGATCTTCTGGCGGCTGGCGGCCGCGTTCGACCGGCTGCTGGACAACGAGAAGGTGGACACGCAGTTCACGCAGACGGCGCCGTACTGGACCGGCCTGCGCGTCCTGGACGCCTGGTACTCGCGGCCGTCGCGCGAAGGCAAGTCGATGGTGGACGTGTCCATGTTCGTGTACGGCGGCCCGTTCGCCGGTCTCGACTTCACGCAGCGGGTGCCGTGGCGCTGGCTGATGCGCGTGCTGGCCTGGGACGTCGGCTTCACGCGGTTCAAGCGCGTCCACATAGGCGAGCTGGTGCAGGCGCGGCTGATAGGGCTGCTGGACACGTCGGAGGTCGGCCGCCCCAAGCTGGCGGAGTACCGCGGCAAGGCGGGGATAAAGGCGTTCAACCGGGGGCTCAGGAAAGACAGGCAGTTCTGCCGGCTGGGACTGGCTGGCCATGAGTGCTGGTCTTGCTGGATGGGCTACGCGTATGAGCCTGGCGTCATGGACCCGTGCATGAAGGCGGCCCACTCGCGGCGATGGGTGCAGCGGCCGTGCAAGGCGTGCGGGCACGACGGCTGGTTCGACCCGGGGTACGACACGTTCACGTGCCTTCGCTGCGTGGCGCGCGACAACGATCTGAGGCAACGGATAGGCGGATGATGCCATGCTGCGCTGCCTGCTGTGCGAACTGGTGATGGAGCCGATCGGCATCCCGCCTGCCTGCCCGAACTGCGGGGCCAAGGTGCTGCCGTGCGATCCCGTCGATGAGCTGAGGACGGTGCAGGACAGGATGGACTGGCTGCGGCAACAGGTAACTCGGAGGACGGGCAATGGTGATGCAGGTTCGGGACGGGAGCGGCAAGGGCTGGTACGCGCCTAACAGGGACCTTGCGTATGTTCTGCCGTCCCTGGTGAGCGCCACCCTGCACGCGATGGGTGACTGCAAGGCCGTTCCCAACATCGACGCGGAGTCGGTGGGCAAGGTGGCCGTAGCGCTGGCGAAGATCTTTCTCGATATCGCGGGCGACAAGCCGCCTGACAAGTTCGCAGTCCTGGAGCGCCTGCTGGAACTGGAGAAGGAGCAGCCGGCCGCCGTCCGCGAGGTGTGCTGGTCGCTCTTCAAGGTGCTCATGGGTGCCTACAGGCAGTGGGTCGGCGAGGTCAGGCCGAAGACGCCGGACGACAAGCCGCTGGAGACGGCGGAGCTGAAGCAGCTGCTGGCCCGCTTCGCCTCGCCGGAAGGGAAAAGCTGATGAAGGTTCCGAGAAGAGCCCGCCGGCCGGCTCGTGACTTCCTGGGCAGGCGGCTGACGCGGTTGATCAAGGAGTACCACGAGCACCGCAACCAGCAGTACCGACAGCCGTGGGACGAGGCGGCGGATCTCCGTAGGATCGAAAGGTGCTGGTCCGTCCGCGCGATCGGCGGCGGGTTCCAGTCGTGCTGCGGCACGTTCCACTTCTACATCCGCGGAAGAAGTGACCACGTCGAGGTGGCCGCGAACAGATACTGGCAGCCCAGGATGGCTGACGGCAGCGTGCCCGGCTCCCTCCTGGGCTAAGGAGGCCGACCATGGTGCTCGATCGCATCGGAAAGCTGTGCCCGGGCGGGAAGCTGCCTAACGACTACATCGTCTTCGACTTGGAGACGACTGGGCGGAGCATCTATTCCGATCGCGCGATCGAGCTGGGGTTCGTGGGAGTGTCGGACAGGAAGATAGCCTTCGAGCTGTCTTGGCTGGTGAACTGGAACATAGCGGTCCCGCCCGACGCGACGGCCAAGAATCACATCACGACCGAAATGGCCATGAGCGGGAAGTGGGGCCCGCGGCTGTTGCCGATGCTGCATCCGGTCCTGGAGGATTGGGCGTCCAGATACGTGTTCGTAGGCCACAACCTGATGAAGTTCGACGTGCCGCTGTTCAGGACCGAGCTGGCCAAGCTGGGGCTGAAATGGAACATCAGCGAGGACCAGATGATCGACACGCTCGGCATGGCCCGCGCGGTGTTCCTGAAGGAGGGCCCTTCCAACGGGGAGACGCTCGGCGGGTTCATGCGCCGGATGGTCAACAAGCCTGTCGGCGGCTTCTCTATGGACACCCTGACGGTGGACCTTAAGCTGGAACGGCATCTGAAAGCGGGCGAGACGACCCATAGGGCCGGGCCGGACTGCCGGCTCGAGCACTATCTTTTGGAGGAGCTTCGCAATGGCGGCTGAGACGTCCGGCGGGGAGAGATTCATTCAAGGCCTATGTACTGGCGGCATGATCGCGTTCCTTCTCACGGCTCTTTTTATGGCCGGTCCGATCGAAAGAGACCGGGACGAGTTGAAGGCCGAGGCTGCCAGACGGGGACATGCGGAGTTTTTTCTGCCGGAAGGCAAATCGTATCCTGTGTGGCGGTGGAAGGAACTTCCCTCTGAGAAGGCCAAGCCATAAGGAGACGGAATGTCGATCTTGGTTGCAGGCATCGACGCCGGGTTCGTGCATACCGGCTGGGCGCTCGTGAAGTTGTACGGCCCGGCCGACCGTCCTGGCAGGCCAGGACAGCCGGCTGGCAGGATGGACGAACTGATCAGCGTGGGCGTGATAAGGCCCAAGGACGACGGACTTGTCCCGGCGTCCTTTCATCCCGCGCCGGACTACGCTGTCACGCTGGGCGACAAGGTCGTGTACTCCGACGCCGGCCTGTGCGTGCGGCTGGTAGACAACCTCTGCGATGTGCTATGGGGCGCTCGGGCCGCGTTCATCGAGCTGCCAAGCGGCGGGTCGCAGGGTGCGCGGGCGGGCAGGTGCATGGGCATGTCCACCGCGGTCGTCGTGACGACGATGCGGTTGTTCGGCCGGGTGCACGATTCGACGCGGGCACCGGTGCTGTTTGAGGGCCATGAGATCTACGCGCCCGACGACGTGGAGAAGGCGCTGGGCATCCACCTGACGCCCGGCGAGGCGAAGGCGATGAAGAAGGGCGACAAGACCAAGTGGAAGAAGGAGCGCATCCGCGAGGCGGTCGTGCGCGCGTTTCCGGCATTCGACGATTGGCCGCCCGTCAAGAACGACACGCAGGACGCCTACGACGCCGTGGCGGCGTTCCTGTGCGCGCGGAAGCGCAATCTGCTGTACGGGGAGTTGGTCCGGCGTATCGAGGAGCGCTAAATGCAAGTGAAGAAGCTGTCCGTAATCGTGGAGCCTTCGGTAGCTGACATCGACGATTTGCGCAGAAGCCTGCTGTTCCAACAAGGCTTCTTCCCGGGCGCAAAGAGCGAAACGCGGCGTACGGCCGTCGAAACGGCTATCGGGGTCGTCTGCCGCTGGCTGGCTCGCAGGGAAATAGAGATAAAGTGAGCGAACCGGAGAAAATAGGTGAAAGGGGAAACATGGCCGTCGAGATTCCAGGCAGGGAAGGCGAGGACAAGATCAGGAAAGCCGAGGCGTTGATAGCCAGCGGGGCGAAGCCGCACATCGTGAAGCCGGGTCCGGACGGGAAGCCGATGCTGTTCATGCCCGACGGCGTGACGCCGTACGTGCCGCCCAAGGCGGAAGCCGGGCAGGCGCAGGAGGAGAGGCGCTACGACCTACCCGAGGACGTTCTCGCCGAGGTGAAGCGGATCATCGAGTCGGACCAGGTCGCCGCGACGGCCATGACGACCATCATCCACGCCTTCACGCTGGTCGAGCTGGCCAAGATGAAGCTGATCGACAGGGACGACGTGACCGACATCGTCCTGCGCGCCATGGTGATGGTTGCCCATGAGCGGACCTTCGGCAAGGCCGACATCGAGTCCATCCGGGTCATGCTGAAGAAGCTGGAAGGGCCGATGCCGAAGCTGGCGCGGAAGTGGTTCGCGTCGATGGAGATCGAGGAGCGGGCCCGCAGGAAGGAGATGAAGGAGAAGGCGGAGCGGCTGGGCAAGGACGGGCTGGCGCTGCCGACGCCGTCGCTGCGCAAGCTGTTCAAGCACGGCTTCTGGCCGTGCCGCGTCCTGGTCCTGCAGGGGCCGCAGCCCGCTGCGGTGCGCGAGGCGTGCCGGCGCTGCGCCATGGAGCAGCACGCGCGGAAGATAGGCCGGGTGACCTACCTGGCTGGCGCGATCCAGGAGGGCGAGCAGGCGTACTTCGCCGATAAGGTCGTGCCCGTTGGTGAGTGGTCGGGCATAGCCGCCGGCGACGGCAAGCTGCGCACCGGCCTGAACAAGCTGTGCGCCGACGACACGCTCCTGCTGGTGATCGAGAGCCTGGACAACGCCAACCCGACGCCGCCCATCGAGGGCCAGTTCACGGAGGATTACAAGGCGTCGGCGGTGACGCGGCTGTTCAAGTGGGCGTCGCGGAACCTCGTCGGCGTGATCGTCGGCGACTGCACTGAGCGGCAGGACAAGCCGACGGACTACGGCGACGACATGGTCCCGCGCTGCAAGGTGGCGCTGAAGGAGCTGGACGCTGCCAAGGCGGAGCCGGGCGCGCTGTACATCGGCGACGACCCCCTGGCGCTGAGGACGGGAGGCTGACATGGTCGACGTGCTGGATTGGGCGGAGCAGCGGCGCGGCAGCTACCAGGAAGTGAAGCTGCCGAAGCCGGGTTCGCTCAAGCAGCTGGATGCCGACGGGTATGCCGCGTTCTCGCTGGCGCCCGTCGCGAACTACGTGCCCGACATCGACGACCGGCGGCTGTTCGGCAGGTTCGCCGGCGAGCCGAACGCCGCCAAGCCCGGCGAGATCCGGGTGGCGGCGTTCGAGCTCAGCTACCCCGCGGTGGCCAACTGCGGCATGCACGGCCTTCGGCTGCACTGCATGGATAAGCCCAGCTACGCCTGGTTCAAGCAGTGGATGCTCGCGCAGGGCTTCCTGGACCCGTTCCATGAGAACTACTACACGGTCAGGGCCCGCGGCTGCCCGGTGATGGACCCGTTCGTCCACATGTCCAACAAGGGGCCCGACGTGGGAACCTCGCTGGAGGTCTTCGCCGTGTCGAGCATGCGCGGCAACATGGTCCCGCGGCGCGTCAACCTGCCCGGGCACGACGCCGCGCCGATGTACATCACGTTCACCAGGGAGGAGCCGGATCCCGAGGTGGTCAAGATCGGGCTGGTCCTGCTGGAGCAAAGGAGGAAGAAATGAAGGTCGTCGTCACGCCGATATTTTCCACTGACCTTGCCGAACCGCCCACCGACTGGCCGGGACTGACCGTCCGGCCGACGTTCTACCGCGGGAAGCTGCGCGCGAACGCGTTCACCGTCAAGAGCTACACCGAGGGCGGCGAGCTGCTGTGCACCGCGCTGATACAGGCCAGCGGCAAGGACGGCAGCCTGCACCTGCTGGACGTCAGCGCGCCCGTCACGGCGGAGATCGACAAGCCCGCCGAGAAGCCGGACAAGAGGTAGCGATGAACCAGGTCATACGCGTCTTCGACGAACCGGAAGGAAAAGTGGGCGCTCTGTACGTCCTTGTGCAGCGGATCGAGGACGAGGCGGCCAAGCAGGGCTGGGGGATCCGCTCCGTCTCGGTGGTCATGGCCGACCGTCTGTACAAGGCGGTCGCCGTGATGGACCTGCCCGCCCCGCCCGAGATCGTCCAGGAGCCCCGCGACGGGCGGAAGGACATCCCGCTCAAGGCCGGCGCGACGGCGCCGACGGTGCCGGCCTTCCTGAAGACCCCTGACGGGCTGAGGCCCGTGCAGGCGATGGCCGGCGTCTTCGGCGTGCCCGAGGGCGAGAAACTGTCGCCGACGGACGACGAGCCCGCGCCGCCGCCGCTCCTGTCGAAGTCGTGCGACCTGCGGAAGTACGGCGATGTGTTCGGCAACTTGGAGGAGCCCCATGCCTGAGAATCCGGAGACGAAATCGACGGTGCCGGGACAGCCGCGGAAGGCGTCCTGCATCGCAGTGGTCCTTCCCGCCAAGGAGGGGGCGATACCCGTTCGCTTAGTCGCAGACAGCATTGATGACTTCCTGCCGCAACTCCACAAGACGCTCATGGAAGTCAAGCACGGCTGGGCCACGCTGGTCATAGACGGCCAGCTGGCCAAGCTCTCGAACCCTATTCAGGTCTTCGTGCTGCGCGCGACTGTGAACGGTGGGCCGGTCGAGCATTCCGTCCACGCTACCGGCGCCCCGACGTTCGACGAAGGCGGCCGTTTCGACATCCTCAATTGAAGCCGCCGGACGTGAAAGCCTAAGTGAAAGCCCTTACGAAGCCGACGTAGAAGCCGACGGTAAGCCGGAAGTCCGCGGCGGCCTGCGCGCTCGCGCGGCCGGCGGCAACCACCGGCTCGTCATTGACGATGACGGGCAACACGAAGGTCAGAAAGGGGGCAGGATGCGATGACGAAGGAAGAACTGCTGGAACTGTCCAGCAGGTTGCCCAAGGACCGCGTCTTCATAGGTTTCTCAAGCCTGTCGGGGCGCTTCGTGCCTTGGGTCCCGGATGTGGAACTGAACCAGACGTTGATACCGTTGGGAGACCTGACGGTCGACATGGTGGGGTGGTCGAAGCCCCATCCGAAGACGGGAGTAGTCCAGGTAGAAGTGAAGTCTTCCACAGCCATAGTCGACAACAACCGCGTCCACGTGGGGGGAAACAAGTATTACGTCTCGGCCGAGTCGAACGTCTTCGACTACTACGTGGAGGGAGGACAATACAGGAGGGGGCTGGTCCGCTATCGCACGCTGGAACACCTGTTCGGGGAGGCGCACCCCCGGTTCGCCGACATGGCCGACCGGTGCAAGCACCTGCTCGATCCCCAGCTGCGGGAGCACTATCCGTACCTGACGAACGGCGATCAGTACGCCACGGCGCCGCAGATCCTTTGCTGCGCGGAACTGGGCGTCACGGAGAAATACCCGCTGACCCCCAGGACCGGCAGGCCGCCGAGCGCGCTGGCCGCGAAGACGGAATCGGTCCCCTTGTACGAGCACGCCGCGATGATGCTCTCGAGGAACGGCATCAGCGCGCGCAATCCGTCCACCGCCGCGCCGCTCCGGGGGCTGTGCTCCCCCGCGAACGGCTCCGTCGTCGGCATCGACGACGCGACGGTGGAGGTGGTCTACAAGCAGGACGGCCAGGCGATGCGGGAGCGGTATTCCGCCGACGAGATGAAGCAGCAACTGGCCGGGATCTTCGACGCGCTGTTCAGGGACCCGTGCGACGTGCACCTGATCCCTGTCGTGGCCAAGGGCGAGGTCAGAGTAGTCGGGCCGGGGCAGGCCCTGTTCACCCCACTGCCCATCCAGTCCCGCAACAAGCCGTACCTGCCCGAACAGATCCAGCGGCTGCAGGCCGACATCCGGATCGGCATCGAGTACCTGACCGTCCTCGCCTCGCTCAAGATCGTGGACACGAAGGTCCTGGTGGACGCGGAGTTCGCGTTCAACCGCACCGAGCCGTTCGTCCTGCTCGACCCCATGCACGCCATCCAGTCCGTATCGAAGTTCAAGGGCACGCAATGGTCTCACGTCCCCAACAAGTCGGCCTACATCGTGGACCGGGCCGACATCTTGATCGACATGTGGCACACGGCGGTCCATGTGCCGAGCGCGTACCACCAGAAGCCGGCCGTCAAGCCGGCCAAGCCGAAGCCGCAGTTCGTCAAGCCGGTCGTCAGCGACTTCGGCCAGCCGGCCTTGGACGCCGTCCTGACGGAGCTCAAGAAGATGGCGCAGTCGAAGACAACGCCGCCGGAACCGGCGGCGCAGGCCGTTGCGGAGCCGGCACCCGCCGCCGTTCCGGAGACTGCCGAGGCGCAAGCCGCGGAAACTCAGGCAATGGTGTAACGGGCGTTAGGACCCGCGAACGCCGGCAGCCCCGCCGGCGTTTTTTAGCTTCTTCCCGCGGTATTGACTCCCGCCGCGTGGAAGGGTACGATCCTGTGGGAGGTCCTCATGGCGCACGGCGACGGCTACCAGTTCGACGGCCAGGATGGCATCCCCGGCACGGTCGTTCCCAAGGTGCGGGGCGCCAACACCGTCACGTTCTTGAACGACCAGGTCATCCCGCATAACATCGTGGACGGGCTCAACGTCTACGCGCTAACGGAGGAGGGCTTGGAGAAGCTGCGGCAGGGGAACAAGATGGTCAACGGAAAGCCGGTCGTCAAGGTGGGCTTCCTTGATGCGGTCGACCGCAGCAGGGAGCCTTACAAGCGCAACGCGATCGCGGATCCGGGGGAAGCGGGGATCTCGCTTCCCCCGGTTCCAGACAACGTCCGCCCGGTGGGCGGCCAGAAGGCAAGGCAGGCCGATGCCGCCGGCACGCGGCCGATGGCCGTCCTGTCGCCCGGAACGGCCAAATTCGCCGGCGGCGGGTTCTCGTTCACGGCGCAGTTCGCGCACATCGGCGTCGAGGACATCTACCTCGTGATGGTGCACGACGAGGACGCGATCTCGCTGGAGCTGCCCGGTGAAGGCCAGATAACGATCTCATGGAACGGCATGCGCTACAACTGCCTGCCGGGCCCGCGGTTCAAGATGGGCGCCGGCGCGCGGGCCGTGTTCAACGTCTACCTGATCGAGTCCAGCGTACCGGAGTAGGCCGATGAAAAAGGACGGCGAAGTAAGGGCAGGGCAGACCCGCTGCGACCGCTGCGGCGCGGTGAGCGCCTCCGTTTCCGGCAAGGCGTGCCTCTGCAAGGGCCACGGCGCCAAGTCGGCTTCGGCGGAACCGGCGCTGAAGGCCGCCGCCGACAAGCTCGCGGAACTTCATAAGGCGAAGAGCCGATGATCGAGCCGCTTTCGGTTTACCCGATCCAGGGGCAGGCGATCTCGGCCGATCTTCAGAGCCGCTTCAGAGGCGCGTTCCCCGACCCGTACTGCGACTACGCCAGCACGCAGACGCCCCGCAGCATCTACGACGTGCTGCGCTGGTCGGAGTTCACGTGGATGATCGACGGCACCTACAGGATGGCGTCGCGCCGCGTGGTCAGGTACTTCCTCACGAAGCTGGAGTTCACCGACGCCAGCGACGACGAGAAGAAGAAGTACAACGACTACCTCGAAGACACGATGAAGATCATGAGGATCCTGGCGCTCCTCGGCGACAACTTCATCTGCTACGGCAACGTCTTTGTGTCGCTGCACGTCCCCTTCCGCCGCTACCTGAAGTGCCCGAAATGCAACCTGGAGCGGCCGATCGGCAACGTCAACTACGGGTGGTCCGACTACAGCTTCACCGCCGAGTGCAAGTGCGGGTACAGGGGGCAGCACACGCGCGTAGACAGGCGCAGCGTGGAGGCCGACCCGCCCAAGGTGGTCTTCTGGCCGCCGCAGGAGATGCGGGTCCTGTACAACGTCCTGACTGGCGACTCGGCGTACTTCTGGCAGATCCCCGGCTACGTGCGCGATTACATCCAGCGGGGGAACAAGCACTATCTGGAAGGCACGCCGTGGGAGGTCATCGAGGCGGTCAAGCAGAACAAGCTGTTCCGCTTCAACGACGACGTCATCTTCCACATGCGCGACGACTCCATTGCTGGACTCCGGCACTTCGGCTGGGGCATACCGATGATAATGGCCAACTTCAAGCTGGCGTGGTCGATCCAGGTGCTGAAGCGGTACAACCAGGCCATCGCCCTGGATTACATCATCCCGTTCAGGGTCGTCACGCCGCATCCCGGCAACAGCCGCGAGTCGGACCCCGTGCTGCACGTCAACCTGGGCAGCTTCAACGCCAACGTGGCGGCCATGATGCGCAGGCACAGGCTGGACCCGACGCAGATCAACTTCTTGCCGTTCCCTATCGACTTCCAGATGCTGGGAGCGGAGGGGAAGAACCTGGCGCCGGTGGAGCTGATCGACAAGACCACCGACGAGCTGCTGAATGCGCAGGGCATCCCGGCTGAGCTGTACAGGGGGACGCTCCAGGTGCAGGCCATGCCGACGGCCCTGCGCCTGTTCGAGCGCACCTGGACGCACCTCGTCAGCGGCATGAACGAATTCCTGGATTGGTTCTGCAAGCAGATCTCCGAGATCCGCAACTGGGAGAACCTGCACGCGCGCCTGCAGCCCACCACGCTGGCCGAGGACATCGAGCGCCGGCAGATCCAGCTCCAGCTCGCGGCCGGCAGCCAGATCAGCCGGCAGACCGCGTGGGCGCCCTTCGGCATCGAGTACAGGGAAGAGGTCAAGCGGATGCTGGAGGAGAACGCCTTCGCGCAGCGCGAGCAGCAGCGGTTCCAGCAGGAGCAGCAGCAGCAGGCGCTCATGGAGGACACGGTCTACCAGATCTCGTCCGGCCAGGCGCCCGCCGGAAACGACCCCAACGCGCAGGCCCAGGCGCAGCAGCAAGGACAGCCGGTCCAGCAAGGCCAAGCCGGCCAGCAGCAGGCTGCACCGGTCCAGCAAGCCGGCATACAGATCCTGCAGCCTGCCGCCGGCACCACGCCGGAGGACATGCTGGCGCAGGCGGAACAGATCGCCGGACAGCTGCTCAACATGCCCTACGAACAGCGGCGCGTGGAGATGACCAAAATTAAACGTGGAAATGAAACTCTTCACAGCCTAGTTTTGTCAAAAATGGATCAGATCCGGCAGCGCGCGCAGACCCTCGGCGGCTACCAGATGATCCCGCAGCTGACGGGCGCTGCCCAGTGACGGAGCAACTTTGATGCTGCAGCTAGAGTTGAGCAACCTCCTCACCGTCGCGCTGGCCGCGCTGGCCCTGATGGGCGGGATGGTCGCGTTCATCGTGAGGATGTACGACGCGAAGCTCAAGGACCTGTCCTTGCGGGTGGACGGCGCTTTCCGGGCCTCGCAGGCGGCCGAAAAAGCCGCCGTGGACGAGGAGAAGAACCGCATTCTGGCGGTGCAGGCTTTGGCCGACGCTCGCAGCGCGGAGCACAAGGACGCCTTCACGAGGTCGTATAGGCGGATAGAGGACCTTGAAAAGGAGGTCCATCAGTCCGCGATACAGACGCAGCGGCAGGTCAGCGATCTGGAAGTCACGGTATCCAGTTTCGGCGGCATGTACGTCACTAAGCATGAGCTGGAGCGCTGCCAGGACACGAACACCGGCCGTCATGGAGGTACATAGCATGAGATTCCTGATATTCGACTCCAACAGGGTCTACGCCAAGAAGGTGCAGGCCCTGATCGAGGAACACATCAAGGACGCCGAGGTGGAGCTTGCGCACAACATCCCTGTGCTTCGCCAACGGCTGGACGGCGCCCGATACGACCTGATCCTTGCCGACGTCGACACCACGCTCGATACCGCGGCGGCCCTGAAAGAGCTGAACTTGGTCGCCAAGAAGAGCATGGTCGTGGTCTGGTCCGCCGTCCGCACCCCGGTGACCAAGACGCAGGTATCGCCCCGCTGTGACGCGGCCATGGTGCTGCCGAAGGCCTTCGAGCCGAAAGCCATCCAGGTCGCGCTGGACAAGGTGATACACGCGCGATGCGCCGTCTGATATGCGGTGTTTTCTGTGGTGAATTCGGCTGGGAACTGATGTCCTGGCAGGGCTATCTTCGTCGGCAGGCCAAGGGATTTGATGAGGTTGTCGTGGCGGCCCCGAAGGGCCACGAGCTGCTGTACGCCGACTTCTGCACGCAATATGTCCCTCATTGCGTGACGGGCGACAAGGACTGCTGGTTCATCCGGGAGGCAAGCCCGGAGCTGGCCATCGTGGATCAGCATCTGGCCCGCATGGAAGGTACGTGGATCAAGCCGGCCAGGAAGTATTCGCTGGCCGAGCAGGACTTCGTGCCGTTCGGCGACCCCCAGCTGGCCCCGCCGGATTACCGCTTCGACGTCGTCATGCACGTGCGCGCGCTGGCGGGCCGCTCTGCTGAGCGCTCCTGGACGTCCGGCCACGCCGATGAAGTCGCTGCGCGCCTGTTGAGAGCCGGATACAAGGTCGCCGCCACCGGCCACTCCGCGCGCTGCCCGGCGGGCGCGACCGACATCCGCGGCCTGCCGCTGGCGCAGGAGGCCAACATCCTGGCGGCGGCAAGGCTGATGGTCGGCCCGTGCAGCGGCCCGATCCACTTCGCCGCGCTGTGCCGGCTGCCGGCGCTGGCCTGGACGGATAAGCGGTATTGGAGCGTTCTGGGCGGCACGAACAAGCAGCGGCTGGAGGAGCTGTGGAACCCGCTGCGGACTCCGGTCCACGTGATGGAGGACGGTTGGGAGCCGTCCATAATTGCCGTGGTCAGCACCGTAATGGCGTTGTTGGGCCTGCCGAGGGAAGTATGAAGCGCCTTATCGCAGGGCCGTGGGCGGGGGAGCTGGGCTGGGAGCTCATGTCCTGGCAGGGGCTCGTCCGCAAGCTGAGCAGGGGTTACGACGAGACGGTCGTCTGTTCCGACGACGGCCACCAAGCCCTGTACGCCGACTTCGCGGCGTCGTACATACCGCACAAGCTGCTGGGGCAGCGGGACTGCTACCACTTCATGCCCGCCAACCCCACGGCGTTCTTCGCGCTGATGGACAGCCTGACCAAGATGGGCGGCGACTGTGTCAGGCCGACGATACAGGCGCTGATGGCGCAGCAGGAGTTCATACGGTACGGCAACGCGGCCAGGTGCCCGGAGAACCGCCGCTACGACGTGCTGGTGCACGTGCGGCAGAAGAGGGACGTGAAGGTGCAGCGGTCGTGGCCGGAGGATCATGCTGTCGGCGTGGTGAAAACGCTGCGCGAGGCGGGGCTGCGCGTCGGCGCCATAGGCGCGCCAGGCACGCCGATGGCCGGGGCGGCCAACGCGATCGGCTTCCCGCTGGGCGAGCTGATGGATGTGCTGGCCGCCGCTAAGCTGGTCGTCGGGCCGTGCAGCGGGCCGATCCACCTGGCCGCGCTGTGCGGGACGCCGGCAGTCGCGTGGACGGACACGAGAAAATGGACTAGTCTGAAGTTCACCAACCGCGAGCGGCTGGAGCGGTATTGGAACCCGCTCGGTACGCCCGTGCGCGTCGTCGACAAATACGGCTGGCTGCCGCCTGCCGACATCGTGGTCGGGCAGGCGCTGAGCTTCCTGGCGGAGATGAAGCGATAGGACGGGAGGGAACGGTGAGTGGCGTGGGCGGACAGGGACATTCGGATAAGTCCAACGGCATATCGGCTTGGATCTTCGCCGCGTGCGTCGGGTTGGGCCTGCTGGCGCTGCTGATAGCGGTGCTGGTCCACCAAATAGGCAAGGGAATCTGACCGAAGAACATGGTTGGACGGACGATGAGGCTCAACGCGGCGGAGCGCGCCGCCCTTTACGACCAGCGGGGAGCGGCGTACTGCTCCCCGCTGGACCTGACGCTGCCGTTCATAGACGAGATGCTGCCGCGCAGCGTCTCCAGCGTCCTGGACATCGGCTGCGGCCGTGGCGACATCCTGGCGTATGCGGCCAAGTCGCTCAAGCTGGCGGGCGACGATGCCACAGGCGTGGATATCAGCTCGGTGCGCATAGCGTACGCTAGGCAACAGCACCCGGCGCTGCGTTTCGTGGCCGCGGACGCCTTTGAGTTCCTTTCGGCCCCCGGGCTGCGCTACGGAGCGGTCCTCCTGTTCGAGGTGCTGGAGCACGTCGACGACGACCTGAAGCTGCTGGCCTTGGCGCGGGCGGCCTGCGCGGGCAGGATCCTGGGGTCGCTGCCCGTCAGGGTCAAGGAGATGACGCACGCGCGCGACTTCGCCAGCCACGAGGAGGCCGCGCGGCGGTACAGGCTGACGTCGTGGCGGGCCCGCGGCCAGCACGTCCTGTTCTCGATGGAAGGAGGCACGGCGTGATCAAGGTGTACAACCCGGCGCTCACCGACATCTCGAAGGCGGCCGTCATAGGCGACGGCACCCGGATAGGGGTGTTCACGCGGATAGCGGCGCACGTGAAGATAGGCCGCAACTGCCTGATAGGATCGCACTGCAACGTGTGCGACGCCGTCGTCATAGGCGACAACGTGTCGGTGCAGACGCGCTGCCACATCACCCGGATGACGGCGATAGGCAACGACGTGTTCATAGGCCCGGGCCTCGTAACCACTAACGACAAGTACATGCGCAACGCCGGCCTCTGCATCGGCCCGAAGATAGAGGACGGCGCGCGGATAGGCGGCGGCGTCGTCCTCCTGCCCGGGGTAGTGGTGGGGAAGCTGGCCGTCGTGGGCGCCGGCAGCGTGGTGACGAAGGACGTCCCGGCCGGCATGCTCGTGTACGGCAACCCGGCCAGGGTGATCGGTCCCGCATCGGCGCTTGGGGAGAGGAAGTGAACGTCTCGGTCCTGATACCCGTGCGGAACAAAGCAGGCGTCATCGGCCGCGTTCTGGCGGCGCTGGCGCCGCAGCTGGAGAGCGGCGACGAGGCCGTCGTCCTGGACGACCGATCGTCGGACGACAGCGGCGCGCAGGTAGCCGCCCATCCGGTCCGCCTGCTGACCCGCACCGGGGACCCGAAGCCGTACAGGCTGGCCAGCGCGCGCAACCTTCTCGTCCGCGAGGCGGCCAATCCCGAGCTGGTGTTCCTGGCCGCGGACTGCGTGCCGGAACCGGAGTTCATCGCTGAGCACAAGCGTGGGCTGGCTGTGCGCACGCCGCGGATGATGGTGGCCGGCAGGGTCTGGAACCCCGGTTACGTCGGCGTGCGGCCGGAGCCGCTGCTGTCCGTGGACGACAAGTGGCGCAGGGTGTTCTCCGGCAATCTGAGCATGTCCAGGCGCGACTTCGACATGATAGGCGGGTTCGACGAGAACTTCGACGGCGCCTGGGGCCAGGAGGACGTGGAGTTCGCCTATCGCGCCGTCCGAGTTTATGGATACAGGATCCTTCGGATCGGCGCGGCCGCTTGGCACGATCCCCATCCCAGGTGCGAACCGAGGTGCGACAGGAACTATGTCTACTTCAGGCGCAAATACAACCGATGTCCTGGTCTGCGCGGCACCGACGGGCGTGGTTCCTGACAGGCAGGACAACCCGCACGTCCCGCTGTCCGTGAAGGAGATCGCGGACTGCGCGGTGGCGTGCGCCGACGCCGGCGCGGCCATGATCCATCTGCACGTCAGGGACGATGACGGTCGGGCCACGCTGTGCCCGAACAGATACACCCGCGTCATCGCTGCCATAAGGGAACGGCGGCCCGGCTTGGTGCTGTGCGTGTCGCTGAGCGGACGCGGCGGCGTGCCGGAGGCGGACCGCCATGGCCCGCTTTCGCTGGCCGGCGACGTAAAGCCCGACATGGCCAGCTTGACGCTCAGCTCGCTCAACTTTCCACGCTGCGCCAGCCCCAACCCACCTGAGCTGATCCAAGGGCTCGCCCGGCACATGTTGGATAGGGGGATCGCGCCGGAGTTGGAGGCGTTCGACCTGGGCATGGTCAACTATGCGAAGTACCTGATCGGCAAGGGGCTGCTGGAGCCGCCGTACCGGTTCAACCTGCTGCTGGGGAACATCGCGGGCGCTCAGCTGGACCCGCTGCACTTGGGCGCCATGCTGGCCGCGCTGCCGCCGGACTCGATGTGGCTCGCGGCGGGCATGGGTTTGCGCCAGCTGGCCGCCAACGCGCTCGGCATCATGTTTGGCGACGGTATCCGCGTAGGGATAGAGGACAATCCCACGGAGGGGCTGAGCAACGAGGAGCTCGTGCGTCGCGCGGTCGGGCTGGCCGCGCTGTTCGGCAGGAAACCGGCGACTGCCGTTGCGGCAAGGCAGAAACTGGGCTTGCCGGCCCGATAGGAGGGATTGATGGGAAACCAGTGCTGTTTCGACTGCCCGCGCTGCGAGTGCGCCGGCAGGGGACGCGAAGTGCCGGTTCTGCGGATGCGGCTGTTCGGCGTCCGCGCGTTGAGGGAGGCCGTCGCGTATGCTGCTCAAGGGGGGTTCGCTCTTCACTTGGCGGGCTCGGCGAAGGGTTATCCGGGCGCGCTGCGTTGCTTCCAGGCGGCTAAGGAGTTCGCGCACCTGTTCGGGAAGGACGCGGGGCAGCTGTGGGGGATCGCGCGCCTGTTGGGGGTCAAGCAGGTAGTCGTTCACTACGCCGGCACGCCGCGCGCGCATGTGGATCTCTGTGGCAAGCCGCTGGAGCTTGCTAAGCGCTGGTGCGAGGAGCGCGAGGCGGTCGTGGCGGCCCAGATCGAATCGCTGAGGCCGACCGGGTTCAGCGCCCGGAAGATCAAGGCGGTGTTGGGCATCCCATGAAAGGAAGCCGCATCCGATGAACTTCGAGGCGATGAAGAGGTTCTGGGACGACAGGTACGGACGGATGGAGCCCGGCTGGGCCCACAGGATGCTCGCGCAGGTTCCCGCCGTGGAGACTGAGTTGCGCAAGCACCTGGATCCCGCGCAGCCGTTCGGCACGCTCGTGGACATCGGCTGCGGCGACGGCAGGTTCCTGCCCTTCCTGGCGCTGGTGGCCAAGCACGTATGGGGAGTTGATGTCAGCCCGGTCGCCCTGCAACGGGCGACGGGCAAGGCCAGGAACGTCACGCTGATGCAGGCCGATTGGCCGTACAATCTGCCCTTCCGTGGTGGCAGCGTAGGCGCGGCGACGGTCCTGTTCGCCTTCCAGCACATGGTCGACGACACCGTTGCCGGTGCCACGGCGGCGGAACTGCGCCGCATCCTGGCGCCCGGCGCCAAGGTGGTGGTCGTGGACAATGCGCTGGATAAGGCCGCGCACGTGAAGCCTAGGCCCGCCGACTGGTTCGTGAAGTCGCTGGGGCTGAAGGAAGCCGCCCAATGCCGGGTGGCCGTCGATGGCCGCAAGGACGGTCACTGGCTGATAGCCGGGCATACCTGACCTTTCCAAGGCCTTGGAAACCCTCCAGCTAAAATTCGGGGCTATTCGCGTTATTATGCCTTGGTGAGTCTGGCGTTGGGCTGGGCTCGTCCAAGCGTAATAACACGGCGCGGGCACCCCGCGTAGAAAGGAGTGCACTATGAGTACCACAAAGGCGAAGGTGGAGATGGCCAAGGAGGCAGCCGCGTTGGAGGAGATCAAGAAGCACAATCCCGAACTGCTTGGCGATCCCAAGATGCAGGAGGGGTTGAAAGCCGTCGTGGTTCGGATGGAGGCCCACCTGATCGGATGCCCCCAGCTCGTGGACGACGTGGAGTTCAAGAAGGGCTTCGAGGCCGTCAGGAGTGCCATTCAAGGCACGGAAAAGGCTGCAGTCGAGAAGGCGACTGAGGAGATGGTCGGGCAGGTCGAACAGGGCGTACCGCCGGCGGAGGCGGCGGAAACGCTCAAGGACCGTGCACTGGCCGTGTGCGGCCGCACCAAGGAAGGTGCGGCGAAGGCGGCGCGGTGGATCTACGACAAGATCCTCACACGTGGAGCCAGGTGCATCTGTACGCTCGTCGGCGGAACCGCGTGGACGGCGTTCAAGATCGTGGTCGACGGCGTCGATGCGGCTCTTCAGCTGGTGGTCGAGACGGCCGCGTTGGCGATCGACCTGATCTGGTCGATCGTGGACCGCGTCCGCGGTCTCACGCCCGCGCTCCCCGGAAGGGGCCCTGCCATGAGGTGGATCGAGGAGCAGAAGGAGTTGGCCGCGAAGTACGAAAGGCACGTGCAGGCGGCGAACGAGTACGTCGACTAGGCTCCTGCCGTGGCGCCGGCCGCGGCGGGACAGGATCGGGACTTGCGGGCGCGATTGGAGATCGCGCCCGTTTTTTCGCTACTGGCAGAGGGAAAGGAGGGCCGCATGAGATCGCGAGATTACATAGACGACGGGGTGTCGGACATGACGGTTCGCGTGTACGAGACCGACTTGCGGCATAAGGCGGCGCCGAAGTTCGGCCGCTTCCTGCAGGCTTGGGATGAGACGCGGCTGTGGGACCGAAAGCTGCTGGCCCGTTGCGACACGGTTGAATTGGCGGCATTTACCAATTTCCTCGACTGCGTGGCCGCGCGGGTCCTGCAGGAATGGCTCGTGCGCTCCGGCCTGCGCGTTGCCAACCACAGGGACACGAGGCGTATCCTGAAGCGGCTGTGCGTCGATATGGGCCTGCCTCCCGACATCGATCCCAACTACGGCCGGTTTCATGCGCTCTTCGATCACGTCCGGGTCCTGAAGAGTGACGAAGGCCCTTACTACGCGATCTCCGAGCCGTACGACACGGCGTTCGACTGCCATCTGTTCGACGAAGCTCGGTCGAAGCTGTTGGAGAAAGGCTGGGAGGTAGGAGTAAAGGGCCGCTCGCAGCACGCCCCATTGGACGGGACGTTACGGCTCATGTTCATCATCGACAAGTGATGGGAACGGGGGGAATTGTGATGGACATCGCGGAGGCGGATAGACTGCTGGAGGAGGCGCGCGGCGCGCGCGAGAATGCCAAGCGCCTGGAGCGCGAGCACAAGATCGAGGCGCTCCAGGCCGCGGTGGACCTGGCCAAGAAGAAGAAGGCCGCCGTGGTGGCGCAGATAGCCAGGCTGGATGCCGGAAGGGAGGGCAGGGAAGCCAAGATCAAGGAGACGGACGAACTGAAGGAGTTCCTCGGCGACGTCTATCCCCAGGTCAGGAAGCGTTTCGAGGAGGACGTCCTGAACGCCGACCTGGAACGCCAGGCCGCGACAAGGGCCCTGATGGACCTGGACTCGGAGATATCATGCACCGTGTCCGACCTGGTGCGGCTGCGCAGGGGGCCGGCATCGGACAAGCCGCCGAAGGCGGCGGTGGAAGCGAAGTCCAGCAGCTCTGCCGAGCCCATGCCGCCGGACGAAGCCTTGCTTCCGCTATGCCGCGGGGAAGTGGGCCAGGCCTATGAGGAATGCACACTCGGTCTCGACAGCGCGGCGCGCGAACTGGGCAACGATGTGGAACTCTTGGGACAATACTGCGCGGTCGCCGCCGGCAACGTCAGGCTGCTTCTCGGTACGCCTATACCGCTGAATAGTGCCGAAAAGACCATGTTGGGCAGGGGACTAGACGCTGTCGCCTACGTGGCGACAGAGTCCAAGTGCGGCTGTGTCGAGGCGTTGAACAGGGGAATCGCGAAGGACTGGAAGAAGTACGTCGCCGAGGCGGATACTCGGCTGGCCGAGTTGGAATCGATCCGCTGGAGCATGAGGGCGAAGCCCAAGACGTACGAGGAGAAGGCGCCGCCGGAGCCGGATCCGCTCCTCGATTTCTCCCTGTTGGAAAAGGCGACGGGGCTGCGTGTCGCCGTGCTGGGCGGCATGAAGAACCCCGACATCGTGAAATGGATGTCGGTCAGGCTGGGCTTCGGAAAGGTGGCCTGGTACGGCTGCTACAGGAAGACCAGGGAGCGGGACGGTATGGTGCAAAGCATCGGCGCCGGCGGCGTCGACCTCATTGTCCTTTACACGAAGTTCGTGGGGCACAGGCACGTCGACCTGATCCTGAAGATGGCGCGTCAGAGGGGCATACCCTTGGCGTGGTGCAACTCGACATCCAAGGCGGAGATCGCCTCGGCCGTGGCGAAGGCATTGGGCCTGGTCCCGGCCAACGGCGGTGGGAAGTGAGCTGGAGGAACTGACATGCAGCACAACTGGGGACGTTGTCCCACGTCGGAGAGCGTGATGGCCGAGGTGGCCCAACTGACGGGGACGGAGCTGAAGTACGAGTTCAGGCAGGCCGTGCCGATTTCCAGCCTGAAGATCGGGCCGTCGAAGAAGAACAACGCCCGCCTCGAGCCGGTCGAGGAGGACGTGGCCGCGCGGTACGCGGCGGACATGCGGAAGGGGGACGTGTTCCCCGCGACCGTGATCCTCGACAACGGGCTCATCCTGGCCGGCAACACCAGGGTCAAGGCCGCGCAGATGGCCGGCGCGGACGCCGTCGCGGCCTACGTCATCTGCGGCATCACGCCGGGGCAGCAGTTCTTCTTCGTCCGCCGGGACAACGCGAAGCACGGGGTCCCGCTGTCCATGGACATGCAGGTGGAGACCTGCGCGGAGCTGCACCTCACGTACGGGATGCCCGTCAAGACCCTGTGCGACCTGTGGTTCGGCACGGCGCTGTCGTACTACAACCGGATCATCGACGCCGTCCACGCGCGGAAGGTGGTCGCCAAGCTGTCCGGCTGGAAGGAGATCTCCGTCGCTGGCACGGCGCGCAGCACGCTGGCCGCGCTGTACCCGCTGCTCGACAGCAGGCACGTCCTCCGCGGCGCCGCGGACGTCGTGACGCGGCACGGCTACTCGTCGGCGCAGACGTCGGCCCTGCTGGCCAGCATCAAGGCGAAGGACAACGAGGCCGACAAGCTGGCGGTGATCGAGGAAGACAGGAGGGCCAATGAGGGCAGGGTGAAGGGCACCCCGCGGTACGACCTCGACTTCAAGAGGGAGCTCAACAGGCTGCTGAACTTCCTCGAGACGGCCGCGAACGGCAAGCCGCTGCCCGGCGTCAGCAAGATCGCGTCGGACAAGAAGATCGCCGCGGAGCTGAAGGGCGTCATCGGCAAGATGATGGCCCGGCTGCGGCAGGTGAAAGGAGGATAGGATGAACCTCTCGCTGGAGGTGCTGCGGCAGCTGGGCGACGGGAGATGGCGTTCCTGCGCCCGGCTGCTGCAGAAACTGGACGGCTGCATCCAGCCGGAACGCGCGGCAAGGCGCTACTCCGACACGGTCGAGCACGCGTCAGACATGCCGCTGGGCGACAAGATCGACGCCGGCAGGCGCATGCTCATCGTACAGGCCGTCGAGGCCTTGCGCAGGCAGGGCAGGGTGGAAGTGGACGGCAAGGGCTTCGGCAAGAGGGCCAGGCTCAAGCCGTACGGCAACGACACGCAGGGAAGGGCGGTGCTGACCGCTCTTGGTCTGGTCGGGAAGGCCATTGAGCGCTCGCATGTGTCGCCGGAGGCGAAGGCCGCTTGCCGGGGGCATTGCGAGGCGATTCGTGAGCTGGTGGAAGGAGGACGCTGATGTTGGAGATGGTTCTGACGAACAACGGCGCGCCCAGCGCGGCCGACGGGCGTGTCATGAACGCCGTGGCGAAGCTGCTCAAGGCGCATTTGGAACGGCTGGGGCTCTCAAAACAGTGGGCCTGCCGGCTGTTGGAACGCACCGGCGCTGGGGGGAACGAGACGGTCAAGTTCAGGCACATTGTCAAGGACGCGACCGGCGAGTACCCGGTGTACATGGTCAGGCCGTTCGACAGGGACACGGCCTGGAACGTTAAGGTGTTCCCGCCGCCCGGCGTGACGTGCAGGAACATCGAGGACATCGAGAAACCCATGGCGACGGCGCCCGCCGTCCCGGCGCCGGCCTCGAAGTACACGGCCTGCCAGATACACAGGGCCAAGGTGCTGGGCCATCTGTACAGCGGCACGGACTGCCGTGCGCACGGTCTTCGCATCGTCCTCGGCAACGAGGGCGTCGAAGGCTACATACCGTTGGCGGACATATCGCCGACGTACAACCGGAGGGAACTGGACAAGTATCCCGTGGGCACCGTGATCTCCCGCGTCGCCGTGGCCGATCCGACGCGGAAGCCCATGCGGTGCACGCTTCATGTGGACGGCCTGGCGAACCCGGACGACTCCAGGGACGTCTTCACGGGCAGGCCCGACAAGGCCGGCGTGCTCAACCTCGCGGGGTTCACCCGCGACATCGGCAGGACGTACGAACTGCTGGGCGAGCTGAAGACGCTGGCCGAGTGCTGCCGCCCGAAAGGCAGCGGCGACAACCCCGCGATGCCGCGGATCGACGTGCTCGCGTGCGCCTCGGAGTTCTTCCAGAGGGAATACGGGGCGAAGGTCAGCCCTGTCGGGATAGTCTCCATGCTGACCGGGCTCTGCAAGGTCGCGGAGCCGATGCTCAGGCGGGTCGCCGACGACTACCAGCTCACGGAGTTCGGCTGGACCGAGCTGGGGGCCCGCGTGGAACAGCGGCAGCCGCCGCCGGCCGACGGCACGGACGCGCGCGAGGTCTCCGAGCAGCTGAAGGCGGAAGAGGCTGCCGCGGTCGAAGCGTCACCCGGCAAGACGGAGGAACAGGGCGTGCCGATGCTCAGTCCCGACGATGTGGCGTGGCTGCGCGGGAAAGTCAAGCAGCGCGTCGCGCTGCTGGGCGAGATGGCGCGGATAGACGCCGAGCTGGCGAGGGTGGACAAGGAGTTGGCGGAGGCGTTCGGCGCGAAGCCGGGCGTGTAAAGCCGCCGGCGACGGATGAAAAGAGCCAATGATGGCAGAGACTGCCGTGAAAGAAGCCATACCGAAATGGGTCTGGCGCTGTATGGACTGCCAGACCGTCAGCGAGGATGCCACATCCAGTAGCTTTCACGTCGGCTGCATAGGGCGACGCGTGCGCGTCAAGCTCCGCGAATTCAGGAAGATGCGCGAGCCGGTCGCGAGCAGGTCCGGCGAGCGCATCTGGGTGCTGAAGAAAGAGTTCAAGGACGCAGCGCCGTTCTGACCGCTGACAGGCAGGACAGTCGTTTTCATAGGACCCCGCCATGAGGCGGGGTCCTTCTTTTGAAAAGGAGAAAAGACGGTGTTGGAAGACCTGCATGACTTTGCTGAAAAGTGGCTGTCGATTGCCAGAAACACGACGCCTGCCACGCGGAACGAGCTGCTTCGTGCGGGCAGGTGGTTCATGGACGTAACCTATGGCTGTTCCTACAGGCCTATCTTCGTCGCCGACTCGCCGTATTCCGCTTATCGCCTTTCGTTGCGGCTGGCCGACAGGCAGGCGGCGCGCAGGGCGCTGCGCAACCTCCGTATCTCTTTTGACCCCACGACGCGCGCTTACTCGAATCTTCGGGAGGCTATTGCCAGCCAAGAGTCGTCGTGGCGTCAGCCTATCCGCCAAGACAGCTGGCGGAGACTGTGGCACGAGGCATGGATGAAGACGGGGAAAGCTATCGAGGAAGAGTTGCGCCGGTCGATGCCGTTTTCTTTCCATGCGGTTCTCGATTGCCGTCGTAAGGCCGAAACTGCTCTCAACAATGGAATTCTCAAGCCCATCCGACGGAGGATTGGGGAGCAGATGTCCTCGGCGGCATGGTCGCGCGTGGATGAATTCATGGCCGAGCGCGTCGACAAGAAGTCGGCCAAGTTGGCCGAAATCTTTCGGGGCCAGGGTAGTCTGCTGCTCGGCTGCTTAAGCGACCGTTTGTGCGGCCCTTACCAGTTCAGTTCCGATGGGTGCGCGGCCATCGACTATTGTCGTTCGGTGCTCGGCGTGAGACTGACGAGGGAGTGGCCCGCGTATAGACGAATGGCCTCGCTTGGCCCCGTGTTCGTGGTGCCGCGCGGGGCGTGCGTCGTGTCGAATCGACCTATAGAGCTGCATTGCAACGATGATGGGCTGCACAGGGAAGGCGGTCCGGCTCTCGTGTACGCGGACGGCTGGTGCCTGTGGGCGTTGAATGGCGCGGTCGTCCCGAGGTGGCTGGCCGAAACCGACGCGGAGAAGATCGACGGCCGTAGCTTGGAGCGGCTGTACCACCCGGATCCACGCAACGATGACGGCCTTTATGCGAACGCGGGTGCCCGGAGGGAATTCATACGCAAAGTAGGAGTCGATCCGCTGCTTAAGACTTTGGACGCGCGCGTCATCGACTCGCGTGCCGACAAGACGTTGTTATCGGTTAGCTTCCGCGAAAGGCGCCTGCCGCTATTAAAACAGCCGGGCGCAGCGCCGGGCGACTGGGAATTGAAATTCACCGATTTGTCTTTGCAGGAAGCCTGGAGCTCTAGCTGCTGGCGGATACTTGAGGAGAGACCGAGCCGGCCAGAGGACGAATGAAGGGAGAAAGAGTTCAAGGATGTGGCGCCGTTCTGACCGGCGGTACGGCTGGTTTGCTTGCCGCGCGCCTCCGGCGGGGTTATGATGCCCGCCGGAGGCGCGCATGCACGCGGGCGAGATCGCACGCATACTGAAGGCGGCGGCATTGAAGAAGGACGTCGAGCTCCAGCCGCAGCAGGAGCGCGTTGTCGAGCGCCTGCGGCGAGAGCCCGCCGTCCTTGCCTACCATCAGTTGGGGGCCGGCAAGACGCTGGCGGCCATAGCAGCCGGCGAGGAGACCGAGGGCCCCAAGGAAGTCGTCGTCCCCGCGGCCCTGCGGGAGAACTTCCGCAAGGAACTCAACAAGTTCATCTCCCGTCCGAAGGGTTACGCCATCAAGTCGTACCAGGCGGCCAGCAGCGGCGGCATGGATCCCGCCGCGCTGACGATCTTCGATGAGGCCCACCGGATGGGTTCGGAGGGCACGATCTCCAGCCATCTGCCGGAGCAGGCGTCCGGCAAGCTGCTGTTCCTGACCGGCACGCCGATCCGCAATGAGCCCGCCGAGCTGGTCCCCCTCCTGAAGGCGCTTGGCAAGGGGCGGAAGCCGCCCGCCACGGCGAAGGCCTTCGAGGAGCAGTTCGTAGCTAAGAAAAGCCCGTGGCCCGGTCTGTGGGCGTACCTCAAGGGCGTCAGGCCCGGCCCGGTAGAATCGCTGGCCAACAAGGATAAGCTGGTCAGGCTCCTCAAGGGCCGCGTGGACTACTGGCCCGCCAGGGGCGAGTTCCCCTCCGTTGAGCACGAGCACGTCACGGTGGACATGTCGCCGGACCAGAGCCGCGTCTACGAGGGCGTGATGCGGACGAACCCCATCCTGGCGTACAAGATCGTGCACAATCTCCCGCCCACGAAGGCCGAGGCCACGCAGCTCAACGCGTTCCTTGCCGCCGCGCGGCAGGTGTCCAACAACCCCAAGGCGTTCAGCACGAAGCTGGACAGGCCGGCGATAGAGTATTCGCCGAAGCTCCAGCGCATGGCGGCCGACCTGCAGGAGGGATTCCAGAAGGACCCGCACTTCAAGGCGTTGGTCTACTCGAACTACCTGGAGGGCGGCATCCTCCCGTTCGCTGAGCACCTGGCCAAGCTGAAGATCCCGTACGCGCTCTTCCACGGCCAGATGGACGACGCGGACAGGAAGAAGGTGGTCAACCAGTACAACACCGGCAAGGCGAAGGTGCTTCTCGTGTCCGGCGCGGGCAGTGAGGGGCTGGACCTGAAGGGCACGAAGATGGTCCAGCTCATGGAGCCGCACTGGAATGCGGCCAGGCTGCAGCAGGTCGTCGGGCGCGCGGCCAGGCACCAAAGCCACAGCCAGCTGCCGCCGGATGAACGGAAGGTCGTCGTCAGGCACTACTTCTCCAAGCCGGCGCCGACGCTGGGCAGCCGCGCGCTGAAGTGGGTCGGCATAGGCAGCAAGCCGATGGGCGCCGACGAATACCTGCAGAACCTCTCCGAGCAGAAGCAGCGGCTGATAGACCAGTTCCTGTCCGTGCTGAAACAGGTCGGCAGCGAGCCCGTGAAGGCCGCGATGGATCCCGAAGTCATCGCTCGCTACCCGAGGTACGCCGCACAGGTCAAGTCGATGGGGCAGGCCGCGCGTGCGGAATTGGCCGCCGGCAACCGCGCCGCGCTGGCCGCCGCGCTAAGAAGCGTGCGGGCGATGTTCCGGCCGAACCTGATGCTCGGGCAGTACGTGTCGGGGCACAGCCTTTCGACTGGCGGACGGATTTCCAAGGCCTTGGAAACTCCTGCGACGAAGCTGGCTGCCGGCTCGCGGCTCGTGAAGATGGGCGTCAATAGGGCCAGGCTGCTGCTGGTGCTGGCCAAGCGCTCCGACTTCGCGCCCGGCTTGCCCGATCCGACCCGGTTCGGCGATCCCACCAAGCTGCCGATCGGCGTGCCGATGCCGTTCGTAGTGCAGCGGCATGAGGCCCGCAGGGCCGGAACCCACTACGACGTCAGGTTCGGGCCGGATAATCTCTTCAGCTGGGCTACCAAGCACGAATTGCCGGAGCCGGGCAAGAAACGCATGTTATATGCCCAACCGCTCCACCGTGGCTCGTATGCACGTTGGGAGGGGGATATCGTTGGGTACGGCGCAGGCCACGTTTCCACCAAGGATTACGGGTCCATTTTGGTAACGAAGGCCGAACCGAACCAGATCAATATCGTCCTGCTTCACCACAAGTACCCGGAATATTTCTCGCTGATCCGCCAGAGCGGCCCGCCGGCCAATCCTAGGACGCCGCGTGAGGCCAAGATGCAGGGCGGCAACTGGCTGATGGTGAACACCACGCCGATGGTGGCGGCCAAGTTCATGGGGGCCAAGACGCCGCAGGAGGCCGGGCTTGATAAGCCCAAGTACACCTCCGTGCCGGCAGCGGAAGTGGACAAGCTGTTCAATCCTAACTACTTGGTGCAAGCGAAGATAGACGGCGGCAGTGCCCTGTTCCATCTGCTGGAGGACAAGATCGAGGCAATCTCCTACCGTACGGCCAAGGACGAGCGGCCGATCATTCACACGTATAGGGTCTTCGGTCCTGGCGGCGCGACATACAAGAAGAAGCTGCCGCGTGAATTGATCGGAAGTATATTGAGGGGCGAGGTCTACGGAACGAAAAAAAACCAAGCGATTCCCCCACAGGAGTTAGGAGGTCTGCTGAACGCCTCCATCCAGAAGTCGCTGGCGACCCAGAAAGAGCACGGCGTGCACATGCGTGTGGCCCTGTTCGACTTGGTGCGTGCGGGCGAGCTGCCTGTCGGCCAGCTTGGCGCCTCGGAGCGTCAGAAGCGCCTGGAAGCGCTGATGCCGTATTTGCCCGGCCAGTTCGAGCTCCCCGAGACGGCGGCCTCTCCTGAGGCCGCCAAGGCCCTGTGGCAACGTATTTCGACCGGGGGGCACCAACTGACCGGGGAAGGCATTGTGGCGTGGCCACAGGCCCCTGGAAAGCCTCCGATCAAGGCCAAGCTGCGGCCTGAGGCCGACGTGTGGATCAGGCGCATCCTGCCCATGGAGAGCGAGACCCGAAAGGACGAGGCCGGCGGCTTCGAGTACAGCTTGGGGCCGGAACCTGACTCTCCCGTAGTCGGCCGTATTGGTTCGGGCTTCGACACGGACGCGCGCCAGGACATGTTGAAGAACCCCGACTTGTGGCTTGGCCGCATGGCCAGGATCCAGTCGCAGGGCCAGTTCCCCGAGTCCGGCGCACACAGGGCGCCGGTGTTCATCGCGCGTCACGAGGATTACCCCGCCACGAAAGCCGGTCAGTCGCTGCCCGGGAGCTTTATGAACCCGCGTGAGATGGATGCGAACAAGCCTGCCCCGCCGAAACCCGACCGCTCTGCCGCCAACGCGCTTGGCTGGGGCGCGCTGGGCGCGACGGCGCTAAGTTTCCTGGGACAGCGGGGTTTGCGGTGGCTGGCCAGGCACGCGGCCAAGGCGGAACAGCCGGTCGCGCCGACGCACATAGGCCAGCTGATCGGGGCGGAGCGGGCCGATCCGATTCCCCGTTACTACATGGACGACGATACCGCGAAGGCGCTCGGGCTGCACGGCAACGCTGCCTTCGTGCCCGGCTGGCTGAAGGAATCGTTGCGGCCGGTAGGCCATGAAGCGCCGGCGGCCCAGAGGGCGCTGCAGACTGCACACAGGCTGACGGACCCCAAGCGGGGTCTTATCCTGGTGCCCAAGCGCGTCGCGCCCAGCCTGCTCGCCCACGAGATGGGGCACGCCACGGGGGACAGCCCCGGCAAGTGGCGGTCTTTGCTGGGGTTGGGGCTCCATGTGCTGGCGCCTATTGGCGCCGGCGTGGCCGGGCTGGCGGTATCTACCACCAACAGATCGGCTATCAGTTCTGCGTTGCGCTCCGCGCTAATAGGCGGGGGCGTAGGCCTGGCTGCCAACATACCGACGCTTTATGAGGAAGCGCGGGCTACCCGTAGGGCCAGGCGCGGCATGGAACGTACCGGCCTGACGGAAGAAGCCCGTGGCAAGGCGAAATCTACTCTGCGCAGGGCCTACCTGACGTACATCTTCAGCGCACTTGCGCCGTCCGTGGCGGGGTCGCTGTTAGGCACCTCGCTGCGCGCGGCACTACAGCCGTGACAGCGCAGCCAGCCATGCCGTAAGAACCAATGGGTGCGAGCGAGACACACCTCCAGTGCGAACCAGAACATGTGATCGAGCCAACGGCCAAGCGTGAACCACATTCCCTGAGCGGGTTACTGCCGGCACAACGCCGAAAGGAGACGCGATGAACGAAGCGATCGAGAAGCGCGAGGAGGGCGGCATACCGTTCCTGTGCCGCGTGGGATGGCACAAGTGGACCAAGTGGGAGCACCACGCCGACGGTCGGATGACGAACACAAGCACCGGGGGCGGCTGCCATACCGTGACGCAGAAGCGTCGGTGCGTGGGCTGTGGGTTTCAGCAGTACGAGCTGACGCACATCTTCTGATCGGGCAAAGGAGGCCAGGATGGAGCTGAAGAAGCTGATCGACGCAGCCAACGCCGCGTACCCGGACGACCTGATTCGGCGGTACGAGGAGGGCAGGACAGGGAACTTGGGCGACACCCTGGCCAAGTTTATCCTCCTGGAGCTTGAGGAAACTTTCGACCCCGATGCGACCGACGAGAAGCAGGTCGAGACGGCCGCGCGCGCCATGGAGACGGCGGAAGGCGAGCTGGCCAAGGTCAGGAAAGCCATCGAGGCGCTTAGGCCCATGCAAAACGGAAAGGAGACCGGTCATGACGACTGCAGTTAAGGCGAAGGGGCACGCGCTGGGCAGGCTGGTAGCGACGCCCGCGGCGCTGGCGGCGATCCGTGAGAGCGTCAAGGATTCCGAGCATGCGGAGGAGCTGGCGCAGGCGAAACTGATGGAGCTGGCCGGCAGGCACTGCCGCGGCGACTGGGGCGACGTGCCGGCCGACGACGCCAAGCAGAACGACGCGTCGGCAAAGGCCGGCGTGGACGCCATGATCCTGTCGAGCTACAAGTTGGCGGACGGCACGAAGATATGGGTCATCACGGATGCGGGCGGGGCGACCACGACCGTCCTGCTGCCGGACGACTACTGAGCCGAATCGGGACATGACCCGATTCAACGGAGGTGCGGAATGGGGCTGACTTGGTTCAGGGTGGAGGACGGCAGGCCGTGGCCGGCGCTCGTCTGCGATGTCTGCGGCCGTCGGATCGAGCAAGATAAGCATCAAGGACTGGCGCGGCTTCTTCCTGACGGCAAGGTGCAGTTGGTGCACAAGACTTACGGGGGCAGGGCTTGCGACCCCGACGACCTGACCGAAGAGGGCGGCTGGATGGAACTGAATGAGTTCTTCGGCTACGTGGCGTGCGCTGCGGGATTAACTCCCAAGAGCTGGCCATCGCGGCGGGACTTGCAGTATCTGCCGCCGGGAAAGGAGGAGGACACATGCCGTGGCCGCAAGGAAGGCTGACCGACGACAGGGACGACCCGCCGGACGGACCGGGCGGGAAACGGAAGGGACCGCCGCCCGAGGTCAAGGCGCTGAAGGCGGAGATCGAGCGGCTGAGGACGTGGGTGGACGACTTACAATCGGGCATGTTCATCAACTGCGTCTACTGCGGGCACAGGTACGGGCCGAAGGACAAGGTGCCCGACTCGATGGCGGAGGTCCTGAAGCGCCACGTGGAGCAGTGCCCCAAACACCCCATGTCGGCGCTGAAGACCGAGAACGAGCGCCTGCGCGGGGCGCTGCGGTTTTACGCTGACATATCGGGAATCCTGTGGGAGGACGCCGGCGACCCCGGGCTGGGCGGGCTGTTCCGCTTCGCCATCACGGGCACGAGCCATCCAAGCAGGCGCGCCCGAGAGGCGCTGGGCCTGCCGACAGTGTGATGGGGAAAGGAGCATCTGATGGCCAAGACGACCGAGTGTTTCAAGGTGGTGACGCGCTTTCCCGCCGACGGCGACGCGTACCAGTCGGCCGTCGCGTGGATAAGCCGTTTCACGAAGGTGGAGTACCGCATCGGCCGCCGGTCCGAGGGGATGGCGTTCGAGCGGCCGGACGGGACTGCGGTGCGGTCCAGGCTGTTCGTCTTCAGGCGGTTGGCAGCCGCCGCCCGGTGGACCCGCCGGGCCGTCATCAAGACGGGCCGGGGGCCCTATCTCCAGTGGGCCGTCAAGCGGGCCAACGTGGCCATACTTCTCTGCCGCGGCAGCAACGTCAGGCCGGCGAAGGCGGCGCTACGTGCGTCTGGTCTTGGGATACCGGGCGAGCTGGCTATTTTCTGGGACGATTACAGCCGCAAGAAGTTCATGGACGGCTGGGCCGCGGCGTGGACCACGGCGGGCTTCGGCAGCGTCGCCGACGCCGTCACGCCGATCAGGAAGATCCCCCAGGAGGACTGGATGCGGCTTAAGTGAGGAAAGGAGGCGGCCATGCAACTGCGTACCACGCTGACGATAAGGAACGACAGGATGCTGGCCGCCCGCGAGCGGCTGGACCTGACCCAGCACGGGCTGGCTGAGCTGGCCCGCGTCTCGCAGCAAGATGTTTGCAAGTTCGAGGCCTTGCAGTACGCGACCGTCTACGGCGACGTGCGGGGCAAGGCGGAGCGCATATCCGGGGCGCTGGACCTGACGCCGGAGGACGTCCTGCCGCCGGGGCACGAGGAAGTGTCGGTGCCCACGCGTTTCGTGCGGGTCGACGAGGTCGCGCTGGACCGGATGCTGGCCATGAGGGAGCGGTTCATCCTGCCGGCGCCGGACGAGGTGGTCGCCGAACAGGACGACCTGGAGGTGCTGGAAGCCAGGGTGTCGGCCGCCTCCGGGCGCCTTACGGACCGCGAGCGGCTGGTGCTGAAGCTGCGGTCGGAAGGATTCACGCTGGACGAGGTCGCCGAGCAATTGACGGTCACGCGCGAGCGCGTGCGGCAGGTGGGGTTCCATGCCATCAGAAGGCTGGGAAAGTTCATCGAGGAGGCGGCGAGGGCGGAAGCCGACCGTACGCCCGGCCTGTCGGACGCGGCTTATTCGGCGAAAATGCAGGGAGCGGCCGACATGGCCCGCAGGATAGAGGCGAGGTTCAACGGCGCGTTGGAGGGATACAGGCGGGCGCGCATAGAGCGTTGGCGCATCGAGCGCAAGAAGAAGCCCGACCATCAGGCCGGGACATGACCCGGTTCGGTCCCGAACGTGCCGGAAAGGAGATTCTGATGCCAAGGATAAGCGCGCGTTTCAAGGTGACGGTCCTCGTGCGCGGCCGGCTGCTGTCGGCCGTCGTGCGGGGCCAGAAACGAACGAGGCTGGAGTACCGTATAGGCCGGCGTACCGAGGGCCGGCGCTTTAAGGGACCGGGCGGCAAGACGGTCGCGTCCAAGATCTTCGTCTTCAAGCGCCTGACCGAGGCGGTCAAGTGGATTAAGCAGTTCCTCATACTCGGAAACGTGCTGTGCGACTGGGCCGCCCCGGAGCGCCAGATCAGGATACTCAGGTGCAGGGGCAAGAATCTCGTCCTTACGCACTCCGTGCTGCGGCCCCGCGATGCGGGGAACCGAAAGAGGCTGCTCAGCTTCTGGGCATGGATGAATGCCGGCTCGCCGCGGGACGGTATGTGGGACCTCAAGGTTATATCGGTGATTGAGCCGTTCTATGCCGCCGATTCGGTCACGCCGGTAGCGGAGATACCACGGAACCGGTGGCCGGTCGTGGACCCTCTTGGGCGGTAGGAACAGCCTTTCCAAGGCCTTGGAAACCTCTGGTTCCTGATCCAGGCGACCCCGCTCCCTCGGCCCGAAAAGGGCCGAAGTTGCGTGATCGAGGTCGATGGACAAGGGTTCATCGACGGCGACGGCGGCCTGGTCGGCGCCGGCCTGTGTGCCGGGAGACCGATCAGGATCAGTGTGCCGGTGGCGGACGGCGGCTGCTGGCGCAGCGTGGCGCTCTCCCCTTCGGGGGAGGTCGCGGTGGAAGATGTGCCGCAGGCCACCGAGGAAGACCCCGACAGTGGGCAACCCTTCTGCCCGTCGGGGCGGTTCAAGACGACTCTTGCTGCCCCGACGGGCAGCAGAGAAAAGGGGTACAGCCAAGGCGCTGAGGATCCGGCGCCACGGCGTTGAGTTTGGAAGACCGTGCCGCGCCGGAGAAGCCGGAGGCCCGAAAGGCCGGAGGCGCGCGGTGCAGACGGGGTCCAGCGGCACCTCGTAGATACCAAGCCGCAGGGGAGCTGGGGGAAATCCTTAGACGCAAGTCGGGCGAGCTTCCCGCTCAGGATTTCCCGGCCAGCCCCTCGGTCCGTCTGCTGCCTACCGGACGGACGGGCCTCGTGCACAGGTGGGAGAGGCCGTGGATAACACTAGTATCCCCGTTGGCGCGTAGCGGCGCCGGCGGGGTGTCGGACAAGCTGAGGGGCGCCGACGGACTCGGCGCCCTCTTTTCGCTATGGCCTCAACGGGCTTTCGGGCAGAAAGGAGAACGCATGCCTGAGGAGTACACCAAGCTGGCGGAGGAGCTGCAAACCTTCGTGGCGCGTAGGGTCGAGACGCGCCTGAGCGAGCTGCGTACCGCGCTGCAGGAGCTGATCGTCCGCCACGGTTTTCAGGACTGCGGTGGTGCCGGCTCCAAGGTTTGGGAAGTCACGGGGGCCCTGCGGGCCGAGGCAGTCAGGCAGGAGATCGAGCGCATACGCGCCGACGCGGTCACTGCGCGCGCGCAAGCTGAGAAGAAAGCCCAGAGCGGCAGATAGCGGGCTTTGAACGGGCGCCGGCGAAAGGAAAGGATAGAATGAATCCCGCTGATTGGCCCAACGCGGTGTCGGGTCGGGTAAACCCGTACGTTTCGGAGCTTGTTCGGCTGCTGGAGTGGTGCAATGAAGAAACCCGTTTGACAATGGGCGACGCGGTGTTGGGCGACGCGCCGCCGCCTCCCGGCAAGTTGGAGTGGCTGGGTGACACGACCGGCTTGTTGGTGGAGGAGATCGACCGGCTGCGCCGAGGCGGGCTCCCCAAGCCTGGGTTGAAAGGCGAGGGACAGTCGATTCTCAATGAATTCATGGATCTGCTGGCAGAGGCGCAGGCGCGCAAGATAGAGGCGCAGGCGCGCAAGTTCAGTCGGCGCGTAGCCGGTCCTTGGTGCAAGAGAGGAAGGACGGCGCCAATAACGGCCCCCTTGGGGGCGGAGGGAGGATCGGATGAACGTCACGGGGCACAGGCTGCAGAGTCTCGTCCGTGAGATCGAGGCCTGCATCGAGGGGCAGCGGCGGATGTTCGAGGAGAACATCCAATACTTCGAGGACGAGAAGGCGAACCACGTCGACCCGCTGAAGATCGGCGAGCGGCTCAGCGCGATGAACGCGCTGCTGACGCTGGTGCAGACGCAGCAGGCGGCGTACAACCTCAGCGTGACTGTGGAGGTGCTGGGCAAGAAGATATCGCTGGCGCAGGCGGTCAAGCTGGTAGGCCTGGCCGGCGGCGAGGAGAAGATGTGGCGGGAAGCGGTCTCGCTGAAGCGGGACCGGTACGGCGAGATGACGCGCAAGAACAAGGACGAGGTCCTCGCGGTGCGCGCGATACCGTACGACATCGCCGTCAGGTGCGTCAGGCGCGCGGCCCAGTGGGTCAACGCGTTGCGGCTGGCCATCGCGCAGGGCAACACGCAGGAGCGGCCCGCCGTGTACCTCAACGAGGCGGATCTGAAGGTGTTGGACGACGGGGGACTGTGAGATCCTGCGCCGGCGCAAGCCGGTGCAGCGGGGAAAGGCGTGCAGCGTGGGCGACCCGACTGGAACCTGAGTGGGTACATTAGCCACGACCCTACGCACGGCCTTGGCGATCAATGCCAATCGGCTAAAGGTTGGCATGCAAATGGCCGATGACAGATGGGCGGGCATCCATCTCGTTTTGGCCCATATCTGCCGCCTTCCCCGTCATTTTGTGAAAGCCGGAGGCCGAGCAGTCATAGACCTGCACCAGGAGCGAACCACTCGGGTGGATCGAGGCATCGTGAGAGAACGGACCATTGACTGCGATCGAGTCATTTAGCAGGTGAGAACCGTGCGGCACGATCGAGACACAACAGCTGAGGGAACCAGGAGGACGGATCGAGCCGGCCGGGCGGAGAGCACCAGTCACCGAGAGCGAGACACCGATGGCGTGCGGACCGGCCGCGACGATCGAGCCACGACCCACGTGAGGGCCAAACTGCGCGAGCGAGATACACCCTCCGAGCGGACCAGGGGGCGGGATCGAAACACGCAGTACGCGGGCACCGTCGAGCTTGATTGAGCCACAAAGATGGGGAGGACCGTCGAAGGTGATCGAGAGATCGAGCCGCCGCCTTTGCGAGAACCACTTCCAAGGAACGAGACAGTGTAGGAGCGGGGACCACGTGAATAGATCGAGCCGTGTGCGTCGGGAGGACCATTGAAGACGAGCGAATCATTGGCGCAAGGCGCCGGAAAGGAGTCGGCCATGGACGTCAAGAAGTTCGACATCGGCGAGGAGCCCAGCGAGGCCGGCTGCCTGCTGGCGCTGGAGATAGCGGAGGGGGCCACGGCGGCCCTGCCGGACCTGCCGAAGGAGTTGAGGGGCGCATTGAACCTGCTGGCGGCGCACCGTACAGTGTTCAGCCTGTTCGCGGCCCTGCGGCAGAAGAAGGAGCCGCCGAAGGAGGCCCTGGCGGACTGGAAGCGGTTGGTGCAGGATCCGGACTGCTGCGATCCGACTGAGGGCAACTGCGTTCGCGTGCATCATGCGATAGCCGCCATACTCGACGAGCACTTCCCGGTCATCAACGCCGCCACCAAGGACGGCAGTTACGGCGTACGCGGCGCCGTCCTGTGCCTTTATGCCGGGGCGCTCGGGTGCGACGTCTACATGCGCCTGGCGACCGGCAAGCCCGTGGGGCCGCTGACCCGTCTCGCCTGGCGCGTCTTTCGCAACAGGATCGCCGGCCAAGAGTACATACATGGCAACGACGAGGACATCCTGAAGGCCATCTCGGAGCAGACGGAATGCCGCGACTGCGCCGATACCGCCAAGGGGTTGCTGGCCATATTCCCCGAGCTGGCGCCCGATGCGCGCGGAATGGCCGCCGCGGCCATGCACGAGGCCTGGATGAACTGCCCGAACCGCGAGCGCAACGCCTGAGACGTGGGGCATGAGGGGGCCAAACCAAACGATCGAGGCATCTCTTTGGCGGGAACCGTTGCAGAGGATTGAGACACGCTCTCCGTGAGGGCCAATCGGCCAGATCGAGGCAGGGTCGAGAAGCGTACCAAGGTCCCAGACTGAGACACCAGTGCAGTGAGGGCCACGCGGAAAGATCGAGGCAAGGTAGGTAAGCGCACCAAGGCGATCGAACGAAACAGGGCGGGTAAGGGGGCCGGTCGGAGAGGCACCACCCCGGTGCGGACCGACCTGCGAAATCGAGGCGAGGGTCAAGCGCGAACCGGCAACTGGGACGGAGACACATCCTCTGTGAGGGCCAGCCTATCGGATCGAGGCAAATCAAAGGCGGGGACCAGCCAACGCGATCGAGACAAATATCGTGACAGAGCCAGCAGACGAGATCGAAGCAAGAACGAAGCACACAGAGCGCGAGTACCGCGCTGCCGGATCGAGCCAGAGTTTGTGCGAGCACCACCCTCCACGAGCGAGACACCAGAGGGGCGAGGGCCAAGGCCCCGGATCGAGCCAATCGCCGTGCGCGAACCACCATGACTGAGTCAGACAACGCTGGAGCGAGGACCGTCTGGAGAGATCGAGACATCGGCTTGGCGAGAACCGAGTGCAGAGATCGAGACAGCCCTGCCGCGGGGGCCAGAAAGGCGGATCGAGACGCTTCGTCGGCGCGAACCGAAGCTGCAGATCGGGACAGGAGGGGTGTGCGCGCCAAGTCGCGGGATCGAGACACACACCCGGCGTGAACCGTGTTGACAGATCGAGGCACATGGACGGCGCGAACCACTCCGTCGGATCGAGTCATGCGTGGGGGTGCGGGCCATCAACGAAGAACGAGACAGGGCAGTCGTTAGCACCAGGAATACGGATCGAGGCATGATCGCTGCGCGCGCCGGCCTTGAAGATCGAGACAACCGAATAGAAGGCACCACCAACGGCGATCGAAGCATGTGGTTAGTGAGCGCCAAAGCGGAAGATTGAGACACAGCTCCCGCGCGTACCACCCACAAGGATCGAGTCAAGTGCGTAGCGGGCACCCAGGACTACGAACGAGACAATTCCCGGGACTGATCCACCGATCTAGATCGAGTCCTTTCCGCCCGCGGCCGCGTGGCGGCCGCCGCGGATCGCAGTACGGGCGGGCCGGCTTAACTGCCGGCCACAAGGAGGGCGGTAGACATGGCAAGGAAGAAGAAGCAGGAGGAGGAACCGGAGGACGAGAAGATCGCCGGGCGGTTCGAGGATGAGGACGACGACGAGGAGAAGGAAGTCGTCGACGAGGAGGAGACACCGGAAGAGGAGATCGAGCCGGCCGCCGAGGAGGGGGAGGACCTCCAGCTCAGGAAGCTGACCGCGGACGTCCAGGCCTCCGTGCTGCTCGCGGGGCCGAAGGAGGCCAGGTTCCTGGTCGACGCGTATTACAGCAATCAGGAGCAGCGGATGCGCATCGGAGGGCAAATCCGCAGCATCGAGATGGACGCGCGCAACGAACTCATCCAGCTCCTCGGCCCGGCGCTGACCGAGAAGGACGTCGAGTTCATCAAGGACCGCAAGGTCAAGTACCCGGTCGTCGTCGCCAGGTTCAAGGCAACGCTGGCCGAGAAGAAGCTGGACGAGCGGAAGCTCGGCCAGCTCATGGAGCCCGCGCTGGGGCTGAAGTTCGCCTTCAGGAACTACAGCGCGTGCGAGGGGCAGTTGGGCCGGGCGCTGAACACGTACGCGAGCGCCAGGCAGCTGGGGCAGTGGGCGATGAAGATCAAGGGGATCAAGCACATCCTCGCGGCGGGCCTCCTGGCCCACCTCGACCTCGCGCAGGCGCCGACCGTCGGGCACATCTGGCGGTTCGCGGGCCTCGACCCGACGCAGAAGTGGCTGGGGAAGAAGAAGGGCGGCGCCGAGGTCGAGCGGCTCCTCAAGGAGGGGTACACCCTGGAGACGGCGATACCCGCGATGGCGGGAATCATCGGCTGCCGGGTCGAGTCGTTGCGGAAGTTCGCGACGACCTCGCCGCGGAAGGACAAGGACGGGAACTGGACCCCGATCAAGCTCACGAAGGAGAGCCTCACCAAGGCTGCGGCCAAGCGGCCGTGGAACGCCACCCTGAAGACGCTCTGCTGGAAGATCGGCGAGAGCTTCGTCAAGGTGATGAACAAGGAAGACGACTACTACGGCCACGTGTACCGGCGGCGGAAGGACGAGGAGATCGCCGCCAACGAGGCCGGGAAGTTCGCCGAACAGGCCGCGGCCAAGCTGCGGAACTGCAAGATCGGCAAGGGGACGGAGGCGTACAAGTGGTACTCGAAGGGCAAGCTGCCCCCGGGCCACCTGCACGCGCGCGCCAAGCGGTACGCCGTGAAGCTGTTCCTGGCCCACTACTGGGAGACCGGCAGGCGGATGCTGGGCCTGCCCGTCCCGAAGCCGTACCCGATCGCCTGCGGGGGCCACTCCCCCGAGAGCTATATCCCGCCGCCGGACGTGGCGGGACAGGCCGCTGGCGGCAAGTAGCGGCATCACACCGGCCGGGGGCGGGCGGCCGCCCCCGGCCGGCACAGTCATTTCCGCCGAGCGGGCCATGACCTCCGAACGAACCGGGGAAGAGGAAAGCGCCGTGTACGACGAGTGAGTCAGGGGCACAAAGGGAACCGGAGCATCAGAACGAGCTAAGTACCTCGTGGGATCCAGGGCGCAAGAGCGAGTCGCATCGTCGGCGCGCACCGGGGAAGCTGAACGATACAGGTAATGAGCGGGTGCCACCGGAGCGACCGCTGAGCCACATCGGCGGCGCGCACCATGAGTTGAGAGCGAGACAACTGAGGGGAAGGGACCATGAACTCGGATCGAGGCAAGCCCCAGGGCGAGCGCCATCGATGATGATCGAAAACAGACCGGGCGCGCGAACCAGTGTGGGAGATTGAGACAAGGTCGTGGCGAGCGCCATCGATGATGATCGAGCCCGGTCTTGAGCGGGGGCCATACGGCAGGAGCGAGACTTGCTCGACGCGGGAACCACCGAAGCCGATCGAGACGGCGCCCACAAGAGGGAGCCATTAACCCAAGATCGAAACACGCAGTATGACAGGACCGTGGAGTACGATTGAGGCAGAACGCGGGGGCGCACCAGAAGCGCTGATCGAGGCAGTGAGGCTGAGAGAGCCAGAAAGTAGGATCGAAACATCCGCGCCGTGTGCGCCACGCTGTCCGATTGAGCCGTTCCCCGGGAGGGGACCGGGGGGAGTGAACGAGACACGCGCGCTGTGAGTGCCACGACGGAGGATCGAGACAAAACCGGTGAGAGATCCAACAGCCATGATCGAAACAGGGGAATCGACGCGAACCATATCCCCGGTTTGAGACAAAATCCGAGCGAGTGCCGTTGTGTGGGATCGAGACGCAGGAGATGTGCGCACCACTACGTCGGTTCGAGACCAAGAAGGTTGAGAGGCGCCAAAGATGAGGATCGAACCAGGCCAGTCGAGGGAACCGCTGAAGCAGCGTAAGCCATCCGTTCGGAAGGGACCGGAGCCGCAGAGCGAGTCACCTGTTTCGCGAGCGCCAGTGGACGTGATCGAGACGGAGGAATTGAGCGGGCCGGAGCATGGGATCGAATCATTGACGCGGAGGGAACCGGGGCTGGAGAATGAGGCAGGCGCGCCGCGAGGACCAGTGGCGCCGATCGAGACATCGCCCTAGCGGGGGCCAGAGTTCAAGATCGAGACGTTCGGCGAGTGTGTACCACATAGAGGGATCGAGACAGTGGGATAGCGGGCGCCAGAGCGCGGGATCGAACCATCCCAAGTGCGGGGGCCAAGCGGGACGAGAGAGTCATACGAGTTGGGCGCACCAGCAGGGCCGAACGAGACAGCTCGCCGGAGCGGACCATCGGGCAAGATCGAGACGTCGGCGTGGATGGAGCCATCGATCGTGAACGAGACACTGGGCTGGCGAGAACCACTGAAGCTGATCGAGCCGCGCGGAAAGAGGGCGCCACCTTCTGGGAGCCAGTCACCTGAACCGTGCGGACCACGCCGCGAGAATGAGACAGCGCATTGGCGGGCATCACAGCGCCGGATCGAACCAAAGGTTTCCAAGGCCTTGGAGACCTTATGAGACATTCGCCCTGAGCGGGCCACTGGAAGAGATCGAGCCGGGTGGGCAGCGCGAACCAGAGTGCTGGAACGAGACAGGCCCTTTGCGAGCGCCACAGCGCGTGATCGAGTCAAGAATCGGGTGCGGACCAAGCGAGAAGAGCGAGACAGACTCCGAGACAGTGCCATTTCCACAGATCGAGCCGAGGAAACGGCGCGTACCGCTGTCTGCGAGCGAGACACCGAGATCGGGAGCACCAGCCTCCAAGATCGAGACATTTCGAGCGCGGGCGCCAGTCGCACAGATCGAGTCAGATCACGGGCGGGAACCATGACCCTGGAATGAGTCATTGAGGAAGAGTGAACCACCCTGATCGATCGAGTCAAAGTCCGTGTGGGTGCCGCATCCGGTGAACGAGCCGCGCTGAAGGCGGGAACCGGCGTTCGTGAGCGAGACAGAGGATTTGCGGGAACCATTGTCCTGGATCGAGACGTTGGGCACGAGAGAGCCAAGTCGCAAGATCGAGCCGTTTCGGAGTGGGCGGAATGGGGAAAGGAAAGGAGGCGGCCATGAGGATCGTGGGAGCGTTCGTGGGGCCCGTCGCGGCGGTATCGTTCACCGGCGGGGAACTGCGCCTGCTGCACCGGCTGAGCCGGCGGCGGGACGATGTCGGACTGGCCCGGTTCATTGAGAACTTGTGCGAAGTAAGATGGCAGCGTGGGGCGAAATGGGCGAAGTGCCTCGTGGACAGGTCGATGACGTCCACCCGGCACGCCAGCAGGCAGTGTCCCGACCTGGAGATCGGGATGTCGCTGCTGAGCCGGCTCATCAAGCTGCTCAGCGATCATCCTGCTGCCGGCAAGCCGATCGGACGGTGCGCCGCCTGTGTGCTGCGTGCCCGACTGTTATCCCTGCGGACGGAGCTGTTCGCTGCCGCGAAGGACGCGCAGAAGCGGCTGTTCCGTTACGTCAAGGGCACGTCGGGGTACAGCCGGTCGGCCAAGCGGGTCGGGTTCAGCGCCAATCTGCGCTTCGAGAAGAGCGGCGCGGTGAAGGATGTCGCGGGGTTCCCCATCGGCTGGTGAGGGCTGCCGCGGCACGCCCCCCGTGAGGACCACCCGCGGAGATCGAGTCAAGACCAGGGAAGGCGCCGTTGAACGTGATCGAGACAGTGACGCCGGGAGCGCCAATCGCTCAGATCGAGACAATCAAGGAGAAGGAAACATCGGGGTGGGATCGAGACACCGGCGGCGCGGGAACCAGCTCCGGGAATCGAGACAGAAAAGGAGGCGGACCATGAACGTCGAAATCGGCAGAATATTCGTCTTCGCGGTCTGGTGCGCCGCACGAGCGACCAGGACCGCCGAACAGGCGAAGAAAGAGCGCTCGTATTGGCCCGAAGCGGACCTCACGAAGGTAACCAGCTTTGCCGCCTTCGCGCGGACCCACGCGGTGGCCATAGAGGACTGCGGGCCGCGCGGCAGGAACGACGCGCTTGGCCATCTTGGGATGACGATCCATTGGACGGTTCGCACTGTCGGCGAACTGTATTGGTGCTGCAGCAAGGCCGAGGGCCCGAGCGAGCACAGGCGAGAGACGTATGCGAAGCGTAAAAAGGAAGAGCTGGCCGCCATCCGCGATATGGCCAGAGACGTGTGGCCGAAGGTGGACATGGTGGAGAAGGCCACCGACGTGACCCGTATGAAGCCGTGTTAATCCGGCCATCCTAGACGGAACCAGAGCGAGAACCACGGATCAGGATCGAGACAACGGCCGCATGGGAACCAGGGCGGGGGATTGAGACATGTGACGGGCGAGGACCGCCCTGCATGATCGAGCCGCCGGCTCGGCGAGGACCGCATCTCGGGAACGAGACACCCCGCACGGGAGGACCACTGGACGTGATCGAGTCGAGGTCGAGGCGAGTGCCGTCAGAGACGAGCGAGTCAAGAATGTTGCGAGGGGGACCGTCGGTCATGATCGAGATAGGACGCCGGCGAGCACCGATCGGGAAGATCGAGGCAGAGCCGCGGAGCGAACCAATCCGCTGGATCGAGGCGTGGGGGCAGCGAGTACCGGGGGGACTGATCGAGCCGTGCCGACCGTGCGGACCACCCTCCAGGGGCGAAGGGGGCGTCGCAGCGCCCCCGTTTTTTTAGCTGTCGGCCGCCGCGGTTGCCCGCCGCCGCGCGGTCTGATATGCTGGCCCCCTGGAGGACCGGGAGATGGCCAGCCACCTGACCACCAGGATAACGAACTACGGGCCGCGAAGGCGGGTGGCCTTCGTGCCGCCCAGCGGCCGCGTCATGAACAGCCTTGAGAGCGTCGCCGTGGACGGGCTGCTCGAGGAGCTGCTCATACACGGCAACCACGCGGACATGTGGAACGCCTACCTGGACGACCTGGCGCGCGGCTGGGTGGAACTGACCTACGACTTCGGCGACGCGGCGGTCGTCATACCCGTCACCGTGCTGGCGGGCCTCAACAGGACCGACAAGCGCCAGCGTCCGCTCCCCAGCGGCTGGGCCAACCACGTCGACACCGGCCTGGACATCGCCCAGACGCCCGAGGGCGACTCCTACGTCATGGTGACCGTCAACGGCGTCGAGGCGTCCATGGGCGACGGCGTGAGGACGAGGGACTTTTACTTCTCCGCCGACGGCGGCCTGACGGCCAAGCCGCTGGCGGCGGTGATGGCGGGCGACTCGCTGTACTTCAACGCGCTGGTAGCCCAGTACCCGCTGGAGGTCTCCGACGAGGTCTCGCTGCATTACGTCGTGCAGCCATAAGGAGCCGGCGTGAAGATCCCGCTGAAACAGATCGCGATGGACGTTAGCGGCTACCGGGTCGGCGGCAACTTCTACTCCGACCTTGCCAGCGTAGCCGCCGCGGAGCGTTCCACCGTCGTGGACGGCCTGATCGCCACGGTCGTGGACGATACCGCCGTCCTGTCCGGGCCGGGGCTGTCGCTCCTCGACGACGCCTACGCGGGCGGCTTCCTGATACTTGCGTCCGAGCCGTTTCCGGCGCCCAGCTCCAGCAGTTCCAGCCCCAGCAGCAGCCGCAGCTCCAGTTCCAGTTCCAGCCTGAGCAGCAGCTCCAGTCCCAGCAGTTCGAGCAGCCCCAGCAGCTCCAGTTCGAGCTCCGGCGTGCCTTCGCGGGCGCCGTACCTGTACGTCTGCAGCATCGCCTCCTACCTGGCCGCGTCGAGGACGGTCAGGCTGGGCCAGCGCGCGCGGGTGGACGGCGACTACTACGCGCTCGTCGTCATGCCGATCCACATCTGGATGGACGGGATGATCGGCGTCAAAGCGGACGACCTGAACGCCCTGCCCGACCACTTCGTCCTGACCGGGCGCGGTTGGGACGCCGACATCCTGCTGCCCACGGCGCCGGCGCAGCCGCCGGGCAAGCTGCAGGTCTTCGAGAACCTTACCGTCGCGGGCAAGAACGCGTCCTGGCTCGTTGACGGCGCGCAGCACGGCATGCTCATCTTCCGCAGGGCCAGGGTGGGCCGCGGCGCGCCGGTCCAGCCGTCCGCGCCGGGCAGCTCCAGCAGCTCCAGCTCGATGTCCAGCAGCAGCTCCAGCTCCAGCGGGGCGGGCGGCCTGGACGCCGCCGTGGCGCTCATGAACGGGCCCGCGAAGGGCCACTGGGTCGAGTTCGTCGACTCCGAGCTGTACGGCGACGTCCTGTTCGCCAACGGCTACGCGCGGCTGACGGCGCTGCGGCTGGACCAGCGGGCCGGCAGGATCTCCGTTGCCCACGCGGACGGCAGGTTCGTCAGCGGCGGCTACTCGCTGGAAGGCAACGTGGCCGTGCTGGAAGACTGCTCGCTCACGGACGTCCGGCTGGCCTCCGCCAACGACACGTACGGCGCGGTGTCGCTCAACGCCGTGACGCCGCTGCTCAGCCTGCTCGGCTGCAAGCTGGCCAAGTCGCCGATTTTCATTGACAACGCAGGGTGCGTGGTATCATGGGATCAGCCCGTGCTGCAGGCGCGGGGGTGCGAGTTCGAGGGCGGCTTCTCGCTGTTCTCGGGCGCCATCAACGGCCTGCACGGGGCGCACGGCGCGTTGGTCGACCTCTGCGGCTGCCGGTTCGGCGGCCGGATCGACCTCGTGAACGGCTGGTACGTCGGCAGGTTCGACATGCGCGACTGCGACAGCACGTTCGCCGGCGGCTACTCGGTGTGCACCGGCGGCATCGATCCGACGATCTATCGCATTCTCGACACCAGGCTGGGGGGCACCGCCGAGGAGGCGGGCGGCCTGGTCGCCGTGGACTTGACGGAGTCGGTCGCCTAGCCGGCTGCGTCGGGGGGCAACGACATGCCTAGCAGCGAGGACCGCGCGCTCCTGGTGACGTCCGAGCTCATCGTCGAGCCTGGCTACACCTCCGGCCGGTGCCCGTGCGCGCTGACGCTGGACCTCTTCCACAAGGACGACTGGGGCCGCATACCGCATCCCGTCAACGACGACATCGTCGGCCTGCGCGCGTTCGCAAGGGGCGCGCGCCCCGGCGGGGCGAACGCCGGCGACTACGTGGAACTGTCCCAGTACGGCGCCAACAGCCGCCTGTTCGCCACCGGCGGGCAGCTGCAGCTGATGCGCGCGCCGTACACTGCCGTCCCGACCGCCAACGCCATCGTAACCGCCACGGGCGCGGCCAAAGTCCCGCTCGTGGTCGAGTCGGCGGACGGCCAGTCGGCGCACCTGCTGGAGTTCCGCGACTCCGGCGGCAACATCCTCAGCTACTTCGACATAGACGGCACGTTCTCCGGCGACGTCCACCCCATCCTCAGCGATGACGAGCCGCTGTGGTTCGGGAACGACAACGACTACGGGTTCATGTACGACGTGGCCACGTGGGGCACGCAGGCGCTAACGTTCGTGGCGGGGCCCGGCGGCAGCAAGACCGGCCTGTTCGCCATGGGGAACTCCGTGATATCGGCCTACGAGGCCGTGGTCGGGGCCAACGGCCCGTCCGTGTACGTCCGGCTGTCGGATGGGCCCGACCGCGCCGCGGGCGGCTACGCGGCCGGCACCGTCAACGTAACGGCCGGCGCGGGCGGGGACGCCTCGGCGGGCGCCGGCGGGGCGGGCGGCGGCTACAGCTTCGTTGCCGGCCCGGGCGGGGCGGGGACCGCGGCCGGCGGCAGCGGCGGCGGGTTCGAGTTCGTCGTCGGCGCGGCCGGCGCTGGCGGAACGGGAGTAGAAGGGCAGTTTTTAGTTCGCGGGACAATCGTTTTCAGCGACATCGCGGGCACGAGCACGGGCGTCATACGGTCGGTCGGAGCCCTTGGAGCCACGCCGTTCCTGAGCATCGTTGACAGCGCCGGAACGGTCAACATTGCCCGATTCTACGACAGCCAGGACACGGCATCGCGAAGGCCATACGTTCTGTTCGGAAATGGACTGGCCACAGATGCATGGGCAGCGCAGGGACGTGTCGTAGACATCAACGCCAAGTTCACTGGACCGTCTTCCGATGTCCCGATGGGGTTGTCGGTGGAAACGGAATTGGCGTATGTTGTGGCCGATTCAACCCCGATGGCCGGGGTCTTCAACATCAATTACACCGATGCGACCACGCCGAACGCCAACAACGTCAGCATCACCGCGTTGAATTCCCATTTGTACTTGAGCAGCGCCGTCAACTTTTCCCATGCGAGCCCGTATTTTCACGGCGGCCAGTTCTCGTCAACCACTAATGCGGCTGTCACTGTAGCCGGTACGGTCGCAGGTTCGGCGTCATTCGTGAATCCCAAAACGGCAGGAGCCAGTATCGCCACTGCGATTGGTGCACGCGGGTACATCTCCCAATCCGACGGAGCGACGACCAACGCCATCGGCGTCAGCGGACACATCTCGTTGTCCGGCGGGACGATAACGAGCGCCTGCGCGCTGCGCGGGTATCTCAGCTCCGGCACTCCGACGAACTACACGGACCTCGTCCTCGGCCAGAGCACGATACCGACGGGCAACTACGGCATCTACAGCGCCGGGACGAGCGGCAGTTACTTTGCCGGCAGCATACTGCACGCGGATCAGAAGGGCGCGATCTTCGGCACGGACAGTGACTGGAGCCTGTACTACGACGAGACCACGACGGACGCCCTGGTCCTGTCGGAAGTGGCGGTCGGCGCCCTTGCAATCAAGGGCGCGACGCTTGCCGGAGGCTTCGTAGCTGCCGCCGACACGGTAGGCAACAACCTCTTCGCCGCGCTCCAGTCCGGCGGGACAGCGACAGCCGCGGGGAAGAAAGCCGCGGACTTCACGTTTGAGGGAGGCGCCGGTTCCGTCGGCGTGGGGGCGACGACAAGCGGCGCTGGCAGCGTCATCACGATCACGAACGGCGCTGGCGGGCCTTCGATTGACAACGCGGGTTCCACAGGCGGAGCGGGCGGGATCACGCGGGTAATCTGCGGGGCTGGCGGGGCGAAGGTCGGGGCTGGCACCGCGGGCGCGCAGGGGTACTTTGCGGTGCGAGGATCTAGTGGTACGGACGAACTTAGGTTCAGCATGTCTGGCGGTTATGGAACAGTGAACGTCGTCGCTACAACGCCGGTCTATTATGTCCAGATAAATGGATCGAGCAGACTGTTAATAGATGCGACGAATACTACCCACTACACAAACCAGATACAGTCCACCACTAACACGGTTAACCTTGGCAGTCCAACGGCTGCCTGGAAAGCAATCTATGGTGGTGAATCCACCGCCTTCGTCAACACAACCGGCCTCTACCTCGGCGCATCGCAGCAATGGCGCTTGTGGACGAACTCGGCTCAGAACGCGAGTGAGGCGACGTGCCCGGCCAACAGTTTGGTGCTCAACGAGGGCACCGTCCCGGCGCTGTGCATACTCGGCAGCGCCATCAGCGGGTTCACGGCGGCGGCTGATACCGCCGGGAATGACATCTATCAGGCGACCCAAACGGCCGGAGCCGGGGCGACGGTCGGCAAGAACGGCGCTATGTCCTACTGGAACTTCGGAGCGGGTTCCAACGCGGCGTCTGGCAGCAACGCATACGCGGGCGGCGTCGGCGGCGGAAGCACGCTCACCTTCGGCGCTGGCGGGAACGGCGACACGACCGGGACCGGGGGCAACGCTGGCGGGGTTACGTTCACCGGCGCGGCTGGCGGAACGGGCGCTGTCGGCGGGATCGGGACATCGTACGCATGGACCGCGGGCACTGGCGGCAACGGGACGACGACGGGCGGGGCTGGCGGTGGGATTACGTTCACGACTGGCAACGCCGGGACGGGCGGGAACGCGGCTGGCGGGAACTTCACGGTCAACTTGGGAACAAATACGGGGTCCGGGGCGACGGGATGCTTCTACGTGACGGGACAGGCGAAGGCCGGGACGATAGCGCAATTTTCGTCTGGGTCAATAAATGGATCTACATACTACAATTTCCTCAATCCGAACAACGGTACTGCTACCGCCGTTTACATGAACCTTGGAACATCCTCATCGGTCGGCCTGCAAATGTTGTGGCTTCCTTCTGCGTACACGACCAATGGGATCTATGTTGGAGGCAGGGCATTGTGGACTTCCTCCGGCGACAACGGGATTGTCATAGACGCCTTAAACGCCAGCGCTCCAATCGTGTTTTTGACCGATGGCGCGAACTACTCGAAAGAGCGGGCGCGGATTGACGCGACCTACGGCCTTCGCGTCGCCTGCAACGGCACGACCACCGTTGCGAACTGCGCTTACCTGAACATGCAATCGGTCACCGAGGAACTGACCTGCGCAACCGGAGCGACAACGTTCACGTCCACGACCGCCGCGCTGCCAGCGAACGCCTACATTGTCGGTGTAACGATGGTCGTCACTCAGGCTTGCACGGACGCGATTACCTGGAAGGCCGGCATCGCCGGGGCCGACGACGTGACCGGGCTACAGAAGTTTGCGGAAGCCCTGCAACCGAAGACGCTTGGGCAGAAGACATCCTCGTGGGGCGCGGGACATGCCGCCGGAACCGGCGGACCGCCCACGATGCTCACGCCGTACACCAACGCGGCGGCGGCTGGCGTGGTCGTGACGACGAGCGGCGACCCCGGCGCGACCGCGCTGAAGGTTCGGATAACGACCTTCTACTTCACGTTCACGGCACCGGCTGGATAAGGAGGAATCATGGACGGGAGGACGAACATGCGGCACCTGTTTCTGGTCTTGCTGGCGATCTGCGGCTCTGCCCTGTGCGCCGAGCCGAAGGTCAAGGTGGTCGAGTCCGGTGACAGCTTCGTCGTCACCGTGACGTTCACGAAGGCGTCTGTCATCGAGTCTCAGGCCGGGAACCTCATGGCCATCGCCGTGCTCGAACAGGCCAAGCGGGAGATCGGCGCGGCTCAGGCGAACGTCGGGAAGACGCCGACCACGATAGACGCCGAAGCCGTCAAGGCCAAGGCCGCGATTGACCTTGCGGCAACGGCAGCGAAGGCGGCGCTGACGCCGATGAAGGCGAAGACCGAGGAGCTGGCGGAAGGGGAGGCCAAGCCGCGCTCGGCGGCGAGGACGAGATCGAAGCGCTGACGCGGTTCGCCAAAGGGCCGTGAATCTTGACGATCGACGCCCGGGAAGAGGGCGCCCGGTAGCGGGGGCGCCGGAGGAAAGCGCCCGATGGCTTCTGCCGACCCGAAGTCCGTCATGTTCCTGGGTTCAGAACTGGCCATTGAGACGGCCCGCGAATCCGCGGGGGGACTTGCGGTCACCGTCATAGACTTCGCCCACAGGGAAGACCGCGGCCTCGTTGTCGCCCCGTCCGGCACCGACGAGATCGGCATCCGCATCTGGGCCAAGGGCGCGCGGCCCGGCGGCGCGCACGACGGCATCCACCTGGAGCTGACCCAGGACGACGACGACGACAGCTACGTGTTCGCCGTCGGCGGCGACCTGAACCTGCTGGCCGACGGGGACATCGTCTTCGCCCCGATCGGTTCGCTCGTCGTCGGCGACGACATCCCCCTGTATTTCGGCACCGGCAAGGACTGGAGTCTCAAGTACGACGAGACGACGACCGACAGCCTGATACTCAGCGAGGGCGCGGTCGGGACGCTGGCCGTCAATGGCGCGGCGGTCGTCGGCTTCGCCGCCGCCTCGGACACGCCGGGCAACGACGTGTACGTGGCGACTCAGGCCGCCGGGACCAACGCGGGGGGCAATCCGCGCGGCGGCAACCTGCACGTCATCCCGGGGACCGGCACGGGGACCGGCAAGCCGGGGCAGATCGTCCTCGGCGTCGAGCCGACGACGCCGGCGACGACCCTGGACGGGCACGTCGTGATCGGCAACGCCGTCGCGGCGCACAAGAACCTGATACTGCAGAGCTTCGACATCGCGCCGGGGGGCGAGATCCTGCTGGAGTTCCAGATCGGCAGCGGAACGGCTAGGGCCAGCGTCCACCGGGACGGCGGAAACATAGGCTTCACGGGGGACTGGTACAAGTCGCACGACGGCAGGTTCAGCCTCAGCTACGTCGGCGCGTCGTACGTGAACCTTCAGCTCCACGACACGGCCAGGATCTCGTGGGGGCCGAACGCCACGGTAGGGGCCGACGACACTGGGCTCGCCCGCGCGGCCGTGGACGTTCTCAGGATCACGGACGGCTCGACGGGCATCGGCTCGCTGCTGTTCGGGCGCTACGTCCTGCCGAAGACAGGCGGCGTCGGCTCGCCCTACTCGGTCCTGGGCACCGACTCCAACGCGGTCTTCACGAACGAGGGCGCGACGGCGGAGGTCTACCTGAACCTGCCGACCGCCGTGGCGAACCTGACCTACACGGTGATGGTGCAGGACGCCGACGGCGTGCGCGTCGTCGCCTCCGGGGGCGATACGATCCGCCTCGGGACGGGCGTGTCCGCGGCGGCCGGCTACGTCCGGTCGTCGGAGATAGGCGCCGCGCTCAAGCTGGTCGCCATCAACGCGACGGAGTGGCTGGTCGAGAGCATCGTGGGGACCTGGACCATAGATTCATAGGGGCTTTGTCGCGCGGGCCGGCGGCTGTCGGTTTCGTCATTAGGACGATAAGTCTAGGAGGAGCGTGTTGAAACAAGTTATTACGGGATCGGGAGCCGCAAGCAAAACGGCCGCTTCCGTCAGCGGGGACGTTACCGCGTGGGCCGACCTGGACGGCGCGCTCGTACGGATGTCCGCGACCTCTGTTGCGCACATTCACGGCGTCCTGGAGGGATACGACGGACAGACGGTCTATTTGATCAACGTTGGAAGTTTCGACATCTATATCGAGCACGAGTCCGCGATGGAACAGGTCGAAGCTAATCGGCTCCTTGCGCCAAACGAAGAGGCCCTGCTGGTTGGAACGGGCAAATCGACGCAGATAATCTACGATTCTGCCGTTGGGCGTTGGCGCATCTTTAGAGGGCGAGGCGACCCCGGCGATTCCGGAGCCAAAGGCGATCCCGGAGATCCCGGAACGCCCGGAGCCAAAGGCGATCCCGGAGATCCCGGAGCCAAAGGCGATCCCGGCGATCCTGGAACGCCCGGAGCCAAAGGAGATCCCGGAGATCCCGGCGATCCTGGAACGCCCGGAGCCAAAGGCGATCCCGGAGAGCCCGGAGATCCCGGCGATCCCGGAGCCAAAGGCGATCCCGGCGATCCTGGAGCCAAAGGCGATCCCGGAGATCCCGGAACGCCCGGAGCCAAAGGCGAGCCCGGAGATCCCGGCGCGAAGGGCGACAAAGGCGATACCGGCGATCCAGGCACGCCGGGTGCGGACGGACTGACGCAGGCGCAGGTTTTGGCGCGAGGAATGGGGGCGTGAGATGATCGTCTTGACTGCGGACACAGACACCCTCAAGGCCGTCTTAGAGGCGGCGGGCGGCGCGTTGGTGCAGTGCTTTGCGTCCTGGCGCGATCTCACCGCGGTCACATACACGCCGGGACGTACGGCTGTTGCATCGAACGGAAACACTCCGGTTACGGTCGTTGCGGCGCCGACTACCGGACATCAGATCGTCATCGACTTCCTCTCCTTCCGCAACGCCGACACGGTTGCGCGCACGTTGACCGTTAGTTTTTATGCGGATACGACGCCGTGGATGCTCTGGGCGGGCGTGCTCCAAGCCGGTGAAGCGTTGGTCTACACGGACGGCGGGGGCTGGCAGCGCCTTGGACCGGGCGGCGTTCCATCCTTGAGCTATCCCGCTTCCCCGACAGACGTGCAGATATTCACTGCTCCGGGCGCGGGCGCCTGGACGAAGCCTGCGGCGTTTGTGCCGAAACAGGTTTTGGTCGTTTGCATCGGCGCAGGAGGCGGGGGCGGGGCCGGCGGATCGGCGGCGAACGCAGCGATCAAAATGGGCGGGGCCGGCGGCGGCGGCGCTTACGCGGCCAAGATGTTCAATGCTTCCGATCTTGGCGCATCCGAACCCCTGAATGCCGGGGTAGGCGGTTCCGCAGGCGTGGCGGGGGCCTCCGGTGCAGCGGGCGGCGACGGCGGAGTCGGAGGCGTCTCATCGTTTGGCACCGGCGGCACCTGGTTGCGCGCGTTTGGCGGCGGGGGTGGACGGGGCGGCGCGGTCTCTGCCGCAGCGGGCGGCGGAGGAGGGGGCGGGGGCAGGGCCGGTGCGGGCGCGACCGGCACCACATCGGCGGGCGTGGGGGGCGATCCCAAACCGACCGCGATCACCGGCGTCAACGGCGGCTCCGGCTCGAACGGTCCGATTACGGTCATTACTACGCACTGCGCCGAATACGGCGGAGGCGGCGGCGGCGGGTATACGAACGTTCCTGCATGTTGCGTCGGCGGCAGTTCGATGTTTGGGGGCGGCGGAGGCGGCGCAGGCGTAGGAACGACGGCTGTTCCCGCTCTGGCTGCGGCCTCGGCGGGCGGGTTGTCAAATGCCTATGTTGGCGGCGGCGGAGCGGCCGCCGGTACGAGCACCCCGCCTGTTGCCGGCGGCGCGGGCGCAGCCGGCACGTCGAAACTTGCCGGCGGCGGTGGCGGAGGCGGCGGCACTTCAGTGGGCGCGAATGCCAACGGCGCAGTTGGCGGCGAGGGCGGCGCGTGCGGCGGCGGAGGTGGCGGAGGCGGGGCCGGGTGCACGGGCGGTTCAAACTTCGGCGGCGCGGGCGGCGCGGGCGGACGGGGAGAAGTGCGAGTGTACTCGTGGTGATACTGAAGTCCGTCAGGCCCGGCGGCGATGTGTCGGCCGCTGTGCCGGAGATCGTCTCGCTGCGACCGGTCAAGCCGGGGCCCGCCGTCATCGTCTCCGGCCTCGAAGGCGGCAGACTATAGCTCCCTCCTCGCTTCGGTTGCTGGCGCTGGCCGCCGACATCGTCCTGTCGGTCGTCGGCGTCATAGCCGTTTTGTGGTTCCTGCTGTGGTCCTTCGGCGGGAAGCCGAAGGGTCCGGGCCCCTGGGGCCGAGCATGAGTCCGCGTTTTCTTCAACAATTCCATTGATATTCCCGCTGAGGACTATACACTGTACCGCCAAGGAGGGAACCCCATGCCGCTGCCCGGCACGCCCGAGCCGCCGAATCCCGGCGAGACCGTCGAGGAAGTCGTGCGGAGGCGTATCCGCGAGGACGAAGCCTTCCGCACCGCCATTTCGCCCAACGACTATACCGACCGGCTGCCCGGCGAGTCGGGCGCGGCTTATCTCGAGCGCCGGCGGCGCGAACAGCGCGAGGCGTACGAGGCAGCCCTGACAAGGCGAATGAACGAGGACTGGCAGCGCCTGTCGCGCGAAAGCACGGGCCTCTTCGGGCTGACGGAGCGCTATCGGCAGGCTCCGTCGCCCCCCGATCTCGCGGTCCGCGAAATCAGGGCGGCCGAGGTCCGCGAACTCAGGGCGGCCCTGGAGCAAGGCAGGCCCAGTCTCCTCGGGGACGGCATTCAACGGCGCATTCTGCCGCCGGTGCCGGTCGAGAGGACTGGAGCGGGCGACACCGGCAACACGCCGTCGTACACCGCGATCACGGTACAGGAGCGGGGGCCGGCCGGGGCGAGAGCCGCCAGCTGGGAATGGTCGGCAGACGCGGCGACATTTCTGCTGCCGACGCGTGAAGTCGCTGCGACGCTTTCGGACCAGGAGAGGGAGCAGATCGCCGGAATGGCGGCCGCGTTGGGCGACTGGCCTGTACGGGTGGTCATCGGCGGTGAGCACGTCGGCGACATGCGGCCCAACGATGCGCTTGCTGCGCTCGGCTTGGCGGTACGGCGCGGGACGGTCGAGCTGGTTGCTCGTGAGGTCATCGGTGCCGCCATTACTAACGCGGCCGCAATAGGCCGCCTTAACGTCACCGCCGGTGACAGGGAACCGTCCCTGTTCGACCCGAAATGGATGGGGGAAGTCCGTTGGTGAGACCTAAGAAGGCCAAAAAGGCGTGGCAGGGCAAGGGGTCCGCCACGCTGTTCATGGAGCGCCTGCGCGCAAGGAGGACGGAGATGAGACTGGTCCTGAAGCCCGACATGGCGACGTTCGTGCACTTCGCGCTGAACAGCCCCGGCTCGTTCAACCAGTTCGGCACGATGCAGGTCCGCAGCTTCACCTCGGACGACTTCAACGTCGTGAAGCAGATGGCGCGGATCAAGAAGTGGTTCCGCGAGCACGTGCTCATGAAGGAGGACGCCAAGGCGCCGGATGAGGACGCCAAGTTCAGGCTGCCGAAGAAAGAGGTCGCGGTCGGCATCCCCCAGGGGTACGCCGACATCCTCAAGACGCTCCTGGAGCACTACAAGCCGGCCGGGCACACCGCCGAATGGTGCGAGGCCTACGCCCCGCTGATGTGCCAGCTCAAGGGCGAGAAGTTCGTCGAGGAGGACATCTGGCTGGACCCCGACGAGGAGGCGCGGAAGGAGAAGGAGGCCGAGGACAAGCGGGCTGCCGAGGAGAAGGAAAAGGCCGAGAAGAGAGCCGCCGAGAAGGCCGCCAAGGAGGCCGAAAAGAAGTAGGTTTCCAAGGCCTTGGAAACCTTGTGGCGGCCGCGGAGGGAGCGATGACTGACTACGCGCGAGCGCGCGAACGGCTCCGGCGGAAGATGCTGAAGGACGATGAGACTGCTGCAATTCATGCGGCGGTCCTGCGCGGCTTCGAGAAGGGCTGGATATCGGGATTGGGCGCTGCATTCCGCAAGCGGCAGGCCGTGAAGACGGAGGACGGCGCCAAGGTCTTCGTCTGCCCGTCAGAGATCAGGGCCCTGTGGAGGCAGCCACGCTACGGAGGTTGAGGAAGGGGGTGCGGCGTGCACGACGGACCGTTGACGGAGATCGCGAAAGCGCGGGCGGAGCGCGACTGGAAGCCTATGCCGAACCCCACAGCCGTGGACTTGAAGGACCCGCTGTTCGAGGCGATCTGGCGGGCGACGAAGTCTTGGGACGTGAGCGTGCCGGAGTCCTACTGCGGTTACTGCGGGATGAACGGCAGCCATGTGATGGTGATCCTGAACGCGGTCCACGCCGTCATGGCGGCTAGAATCCATGAGCTGGCGGCCGAGGTCCGCGAAGGGAAGCCCGACGGGAAGGCCAAAACCACCTGAGGACTCGTCGTGGGCTGCATCGAATGCGGGGCCGTCAGGGGGCACGCGCCGGGCTGCGGGCAGCAGACGCGCGAGGAGCTGGCCGCGCAGTTCAAGGTCTATCTGGCCAATTGGCGGTCGATGAGCTTTCAGCACGCCAACAGGCAGAAGGAGCTCCAGGACCTGGTGACGTTCTGGCAGGGCAAGTTCAGGATCGTGGCCGCCGAGAACAACGCCCTGCGGCGGAAACTCAAGGGAACCGAGGCCAAGGCGTGAACGCGATAATGACCGTCATCATCGGCCCGGAATACGAGGAGATCGCCGGGCTGACGCTGCCGCACATCCGCGCGTACGTGGACAGGCTGGGCGCCGCCATGGTCGAGACGCGCAAGGCGGAACTGTCGCGCGGGATACTGCACTACGAGAAGCTGGGCATGCGGCAGTGGCTGGACAAATTCGACAGGATGGCGTTCATAGACGTCGACTGCCTGGTGCGCAAGGACTGCCCCAGCCTGTTCGCCGAGGTCCCGCCCGAGAAATTCGGCATCATGGACGACAGCCAGTTCGGCGACCGCGAGAAGGCGATCGACCACATGGCGCGCAGCTTCGGCGCGCGCGGGCTGAAGCGCGGGAACCACAAGTACGGCAACACGGGCGTCATGGTGGCTTCAGCCTGCCACCGCGCCGTGTTCGAGCTGCCCGCGAAGCAGCCGCAATCGTGGATGGAGCAGGGCTGGATCAACCTTCGGCTCTTCCAGCTGGACGTGCCGACGCACTACCTGCCGTACCGGTTCAACCACATGCCCACCTACGAGAAGGCGTACTACGCCTGCCAGCATCCGATCTTGACGCCGCGGCTTAACAGTTGGATCATCCACTACTCCGGCGGGCGGCGCGACCACGCGGCGAACATGGCCGCGATGCGCGCCGACATCGCCGCGTGGAAGGGGCTCGACCTGCTGTAGGAGGCGCGATGCGCGAAGCCGACCAGATGTTCACCAGCCGCGACGCCCTGACGCTGAAGCTGTGCCGGGACAAGGTCTGCGCCGAGGTGGGCGTCTGCCGCGGCGTCCATGCCGCGGTCATGCTGTCCGCCGGGCCCGTGAGGCTGTACCTCGTCGACCCGTGGCGGCGCCAGAAGTGGCAGTCGCGCGGGGCCCCGTGCGACAGGAAGTACAACGCCGCCTACGAGGAGCACTACAAGCACGTCGTCGAGACGCTCGGCAGGGACCCGCGCGTCATCGTGGTCCGGTCCACTTCCGTGGAGGCCGCGGCGACGTTCGGCGACGGGCTGTTCGACGTAGTTCACATTGACGCCGACCATAGCGAGAAAGCGTGCGCCGCGGACACAGAGGCGTGGTGGCTGAAGGTAAAGCCCGGCGGCTGGCTGTACGGCCACGACTACGACCCGGCCTCGCCGGGCGTGGTGGCCGCCGTGGGGAAGTTCCTGGACAAGCTGAAGCGCGAGCGGCTCGACGCCAGGACCGAGAAGGATTCGTCGTGGGGGATCAGGAAGTAGGAGGCCGCGATGCGTCCTGCCGTCCGGATGGTGCCCGATCGCGCTACGCTGGACAGGGAAGTGTGCGCCGGCAAGTATTGCGCCGAGGTGGGCGTGCTGCGCGGCAAGCACGCCGCCGTCATGCTGGCCGCCGGCCCCGACATGCTGTACCTCGTCGACCTGTGGAAGCACCAGGACGAGCGGATCTACGACGAGGAGCTCAACAGGGAATCCGACGACGCCAAGTTCGAGACGTTCTACCGGCACGTCGCCGACACGCTGGGCAAGGACCCGCGTGTGGAGATCTTCCGGATGGATTCGCTGAGGGCGGCGAAGATCTTCAGGAAGCGGTCGCTGGGTGCCGTCTACGTCGACGGCAACCACGGCTACGAGGCGTGCGCCGCCGACCTGCACGCGTGGTGGCCGCGCGTGGCGCGCGGCGGCTGGCTGTACGGCCATGACTACAAGTTCGATTTCCCCGGCGTGGTGGGGGCCGTGGACGAGTTCCTCGACGAGCTGGGCAGGAAGGCGCTGGACGTGCTGACGGAGGACGACCCACCGTCGTGGGGGATCAGGAAAGCCGCGATATGAACGCCGTCGTGACGGTCTGCATCGGCGACTTCTTCAGGCGGATCGCCAGGTTGACGCACCCGCCGATGCGGAAGTACGCCGAGCGGCTCGGCGCCGACTTCGTGGTCCTCGACAGGATGCTGACCGCCGAGAAGTACCCGCACTACGAGAAGTTCCGCATCCGCGACCTGCTGGACGACTACGCCAGGGCCGCCTACATCGACACGGACGCGCTCGTGCGGAACGACTGCCCCGACCTGTTCGCCGAGGTCCCGCCGGCAAAGCTGGGCGCGTTCCCGGAAGGCAGCCACGTCGACAGGACCGCGGCCGTGAAGCTGGCCTGCGAACAGTACGGATTGGAGTATGCCAGGTTCAGGGACAAGCCATACTTCAACACCGGCGTCATGGTGGTGTCGCGCTGCCACGCCAGGGCGTTCGTGAAGCCCGCGGTGGAGGTGCGCGACTTCTGGGAGCAGTCCTACCTGAACCTGCGGTTCGTCATCGAGGACGTCGAGATGCACGAACTGTCCCACAGGTTCAACCGGCTGCCCGCCTTCGACTACGCGTCGGCCAAATGCTGCGTCCCCATCGACGAGCCCCGCCTGGACAGTTGGATCGTGCACCACGCGGGCGGGATCAAGGCGGGCGTCATCAGCCGCATCGCCTGCGACCTGGCGGCGTGGCGCGCCCGCGGCCTCGCGTAGTTGACTGCCCGCCCCTTCCGACCGATAATGGCCCTATGAAGGGGGAACGGCCAATGGCGGAGGAAAAACCCATGCGAAAAGCCCTTCTTGTTGGCATCAACCAGTACAGCGCGCCGTACGCGCTGCAGGGCTGCGTCAACGACGTCATGGCGATGCGCAGCCTGCTGCGCGACTACCTGGGCTTCCCGGCGTCGGGCATCCTGATCCTGAAGGACAAGCAGGCGACCACGAGGAACATCCTGAACGGCCTGAGGTGGCTGGCCAACATCAACGCCGGCGGCATCGCCCTGTTCCACTATTCCGGTCACGGCGCGCAGGTGCTCACCAGCGACCCCGGCGAGCCGGACGGATTGGCCGAGTGCATCTGCCCGGTCGACTTCAACTGGACGCCGCAGCGCATGATCACCGACAAGCAGCTTGTCGCGGCGCTGGCGTTGCTGCCGTCCACCGCGGCTACGAACTGGTTGTCGGATTCCTGCCATGCGGGAGGACTGGACGAGACCGACCGCGGCGCCAAATCGCTCGCGACCGACAAGCGGACCCTGCGGCACATGATACTGCCGCCTGCCATGGCCGCCGAGGTGGAGCGCCTGAGGAAGAAGAAAAAGACCAAGGTGCGGACGATGGCGAAGTCGCTGAAGGCGGCGGAACTGGCCGTAGGCTTCATGGCGGCCTGCAGGGCCAACCAGACGGCGTCCGACACGTACGAGGACGGTCGGTGGTGCGGCGCGTTCACGTGGGCGTTCCTGAAGGCCGTGAAGGCCAATACCCGCGCGGCGCTGACCGACCTCTGCGCGACCACGCGTTCGACCCTGTCGAAGGCGCGCTACTCGCAGGCCCCGCAGGTGGAAGGCACGAGGATCGACAAGCCGTTCCTGTCCTGGTGACGGAAGGAGGTCCGATGGCGACCGCGCTGAACGCCGGCCGCGGCTTCACGAGCCGCAAGTTCATCGTAGTCATCGTGGCGCTGGTGTGCTTCACCGTCCTGGCGTACTCGATGATCATGCCGATAGAGCTGTACGCGGACCTGGTGACGTGGCTGCTGATCGCGTACATGGCCGTCGAGGGCGGCGGGGACGCCATCAGCCGCACGAAATGGGCCCGGCCGACGGAGCTGATGCCGCCCAAGGACGCGCCGCCGCCCAAGCCTTGACTTTTCGGCACCGCGCGCGAACAATGCGGGGGGACGACAAAGGAGGCCGACGCCATGCCGTTCAAGTCGAAGTCGCAGTGGCATAAGTTCTTCGCGATGGCCAACCGCGGGGAGATCTCCGAGGGAAAGGCGAAAGAGTGGGCAGAAGAGACCAAGACGCCCTTCAAGAGCCTGCCGGAAAAGAAGAAGGAGAAGGCCGAGAAGAAGTCCGCCGCCGACGTCTCCAGGGCCGCCCAGATAGCGGAAGGCACGCCGATGGAGAAGAAGGAGCACGGTGTCGGCACCGCCGCGGCCAGGCAGATCGCTACCGATCACGTCGATGAGCATCCCGGCAAGGATGTCTACGGCGAGTTGAAGAAAGTGGACGCGAAGCTGGAGAAGAAGGAGGCGAGCCAAGTGGACAACTTCGAGAAGGTGCGCGCGCTGCTGGCCAAGGCGGCCGAAGGCCTGATGCCCGAACAGGAAGACGGCGTCACGGGGTCCATGGGGCCCGGGGCCGCCGCGCCGGGTATCTGGTCGCAGCTGGCGCAGGCGCTCGGCGGGGCCGGCGAGTCCATCAAGGGCATGGCCAGCAAGGGCCTCGGGTTCGCGAAGAGCCTGCCCGGCAAGTTCGAGGCGATGCCCGGCTGGCAGAAAGGCCTGGCGGGGGCCGGCGTCGGCGGAGCGGGAGTGCTCGGCGGGGTCGGCCTGTACAGCCTGATCCGGCACATCCTGGCCAACCGCGCGGAGAAGGAAGGCGCGGCGCACGACCTGCCCTGCGGCGGCTTCGCGGACGGCTTCCTGTCCTACTGCATCGATAACAAGCTGACCGACGACCAGACGCTGGAGCTGCTCGAGAAGGGCGCGGCGCTGGAAGGGCCGGCCGGCGAGGAGCTCGTCGACCTGGCCGGCCAGTTGGCCAAGGTGGGCATGCAGAAGGCGGCGGAGACGAAGTGACGCCGGCCAGGATCCTCTCCTACAAGGCCGGCTTCCTGCGCAAGCTCGCGGAAGCCGGCGTCCTGCCCTCCGAGGCCATGGCCGCCGTGAAGGTAGCGGCGGGCAAGCCGGAGGGCGGCGGGGGCGGCATGCCGTCCATAAGCAAGGCGCTCGGCCAGCTGGCGTCCCTGGCGCCGTCGGCCGTGAAGGGGACCGCCGCGGTGGCCGTCGGCGCACCCTTGGCCCTGGGCGCCGGCGCGGGCGCGCTGGACGCCGTCATGGACGCGCCGGTGCTCGACGCGGACATGCTGCACAAGATGGAGCTCATGGCCGCGTACCGGCAGGCGACGAAGGAGATCCTTAACCGGCAGGCGGCGCGCAAGGGCGGGTAGCCGCGAAGGAGCGACATGCCTGACGAGCCGTCCGCGGCCAGCAGCAGCGCGGAACAGGAAGTGCGGCCCGTCGGCGTCGCCGAAAGCGCCGACTCCCTTCCCGATGAAGTCGAGCGCCCGCCGCTCCCTGCGCACCTGCTCGATCCCGCCAACGTGCTCGGCAAGGAATCCGTCCTGCCCGGCATGGACGGCCTGCCGTTCAGGGGGCCGATCCCCGACCTGCGCGAGACGGACCCCGACCACATGCGCCCGCAGGTGGGTTACGGGGCGCACGTGCAGCTGTTCGTGCTGAGCAAGCCGAAGGACTTGGCGTATTACCAGCAGGTGATCCAGCTCATGGCGAACGGGTTCGCGGTGATGGGCGCCGAGGACAGGGTCTACGATAAGGACATCAAGTCGTGGCGGATACTGCTGCGCTGGTACGAGCAGTTCGCCACCATGAAGCCGAGGGGCATGGTCCCGTAGGGGGCGCCGTGGGAAAGATAGCCGAACGGCTGATAGCGATGGGCCTGGCCAAGAAGGCCGAACCGCCCGACTGGGAGGGCCGCCTGTCGGAGCAGGAGGACCGCCTTCGCCAGATCATGCCGCCGTCGAGGGACGAGGCGCAGGCGGAGGCCAAGACGCGCATCGACGCCATGCGCCGCAAGGCGTACATCCTCGGCTACGCGATGCGCGGCCAGCACGCGCCCAAGGCGGAGCAGCAGCTGGCCGAGCTGTCCGGCGCGATACAGCCGCAGCAGGAGACCGTGGAAGTTCCGGCCGTGAAGGCCGGTGAGGACAAGAAGGCACTGCTGGGCCCGATCATCGAGCCCATCCAGGCGCTGCTGCAGTCCGCGCGGCACACGGTGCCCATGAATGCGCGGCTGGCGCTCCAGGGGCCGACGGCCGTGACCGCCGACCCCACCACGCTGCCCGGCTACGGCGCGCAGGCTTCCGGCGCGGTCGCGAGCGGCTTCCAGGAGGGCGTCGGCCACGCCACCGAGGACATGAAGAAGGACATCCACGGCAAGCTCGACACTGAGCTGGCCCAGGCGAAGACCGAGTTCGAGGCCGCCATGGCCAGCGAGACCGCCGGCGCCAAGGAGGCGGGCGAGCTGGGCCGGCTGCTCGACAAGGCCGCGGCGGAGAAGTCCGCCGAGGGCGAGCTGAACAAGCTGCTCAACCTCTACCTGGCTGCGGCGGGCCTCGTCGGCGCCGCCGGCCACGCCGCCGGGCGCAGCGCCGTGGCGGGCAGGCTGCCGGAATACGCGCGCGCCAAGGCGATCAAGGACCTGGCGCGCCAGCGCACGCAGGAGGCGCCGGTCCTCATCGCGCCGCAGAAGGAGCTCGCCCTGGACGAACCCGACGCCGGCGAAGAGGAACCCGAGCCGGCCGTCACGCAGCCGGTAACGGCATGAGGAGGGGCGGATGCCCGACAGCGACCTTCCGCTCGGCCTCCCGGCCGCCCAGCCGCTCCAGTTGCGCCGCTTCGACGACCACCACGCCGCGCGCGTCAATATCCTGAACGGCGTCGTGTCGGCGCTGCAGGAGAAGTATCCCGTCGAGAACGAGCGGTACAGGTTGGAGCTTTCCGGCCTGCACTACAAGCAGCCCAACAGCTACTCGCTGGAGGAGCAGAAGAAGGCGATCATCCACGGCGACTCGCTGCACGCCAAGCTGCACGGCACGTGGGCGCTGATTGACAAGGCCAGCGGCAAGCCGGTAGACACCAAGGAGACCGTCGTGGCGCACGTGCCGTGGCTGACCGAGCGCGGCACGCTCATCCACAACGGGTCCGAGTATTTAATAAGTTCGCAATTCCGTTTGAAGCCCGGCGTCTACTCGCGCATGAAGGACAACGGCATCCTGGAGGCCCACGTCAACGTGAAGCCCGGGACCGGGCCGTCCTTCCGCGTCTACATGGAGCCGGAGACCGGCGTGTTCCGCATGGCGGTCGGGCAGTCCACGCTGAAGCTCTACCCGATCCTGCGATCCATGGGCGTGTCCGACAAGGAGCTGCGCGACGCCTGGGGCGAGGAGCTGCTGCACAAGAACGTCGAGGCCGAGGACCCGCGCGCGGTAGGCCGCGCGTTCGCGAAGCTGGTCGAGAAGCCCGTCGAGGAAGGGCACCCGACGATCGTGTCTGCCGCGATGCCGGAGCTGCCGAAGGCGGCCAGCGAGACGCCCGAGACGGTCAAGAAGCTGCAGAAGATCGTCGATGCGCACAAACTTAAAGGCGGATATGGCGACGTTGCCTGGGACGAGGAGACCGGCGAGACCCACCTGTCCGTCGGCGACTGGCACGAGCAGGAAGACTATGCCGGGCTTGAGAAGGCCATCAAGGCCGTCCCGGGCGTGAAGAAGTTCCAGGTCGAGGCGGAAATAGGTCCGCCCGACGGCTGGTGGGCCGTCAACCACGGTCGTGAGCCGAAGATCTGGCACAAGCCGAAGCCGCGCGATCCCGAGCAGGAAGCCGCATTCATGGCCAGCCTCGACGGGCCGCCGCTCAAGATTGTCGGGCAGACGCTCAAGGAGGCCCAGGCGCCGATCGGCCAGAAGACCACGGACCGCAAGTGGAAGTACCTGTGGTTCCACGGCGAGCTGTACACGAACCCGCCCGACAAGGAGCACCCGGATCCGTGGGTGCTGCTGAAGGTCCACAAGGGCCTGCCGCAGGCCGCCTATGCCACGCTGAAGGGCGAGGGCGTCGACTGCGAGCCGCACTACGACGACCCGCACGTCTCCGTCCTGCGCGGCGAGGAAGTCCGCGAGCTCATAAAGAAGTATGGCGACCAGTGGCAAGGCGCGGCCAAGATCGGTCAGAAGATGCGCTTCCGCCTGAGCAAGATCGTCAGCCTCGTGCCGGGCGGCTGGCCGGAGATGGACCGCGTGTGGTTCATCGAGGTAGAGTCGCCCGAGCTGGAGGAGTACCGGAAGGACCTCGGCTTCCGCAATCTGCCGCTCCAGCCGAAGACTGGCAACGAGGTCAGGTTCCATGTCACTTTCGCCGTGAAGCCGAACGTCGCGAGCAAGGCCGCCGCGGCGCTGACCGAGCCGCCCGAGGAAGGGGCGACGGCGCCGGCGGTCAAGCCGCCCGGCGAGGAAGGCCGGAAGATCCTGCACGCGCTCCAGCAGATGGAGCTCGACCCCGACGTCACGGAGTCGACGCTAGGCGAGCGGCACGTGAACGTGACGCCGAAGATGATGGTCCGGGCGACAAAGAAGCTGCTGGGCATCCAGAAGGGGACCGAGGAGACCGACGACCGCGACTCGCTGGCCTACCAGACGCTGCACTCGCCGGAGGACTTCTTCGCGGAGCGGATCAGGCGCGATGCCGGCGGGCTGGGCAGGCGGATGCTGTGGCACGCGACCAGGAAGGGCAACCTCGACTACGTCCAGAGCGGCGCGCTGACGCCGCAGATGCACGCCGTCCTGCTGAGCAGCGGGCTGGCCGCCGCGGCCGAGGAAACGAACCCGCTCGAGCTGGCCGATCAGCATCATCGCGTCGTGCGCACGGGCGAGGGAGGGATGTCGTGTTATTCGGAAGATACCGAAGTGCTAACGATAGAAGGATGGAAACACTGGGGAACCGTCGTCGCTGCTGACGAACTTGCCTGTCGGGTGAACGGTCGGTTGGAGTTCCACCGACCGACGCGTCTTTTTAGCGGCGCATATCGCGGAAAGCTCTTATCTGCCGATACCCGGGTGATCAACTACGCGGTTACTCCGGATCATAGGGTGTTCGTGTCTTGGGATACGACGACGGCCGGCCACGAATCGGTTCGGTCTCCGTTCCGGTTTCGGCCGGCTTTCGATATCCACGGCAAAAGAGTGCGGCATTTGGTTTCCGCTGAACCGTATCTGGGTGGCAGCCGGCCGGACAAACACGTTTTGCCGCCTGCGCCCGTTGACCGGGAAAACGCAGGATCCGCGAGAAGAGAGGCACTAGAGCTTGATTTTCTGGACTGGGTGGAGTTCCTCGGTTGCTACCTGGCTGACGGCAGTTTCAGGTACGATGGCGACCGGCACGAATACCGAACGGAAGTTGGGAAAGTCCGATCATTGAATCCTGGCGAATACGCTACGATTGACGCCGTTTTGCGCCGATTGGGATTCACTTACAGATATGAGCAGAATCGTCGGTTTATCGTTCACGGGAAACATCTGGCACACTACTTGTCGAAGTTTGGTAAAGCATGGACGAAGTACGTGCCGGAATACGTGATGCGCGGCGATATAGAAACGCGAAAGCGTTTCTTCTTTGCCATAACGACGATGGATCACACGGCGGCGTGCCCTGGACTGTCCTTCAAATATATGTCCGCTTCACCTAAGCTGGCCGAGCAGGTGGCTTGGCTGGCTGTTTCTCTCGGATACGCAGTTCACTACCTGACTCGCGTCAACCACAACAGGACCAATCCGATACATGTCATTCATATTTCTGAAGCCTCGGAAAGTCTCGTCTATCGGCAACACGCCGGCTTGCAGTATCGTGAACTTGATTATGCTGGAACGGTCTATTGCGCGTCTGTTCCTGGGGAGCTGGTATTTATACGTAGACACGGAAAAACGATGTGGTGTGGCAACTCCTTAGATGCAGTCCCCGAGGAGGCCAGGGTGGTGCAGCCGTCCCACTTCGGCTTCGTCGATCCGAGCCGCGCGCCCGAATCTGCAAGAATGGGTTTGGACAGCAGGATCGCCCACGGCGCGCTGCGCGGCAGCGACGGCCAGGTCCATGCGCCGATGCTGGACCTGAAGACCGGCAAGACCGAACTAGTGTCCGCGGCGCAGGCCGTCAAGAGCGTGGTCGCGTTCCCCGGCGAGATGGCCAGGACCGGCGCCACCGCCCGCGCCATGGTGCGCGGCAAGCGCATCGAGAACGTGCCGAAGGGCGAGGTGGACTTCGAGCTGCCCCACCACGCGCACATGTTCTCCGGGGTGACGAACCTCGTCCCCATGGCCGGCGCGCTGAAGGGCGGCCGGCTCATGATGGGCGCGAAGTTCTTCAGCCAGGCGCTGCCGCTCCAGCACAGCGAGGCGCCGCTGGTCCAGAACCTGTCGCCGGACGGCCGCAGCTTCGACGAGATCATGGGCGAGAAGGTCGGCGCGGTGCGGGCGGCCAAGCGCGGCGTCGTTATCGGCATCGACAAGAACAAGGTCCTCGTCCGCGAGGAGGGCGGCGGCAAGCGCGAGTACCCGCTGTACGACAACTTCGTCTTCAACAGGCGCACCGCGATCCACAACACGCCCGCCGTCGGCATCGGCGAGACGGTCGAGCCGGGCGCGCTGCTGGCCAGGAGCAACTATACGGACGCCAAGGGCGACACGGCGGTCGGGCTGAACTTGCGGACCGCGTACATGCCGTTCAAGGGCCTGAACTACGAGGACGCCGTCGTCATCAGCGAGAGCGCCGCCCAGCGGCTCAGCTCCGAGCACATGTTCCAGCGGACGCTCGAGAAGGACGACCGCGACATGGAGTTCGGCAAGAAGCCGTTCATGTCGGTCTTCCCGGCCAAGTACGTCAAGGACCAGCTGGGCCGGATGGACGAGCACGGCGTGGTCAGACCCGGGACCGTCGTGAAGAAGGGCGACCCGCTGATCCTCGGCATGGAGAAGACGCGGTTCACGCACACGCACCGCGGCCACAAGCCCATCTACACCGACGCGTCGGAGACGTGGGACCACGAGGCGGACGGCACCGTCACGGACGTGTCGCCCACCAAGGGCGGCGGCTGGAACGTCACCGTGAAGACGTACCTGCCGGCGCAGACGGGCGACAAGCTGGCCGCGCGGTTCGGCGACAAGGGCGTCATCTCCGAGGTGATGCCGGACCACCAAATGCCGCACGACTCGCAGGGCAGGCCCATCGAGCTGTGCCTGAACCCGCTGGGGGTCATCAGCCGCGGCAACCCCGCGCAGGTCTACGAGGCGCTGCTGGGCAAGATCGCCCGGAAGACCGGGCGCGCGTACGTGGTGCCGTCCTTCCGAAACGGCAGCTGGATCGACTTCGTCCAGGGCGAGCTGCGCAAGAACGGCCTGAGCGACACGGAGGACCTGACCGACCCCTCGACGGGGACGAAGATCCCCGGCGTCCTGACCGGCGAGCGCTTCATGATGAAGCTGCACCATACCGCCGAGTCGAAGGGCAAGGGCAGGGACGTCGGCAGCTACACGTCGGAGGGGCTGCCCGCCATAGGGAGCAAGCGGATAGGCCAGATGGAGACCAGCGCGCTGGTCTCGCACAACGTCATGGACGTGCTCAAGGACGCCAAGCTGGTCCGCGGCCAGAGGAACGACGACTACTGGCGCGAGTTCCGCATGGGCAACGTGCCCGCGTCGCCGCAGACGCCGCTGGTCTACAGGAAGTTCCTGGCCAGCCTCACGGGCGCCGGCATCAACGTGAAGAAGGAGGGCAACAAGCTCAACCTGTTCGCCCTGACGGACAAGGACGTCGACAAGCTCAGCGCCGGCGAGGTCAAGGCCCCGCATACCGTCGCCGGCAACGATCTCGCGGAGATAGAGGGCGGCCTGTTCGACAAGGGGCTAACGGGCGGGCATGGCGGTTCGCGGTGGAGCCACGTGAATCTCGACGAGCCGACGCCCAACCCCGTCATGGAGGAGCCCACTCGCAGGCTGCTCGGCATGACGCAGAAGCAGTTCGAGGCGGCCATCTCGGCGCGCGGCGGCCAGGGGATCAAGGACGCGCTCTCGAAGATGGACGTGGACCGCGAGATCACTCGGTACGAGGACGAGGTCAAGACGGGCGCGCGGTCGCGGCGCGATAACGCCGTGAAGTGCCTCGGCTATCTTGAGGCCATGCGGACGCAGGGTTACAAGCCGGAAGAGCTGGTGATGTCGAAGGTCCCCGTCCTGCCGCCGGGCATGCGCCCCATCGTCCCGTTCCAGGGCAGGCCGCTGGTGTCGGACCCGAACTATCTGTACCGCGACCTGATGCACGCGAACCAGGATCTGAAGGACGCGAAGGGCGAGCTCGGCGCGGAGCGCGCCGGCGCAGAGCGGCTACGGCTGTACAACGCCTTCAAGGCGGTGACCGGCCTGGGCGACCCCGTGCAGGCGAAGACCCGCGAGGCCAACGTGCGCGGCCTGCTGGCGCACGTGTTCGGGACCGGCGGACCCAAGACTTCGATGTTCCAGCGTCGTGTCCTCAGCACGCCGGTGGACGTGGTCGGGCGCGCGGTCATCACGCCGAACCCGCAGCTGTCGATGGACCAGGTCGGCCTGCCCGAGGAGAAGGCCTGGACGATCTACAGACCGTTCATAACCCGCAGGCTGATCCGGCGCGGCATGCCCGCCACCGAGGCCGCGCGCGCCGTGGCGGACAGGCACCCCACGGCGAAGAACGCGCTGCTGGAGGAGATGCAGGCCCGGCCCGTCCTCATCAACCGCGCGCCGACGCTGCACAAGTACGGCTTCATGGCGGCGTGGCCGACGCTGGTGAAGGGCGACACGCTGCAGATCTCGCCGGTGGTGACGCCGGGCTTCGGCGCGGACTTCGACGGCGACGCGATGAACTACCACGTGCCGGTGTCCGACGCCGCCGTCCGCGAGGCCAAGGAGAAGATGCTGCCGTCGGCGAACTTGCGCGACGTCCGCGGGTTCAAGCTGCACTACCTGCCTCGACACGAGTTCCTGCTTGGGCTATACTTGGCCAGCACGGCGGACAACCGCAACGAGCCGCGGTCGTTCCGCACGAGACAGGACGCGCTGCGCGCCTACCGCCGCGGCGAGCTCGGGCTTGGCGACCGCGTGGCCACGCTGGACGAAGGGGAGAAGAAGAAATGAGCCAGGATCTTGCTACCTTGAAGCTCGTCATGGAGACCGTGGCGGAGGTCCAGCGGCGCTGGGAGAAGCGGGGCTTCGTCCCGCTCGATTCCTCCGGCATGATGGTGCAGCCGCAGCAGCAGATGGATCCCTCGATGGGCGGGATGCCCGGCGGGCAGCCGCCGGGAGCTCCTCCGGGGCCCATGCCCCCCGGCGGCGCGCCCCCGCCCGGCGCGGGCGGAATGCCCCCGGGAGCGCCACCGGAAGCCGGTGGAATGCCGCCGGAAGCCGGCGGCGCTGCTCCCGGTGGGGCTCCTCCCGGCCAGCCCGTCATGGTCAGCCTGAACGACCTGATCCAGCTGTTCCAGATGATCGTCCAGCAGCTCGGCGGCGCGGCTGCCCCTGGCGGGGCGGCCGCCCCGGCGCAGGCCCCCGCGGAAGCGCCCAAGAAGGGCAAGGTCGCCGTGGAAGAACAGCTGGCGCAACTGAACGCGAAGCTCGATCAGCTGCTCGGCGCGCTGGGCGGCGGCTCCGCTCCGGCTCCCGCTCCCACCGGGGGCCCTCCTGCTGCCGCCCCCGCCGAGCCGACGCAGGCCGGCCCCGTCGCGCCCGCGGCGCCGATGCAGGTCCAGGCCAGCGCGATCGGCAAGCCGGAAGAGGACCCCGGCGAGCCGCCTTCGCTGTCCGACCCGATCAAGACGGCCGAGATCCCGACGAGCGGCCCGGCGAACCCCGCGCTTGGCGCGGCGACCCCGGCCGCCGCAGTTCCTCCGCCGGCGCTTCCCCCGCCGGCCTCGATGCAGCCGCCCACCGCTGTCGCCATGCAGCAGCCGGCAGGTGGGCTGGCGGGTGCCAAGGCGCAGTCGATGGCCAAGAGGATAACCGAACTGAGAGGAGCGCCCAAGAAGTGAAGGTGCGCGTGCAGTCAGGCGACATGAGCTCCGTGGAGTTGGAGGACGCCCGCAGCGCGGTGGTCATAGACGACCACGGGCAGCCGATCGTGCTGGTGCAGTCGATGGCGCCTGGCCAAGTCCTGGTAGCGCGGGCGTCGGACCCGAACTTCAGGAAGCAGATCGAGGCGCTCGGCATAGGGTTGCGAGCCGATTTCGAGGTGCGAAAGGGCCATGCGAGCTGACTGGTTCACGGACGCCGTTTACGCCTCCGCGTTGCCGCCGGCTGTCAAGGAAGTGGCAGGGTGGGGCGGCGCCGGTCGGGCTTTCGGGGGGCGCACGTTCGCCGCCCCGGTCTTCGGGCGGCTCTTCGGACGGACGGCGGCGCCTGCGGCAGAACAGGCCGCTGCAGGCGCCGCTGCGCGCATCGTGCCGGTAGCAAAGGGGACCGCTGCGGCTGCCGGAACGGCCGCGCGGCCGGGCGCTTTGGCTGCACTCGGGCAACAGTTCCGGCCGGGCAACGTGGCGTCCCAGTTTTCCCGGCAGCTCGGCTTGGGCGGGTTGGGGACCGCCGCAAGAGGGGAACTGACGTCGCAATTGCGTTCCGGCGGGCGCATAGGGGAAGAACTGGTAAGGCAGTTCGGCCTTGGCAGCCCCGCGATGGCCGCGCTGGCGCCTGGCATAGCGACACGGCGCATGGCGGCGCAGCTGGCCCTTCGACCGCCGGTTCCCGCCTTGCAAGGCATCAAGTGGCAGGCGGGTGAAGCGGGTCCGCCCGGCTTGCGTTCCTTGGTGCCGTCGAGAATGCCGCACGAGCCGGGAGGGACAGTGGAACGCGCCGTCCCGGGGGAACAGTTGGGCGGCGTTCGCATCGGCGGGCGCACGCAGGCGTACGCGGAGTCTCCCTCCGGGACCGCCACCGTGCTTCCCATCCTGTATCGGCCGCGGCCTGCGCCCGTACCGGCGCCGGCGGCGTCGATGACTACGCACGTCACGCCCGCGCAGGCGGCATCAGGCACGCCGGCAGCTGCGAAGACGCCCACGCCAGCGCAGGCCGCTTCGGGGACCATGACAACGTCGAGAAGCCGCGGCATGAGCATGGCACCGGCGCAAGGCGAGCAGCCGGCCGCGCCCGGCCAGCCGCCGGCAGGGACCCCGTTGACGCAGGAAGCGTTCATGAAAGGCATCGAGTCGATACGGCCGGAGACGGGCTTCATGGCCGGCGTCAAGGGCATGCTTCCGTGGATGGCGCTAAGCTACGGACCGCAGATGCTCTCGGGTCTTTATCGCGGATTCGTCAAGCCGGACGAGGAGGAAGGCCGCGCGCAGGAAGCGCAGGGCCCGCGCTATAGCCACGGCGTTTCGCCGTACGCTAGCCCAGTCGCCGAGTCGGAACGGTATCGGTACTGGCCGAAAGGCGCTGCGGACGTTTCCAAGGCCTTGGAAAAGTCGGCTAAGCGGACGTGGCGCTCGAAGTCCTTCCGCAAGTTCACGCTGCTGCACAGGTTCCCCGGCAAGACGAGGATGTCGGCCATGCGCAGGAAGACCGTCGCGCGCAGCATGCCGTTCGCTGCCAAGTCGGCCTTCTACTGCGGCTTGGCGAAGCGTTGCGCCGAGCTCGGCCTTGACAGGGACGACGGCAGGGCCGTCGTGGAAGCCCTGCAGAAGCTGGCCTTCGACGGGGAAAATCCACGGCCGGAAGAGGAGGAAATAGACCCGCTGTACACTTATGCCCCGGCGGTTGGCGCCGCCGGCGCGGGTCTTCTTGCTGGCGCCGGGACTGGCGGAGGTCTGCTGGCTTCCGGCGTGGGCGGCACAATGGTTGGCGGCATGGCGCTCTCTCCATTTGAAAGGTTCGCCGAGGGGGTGCGGAGGAGCCACGCGACTGAAGGTTGGGGAAAGAATTGGCCGCTGCTGTATTCGACCGGTCAGGGCTTCAAGAACATGGTGACCGGCGAATACGGATCCGATCCCTACGGGTCCGCCCCCGCTTCGGCGGGGAAGGCGGGAAAGGGCGGCGTCGGCACCGACCCGATGGCACTCGACAAGGCAATAGGCACGCTTAAAGATCCGGAAGTGTATAAGCGGATGATTCGGGAGGAGAAAGAAAAGTTCGGGCCGATGAACGCGGAAAGATTGAAAGGTTTTCTCAATCTTGCGTATGAGCAAGCGCGAGTAGGCGGCGAGGTGTCCCCCGGCGAGGCCGCCGCGTCGGCCACCACGGGGATGATCCCCGGCATACGGGGGCTTGACCGCGCCCAAAAGAGCAAGATCCTTCGCAGGCTTCATCCCGAGTTGGACGCCGTGAAAACATTGCCGGCATTCCAGACGCCGGGGATCGGCGCGGCGCCCGGGGTAGGAACAGCGCCCGGAGTTAGCAGGCCGTCTGGCGCTGTCGGGCCGCAGGGCACAGCCGCTGCGCCCATGCCGGGTTCGCCGGCAGCTGCCCGAAGGCCCATGAGCGGCCAGAAGTCCACGCGCGACCAGGTCAGCCTGATAAGGCAGGAAGCAGCCACGCGGCAGGCGCCGGCCGCTCCGAAGGCCCCGGCGCCGACCGGCTCGCCCAGCGCCGCTGCGGCTCCGGCATCGACTGGTGCGGCACCGCGACCGTGGTCCGCCCGCGGCGGATTCGAGGGCGCTGAGGGGACCCGTTACGGCATGGCGCAGTCCGGCGGCGAATACGTGCCGCTCAGCGGCGGCGCCAACACGGAACCTGGCCAGACATACGGCGGCGCGGGGAGCTTCGACATAGACCGAAGGCGCGGCAGCATCGGACTGCCCGTGGCCGCGCGACAAGCAATGCAATCGTTCCGTCAACCGCCCAGCGGCGCTTACGCTGCCCCGGAAGGAGCGGTCTACGGCCGCGGGTCCGCAATGGGCGGTCCCGAGCGGTTCTCGTTCGACCCGTCGGAACGGCTTGTGGGGACTGCGCTGTCAGCGCTGACGGGAGCGGGCGGCGGACAACCCGCCCCGGCGGCCCAGGGCGTGCCGGCGGTTGCCGCGCCGCCGGTGCCGTCGCGCATGGCGCGGAGGATCGAGGACGTCGGGGGCGGCGATGAACCGTCCGGTGCCTCGGCCAGGCTCCGGGCTGGCAGCGTCGCTACCTCGGTGCCGCAGGGGGCAGTGGCCCCGTCATTCGGCGACGTGGCGTCGTCCGTCGGCAAGCCGGGATTCAGTAAGCACATCACGGGTCAGGTGCAGCCGACGCCGTCCAGGCCGCTGCCGGGCGCGCCACAGCTGCCGCCGCCCAATCCGGGCGGCCTGGAAGCGATAAGAAGGAGCCGGGAGCTGTTGAGCGCCCCGATACCGCCCACGGGCTACGCGACTCGGTGACTGAATGCTCACGACGGTCGGACAGCTTCTGGTCAACGAGGAGCTCCCCCCGGGGCTGCGCGACCATTCGCGCGTCCTCGACCAGGCCGGCGTGGCCAAGCTGTTCGGCGAGATAGAGAAGGCCGACAAGGGCAAGTTCGCCGACATCAACAGGCGGCTGCACGACATCGGCCAGCTGGTGTCCACCAGGCAGGGCCGCGAGACGAGCCTGTCGCTGGACGCCCTGCGCCCTTCCAAGGGCGTCGCCGACGAGCGCGCCAAGCTGGACCGCGAGGTGAAACTGATCCTGGCCGGCCCGGGCGACACGGCGGAGAAGCACAGGAAGATCGTCGAGGCCATCGCCGGCAAGGCCGACAGGATCACCGAGCTGAACTACCAGGAAGGCCTGAAGGACCGCAACCCGTTCGCGCTGCAAATCCTGTCGGGCAGCCGCGGCAACAAGGTACAGTTCAGGACGCTGCGCGCGGGCGACCTGTTGGTAACCGATCACAGGGATGAGCCCGTGCCGGTGCCAATGCTGTCGTCCTACGCTGAGGGGCTCGACCCGGTGCAGTATTGGGCGGGAGCGTATGGCGCCCGCCGAAGCGAGATTTTGAAAAAGTTCTCCACCCCGAAGGCCGGCTACCTCGGCAAGCAGCTCGCCATGGCGGCGCACAGGCTCGTCGTGACGGAGAAGGACTGCGGCACTTCCACCGGCGTGCCGGCGACGGCCGACGATCCCGACAACGAGGGTGCCGTCCTGGCAACCGACGCGGCCGGCATCCGGGCCGGGACGGTGCTGACGCCGGACATCATGCGGAAGCTGGGGGACAAGAAGATCCTCGTCAGGTCGGCGCTGACCTGCCAGGCGGAGCGCGGCCTGTGCGGCAAGTGCGCTGGCGTACGCGAGACAGGCGCGCTGCCGTCGATCGGCTCGCATATCGGCATCGCGGCGGCGCACGCGCTTTCAGAGCCGTTGTCACAGGGGTCTCTGGGCGCGAAACATTTGGGCGGGACCGTCTCCTCCGGCCAGAGATCGAAGGACGACGCGCTCGACGTGGTCAACAGGCTGGTCCAAGTGCCGGAGGCGTTCCCCGGCGCGGCGGCGGTCGCTACCAACGACGGCCGCGTGGAGCGCGTCGAGGATGCGCCGCAGGGCGGCACGACGGTCGTCATAGGCGGCAAGGAGCACTGGGCGGCGCCGGGCCAGAAGATCATGGTGAAGAAGAACGACGAAGTCGAAGCTGGCGACGTCATCAGCGACGGCATGCCTAATCCCGCCGACATCGTGAAGCACAAGGGCATCGGCGAGGGCAGGCGCTACTTCACGGACCTGTTCAGGAAGACGCTGGCGCAGCACGGATTCAAGCAGAACAGGCGGAACGTGGAGCTGGTGGCCCGCGGCCTGATCAACCACGTGCGCATCACGGGGCTGCACGGGCCGAACCACACCGTCATGGACGACCTGGTGGAGTTCGACCCGCTCATGCGCGGCTACGAGCCCAGGGAGGGCAGCGTTTCCGTCACGCCGAAGGAAGCCAGGGGTTTCTTTCTGGAAAGGCCCGTGCTACATTACTCGGTGGGCACGCGGATCACGCCGCGGATGGCGGCGGAGCTGCACGGGAACGGCGTCAAGAGCGTCACGGCGCACCGTGAGCCGCCGCCGTTCGAGCCGGAGATGGTGCGGGCGGTCGAAACGATGGCGCACGCGGACGACTGGATGCTGCGGCTGGGAGGCCTGTACGGCATCCAGCGCAGCTTCTTGAAGTCCGTCCACCGCGGCGGCACCTCCGATCCGACGGGGACGTCCTACATCCCGGCGCTGGCGGAGGGCACCGGCCTGCGGGGGTTGGAAGACGAGGAGGATTAGTAATGCGTTCCGAACGGGCGTTCGCGTACCGGCTTGGCCGCAAGATCGGCGAGTTGGCGAAGGAAGCGGCGGGGCCGGGCCTGCCTTCCAGCGCCACGGCCCGGCAAAGGGCGGCTTCCGCCGGTGGCGGCGGCCTGCTCGGCGCCGTCGGCGGCGCGGGCATGGGCCTGGCCGGCCTGTTCAGCCCCCGTGCGGAGAAGCGCATCACGGAGTGGGGCGGCCAAGGCAGGACCGGTCGGATAGGACAGGCGATGGCGGCCCGCCGCCTCGGCAAGTACATGCTCGGCGTGCCGGCCGCCGCGATGGTCCTGCCGGAACTGTACACGCACGCGTTCGGCTCGCAGGGCCTCATTCATAAGCTGTTGGGTCAGGCCACCACCGATCCGCGGCTGGCGGTGCCGGATCCCTATGGCGGCATCGACATGTCGCGGATGGGCGGATTCGGCCCCAGCTACATGCAGGCCTGGAACGCCTACGCCAAGGCGCAGGCGGAGCGCAGGAAGCAGATGTGGGAGCTCGGCCAGGCGGACCGCGTCGCGGCCGGCCTGCCGCCCATCCCGTACGAGGCCGGCTACGCCGGGCTCGGGCCCTCGGCCGGCGGCATGGGCTACGCGCCGTCGGCGTCGTACTGGCGGTAGGGCTGTCGGCCGTTTCACGTTTGCGAGGAGCTGAGCCATGCCTGTGCCGCAGTCGACGGAGACGAACTTCGAGCGGGCGTTCTCCGACCTCGCCTTCGCGCGCCTGCGCGACAAGGCGCCCGCCCTGCTCGACCATCTCGTCGGCTTCCAGCTGATCGACAAGAACGACGAGGACACGCACGCCGTCGGCGTGTTCGGCTTCAAGCTCGGCCGGGAGTGGATCTTCGCCCCCGTGTTCTTCATCAACGGCGAGCTGAAGGGCCACGAGCTCCTGTACCTCAAGGACCGCGACGCGTTCGTGCCGATGACGGAGGCCTGGGTCAACTACCTGCTCAACAGGAAGCCGCGGATCCTCGGCGAGGCCGAGCAGATCCCCAGGGACCAGATCGGGCTCAGGCAGCCCGACTTCAACATCTTCACCCGCTCCCCGCTCACCGGCGCCAAGTACGCCTCAGCGCGGCTCACCATCAACGAGGTCATCAGGCGGGCGAAGCCGGAGTTCGCCGCGTTCATCGACTCGGCGTTCCGCGTCGGGCCGAAGCACGCGAAGTATGCGTCGGTTGACAAGACCACCAGCCTGCCGATCGCGCTGCGCATCCTGGGCAAGCAGGCGCAGCGGAACCTCGAGATGACCATGCGGGCCGACCCGGCCTTCGCCGACGCGGTCTGCAAGTTCTACGACTGGCAGGAGCTCACCGGGGCCAAGGAAGCCAAGACGAAGCTGACCCGCGAGGAAGCCCGGTACATGGCGTCCGCCGCGGCCAACAAGTGCAAGGACTGCGACCACCACGACGCCCCCAAGTGCGCCATAGTGGAAGGCGAGGTGGCCGGCAGCGGCGGCTGCGCGCACTTCAAGATGAACACGGTCCGCAACAGGATCGAGCCGGTCTCGGACAACCTGGCCCTGCCGCTCGCGGGCGCGAAGTCCGCCGTGGCGCTGGACCAGGCCGTGCAGAAGATGCGCGGCAAGAAGAAGAGCACGCTGCCGCGGCAGGTCGTGGTCATCCGCGACGACGACAACTCCAGCACGCTGTACCAGCTAACGGCGCAGGAGAAGGAGCAGCTGGCCCAGCACAAGTACGTCGTCCACAGGGTCGTGGAGGACCCGCGCAAGGGCGAGACGGGCACCAAGGTGTTCCGCTCGCAACTGCAGCTGACCCTTCAGGTCCCCACGAAGACGGGCTTCTACGACATCATGATGGCCGACGGCAGCGCGCGGAAGCTGCTCGTCCTGTGCGACCAGTTGCTGGTCGGCTGGAACGCCAAGAAGGACCCGCCGTCCGTCACCGTCATAGACACGGAGAAGAAGCAGTTCGGCGTCTACTCGCCGCACGAGATCCTGACCTCCAAGTGGTACGGCGACGACGAGCTGAAGGACTGGGCGAACAAGCTGCCCGACGCCGGCGAGCTGACGCCAGGCGCCTGCGCGATCCTCATCTCGCCCGCCGGCTCGGCCACCAACGTCTTCGAGGTCAACCGCAAGGACACGACCGCCGACGGCTTGGCCACCCTGTCCGTGAGCAGCTACTGGGACGCCTCCAAGGACTCGATGCTCAGCGACAAGCGCACGTTCCTGTCGAAGAGCCGCGAATACGCGTCCGACGACGTGGAGTCGATCACCCTCAGCGGCAAGGAAGGCGACAAGCCGGTGGTGCTGCACCGCAGCGCGTTCGTCCCCAAGGAGCTGAAGGCGTTCGTGCTTCACCGCAGGTCGCAAGCCCGACACGAGGCCCCGGCGACGCCCGACTCGTACGGGCCGTCCAGCATGGGTCCCGGCTCCCTGTCCAACACGCTGCTGAAGGCGGCGCTGGACAAGGAGATCCACAAGGTCCAGGTCACCACCGACGGCATCGGCTACGTGGCCATCGAGGACGGCAAGCAGGGCCCGTACCTCGGCAAGATCGCCATGCTGAAGCACCTCATCGAGGACCACGGCGCCGGCGAGCAGGATGCGCTCGCCATGCTGAAGGCGGCGTCGGGGGCCGACAGGGCCCCGGTCTTCCTGGTCAAGCACGGCGACTACTACGACGGCGCGTACTCCGCGATGCCGATGACGCCGTACTTCCCCGACCAGATGGTCGGCCAGGAGGACGGGATCAAGGCGCCGGTGACGTACGACCAGACCGACGTGCTGCCGCTGACGAACATCGACAACTCCACGTCCAGGTCGGCGTACATGGACGACAGGTACGTCGACGACCAGGCCAAGCGGTTCGCCACCTACGCCGCCAATCAGGGGCAAAAGGAGGTCCTGGACACGGCGGTCATCGGCGGGCTGGTCAAGACGATGGACTCCGACGCGCTGACCGACAGCTACATGAGCGACCTGCTGCTGGCGCTGGACCGGCTCGGCCGCATCCTGTTCATGTACTACTGGCACAACGACAAGTTCCGCGAGCGGTACGGCCAGCAGGACATGATCGAGCTCGAGGACAGCCTGCGGAACGTCTTCAAGCAGCTGGGCGAGCTGACGCTGTTCCTGAAGCAGAAGACGATAGAGCCGGAGGCGCCGGGCTCCGAGATCGAGCTGCCCAACGCCGTTCCCTCGTAGGGGCGACAATGGCGTCCGAGCCCGACACCCTCAACGCGCCGGACTGGCGCTGGTCGATCGCCGGTGAGATGGTGCGCCGCAGCGATCCCCCCGACCGCGGTTCCGACAGGCTGCTGATCCAGGCATACCGCTTCCTGGTGCGGTTCAAGGATCCGGCGGCGACGGCGCGGTTGCGCCTGCGGAAGGACTACCCGGAGATATACGCCGCGCACGCGCTGTACCGCGACCCCCTCAGCGAGCGCTGGCTCATCGAGGCCGGCCTGCTGTCCGACGTGCCGTTCCAGGAGCTCGCCGAGTACGTGGCGCAGACGGCCAGGACCGTGGAGACGTACGGGGCCCTCTTCTTCGACGTGAAGGAGAAGATGAAGTCGCGCGGCTGGGTCATGACGCGCATCCTGATGCCGCCGCGGATGGCCAGCCAGCCGACGGACCTGGACTTCCTGCTGAAGGCGGTAGCCTACTTCGCCGGCTGGGGCGTCCTGCGCGAGTACCTGGAGGCCAAGCGGCTGAGCCCCGGCGCGCGCACGTACCTGACGGAGGACTACCGCGACCAGGTGTTGCGCCGCAGCTGGGAGGCGGCCCACAGGGTCGAGATCAACAAGTTCAACGTCGTCGAGGTCATGGAGATGCAGCTAAAGGCCATGGCGCTGGACCTGCAGCGCGGGGCCGTTTCGGAGCCCGAATTGGTCATCCGGTTGAACGCCGTGTTCGGCGGCTGTAGAATAGGCGTCGCGGCCCCGGTGCCGATGATAGACGAGCTTGGGCCGAAGGCGCTGGCGCTCCCGGTGCCCATCCGGGACGAGGAGAAAGCGGGAGATGGAAAAGCTCAGTGAGGCCGACGAGCGGCGCATCCTGGCCGCCATGGAGCGGGTCATCGACGCCACCAACGGCGGCGCCGACCCCAGCGCCGCGATAGCCAAGGTGGCCGCCGACGAGAAGTTCGCCCCGCCGGTGGTGCAGCGGATGGTCGAGGCGTACAACGTGTCCAAGACCAACGCCTACATGAAGGAGGCCAGCGGCGAGGCCAGGGCCGCCTCCTTCCCGATAGCCGACGCGGCCAAGGTGCTGGGGGAGATGTACCCCGCCGTTCCTAAGGCCGCCCGCGCGCGGGAGCTGGAGGAGACGGAGGCCATCGCGGCCTTCTTCGCGCCGAAGGGCGAGTCCGTGGACTTCTTCAAGATCGCCGACGACGGCGGCATCGCGGGACAGGCGGGCGGCAGCGCCGAGGGCGGGCTGGTCACTTCCGACCCTGAGAGGGCGGCGGCGCACCCGTTCGACCCCGCCGAGGCGCAGGCGAAGAAGATCAGGAAGCACAGGAAGCTGGAGAAGGACGCCGACGACGCGCGCGTGAAGTACGCGGGCGCCTTCTCCGACTGGTTCGGGAAGATGGCCGAGGCCGTGGAATACTTCAAGCGGCCCGACCACATCTCGTTCGCCGAGGTGGAGAACCGCATCAGCTCCAACTTCGGCGCCCTCGGCAAGGCGGCCATGGACGCGATACACGTCCTGGCCGGCGGGCTGGCGAAGCGGGCAGAGGCGGCGCCGTACCCGCTGATGGTGGACATCGCCAAGGCGCCGTACAGGTCGATCGTCGAGGCCATGAGCGCCGCGAACGAGGTGGTCAAGTACGCCAGCGACGCCGCCGCGGCGGCCGTCGCGCTGGAGCAGTACGACCGCGAGAACGGCCTCACGCTGGTAAAGCCGGCGGCAGGCATCCTGGTCAGCACCAAGGACTTCATGGAGGCGCTCGGTGTAGGCTCGGACCCTACGGCAACCCGGGCCAGGACCGCAGCGGAGGTCATGGCGCCGGGGCATGAGACGCAGATGCGGGCCGTGAAGGTCCAGGCGATGATCAACGACCTGGTCTCCAACGATCCCGTCCTGTCCGCGCACGACCCGAACGACGTGGCCGACGCGTACAACCAGATCGCGCAGCTGGTGCCGCACGTGGCCAGCCAGCCGGTGCTGATGCGCGGCCTGCTGCGGCGCGTGGTCCAGCAGGGCGGCGTGGTCGAGCCGCACGAGCTGAAGCAGGTGTCCGACCTGGAGAAGCAGAAGGAGCCCGCCCCGCTGCCGTTGGGCGAGCCGGCCAAGCCGAGGGCCTGATTCCGGTGGATTTCTGCGAGTCATTGGCCAGGACGTGCATTGCGGCGCGGCAGAAGCGCGCCGAGGATCCGGATCCCGCGTCGTTGCGCTCCGAGTTCGAGCGCCTGTCGGCGCGCGAGCGCGTCCTGCGCGAGTCGGCGTCGGGCATGCAGGAGGAGGCCAAGCGCACGGCCGCCCGGCAGCGCGTGTCCGGCTCCGGCCCGATGGCCACGTTCCTGAAGCGCCTGTTCGTCCCGATTCCCCTCGGCGCCGGCGAGACCGCGCTGCGGGCCGGCGGGGCCGGCCTGGGCGGGTACTATGGGCACCGCGCCGCCAAGCCCGGCCTGACGCCGAAGGAGCTGGGCATGGTCATGCTGCCGCCCGAGCGCGGCGGCGGGCCGGCCGGGCCGATAGGCGCCGCTGAACACCTGGAGAACATCCTTAGGCCGATATACCAGCAGGCGCAGCTGCCCGCTGGCGTGGAAGGGCCCGCACGTATGCCGTTGATCGACGTGACGAAGCTGCTGGCGGGCAGCCCGGAGAAGGACGTTCTGGCGGCCCTGGGCAAGCGCCCGCTCGGCTGGGTGCCCGGCATGGGCCTGTCGGAAAGCCAGCAGAAGATCCGGGAGGCCGTGACGGGCGCGTTCGGGCAGGGCGGGCCCGGCCAGGTCATCGGAAGGCTGGGTTCTGCGGCGGAACGGCTGAAGTCGAAGCAGCCCGCCGCGATGCCGAGGACCTCGTCGAGGCAGATGCTGGGGACGGTCCTTGGCGCGTACCTGGGTTCCGTGGCGGGCGGGCTGCCGTCCGCGCTGCGCGCCGCGTGGAAGGCCAGGAGCGGCGGCGAGGCTTCCGCCAATCTGGCCGCCAAGGCGCAGGCCGCGTTGCGGGAGGCCGACGAGGCCGCCGCGTCGCGCGACAGGCTGCTCACGATGCTGGGAGCCAAGTAATGATCAAGCCGGCGGCGGTGCTGCCATCGTTCCTGTCGCAGACGCTGGGCCACGCCGCGCTGGGCGGGCTGGCCGCCGGCGCGTTGAGCAGCCACGACCGGCTGGTCGCGGTGCTGCGCGGCGCGCTGACGGGCGCCGGCGGCGGGTTCCTGGGATCGGCGGCGGGGCTGGTCCCACTGGGCGCGGGCAGGCTCGCGACCGGCACCGTGGCGGAGCACATACCGTACATGCAGGCCGGCGGCCTGATAGGAAGCGTGGCCGGCGGCGCGTACGGCCGGTCGCGCAAGCCCGAGGAGGCCGCGGAGGAGAAGAAGGCCGGGATCGCTCCCGTGGCATTGGGTTTGGGCCTGGGCGGCATCCTTGGCGGGACGGCCGGTTACAGGGCGACCGGGCAGGATACCTGGAACCGTTTGACGCCGAAGCAGAAACTGGCGGTGATCCTGCGCAGCAGCCTTCTCGGTGCCGCCGGCGCCGGCGCCTTGGGAGTCGCCGGCGCCGGCGCCGGCGGCCGAATAGGAACTTACAGGCTGCGCGGCGCGCTCGACACGCGCGTGAAGGAGCTGGAGAAGGCGCTCGACACGGGCGGGCCGCTGCCGCCCAAGCCCGATGTAAGGGCGTTGGCCGGCCTGGTGCGCACCCCCGCGTTGATGGGAATGGCCGCCGGCGGGCTAACTGGAGGCGTCCTGGGCGGTCTGTTCGGCAGGGCGGGCGGCAAGGCGCGCGGCGGCAGGCGGCGCGCGATGGAGCAGGACGAAGATGTATAAGGTCATCCCGCACGGCTCGTTCGATTTCGGCATGCCGGCCGCCCGGCTGGTGGACCTGCACCGCGGCGGCGTGGACTCGGCGTGGCTGGAGAAGCGCGCGGCCGTCCTGACGCGGGAGATCGCCGAGCTGAGGCCGCGGCCGGGGCACAGCTACGTCCACCTGATCTCGCTGGGCTCCATGGAGCACTACGGCTGCAACAGGAACGGCGACGCGTTCCCGTACAAGAGCGCTACGTACGAGCTGCCCATGCCGAAGGGCGGTCAGAAGCTCATCAAGCTCGCCGACGGCCTGTCCAGGATGCACGCGACCTTCATGCAGGGGCACGTCTTCAAGCATCACCAGAACGACAACCCCGAGAAGTCGATCGGCAAGATCGCCGCCGAGGCGTACAACCCCGAGATGCACCGCGGCGAGCTGATCATCGAGGTGCCGCACGGGAAGGAGTGGGACGACGACCTGCAGAAACTGGCGAGCGGCCAGGACATCGCCTTCTCGATGAGTATGCGCGAGCCGCACGACACGTGCAGCGCATGCGGCAACCAGGCGACGTCGCGGGCGAGGTACTGCGACCACCTGCGCGACCACATGACGGAGATACTCAAGAGCGGCCACCAAGTGTTCGCCATCAACGACGTAGGCTCTTTTTTCGATATCAGCAAGGTGATGCGCCCCGCCGACAGGATCGCGTTCTCGCTGAGGAAGGTTGCCGAGCTGCTCGCGGTGGGCGGGGCCGCCCTTGCCGAGGAGCTCGGGATGATCGACGCCGCGGGCTCGCCCCGCAGCGTCCCAGCCGCAATGTCGCGGAAGGTCGCGGCGGCCGAAAAGCTGTCCGCGATGGAGAAGCGGGTCGGTGCCGCCGCGCGCGGAGAGGACAACACGGAGCTGTTGCAGCAGGCGCGCGGTTGCCCGTCGCGGGAGCTCAACGACGACGAGATTTCCGGGCTGAAGAGCGCGCGGCTCGGCCCGGTGCTCGGCGCGTTGGCCGACGCGAAGATCTGCCTCTCGGTCCGCGATTTCGCGCGGCTGGTGCAGGGGCCGAGTCGCGGCCCCTCGGACGGCGACATCGGCTTGGTCGAGCGGATGCTGCCGGACCTGCATTCCCGCCTGTCCGACGGGGATGCGCAAAGCTGCGCCGCTGACGGGTCGTACGACTCCGACGAGGGGTCGGCCGGTCCTCTCGGCGCCTCGATTCCGCGGCACGTGCGCGACTTGATCGGCCGGCTGATGGACGACCATTCGTTGGCCGAGGGCCCGGTCCGGCGGAGGATCACGATCGTCACGATCCGCGGCCTGAAGCCGGAGACGGCCCAGCCGGAAAAGTCGAAGGTTGCCGTGGACTCGACTTCGGCATATACTCTCGCTCGGGAGTATGCGAAGTACCGGCTCGCCTTTCTGGCCAAGCAGGGAGCCGACGCTGAGCGATGTGCCTTGTTGACAGTCCTGCGCGGCTGCGTTAGATTCGTGCCGTGAAGGGGCCTGGAGAGCTTGGCTTGACTGGGACCTGAGGAGGCTTGACATGGCAGACAAAGTCGGAAACGCCCTCGACCTGTGCGACAAGTTCCTGAAGCAGGCGCAGGAACAGCAGGCGAAGCTGGCCAGCGAGACGAAGAAGGCCGATCCCGGCTCCGATCAGATGGGAACGAGCACGTCGCATCCCTCCGGCAGCGCGCCGGACGGCACCCGCCCTGCGGCGACGGGCTCTCGCGCCGCCGAGAACGAGGCGGACGTGAAGAAGGCCATCGGCAGCACGGGCGTCACCGGGCAGCAGGACGCCAACTCGGTCGCCGGCAAGTCGACCGCGCCCGCGGTCAAGGACCACGTCGGCGCGTCCGACGAGGGGCTCAAGGGCACCACGCCCGCCCCGGCGGCGACCTTGCCGAAGCCGCCCGAGTCGCCCAGCCATCCCAGCAACGAGCCGTTCTCGATCAAGTATTCCTCGCTGATTGCGGCGGGGAACGCCCTGGTCGAGAAGCTCGGCGAGCTGGCCAAGAAGTCCGACCCGGACCCCGACCCCGAACCCGATCCCGACCCCGGCAAGATGCCTCCTCAGCTCGCGGCCGCGAAGGCCAAGAAGGAAAAGAAGGAGGGGGATAAGGACACTGTCTCGGACCCTCCCAAGGCCGCGGCGGAGCGGGCTGAGCTCGCCAAGGAAGCCGACATGTACGTCGACGACCTCAAGGCCGGCCACCTGACCGCGGCAGCCCTCAAGGGCGAAGATGGCGCGCAGGAGAAGCTGGCGGAGTTCGCCGGCCAGATGGTCGAGAAGTACAGGGGCGAGGCCGAGGCCGGCGCGAAGGCGGCCGAGCAGGTGGTCGGGCTCACCAAGGAGCAGACGAAGGCTGCCGCCGACATGGCGGCGCAGATCATCAAGGCCGCCGAGGGCGACGCCGACATGTACGGGTCGTTCCTGGGCGGGATGGGCGAGGGCGGGCCCGATGCCGGCGCGGCTGCTGGCGCTAGCCCGGCAGGCCTCGGCGCCGGCCCGGAAGGCCCCGGAGGGGGCCAGGACGCCCAGATCGAGCAGCTGGCCGCGATGCTCGACGAGATGGGCATCACCCCCGAGGAAGTGATCCAGGCGATCCAGAGCGGCGCGCTGTCGGGCGCCGGCGGAGAAGGCGGCGGGGCTCCCCCTGGCCCGCCGGCTGGCCCGCCGGCCGGTCCGTCGGTCCCGGCCGCCCCCGAGAAGGAAGAGAAGGGCGAGAAGGAAGAGAAGGGCGAGAAGGAAGAGAAGGAGGGCGCCGCAAGCCCTCTGGCGAAGATGGCCGCGTCGATCGTCGACAAGGTGGTCCAGCTTCGGCAGGCGAAGCAGGCGAAGCAGGGGAAGGCCGCGGCACCCGCGAAGTAGGCTTGCGACCGGCGTTGACGCCGTTGACGCTTGAGAAGGAGAAGGAAAGATGAAACTGACCCCCGAACTGCTGAAGGGCGTGACGGACTACGTCAAGGGCGCCCAGGAGCTGGTTCAGGCGGAGGCCGCGGAGCGCCAGAAGATCGCCGAGGCCGCGCCCGCCGCGGTGGACGCCCTGATCAAGGCCGGCGCCGTGGATCCCGCGGGCCGCGAGCTCGCGATCAAGCAGCTGACCGAGGAGCCCCACCGGGCCGTGGTCAGCCTCCAGAATATGGCGGAGCGCCAGATGAAGGCCGCCGGGGCCACCAAGCAGGCCTCGTTGGGCCAGCCGGCCGCTCCTGTAAACGCCGGCGCGCCCGATCCCGACTGGAAGGTCAAGAAGGGCGAGGCGGACCGGGTGTTCGCGGAGGCGTTCGGCTTCAGCACTGGGGCCTGAACCCTGGGACTACAAGGGCCGGCGGCGTGCCCGCGCAGCGGGTAGCAGCCCGGCGGACAAGTAAGGAGAGAGGCAAATGACGACTCCTGCCCAGATGTACGACCACGAACTGAACGTGGTGAAGGGCTGGCCGGGCCCGAGCGCGCTCGACAAGACGAAGGTGATCAAGGTCGGCGAGACGATCCAGCGCGGGCGGGTCATGTCCATCGACCCCATCGCGGATCAGCTCGTCCTCGGCGCGCCCGACAACGCCATGCCCATCTTCGCGTTCCCCAGCACGTCGGACTTCGACGTGTACAGCGACACGGGGAACATCTCCGGCGGGCACGGGATGGGGCTGGTCGCCACCGGCGGCTTCGAGGTGGAGACGACCGAGTTCCTCGGCGCGGACTTCCCGCCGAACACGCCGCTGACGCCGCACAACGGCGCCGACGCGGACAAGGGGAAGGTCGAGGCGACCGACTTCAGCTACGTCGACATGCTCTGCGGGATCGTCTCGGACGCGGGGCCGCTCGCCAACGAGTTCCGCAAGTCGGTGCTGCGGTTCTGGACCCTCTACATCCCGTTCATCGACAAGGGCGGCGGGTAGCAAGCGGGCGAAAAGCGGCTCCGGCGCGGGCCGGGCTGGTAAGGAGACAGGCGATGACGACTCCTGCACAGATGTTCGACCACGAGCTGAACCCGGTCAAGGGTTGGCCCGGGCCGGCTGCGCTGGACAAGACGAAGGCGATCGGGCCGGGCGAGTCGATCCAGCGCGGGCGGGTCATGTCCATCGGCCCGAACGACACGCTCATCCTGGGCGCGTACTTCAACGCGATGCCCATCTTCGCGTTCCCGAGCACCGACGACTTCGACGTCGCGAGCGACGTCGGCAACTTCTCTGGCGGGCATGGCATGGGCCTGGTGGCCACCGGGCACTTCGAGGTGGAAACCACCGAGTTCATGACCAGCTTCGAGGAGCTCAGGTTCACCTACCCGCCGAACACGCCAGTGGCGCCGTGGCTCTACTCGGCGAACGACGTCGGGAAGATCTTCCCGACCGGCTTCACGCTGTTCGACCGGATCTTCGACCAGATCTGCGGGATCGTCTCCGACGCGAGCCCGCTCACCAACGAGTTCCAGAAGCAGGTGGTCAGGTTCTGGACCACCTACATCCCGTACATCGACATCGGGGAATGGAAGAGCAAGGACAAGCTGCTGCCCCCCGGCAAGCGCTCGGAAGCGGAAGTGAGGAAGTTGGCGGCCGCATGGCGGGCGCGGGGAAAGGCGAAGTAGGAAACTGGCGCCGGTCCAGCCACCAAGGGCGGCCCGGCTTGGGAAGGCTTGGAAGAGAGGGTCACTGAGATGGAACCGACCACGGAACTGCTGAATCGGGCCGTCATAGACCGGCTCACCTCGGACGATCCCGGGATGGTGAAGGAAGCCGTCACGGCGATCAACGAGTACACGCGGGTGAAGCTGCGCGAAGACGGCTTCCTGAGGCGGGTGCTCCCGCCCCTGACGATCACGGAGTTCGACCGGCAGGTCGACACCGACAAGCCGGTCAAGGTCGTGGACAAGGAACCGGACTCCCCGGCCGCGATCAGCGTGCCGTTCGGCTCCTCGCCCATGAACCGGTACATCCGCGGGCCCCGCTACCGCGTGATGTTCGACCGGATCCTCACGCCGAAGTTCACCAAGGACGTCGTCGAGCTGATGACCTGGCACATGGACATCCGCCAGATCCTCAGCGACAACGCCATCAAGGACATGATGGCCGAGGAGGACAACAAGTTCCTCCTGGCGGTCAACACCGTCCTGGTGGCCCCCGGCAGCGTCCTGCCCGACACGGGCATCGCGCAGTGGGTCACGCTCAGCGGCGGAGTGACCAGGGACACGCTGGCTGCGGCCATGCAGGTCCTCCCGGGCAGCTTCCAGCGCTTGGTCGCGGCCACGGTGCTGGTCAACCAGATCACCATCTGGGAGTTCGTGAAGTGGGGCCGCGACGAGGTCGGCGGCGACGACGCGCAGGCCACGCTGCGCCAGGGCTTCCAGGAACGCGAGCTCATGGGGGTCCGCTTCATCGTCACGATCAAGTGGGACCTGGTCCCGACGAACACGATCTTCCTGTTCGCCGAGCCGAAGTTCCTCGGCAAGCTGTACATGATCGAGGACGTCACGATGTACGTGAACAAGCGGGCGTTCATGCTCGAGTTCTTCGCGTACGAGTGCCTCGGCGGGGCGATCGGGAACGTGGCCGCGGTCGGCCGCGTGGACTTCACGACCGAGACGTAGCCTTCCGCAGGCCCGGCGGGCCCGGCGCAGGGTCCGGGCCCGCCGGTTGTGCTGGCTGTGGCATTGGCAAACGGACGGAGAGGACTTCGCGATGAACCTGGCACAGATGACGCCGGCGCAGCGGGAAGTGGCGGCCAAGCTGTACGTGCCCGCCTTCCTGTCGAAGATGGCGGAGCTCGGCCGGCCGATCCAGACCGCCGAGCAGCTGGACGACGCGCTGGAGACCGTGGCGCTGCTGAAGGCCGCGCAGCTCCAGGCACAGGCCGCGCCGGACATGCACAAGACGGCCAATGCGCGCCTGAAGGCGGCGCTGGGCATGCAGCCCGGCGTCGACGAGCCGCTCCGCAAGATGGCGGAAAGGCTCGTGGCCGAGGATCCGCAGCTGGCGGCGGCGCTGCTGACGGCGCCCGAAGCGCCGGCGAAGTAGCATAGGGGATCCAGAGGGCGACGATGCCTGGCCAGCGGTCACCTGACATAGCGGACTACGTCACGCCGCGCAAGGACTACCGTTCCTGCATAGGAGCGGCGGACGACACCGTCCTCGGTCCGTTGAGCCCGGCCATACCCGTCCTGAACACGGCGCTGCCGCCCGACCTGAACATGGGCGTGCGCACGAACGCCTGCAGCCAGTACGGCAGGAACGCACAGATCAACTTCGCCATAATCAAGAGCGGCAGCTGCGACGTGTGCATGGCGCTGTACCTTCTCGCGGAAGTGGAGGCCAAGACGGTGCTGCCCCCGCCTTCGCCGACGCCGTCGTCGTCTTCGTCTTCGCCGTCATCGTCATCGTCTCCGTCGTCTTCGCCGTCATCGTCTTCATCGTCTCCGGCGCAGTGCGGGGACGGGCTGTACGGCGAGTGGGTGCAGGTGGCGTCGTTCCACACGGAAGTCCCGGTGCTTTGGGTGGTGAAGGACATACCGCCCGGCAAGTACAAGGTGGTCGTGACGAATTTTCCCGCTGGCGAGAAGATCACGATACGCGAGCAGCATGCTGCGTAGGAGGAACGGAAATGCGCACATTGGTCTTCAACAACCTGTACCGCTCCCAGTTCTTCGGGTACATCCCGCCGCACGGGGCGGCCATTCCCGGCCGGCGCTCGGTGCTCGTGGACGGCGACCTCCGGTCCGTGCTGGCCAGCGGGCGCGCCAGGTACTCGCGGAAGCGCGAGATCGCGGCGCTGAACCACGACCAGGACGCCTGCATCGTCACGCTGAGCGAGGTGCCGGAGCCGAGCTGCTCGTCCAGCTCCAGCTCGATGTCCAGCTCCAGCTCGCCGGCGATGTAGCCGAAATACGTCGGGGGTTGCGGCCAGGAGGACCTACCGGTGCGAACGTTGATAGAGAACCCCGGCCACAGGCGGCTGTTCGGCTACGTGCCGCCACACGGCGTTTTCCTTGCGAGGCACGGGCACGTCGTCATAGACGGGGACCTGCGGACGGTGTTGGCCGGCGGCAAGCGCTATTCGCGCGGCCGCGAGTTGGCCGCGCTGCGCGGCGATGAGGAAGCCGGGCAGGTCCGGTTGGACAAGGAACCGGATCCCAGCACGTCGTCTTCGTCTTCGCCGTCCTTCAGCCCGCGCGACCTGCCGGGGATAGTGGCATGGTACGACGCCCTGCAGCTGACCAGGGGCCGTGGGTCGCCGCCATCGGAATCCTCGAGCTCCAGCCCCAGCTCGTCCGAGAGCTCCGGCTCCAGCGAAGAGCCGGTCTACGTACCTGTTTGGCCTGAGTTGATCCACGGGCGCGACGCCGAAGCCCCGATGGATCTTTCGCATCAGCCGATCTACGTGCCGGACGGGATCAATGGGCAGCCCGTCATCGCGTTCTCGAACGACCGCTGGTTCACGGTGCCGTACGCGGCCGCGCTGAATCCCGCCGCGCTCAGTCTGTTCGCCGTGGTGAAGAAGACGCGGGGCGGCGACACGTGGGACGTCTGGTACAGCGAGAACAGCGGCGGCTATGACCTGTTCATCGACTATCCAAGGGCGATAAAGGCGAGGCAGCTGAAGCGTGGCCGCGTGAGGCACCGCGACAGGAAGCCGCCGACGGAGAGGCTCCCGTCTGCGCCGTCCGTTTGCGCCCAAGTGCGCGTGGGCGACGAATGGATAGAAATGTCATACGAAACGATCGAGACCGACCCGACCGTCATCGGCATGACCATCGACGCCGTCAATCCCATGGTGATCATCTGGGCGAAGTACCACGGATTGTCCTTCCTGCTCGACGCGCCGTACACGCCCAACGACAGCGACGACGTGTGGATCGGCGGATACGGCAACTCCGGCGACCCGGGCTTGTACATCGGCGAGATCGTCCTCACGGAAGGCGTCATGGCGCCCGCCGACCGCGCCAACCTGCACGAATACTTCAAGGCGAAGTGGGGGCTGGTCTGGTAAGACGACCCGGGAGACTGCGTGAAAACCCAGTTCGCCAATCTTACCGGTCACAGCAGGTTCTTCGGTTACGTGGGGCCGCACGGCGGCACTGTGCCGCGCCGCAGGCGCAGGGAGCTTGACGGCGACCTGCGAACGGTGCTGGCCGGCGGCATGGGCAAGCGCTTCTCCAGGCAGCGTGAAATGGCCGCCATGACCGCCGCGGACGACGCCGGCCAGATCGGGCTGGTCGAGACGACCGATTACAGGTTCAGCCCGCGACACCTGACGGGGATAAGGGCGTGGTTCGACGCGACGCAGATGGGTCCCGTCAGTCCCGGCACGATCTACAGGTGGCCCGATCTGATAGCCAACAACGACGCCGTCGCCTTCGAGAGGGATCTGGCGCCGGCTTACGAACCGGCCGGGATCAACGGGTTGCCGGTCGTGGCGTTCGCGGGGGACGAGGGCCTCGTCATACCGTACTCAGCGTTCACGGATCCCGGCGTCTTGAGCCTGTTCATAGTAGTGAAGATCGAGGATCTCAACGACGCCTGGGCTTTGTGGTACAGCGAGGGCTTCGACGGCGGGTACTACTTGCAGATCAACAACCCCAGGAGCATGAAGGGCCGCGCGCCGGAACGGGGGCCGCGCAGCAGGCAAACGGAAGACAACCTGGGGCCAAGGCCGAGAGGAGCCGGCGGCTGCGTCAAGACCCAACTCTTCGTCGGTTCCACCTGGGTCGGGAACTCCAACTGGGGCGTCACGGCGCCGCCGGTGAACCTGGTCGCGCTGACGATAGGCCCCGTCGACGGCGGCAGGACGCCGTGGTCCCTCAAGGTCAACAACGAAACCGTGTCGGGCACGCCCAGCGGCGCGTACGTGTCGGCGGGCGCCGGCGGCGACATCTGGCTGGCTGGCTGGGGCTCTCCGGCCGATCCGCTGCACAAGCTGAGGATCGGCGAGATGGTGCTCGTAGGCGGCATCCTTAGCGACGACGATCTCGCCGCGCTCCGCGCGTATTTCAGCGCGAAATGGGGCACCGTCTGACGAAAGGCAAGCGTGAGAACGCGGCTTACTAATCTCGCCAGGCAAGCCACTGCTTCGCCTCTGGGAACCGCGCCGCTGGTAGTCGGGTTCACTTTCGGCGCTCCCTCCATGTCGGCCTGGCTGAACTATGTTCCTGCCTCGGACGCCGCAGAGTCGTACTCGCAGGGGTCGGACCACGACACCGTCATTTGCGGCGACGGATATGCGGCCTTGACGGAGCGATTCCGCATCAGCGAGATCGTATTCGTCGGCAATGTGCTTGACGCTTCCGATCGCACCAAGCTGCTGAATTATCTGTGCGACAAGTGGGCCCTTGATACTTCCAGTAGTTCTAGCCCGTCCGCCTGAAAGCAGCCTTCGGTTGCGCCGGCGTGCGCCGTGTCGTATCGTATACTGGGACGCGGAGGAAGCGCCGATGCCGTTAGCCAACGACTGCCTTGACCACATCAGCTCCTGTGCCAACAGGCTGTGGTCGCTGACCGTCGGCCAGCAGACCAACGACGAGTTCCCGATCATGCTCAAGGACCCGCTGACTGGCGACGCGGTGGACCTGACGAAGTACGACATCCCGCCCGAATCGTCGTCCTCCTCGTCCTCGTCTTCTTCATCCTCCGGGGCGGCAGGCAAGCACGGCGTGGAGATCACCGTCTGCGGCAACGTGAAGTTCCGCCTGCCGCCGTTCTACCACCAGAAGATGGCCGTCGTGCACGGCCGCGAGGAGGCGGAACAGGGGAAGGTCTGGCTGGAGGTGGACGGCAATTTCTCCGACTACGCCGGGATCTGGTACGCCCAGGCGACCGTCTACCAGCGCGGCGTCAGCCGCAAGCTGCTGCCGTTCTACTACGAGGTGATGACGAACATCGCGGTGCGGCCGCCGCCCAACCAGCCGAACGACCCGGTCACGTCGGTGGAGATCAGGACCAAGATGCGCGACATGTGCCCGGAGATGAACTTCCTGATCGACAGGCAGGAGATCGCCCAGGAAGAGATCATGTGGGCGATCCTGCACAACGTCGAGATATGGAACGAGGCGCTGCCCCCGGTGGCGCAGTACATGAACGCGCTGATCTTCCCGTTCAAGGGCCAGCTGTCGGAGGGCGTCGTGGGCGAGCTGATGATGCTCGTGGCGCGGTGGATGCGGCGCAACGACCTCGACTACGCGGCGGCGGGGCTGGAAGTGGGCGACACGAAGAAGTGGCCGGCGTACATGCAGATCGGCGGCCAGATGCACGCCGACTGGAAGAAGTTCATCACCGAGAAGAAGAAGCAGATCAACCTCGAGGGGGCCTACGGCCGCATAGGCGGCTGGCCGAGCTGGTGGTTCTAGGAGGACGGATGGAACCGCTGGAATTCCTGGTGGGCCAGGCGACGAAGCGGGCCGCGATGGTGCTGCAACGGTCGCTGACGCCGGCAGGCGTGACCGGCTGGCGCCCACCGCCGAAGCCGATCGCGCCGCCGTCGTTCCTGGGCGGGCAGCTGCGACGGACGCGGTTCGGGCCGGCCGCGATGGCGGGCCTGGGCCTGGGCGGGCTGGGCATCGCGCTGCCGACGATCCTGCAGGGGATCAGGGGCTTCAAGGACATGCTTGAGGGCCGGCGGTCGCTGGACCAGGCGTCGGCGGGCCGCTGAGTTTTCCAAGGCCTTGGAAACTGGAGCTTCGGATGGCAAACCCGGCGATGCTTCCCGCCACGACGCCGAGCGCCATCTTCGACCCCAGGGACGCCCGGAAGCTGGACTGCACGTGCTTCAAGCGCGTGCAGATCCTGGCGCAGCCGCTGGGAGGCCATCTGGCCGCCTGGGAGCTCCAGACCGGCTTCCGCGGCAAGGGCGCGTTCCACTTCTACGTCGACTTCGGCAGGCCGGGCACCAACGAATGGGAGTGCCTGAACACGGTCCCCATCGTGGACAGCTGCCTGTTCATGGACCCGCTTCAGCGTCACTGGGACCACCTGGCCGATTGGTACTACAGGGTCAGGCTGGCGCTGCCGGAGGACGTCGACCCGGCGACGGGCCAATGCAGGCTGTACGCCTCGCAGCCGCAGCAGGCCAACGGCATCCTGAACAAGAAGGACTGGCTGCTGGCCAGGGAGATCTGCCGGAAGGAGTACCTGTACCAGCGCAAGCGCGTGAACATGACGGCGGTGGGCTGGCTGCTCAAGCGGAAGCGGTGGGGGACGGGCTGCCCGCAGTGCCTCGACTACGACAGCGGCGAGGTCAAGAGCGTCGACTGCCCGGTCTGCTACGGGACCGGCTTCGTGGGCGGGTACTTCCCGGCGGTGGACTTCATCTTCACGCTCGTGAACGCGCCGTGGCCGCGGGAGTTCAAGTGGGACGAAACGGTCTCGCGCAAGAACGACATCGCGAGGCAGGGGCGGGCCGTGGCGTACCCGTACCTCGACACCAACGACGTCTACGTCCGCCAGGACACCGGCGAGCGCTTCTTCGTGAACCAGATACAGACCGCCGCCGAGGTGGGCGGCGTCCCCGTCGTGGTGCTGGCGGAGCTGCGGCTGGCGCCCGTGACGCATGTCATCTACAAGATACCGCTGGCGGCGCCGAGCTCGTCCAGCTCGTCGAAGAGCGGCCCGAGCTCCAGCCCCAGTTCCAGCAGCGTCCCGCCGTGCGACTGGCGGGTCGGCCTGAACGGCGACGAGGAGAACTGGTAGATGGACATGAAACCGCCAGCCGGGTATAAGGAACGGAGTCCCGTGCCGGCCAAGCTGGTAGGCAGGCTCAACATGCGGACTTGGGAGCCCGATTTCGAGGACGTGGTGCATGGCATTGCCCCCCGTCGACAACAGAACGACGGCCGTCGGCCTGGAGCCGGCCAGCAGCCTTTGCAGCACCGGCCCGTTCGCTAACGTCCTCACGGGGGCGTTCCTGCGGACCCTCCAGGAGCACTTCTCCGACGCGAGCAATCTCGCCTACAACGGCGAGAACATGGATCTTGTCTCCTCGCGCGGGCAGGAGACGCCGGGCAGGCAGCTTCAGGAGTACATCTGGAAGCCCGACAACACGGAGACGAAGATCCAGATCCAGCCGGTCTGGAAGTACAACACCGAGGACGTCCAGCGCAGGCCCGCGTTCTACGTGAAGCGCAACAAATGGCAGGTCGCCCCGCAGGAGGCGATCGACTACGGCATGACCACCAGCGCCGCGAAGACCGGGGCGATCGTGCAGGGGCAGTTCCAGACCCACGCCATGATAGGCAGCCATTCCATCTTCGCCGTCGGACAAAGCGGGGCGGAGGTTGAGCTTCTGGCCTCCGAGGCGTATGATCTGTTCATGAGCTTCCGGTCGGCCATACGGGAGGACCTGAAGCTGCACAAGTTCGCCGTCCTGGAAGTGGAGGCGGCGCAGTTGCTGGACGAGCACGTGGAGGCGTGGGTGGTGCCGGTGGTGCTCGGCTACGCCTTCTACAGGGCTTGGCGCGTGGACAGGGTCGCGCCGTGGTTGAAGGGCGCGTCCATCGACTTGAGATCGGGATGAAGGAGAACGGGCGATGACTTACGTGCTTCCGCAGGTCCTGGTCCATCAGGAGTTCGCCGCCGCCCCCGCCGCGCTGGTCCAGCCGCTCAACGCGTGCATCATCGGGCCGCAGTACGACCTGCACCGGTACGCCGACGCGGACGAGAAGGCGCTCATCAAGGTGACGGACCAGTACGACCCGCTGAGCGACACCTGCTTCCCCTGGCCGGGCAGGCCGGCGGGCGGCGTGGTGGACCCGGACTACACGCGGGTCTTCATGGACGACGCCTGGCTGGAGATGTACCACGAACCGGCCGGCGGCCCCGGCGGGCCCGTCCTGGCCGTCTCCGGGTACAGGAACAGGATCCGCGCGGAGAACATCGTCTTCGCCACGGCGAACGGATACGCCAGGTCGGCCGGTCTCCTCAGGGACATCCGGGCCGGCGACGGCGTCAAGGTGTTCGCGAACGCCTGCGGCGGCGTGTACGAGCTCAGGACCACGGTCCTCGGCCTCGTCGCCGACGTGGTCCCCGCGGTCATCGGAACGGCCGAGGCTGACGACGGCAACCACGACGCCACCATCGTCGGCGTCACGATCGCCAACGCCGGCCAGCCAATCTCCGGCACGGTCAACAACGTGCTGCTGTCGGCCGGCGACGCGTCGAGCTACGACGGGATGGCCGACGGTAATCCCGATGAGACGTACGACATCGAGGTCCTGGTGGCCGGCGGCGAGAACGAGGCCGTCTTCCGCGTCACCTCCGCTTCCGGCAACGACGACGACGCCTCCGTGGCGTTCAACGTGGCGTTCGGCGCCCCGATCGCCGTCGGCGCCCGCGGCTTGACCTGCACCTTCATCACGCGCGGGCCGGACGAGTTCGTCGTCGGCCAGGTGTTCAGGATCCAGGCGCGGCAGAACTTCACCCCGGCGACGTACGCGTCGGGCGGCACGTACACCGGCGAGTACGACACCACCTATATCGTCAGGGTGTCGCTCGGCGGCGCCTTCACTGACCCGGTCCAGCCGCAGATCACCGTGACGACCACGACGGGCGTGGACGTGTCCGGCCCGACGACCGTGACGGCCAGCGGCCTGGCGGTGCCGGTGGGCAACTACGGCGCGACCATCGCGTTCACGGGGCTGGCGCTGTGCAAGGGCGACCAGTACACGATCGTCGTGACGGCGGTCGCCGACGGCCCGGTCAAGACGCTCGTGCTGGCCAACAACCTGCCCGACGAGCTGCGGGGGATATGCGGGACCCGCGGCATCAGGGGGCCGTCCTCCTCGTCTTCATCCTCGAGCAGCTCCAGCAGCTCGGGCGCGCCGCCCGACCTGGACCTGACGCTGTACATGATCAAGGACATCGAGGTCCCGCAGGCCAAGTCGCCCGGCGCGCAGAACTGGACGCAGAGCGCGACCGAGATCTGCCTCAAGGCCGGCATCCAGGGCTACGACGCGGAGTGGGTCAGCGGCGGCGTCATGCAGGCCATGGACGTGGAGTACGGCGTGGTCTACGTGCAGCACCGCGACCAGCTGCCGACATGGTGCGCCACGGTGGGCACGGTGTCGGACGTGTCCGAGGTCCCGGCCGCCCTGGGCACCGTGGATCCCGACAACCCCCTGGCGTTCGGCGTGTACAAGGCGCTCGAGAACGCCGCCGGCGAGGACGTGAAGTACGTCGCCATCTGCGGCGACCCGGCGGACGTGAACAGCTGGCTGCCGGCGCTGGAGCTGCTGGTGGGCCGCGACGACGTGTACGGCCTGGTGCCGCTGACCCAGCAGAAGGACATCATGGATGCGGTCCTGGCGCACTGCCTGGCCGAGTCCACCCCGGAGGCGGGCCGCTGGCGGATCTGCTGGCTGAACATGCTGGCCGAGCAGCCGAAGCCCGTCTACGCGTACGAGTACGGCACGGCCGACCCGCTCCTGGCCACGATCACCGACGACCCGGACACCTCGGGCACCCAGTACACGCTGGTCGACATAGACGGCGGCAAGCTGGTGACGAAGGGCGTCCGGGCCGGCGACATCCTGCGGGCCGGGTACACCAGCGACGGGTTCGGCAACATCGTCTACGCGGAGTACGTCATCGACGCGATCCTCAGCGAGGAGTCGTGCCGGCTCGTGTCCGGCCCGGCCGTCGCCGTCACCGTCCCCAGCAAGATAGAGATCTGGCGCACGCTGAGCTCGACGGAGCTGTCCGCCGAGTTGGCGGCCTACCCCGGCCTGTTCGGCAGCCGGCGCGCCTACCTGGTCTGGCCGGACGAGTGCGGGAACTCGGGCGACCGGTTCCCCGGCTACTTCCTCTGCGCGGCGCTGGCCGGCCTGCGGTCGGGCGTGCTGCCGCACCAGGGGCTCACGAACGTCGAGCTCATCGGCTTCGACGACATGACGGGCTCGATCGGCGACCTGACCGCGGTGCAGATGAGCGTGATGGCTGCGACGGGCTACTGGATCGTCGTCAAGGACCCGAACTCCGGCGCGATCTACACGCGCCATCAGCTCAGCTGCGGCGACCAGAGCGACGTGAACCAGAAGGAGCAGAACATCACGACCAACCTGGACGACATCTCCTACCTAGCGCTCGACAGGTTCTCGCCGTTCATCGGCCGCGGCAACGTGACGCCGACGATGATAGACATCGTCCGCGGCGAGTTCATCGCGCTGATGGAGCAGCTGACCAACACGATCGTGAGCAACCAGCTGGGGCCGCAGATCGTCAGCTACACGATCAAGGAGCTGCGGCAGGACCCGACGTACAAGGACAGGATCGTGGCGCGCGCGGAGCTGGTGCTGCCGGCCCCGTTTAACGTCCTCGATCTATTTTTGATCGTGAGCTAGGACAAGGAGTTATGACTCCTTGACTAGTTGAGAACGGAAACAGAAACAGGGAGGACGACACATGGCCCGAGACATCTACAACCGCGAGGTGCAGCTGGGCACCCCGATCGCGGCCGACGCGGTCCGCATGCTGATCCCTGCCATCGGCAACGAGGATTTCCTCATTCAGAGAGCGCAGATCCAATATAATCAAAACATTTCCCGGTTCTGGGAGGTGGGCTCCCCGAACGTGTACTTCTTCGCGGGGCGCACGCTCGGCGCGGCGCAGTTCGACCGCGTCGTCGGCGGGAAGGGCATCTCCGGCCAGTTCGTCAAGCAGTTCGGCGACGTGTGCAACATCGCGGGGAACCACCTCACGCTGAACATGATGGCCGGCTGCGCCCCGCCGGAGGACAAGGGCAAGCTCCAGGTGTCCGGCGCGGTAATCAACTCGCTGGCCTACAGCATCGCCGCGGAGGAGATGGTGATCCACGAGACGGTCGGCATGATGTTCGCCCGCCTCAACATCTAGCCGCGGTGCCGCGACGGGCCGGGCAGCGCCCGGCCGGCGAGGGTAGCAGGAGCAGGCCATGGCTGAAGGCTCGAGGATCTTCGGATCCGTCTCGTACAGGCAGCAACTTCCCGGGGAGTCGGACCCGTTCGCGTCCGGCTCCCTGTTCTTTTTCTTCGCGACCATAGACGACGCCTTTGCGCACGTCGGCGCCTACTCGCTGCGGCTGCCCGCCGGGCCGCTGATACCTGCCCAGGACCTCTACCATCTCGGCTCGATCCCTTTCGGCGCGCGCCCGCTCGGCGGATACCCGGTCAAGTCGCGCGTGCTGGCGGCCTACAGTCCGCGGTTCAACACCGCCGTCATCCTGGGCGCCGCGCCGCTCGGCCACGCCGACCCGCGCTTCGTGATCCCTGACTCGCTCGTCATGCGCCCGCGTGCGGGCCTGTGGGAGGACGCGGCGCACAGCCTGCCGTTCAACGACCCGAACTGCGGCTTCGTGAACTCCAGCCTCGGCAGGCCCACGGACACGCTGCCCGGCGACTGGGGTTCCATCAATGACCTCGGCGTGGCGGTCGGCCTCGGCAGGTTCATGGCGTTCCTGAAGGCCAGCGACCTGGCCAAGGTGGAAGCGTTCTGGGGCGACGACCTGCTGCGCATCGTGGGCTACAACTACGAGCGGTTCACCGCCGGCGTGCACGAGCACGGCTGCAACGATGAGGGCGAGTACAGCGAGGTGATGCGGTCGACGCCGTACCCGTGGGAGGGGATGGGCGTCAAGGCCAAGGATTCCGACGCCGCCAAGGACGAGGACGACAGCGGCCTGAAGGCCGGCTCGGAGAAGGCCGCCAGGGAGCCGAAGGAGGACGACCAGCTTATCGTGCCGCGGCGGTTCCGCGCGCGCGGCTTCCTCGGCGACGTCGACCGCGACTGGGTCTGCCTGCCCGAGGACGACCTGGACGTGGAGAAGTACGACCGGCGGACCAAGTATTACGGCCTCCTGGAGGTCCACAGGGGGATCAACGGCTCGTATTCCGTGCGGTCGGCGAAGGAGATCACCCTCGAGAAGGTCATCCTCATCCCGGTGCCGAAGGAGCTGAAGGCGCCGGAGGACCCGACGGGCGATTCCGAGAAGAGCGGCTACGTCAACGCCGGCTGGGACGAGGACGTGCCGGAGTTCGAGTGGGGCGACGACACGCCCGACATCCGCGCGGCGCAGCTCTACGACTATCAGGCCTGGCTGATGGGCCGGTACACGTGCGTGGGCCTCTACAAGCACGAGAAGGACTGGTACTACCCGAACCCGTCCGAGCTGGACGGCATGGCCGACAGGGAGCTCATCGACCCGTCGAAGCTCCAGATGGAGTACAGGTTCCTGACCGACCTGCCCGCCTACGTCGAGAAGACCATCGATGGCAGGCCCGGCCACACGGTCCGCTACTACAAGTCCCGCTCCTGCATCAAGCAGCTCGACGACGGCGGGGTCCTGCTGGAGGACGGCTACGGCAGCCAGCTGCTCATGACGGGTGGCTCGATCTTCCTGAAGTGCGCCGGCGACGTGTGGCAGCTGCCCGGCCGCAACGCCGTGACGTGGGCCCCGCACGACGCCGTCCTGCGCGCCGGCAACAGCGCGGACATCTCGGCGGCGAAGAAGGACGTGCGGATCAAGGCCGAGAAGAACCTCCACATGCTGGGCGGCAACAGCGGCAATGAGGGCGGCATCCTGCTGGAGAGCCGGTCGATCGGCAGCAACTCGCCCTCCGACTTCGAGGCCGCGATCGGCGAGAAGGTGGTCAGCTACGGCATCGTCCTGATGTCGCGGAAGTCCGAGATAGACCTGATAGCGAAGGACATGTACCTGGGCCTGGCAACCGAGAACCCCGGCACGCTGGTGCTCGACTCCGACAAGGGGCAGTTCTACGGCCGCGGCTCCCGGATGGCGTTCAACGTGCAGGACCAATTCACTGTCGCCGCCGGCGATCCCAAGCCCGAGAACGTCCTGATCCTGACGCCGGAGAACCTGATGGTCACTACGCCGGCGCAGTTCGGCGGGGCCGTCCTCATAGCGCCGGTGGACAACAACACGGCGTCGCTGGTCGTCGGCGGCCCGATGAGGGTGCATGAGATCCTGGAAGTCGGCGGCTCGGTCGTCACTAACACCGGGTTCGTGCAGCACGGCACCGACAATCACGTGTCGCCGATGCAGGATCCCGTCGACCTGGGCGAATCGCCGCAGGACATGGCCGCCGAACTGGAGACGTACCGCACGCAGGAGAAGGACGACATCGATACGCTGGAGCAGGACGTCAAGACCGACACGGAGAAGCCCGGCAACGAGCGCTTCCAGAAGAAGGTCGGCTTCTCGTGCCGCGACACCGTCGAGGACATCCGGCTGGACGAGGAGACGTTCAGGCTTTTCGAGGCGCGGTGGCAGCAGCTGCTGCGCCTTGGCGGGGGCGGCACCAAGACGTGGGACGAGCCGGTCGTGGAGGCCCCCACCGGCAAGCAGACGAGACCCCACCCCGGCCAGGAGGCCTGGGAGGACTGGTCGGCGTTCAAGACGGTCGAGAACGTGAACTACGATGTCGGCGGCGGGAAGCCCGACGACCGCGACGGCATGACGAAGGCGGGCCAGGCGCCCGACGGGAAGACGTTGAAGGCGGGGTACGCGATAACCGCCCAGGAGTGAAAACAGTAACAGGGAGGATCAACGATGGCACAGGGATTCACGCAGCCGGCGGCGGCGCCGCCGAAGATCGGGCCGACTTTGGCGCCCGCGCAGGTCGATCCTGAGAAGAGGCGGGAGATCGAGGAGCTCGACGCGGTGGCGAAGGAGCTGAAGCAGCCCATCGAGGGCATCGGCGACGCGCCCTCGCTGCCGCCGCAGGGGGGAACGGCGTATTCGGAGGAGGACAAGAAGTCCTTCGTGCGCGCCATCCTGGGCAGCCAGCCGTTCGCGAAGCCGTACACCCTGTTCGGCGGCATCAGGGTGACGTTCGTGGACGCGCCGGCGGAGGCGTACGGGATGCTGCCGACCGTCATTAAAGCCGACATGACCGCCGGGCTCGCGCCGAAGCTGGGGCAGGACGACGACGCGAACGAACTGGTCGCGCGCTACCTGGCGGCGCTGACCGTGCGCGACATCCTCGGCCCCAACGCCAAGCCGATCAAGGCGTTCAAGGAGCCCGACCTGACGAAGCTGAACGAGCGCGTCAAGGAGCTGCTGGAGCTGCCGCGCCCGCTGTTCCTGGCCGTCGTGAACGCGGCGATGGACTTCGACTCGCTCATAAACGGACTGGTCGAGCGGGCGGCCGTCGCAAATTTCTGGCAGACCGGTGGGTAGGCCTGGCGGTCGAGGCGGCCGCCAACGGCCGGCTTGATTTCTCCGCCGCCCGCCGGGACGATTGGGGTTGGGAGCTGAAGGAAGCGCTGGTCCTCGAGCGCGTAGACGCGGAGATATCGGCGCGCCTGGCCGAGGCGACGCACAGGTGGTACTGCGCGGCCGCGCAGCTGACGGGCTGGGATCCCGGCGAGGCGCAGTACGACCAGTACGCCGAACGCGCGGGGCAGACCTATCTCCGCCTGGGCCGCATCCTGGCCCCGTGGCGGGGCTGGCTCGGCAAGCGCGGCGGCCTGGCGGAACAGTGGCGTCTGTTCAAGGAGGCCGAGAAGGACCCGAAATATGCGGCCTGGCTGCGCGAGGAGCGCGCGCGGCTGCGGGAACTGGCCGCCGAGGCGGAAGCGAACAGGAAGAGCGAGGCGGAGTTCGTGAAGCGGCGGGCGGAGTGGCTGCTGAAGCGGGCTGAGCGAGACCGGGATAGGAGACGGCGGCATGGCGTCGGGTCCTGACGTGCTGCGGAACAGGAAGGCGGCGCTGCAGCGCCAGGCGGCGGATGAGCCGGAAAGCCGCGTGGCCACGGCGCGCGCGCGCACGGTGCATCACAACCCCTTCGAGCAGATGCGCCAGATGACCCACGAGCTGGGCAGCTCCATAGACATCATGCGGAAGCTGCTCGGCAAGGACTGGGCCGGCGGCAAGCCGTCCCCGCCCCTGCACAGTGACAAATCGACAGACCGTGTCATAACGACAAGACTGGGCCGTGGGCGCGTCGCGGCGGGCGTAACGCCCCAAGGGTTGGAGTCTCCTTACAGCGGCCTCGCCCGAGGCCGCCAGGGCCGCCAGGACGGGCTGATGAGGGACCGGCCTACCAGAGAGGCCTTCGCCACTTTGCTCGCGCCAGAGGCCTCAGAATCGAGTTCCGGCGTAGAGCGGCTGGTGACCGTGAGAGGCGCCGTACCGCACACGGAACTGCGTAAGGAGCCCGTTCCTGCACAACGAGCAGAACTGCCGACGGCCGCACGGGTGCAGCAGGTCATGAACGCCGACCTTCTGGCAAGGGGCACCTCGCCCACAGCGGCTAAGCTGGCCGGGCTGGTGAAGGAAGGCAAGCGGGAAGCGGTGGCTTCGATGCCGGCCAGCCAGACAGTTGCCAGGATCAAGGCGGAGCTGGGGCCGACGGCCGACAGGGCCTTGAAAGCGCCCAATGTGCAGCGCCTGGCCGCCGCGCGCGACTCACACCGTGACGCCATCCAGAGCCTGCTGACCGGGGCGGCGCGGAGCGGCAGGCTGAGGCTCGACGGCATGCCGTCTCCAGGGCCCGGTCGCCAGCCGGGGCCGGGCATTGAAACCGCCCTTGAACAACCCGGCGCGGAGGCCACGTCGGCGCTGCGCGGCAACGACGAGACGCACCTGGAAACGGCCAAGGCCGAACTGATGGAAAGGAGCGCGCCGTCGGGCCGGGCGTCGCTCAGGGAGCACACGGTGGCGACGGCGCGGGCGCAGCCGAAGGAAACGCCTGTGGAGGCGCCGGAGACGGAGCTGGCGCCCAACCGCGTCACGGCGTCGGCGGCCGCGCTGGCTAAACCGGAGCAGCGCAGGCGGGACGACGGGCCGGGTAAGATGACCATAACGATTCGCAATCAGAACGGCCGGCAGCTGCTGACCGGCGACGCGGAGATGAGCTGATGGCCGACATCTTCAATTCCGTGCCTGGCGTGATCGCCGTGCTGGAGGACGAGTTCATCATCCCCGGCCGCGTCCACGTCGAGGGTTTCGAGCCGGAGATGGCGCTCATCTCGGGCATCGACTACTCCCAGTTGACGGACCATCAGTTCCAGACGTCGCTGGAGCGCAAAGTTTACATCTACGTGTTCGGCGACGCCATGGGGGAGGTCAGGGTCCACGGCTTGGCGTTCCCGGCGTTGTGCGACAATATCGGCGGCACGAACGGGCTGATCGAGGTTCTGGACTACTACAAGAACAACCGCGCGTCGGCGCAGCCGACGCCGGTCCAGGTGTTCATCGGCTCGGACGAGGAGGTCATAACCGGCTACCTGACCGCCGTGCAGATCAGGACGAAGGCGATAGCGGACGATCCTTCGTCCTTCTTCAGCGCGTGGACGATGATGATCAACGCACTGCCGAGGACGTGACATGATAAACCACGGCCGGACGCTCCTTCTCAACCGTGACGGTGCCACCAGGCCGCCGCTAACGTTCTTCCTGGAGGAATACGTGCCGGCGGACTTCGGCGCGGTGGCGCTTCCGGGCGGGCTGGCGCTGGTGCACGGCCGGCTCATGCCGCCCGGCGCCGACGACGCTTTCGCCAACCTGATGATGCGCCTTTACATGCAGCTGCTCCATTCCAACGAGCTGGCGGACGACCTCCTGGCCCTGGACCCGAGGATCACCTACGACCTGAAGCGCACCGTCGTGGCGACCCGATCGCAGACGGCGTTCTGCCCGCTGACCGCCTCGGCGCGGCCGTACGAGCTGGACTTCGTCGGCGGCGTGGAGGCGTCGCTGCAGGCGCCGCAGCTGCGGACCGAGTGGATCCTGACGGCGGTCGGCGCGGACCGGGTGAAGGCGGTCCGCGTGTCCACCGGCGAGACCGCCTATACCGACGTGACGATAACGGACGGCGAGACCAGCCCGATAGACCTGCCCGGCCAGCGCAACTACAAGGCCCGCGTCGGCGGGCTGCCGGGCGCGCTGCCGGTCGGCGCCGAGTGGTCTGCGCAGACGTTCGTCATCCCGCATATCGACGCCAGCGGCGTGCTGACGCGGCTGGACACGATGGGCAACGAGGCCCTCATCGACCTGTTCCCCAACCGTGAGCCGTACATCACTTACAAGAAGCTGTGGACCGACCACGTCTACGCCGAGTACAGGCTCGGCGGCGTCCTGCTCGCCTTCGTCTACCGCGCGGAGGAGGAGCGAACCGGTGGGTGACCCGGTCCAGGCCTTCTACACGCGGGTCCGCGCGCGGGCTTATGTCGGCGGCGAGAAGATCCCAATCACCGGGTTCCAGGCATCGTACGTGCTGAACTCGGTGCCGGAGGTGACCGTCACCGTGCCGATCGGTAGGACCGGCGACGACTTCTCCGTGTCGGAGGCGGAGAACCTGGTTTCCGGGCTGTCGCCGTACACCACGCTCCGTGTCGAGCTGGAGGCGACGCCGGACCCGAACACCGGTTCCGCGCCGAGCGGCAAGGATCCCGGGTTTCCCAGCGGCGTCGTTGACGTGTTCGACGGCTTCATCTCCGAGGCGTCGTACACGCGCGACAGGGTAGCAAAGTCGGTCTCCGTCACGCTGCGCGGCTTCGGCAAGCTGGGCGCGCTGGGCGGCGCCACGCGCTTCGTGGACGGCCTGATGATAGGCGGCCAGCACAACGGCGAGGAGGTCCTCAACTCGAACATAGCGAAGCAGAGCATCGGCTTCGTGATATTCAAAACGCTGATGGCCAAGATGGAGTCCATACCGGAGGCCGTCTGGGAGAACGGGCTCAAGCCGCTGTTCAGCGAAATCATCGAGAAGGCCGCCGACGTCTTCTCGTCGTCCTTCGGGTTCAGGACGGGCGGCGGCGCCAGCTTCGCCAGGCAGGCGCTGGAGATGATCGACGCGGGCAACAACCGCTTCGACACCGACATGACCCTGCGGGCCGAGTACAACAGCCTGCCGGGCATAGAGAAGAGCATGGTCAGGCAGATGGCGCAGCACTTCTACGGCTGGGTGTCGCGCGGCTACGGCGGCGATTCCAGCCTGCTGTCCTTCCTGTTCGAGGCGGCGCGCGCGTACCAGTTCGTGATAGTGCCGTGCGTGAAGGATGCAGCCACGGTGCCGCTCTTCTTCAACCTCGACGCCGAGCCGCCGGCCAGCCAAGTCATAGACCCGGACGAATACTGGACCGTCGAGTCGGAACCGGCGCCCGGCGGCCGGTCGCTGTTCTCGCCGGATTTCTGGGCCTTCGTCACGACGGTGGTGCTGACGTCTCCGTTCGACTTCAGCGAGGAGCGGATAGACAGCCCGATCGTCTGCAGGCCGGTGGGCGTCGGCACCGTGAACGGCAGGGGCCCGCTGATGGGCTACACCGGCCGGCTGATAGCCGAGCCGGCGCCGGCGTGGGTGCTGCCGTACTCGCCGGCGCCGGGGGGCACGGTCCTGCCGGGCATACCGGAAATGGGCGCGCTGAAACAGGGCATTCCGCCCGTGGATTCCCCTGGGGATGCCCTGAAGAGATTCTGGCGGTCGGGCCTTGGCGATGCCGTGGCGGACACGATGCTGCACTCCATCCTGTTCGAGCGGCGCGTGCGGCAGGTGACCGGCAGGCTGCGCCTGGACCTGGCCCCGGGCAGCCTCGTGAAGCTGAACACGGCGGGCGAGCTGTTCACCGGGATCACGAACACTTTCTACGGCATCGTCGGCGCCGTCAGCATCTCCGTCGTGGAGCACGGCGACCACGGCGTGGCGAACACCACACTCCTCCTGACGCACCTTCGTACGGAGGACGAGCACAAGGAACTGACAATGCCGAGCCATCCGCTATATACTGGCGAATGGCTGGGCGGGAAGCTGATAGACTACTGAAGGTTTCCAAGGCCTTGGAAACCCGGGGGACGCGATGGAGCAGGCTTACGAGAAGTGGCGGAAGGCCCCGACGCAGGAGAACATGGCCGCGCTGCTGGACGCGGCCGACCCCGTCGTCGATTCGGCGCTGTCCGCGTACGCGCGCGGGGACAAGGCGCTCAAGTCGCGCGCCAGGATCCTCGCCGCCGGCGCGTTCAAGACCTACGACCCGCAGAAGGGCACCAAGCTGCGGACCCACGTCATGACGCAGCTGCAGCCCCTGTCGCGGGCGCACAGGGAGCGGACGGCGGTCGTCAGGACGCCGGAGCGGGTGGCTGCCGACTCGTACCGGCTGAGCCAGGCGCAGCAGGAGTTCGCGGACAGGCACGGCCGGGAGCCCAGCACCGCCGAGCTGGCCGACGCCTCCAACCTGTCGCTGAAGCGGATAGCGCACGTGCGCGGCTTCAAGGGCCCGCTGGCCGAGTCGTCGCTGACCGAGATGGAGGAGGACTCGCCGGCCACGTTCTACCCCGGCGTCCACAAGGAGGACCCGAGGAAGATCTGGCAGGAGTACGTCTACCACGACCTGGACCCGATCAACCAACAGATCCTGGAACGGAAGGCGGGCATGCATGGCAAGCCGGCGCTGTCGAACAACGAGATCGCGGCCAAGCTGGGCGTGACGCCAGGCGCAGTGTCGCAGCGCAGCGCGGCCATAGCGGCCAAGCTGGCACAGGGCGAGGGCGTGGAGCTATAGGAGTCGCGGATGAAGACCAAGATCCAGAACGCCACCCACGGCGCGTTGAACCTCGGGTTCGTCCCGCCGCACGGCGTCAGGCTGCCGCGCGGCGGCTCGCGCACGTTCGACGGCGGCCTGCGGACCGTCCTGGCTTCCGGCCTGAAACGGTATTCGCGGCAGAGGGAGCTGCGCGTCATGACCGAGGTCGAGGAGACGGGCACCGTCGTGCTGACGGTCTGGCGCGGGAGCGAGGACCCGATCCTGATCCGGGACGGCTATTTCGTGATCGACGGCGGCCGGCTCGGCGGCCCCGCGTACGAATGGGACGACATCGAGGCGGCGGGCCTTCACGTGCCGGGATTCGACGACGACGAGGATTACGACGACGATACGTCGGACCTCATCGCCATGCCGTTCCCCTTCGACTTCTTCGGCTGGTCCTGCAGCGGGTTCAGGGTGTGCAGCAACGGGTTCATAGAGTTCGACAACGACGACGACGATTGCTGCAGCCAGTACCAGCTGCCTGACGTGTACTGCCCGCTGAACATGGCCGCGGCCTTCTTCGCCGACCTGTACCTGCGCGCCAACGTGTCCAAGGTGCGGTACAAAGTGCTCGGCACGGCGCCGAACCGGAGGCTCGTCGTCACCTTTTTCAACGTGATCGGCTACTTCAAGACCGCCGACGACTTCACCTTCCAGATCACCGTGTACGAGGGCCCCTCCGGCGCCGTCCGCTGCCAGTACAAGAGGATGGCGCTCGGCCCCGTCGAAAGCCGCATCGATACCGGCCTGGTCATCGGGCTGAACAGCCAGACCGGGCTAGAGGGCATAACTTATCAGTTCATAAGCGAAGACGACGTGCAAAAGCTGGCCGATCTCGGATTGGACGAGGTGGTGGTCGGGTTCAGGAAGGTCGACCAGGTGTCGCCGTGGCCCAGGAAGGAGGGATGAGGTGCCCGTAGACCCGCAGCTTGAGAAAGTCGTCGGCTACCTCGTCGCGACCGAGGAGAAGATCGCCGACGGCACGTTCGCCAAAGGGCGGCGGCCGTGGCTGGACTTCGAGCCGGTGAAGAAGGCCGGCAAGTTCGACCTGGCCGCGCAGCATGAGATCTTCGACCGCTCGGCGTCGAACGACGCCTACGCCAACGCGCGGACGCAGCCGGACGCCAAGCTGAAGCAGGCGCAGACGGCGAAGCTGAGCATCGACCTTCTGGCCGGGATGGAGCGCGACCACAAGATGCGGATCCGCAGCCGGGTGCGCATGCTGGTCCACGGCGGGGTGCGGGCGACGCACCACGGCGACGACGCCGGCCCTATCAGGCGGAACATGATCGACTGGCAGAGCAGGATCCTGAGCGAGCAGAAGGGGACGTAGCGTGGCCACTTCCGTGAACTACAGCGGCAGGAAGGTCGACATCCTGATCTTCCAGGGCGCGCAGCCGGCGGGGATGGTGCCGGTGACCCTCGGCTTCGGCGAGGCCGGCTTCCTCACCACGGGGATACAGAAGGTCGCGCAGACGTTCGCCGTGTTCTTCCTGAACGACAAGGGGTCCGTGCCGGCGCAGCCGGACTACGGCACGTCGTTCATGCAGCAGTTCCGCCAGGGCTACCTGCAGGACGAGTCGTCGGTGAAGTCGGCCTTCGCGTTCGCGTCGGACTCCGCCGTGCGCGCCATGCGGGCGCAGGCGGCAGCGGCGGACCTGCCGGCCGATGAGACGATAAAGTCGGCGAGGCTGCTGGGTTACAGCCTCGACAAGGCGACCGGGAACTTGCAGTTGAGGGTGCAGCTGACGTCGGAGGCCGGGGCGACGAGGACGGTGTTCCTCCCCGTCCCGGTCACGATCAAGTAGGAGCACGCATGTCCACGGAACTGAATCCGGCGGATCTCGACCAGGAGGCCGTCGCGCAGGCGGAGGAGACGCTTGCGTCCTGGCTGCAGACCGAGTACCCCTCCATGGACCTCACGCAGGGGCGCGTCCTGCGCGACCTCCTGATACGCCCGGCCGCCATCTTCCACGTCATGAACCAGACGGACGTCAACAGGCTGCGCCAGTCGATGTCGCTGCTGGCGATCGAGCAGGACCCGACGCTGGCCGACGACACTATCGTCGACGGCATCATGTCGAACTACGGCATCGCCCGCGACCCTGGCTCGAAGGCCGCCGGGCAGGCCGTGATAGTGATACCCAACCTTCTCACCACGTACGTCGCGCCGGGGACGGTGTTCGCGTACGGCTCCCTCAACTTCGTGACGGCGGGCCCGTTCGTCGGCGTCACGACGGTGGACGCGGTGATCGACCCGGCCGTGCAGCGGCTCATCACGCTGCGCAGGGACCGGACGTACATGTTCGTCGTGGACGTCGTGGCGCAGGGGACGGGCTCGGAATACTGGGTGCGCAAGGACACCGCCTTCGACTCCGTGTCGCCGACGCCGACGGGCCTTGTCACCGCGTACGCCTACGCCGACTTCTCCGCCGGCACCGACGCGCAGACGAACGAGGACCTGGTCAACGAGGTCAAGAACGGCGTGGCCGCCAAGGTGTTCAGCGGCAGGGCGCAGATAGAGGCGCTGCTGCTGAAGACCCTGCCGGCGATAGCGGCGATCAGCATCATAGGGTTCGGCGACGCGGAGATGGTCCGCGACAGGCACAACATCTTCGCCATCAGCACCGGCGGCAAAGCTGACCTGTACGTGCGGACCCAGGCCGTGCCGCAGACGGTGCGGCTGGTCAAGACGGCCGTGCTGGTGGACCTGCCGACGAAGACGTGGCAAGTGACACTGGCCCGCGACGATGCGCCGGGCTTCTACGACATCGACTCGATCCTGCCCACGGACGCCCCCGAGGGCACCGGCAGCCTGGAGATCGGCTCCGAGACGCGCGGGCTGGACCTGTCGGCGCCGAACGATGAGTTCGTGCCTGACATAGACAGCCTGACCGAGGGCGGGTTCTCCCGCTACCAGACCGACGTCGTCAGGTTCGTCGATCCCGACACGGACGGCAGCGTGGCGGCGAAGGATTACGCCGTCTACGTGCGGTACATGCCGAACCTGGTGGCGCTGCAGGACCTGGCGGTCAGCCGCGACAACCGGAACCCGCAGGCCGACTACCTGGTCCGCGCGCCGGTCCCGGGGTTCTGCACCATGAACATCACGGTGAGGCACCTGCCGTCGGTGGAGGCCCCCGACGGGGACGACATCAAGCTGGCCGTGGCCGACAGGGTCAACAGGCTGGGCTTCGGGCTCGGCAAGGTGTCGGCGTCGGTGGTCTTCGACGCCATCTACGACATCATCGGGCATGGGCCGTCCGTGATGGCCGTCTCGCCGCTGGACATGTTCTGCCGGATCGTGAAGCCGGCGGGCGGCGTGATCGACCTCCGGTCGGCGAACGAGCTGGTCGCGCCGTTCCTGCCGGCGGAGGGCGTGACCTCGAGGACGGTGGCGTTCTACCTGGACCCCGACGACGTGGACGTCGTCGTGGAGCAGGTCGACTCGCTGCCGGTGTGAGGCGCGGATGGGCAATCCGATCAAGTGCTTTATGGTCGAGCGAACCCGCACGGTACGGATCTCGCTGCGACGCTACAAGGGCAGCGCGACGGGGGAGAAGTGCCCCGGCAAGTACGGCTACCACGACGCCAGCAAGGTCGTGCGCGACGAGCCGTACGACAAGAACAACGAGGGCTACGGCGACCGGCCGGGCGGTCCGTTCCCGAAGGGCCATCCCGACTGGCCGAAGAAGTGCGACTGGTGCCCGTACGAGTTCGCCGACGGCGATTCATGGCAGCTGGGCGGCGAGCGCCTGTATAAGAATTCGGAGACGGGCGAGCTGTTCACGCTGCGCAAGGCGCCCGTCGGCGCCATGTGGGACGCCTACTGGATGAGCCGTCGCGGCCCCGACGGCATCTGCCTGGTGGTGCAGACGCCGGGCGGCGACTGGATGATAGACTACCCGGCGCGCGGCGTCGGCCAGCCGTGGCACCGAACGGGCGTCCCGCCAAAGGTGACGGCGGTTCCGTCGATCATGATAGGCTCGTACCACGGCTGGCTGAGGGACGGTTTCCTGGTGGAGGCCTGATGGCACAGTACCCGCCGGAAGACTTCGATCGCGGCCGGACGATGATGCAGCAGCTCGGCTCGTTCTGGAACCTGATCTTCCAGGACGCCGACAGGCTGCAGGCGCACGTCCGTTCGTCCGGCAACGAACACGGCCAGACGTACCTCGACTTCCTCGAGGCCGTGGCCTGCGTGTCGCGTTTCAACGTGCCGGTCTTCCATGCGGAGAACTGGTACTTGCTGACGATCCGCAGGAGCGACACCAAGGCGGTCATGTCGATCTACCAGCCGGACGACCTCGTCTACGGGCCGCAGCCGGGCGGCGGCGCTCGCCCGGAGGGCTTCACCCAGGTGTACGGCGGCGAGGACTGGCCCGGCTTCGTGCAGGCGGCGCTGCCGGACGATATGGTCGACGCGCCATACGCGCTACACAATCTGGTCGTCAACCCCAGCCTGACGCTGGCATACGGCGTGGATTACGACGTGGACGGCGGGAAGAAGGCTATCCGGTTCCGCGACGACCCGTTCAACAACGCGCTGATCCCCAGCCGCGACATCGTCGATTCGGCCGGCAACGTGGTGGATACCGAGATAGCGCTGTGGGCCTACAAGGGCCAGTTCGACTTGGACTACGTCTACATGCAGTTCGGGTACGCGTTGGGCCTGAAGCTGGCCAGCAGCCAAGGCTACAAGGACCTGCTCAACGCCTTTTGGGACATGTACATGCAGGGCCCGTCGGTGGCCCTGCTGGGAGCGTTCCTGTCGGCCGTGTCCGGCACGCCAACGTGCCTCGAGGCGGCCGAGACGGTGGAGTTGGTGACGGCGAATGAGATCGAGAGGATCGTGGCGACCGACCAGCACGTCTACAGGTTCCCGCTGGGGGCGACGATCCTGGTGGCGGCTGGCGACGTCATCCATGCCGGGGAGGCCATTTCGGACGCTTTTCAGGTGAAGGAGCTCAGCGGCGCCGACTTCGACCTGAGCCTTCTTTCCGAGCTGGTCGTCTCGGGCAACATGGCTTCCGGCAACTTCGTGGCCCCGCTCGTGTTTGAGAACCGCGACGCCGCGCTGAACTACGTCGGCCTGGACCCCGACGGCAAGGCTATAGTGACCTTTGAGACATCCGGCATCCCGGCCGACGTGGCGACGTTCTGGGCGGCCGTTCACGCGCGCGGGAAGGCGGCCGGCAAGACCCTGGCGGAGTATCTGGACATCCGCGCCGACCCTGTCGGCGAGCCCGGCCCGGCCAGCCTGCCGGCCACGGTGAACCCGGCGGAGTTCCTCATAGAAAACCTCATGCGGTCGAATCTTTTTATCCTCGTGCTGAGGGAATCGTCCTTCGGGCCGGGCGCGGTGGGCGCCGATTTGTGCCGTTTGTTGAGAGAGGTGTTGCCGCCGCATACGGCATACGTGACAATCCTGGAGCCGGTGTCGAGCTCGTCGTCAAGTTCGTCGTCGGGTAGCCCGAGCGGTTCGAGTTCCAGCGGCGGGCCGCTGTAAGGCCGCAGCCGCGCTTGATGGAGTGAGAGAATGGGCGGAATCACGCCGTGGCGGGGCACAGTGCACAACGTCAGGGACGGCGAGCAGGTCCGGGCGTCGATAACGAACAGGCCCACCGGCGACCTGACGCAGCGGACCCAGCACCTGAAGGACCGGCTCGACCAGATGCAGGCCGGCGAGGCGGTGTTCGACCACGACGCGCCGATGGCCGCGTCCGTGCTGGTCGGCCAGCCGGTGTACTGGAACGCCGCCACGGGGCAGTACGAGCAGGCCTTCGCCGCCGTCGTGTACGACCCCGACCTCGACGCCTTCGTGCACGCGCCGAGCGCCTACGTGGCGGGCGTGTGCTTCGACAAGGCCGTCGCCACCCGCGGCGACGTCTGCCTCAACGGCATGGCGCACGACATCGACTGGACCGATGCGATCGGCTCGCCTGGCACCACGGCCGCCGAGGCCGGCGCGTACTTCCTGTCGGGAACCGAGCCCGGCAAGATGGTCCGGGCGCGCCCGGGCATCGGCGTCCTGGTCGGATACCTCTACGGGCAGGCCGATGGCGAGTTCCGCGTCAACCCGACGCCCAGCGACGTGCTCGACTCGCACGTCCACTACATCGTCAGGCTCTTCGCCCAGCCGTCCGGCCGCCTGGAATGCGTCGGCCATCGCGAGCACTACGAATTCATCGAGGTCGACCCGGACATGCCGGGCTGGCTGCCCGTGGCGTACTTCGACCCCGCCATCGTCCCGCCGGGCGCGAAGTACGGCTACAACCTCGCCGCCCACCCGGAGCTGCTGCGGGTCTGGCCGCCCATGCCGCCCACCGCGGGCGTGATAGAGACCGACGGGGTCGGCGTGCCGTCCAGCCGGTACAGCCTAGATAGCAACGGGCTGTGGTGGTACGAGGACTGCCAGGGTCTCGCTCCCTGGCCGGCCGATCCCAGGCCGTGCGGTTCGTCCTCCAGCTCGTCGAGCCCGTCCAGCTCGTCCAGCTCGTCCAGCGAGTCGTCCTCCTCGTCGCTGTGCGAGGAGCGCGCCGAGCTGGAGGAGCTCGGCTACGTGCGCCATCCGTCCCACGAGATGGAGATGGTGCTGTATTTCACGAAGATGCTGTTCGAGACCGACAACGCCGTGGTGACCAGCCTGCAGCCCGCCGACGGCTCGCCGATTACCGTCACGAACCTCGACGGCGAAGTGGCAACCAGGGGCGACCTGCAGCTCGACCTGGACCTGGCGCTCACCGTCGTGGAGGGCGACGATTCGTACAAGGCCCTCAAGGGCGTCAGCGGAATGGAGTTCGGCCGCGGCTACGTCGTGACGGCCCTGCGGCTGGGCCCGGGGCTGGTGTTCTCGCCGACCGCCGGAAAGGGCACGCGGCTGCCGGACGGCAGGTACGTCGGCGAGCTCACCGCCGGCGTCGATCCGACGCTCGGCGGGGCCGGCGGCGCGGAGCTGGTGGCGCTCAACGGCGTCAGGGAGGACTCGTACCAGGACGTCTTCTATCTCGGCATGCCGCAGAACGTCGTCTCGTCCATGCGCGTCAGGCTCGATATCTCCAACGTCGGCGTGCCTTCCGTCATGTACATCCGGCTGTGGACGTGGCTGCTGGCGCGGGTGGCGGGCACGCTGCCCGACCTGGCCATCACCGGGCGGGTGCTGCCCAACCCGTCGGACATCTGCGTCGCGGAGGCCCTGCCGGTCACCGACGATATCTCGCTGGAGTTGGCCGCCAGCGGCTGCGGTTCGCTGGATCCCAACGAGTACGTCAAGGTGGAGACGGTGCCGTTCGAGGTCCACCCCGGCGAAACGGTGTTCCTGACCGTCCAGCGCAGCTCCCCCGACGGGTTCAACGGCGACGTGGGGGTCCTGAGGCTCGGCTTTAGCGCGGAGTAGACCATGCCGACTTACGGCGGCCTCTGGGACGTCGATTGGCTCAGCGCCAACTCGCAGCGGAGGTATCCCTTCCACGACGAGGCTAGCCTCCGCGACGCTTCCGACAGCGTCACGCTGCCTAACGACTTCGTCGTGGACCTGGTCTGGCCGGTCCACTACGACGTCGGCCTCGACCCGACGCTGTTCCACCTGCTGTCCATAAGCGTCTTCGGCACCGGCGTGACGGTGACGCTCGGCTACGACGGCGCCGCGGTCGGCAGCGTCACGATCGACTTCGCCACCTTCGTCAGGTTCGGCACGTACGTCGTCGCCGGCACGGGAATCTGCTTCGACACCGTCGGCAAGATAACGATAGGCTCGATAGACAACGCCAGGCTGCTGGCCGGGACGTACTCGTTCTCCGTCGCCAACGGCAGGCTGGTCCCCGCGGCGGTCAGGCCGGACATACGCGGCGTCAGCTCCATCGTGCTCCAGAACGGCGAGGACCTGAGCGACCCCCTGCAGGGCAACGTGATCCTGAGGGCGGGGCGCAACATAGAGCTGAACATGGTGCCGGGCGCGGGCCCGTTCGACCCCAGCATCATCTACATCAGCGCCATCTCCGGCGCGGGCCTCAACGTCGGCTGCGACTGCGGCGAGGCCGCCGACCTGCCGTGCATAAAGACGATCAACGGCGAGGGGCCCGACGAGTACGGGAACTTCGACCTGCTGGAGAGCGAGTGCCTGAAGCTGACGGCCATAGCGAACGGGCTCCAGCTGACGGACGACTGCTCGCACCCGTGCTGCGGCTGCGACGAGCTGAACGTGGTGCTGCAGGCCGCCGAGACCATGAAGGCGCAGATCAACAGTCTTGAGCAGCTGGCGAACCGCATCGAGATCGCCATGGGCACGCTCAGCTTCAACCTGTTGGCGTCGAGGTGATGGGTGCCTGAATTTGAATACTACGCATCCAACGCCAAGGTCGCGTACCCGTTCCTGGGACCGCTCGCCGGGGACGCGCACAAGGCCTTCGTGGACGCCGCCGTCTGCCACAGCGGCGAGCGGGCCAACGCCGGCCGGCTGCGGATAGACACGCTCGACCTGGGCACCGGCGAACTCAAGCTGGTCTTCGAGGACGGCACGACCCTGTGCGACATCGTCGGCACGTCCGGCGTGCACGACTTCGGCTCCTACCGCATCTTTGAATGGCGGCACGTCGACGACGGCGCGGTGCCTTACGTCGGCGCTGAGGTCCTGGCCCGGCTCGTGATGCGCATCGATGCCATCGGAACGTTCCCCGTGCCGTGGACGCCCGCCGGCGCATGGCTGGTCCCCTCCACGGTCGTGCCGCGGGTGGGCAGGTTGCGCCAGTTCGGCGTCGGCATCCCCGCCGGCATAGTGGTGCACGACAGGAAGTTCGTCCTGGCCGCCGACCACAACATCAAGCTGTCCGCCGCCGTGCAGGCGGGCGGGCGCGACACCACCGTCGTCACGATCGAGGCGGTGGCCGGCGAGGGCACTGGAAAGTATTCGGAGTGCATGGAAGGCGACGACATCAAGACCATCAACAACGTCGGTCCCGACGTCAAGGGCTATTTCCGGTTCGAGGGCGAGCGCTGCACGTGGATGGAACGGCCGCTGTTCGGCGACAGGGATTGGGCGCACCCGCATCACACTTTGTTCCCGCCGGTCCATCCGGGCACCGACTACCTGTCGCGCCTGGAGCCGAACTGCCTGCGGCTGCACTCCGACTGCAAGGTGTGCTGCGACTGCGACGACTACAAGGAGGCCTACGAGGCGCTGTACCGGCTGTGGACGCGGGCGCTCGCCGCGAGTCGCAGGATCGAGCTGATCCGCCGGCGCTACCAGGAGCTTGCCGCCGAGGCCTGGCACAAGGTCGGCGGATTCGCGAAGGAGGTGGTGCTTACCGTCAAGTTGGTCTCGCGGCCTGGCTACAACGTCGGCGTGGCTGTGGCGGTCACGAACCGGTCGCGGTTCGACTTCACCTCCACGTCTCTGCAGTTCATCCTTCTGCCCGCCGACTGGAAGGTCACCGACGATTCCGGCATCATGGAACTGACCGCCATCACGACGGGCACGTTCCACGCGGTCCAGCGGGTCAGGCCCAGCGTCGTGGGCAACCTGGCGTACGTGAACATACCGTACATGCCTAGCGGATCGACGGCGAACTATTCGTTCGAGATATACTGGGAGCGCGGCGCGCCGCGGGTCGGCAGCATGGTGTCGGCCACGGCGCGGGTGTTCTCGCGCTCGGGGATAGAGGTGGCGCAGGACAGCATAGAGATGAAGGCGCCGGCGAAGAAAACGTGACATGGACACGATCTACGCGGAATGGCTGAACGCCAACGAGAACAGGGCCTACCCGGTCCACGAGGCGGCCAGCCGCGTCGCCGACTCGGGCGTCCGCCTGCCGGACGGCGTCCTCGCCGACGCGCATATCTGGATGCCACGGTCGCTAGGCACCAGGGTTTGCGTCAGCTCGGTCGGCATCACGCCGCGCCTCGTCACGGTCACGTTCGCCGCCGACAACGGCGGCGCCATGACGCCGATAGCCGCCGTGGCGGTACGAAGGCCGGTGACGCGGTTCAAGAATTACCGGCTGGACGCCGTGGCGGACGGCGCGGCCGGCTGGGTGGCGTTCGGCCAGGGGGCGGTGGAGCTGACCGCGCTGACGCTGCTGTTCAGCGACCCCGATGCGGCCTACCTGGCTGATCGGGTCGTGCGCGCCTATCCTGACCTGCCGGTGCGCAGCCTGGGGAAGGACGGCAGGGCGGACGCGCTTACGGGCGTCGTGGGCCTCAGCGGGGTCGCCGGCTCGGTCGTGACGCGGAAGGGGACCAGGATAGTCGACGGCGAGGAGACCGACGTCCTGCTGGTCGGCCTCGACCTCGGCGACGACGCCGTCAAGGCGCTGCTGGACTACATCGGCCCGTGCGGGCCGCGCCCGGACTCCAGGACGTGCGACCCGCCGGCGATCCTCAGCGTGAACGGCGTGACGCCCGACGCCAACGGCAACATCGACATCGTCTTCGAGGCCGGCGTCATTGTCGGCGACGCGGAGATAGGCCTGATCCTGGACTCGCCGCTGGGCCTCCACAACGTGTGCCCCGGCAGCCCTTTCAGGGGCTTCGACCCGGAGACCAGCACGGTGTGCGGCGAGATCCGCTGGAGCTGGAGCTCCACGGCGCCGCCGCCCTCGTCGGGCTGGAGCTCCATGTCGAGCTCGTCGCAGAGCTCGTACTCGTCCGGGTCGGCGCCGGGGCCGGACCGCTACTGCGAGGACTTCCTGGATCCCGAACACACGGAGCTGGAGATCGTCAGCGGCTACTTCGAGCGTAACGTCGGCGAGCTCAAGACGAACGTGCTGTACAGGACCGACTGGCAGGAGAACATAGCGGAGGACCCGTACCGGTACGAGGACATGGAGGACGGCTTTCGCCTCACCGCCATCATCCACCCGTACGGGAACGAGGGGGCCGGCAACGGCCACGCCATCTTCGGCTACAGGTCCTGGCGGGACTTCTTCTGCGTCGGCGTGTCGCTGCACACGACCAAGTACGGCCGCGGGGCGATCTACATCGCGCAGCGCACGCGGGGCGTCGTGCCGGCGGGGGCCATGTTCGGCGATCTCGGCTGGCAGGACATCGAACTGCGCACTCAGTATTACGAGCTGCTCTACGCGTGGACGCCGCCGTCCGGCGGGCCGGACCCGAACGCGAACTTCCTGCCGGAGACGGACTACTACCTCGACGCGACGGTGTGGCGCGCGCTAGGGGACATGAACGTCCGCTTCGCGCTGGCGTGGTATTATGACGGCGTGCTGTACACCACGGGGCCGGTGCCGCTGCTGTTCAGCACGGCGATAACCGCCCAATACAGGCAGCGGCCCGTCGGCCTGGGCGACGTGTCGGCGACGACGGGCTTCAAGTGGTTCGGCGTCAACTGCCCGGGCAGCAGCTCGAGCAGCAGCAGTTCGAGCAGCAGTTCGGAAGAACCGCCGCCGCCTTAGGAGCGAGCATGGAAGTCAAATTCCCGGAGTGGCGTGACGGCAACGCCCGCATAAAGTACCCGTTCTCCGACCTGGCCACGCTGGTCAACGGCGGCGGCGTCGCGATCGACAGGGACGTGTTCGTCGACGCCAGGCTGTATCCGCTGGGCGGGACCGAGGAGCTGTACCTCAGCCGGGTCAGCGTGGCTTCCGACTACCCGTCCGCCGTCACCGTCTACGTCGGCACGCCCGAGACGCCGCTTCTCGCGTGGGCGGCGTACGATCCGGCGGCCCCGCCGACGAACGGCGAGTTGCGCCTTGCCGACGCCGCGGGCAGGACGGCCGGCGTGCTGGTGTCCGACGCGGACAGGCTCCTGGCGTTCGCGCAGGCCATGCCGGTGGGGGACACCGACTTCGACCAGGACCAGACGCCGTTCGCGCCGACGGCCATAGTGCCTATGCCGGCTTACGGCGTACGGAGCATCGTGGCCGACGACGGCGGGGCCGTCAGCGGACGCGCCGTCCTGGTGGGGACCGACGGAATAGTGCTGTGGGACGACGGCGACGGCAAGATCAGGATCGACGTCGTGGGCGACCCCTACGCACTTGTGAACAGGTGCCTTGCGGACGGCACGCCGGTGCCGAGGTTCTGCGGGTTGCGCACGATCAACGGCGTCGGCCCGAACGACCAGGGCGACTTCGTCCTGTCGGCGGGCCGCAACGAGGCTTACGACAACGTCTTCCGCATCGTGTGGTCGGGCGACAAGCTGGAGATACGCGCCGAGGGCCTGATGGGGCTCACAGATGGCTGAGAACGGTTTCTACAACGTCGCGGACTTCATCTCGTACCCGCTGGTGGCGGGCGGGGACCGCGCGTTCCTGCCCGCCGGGCCGGACCTGCCGCGGCGCGGCATAGCAGGCGGCTGGTTCATGTTGGGCGTCAGCAGCGGCTTCACCGTCGCGACGCACGCGGTCACGCTGCATTCGGTGGAAGTGACGGCGTCAAAGGTGAGGTTCGATTTCCGTGCCGACTCGCCGGGCTTCGCGGGCTACCGGTGGTGGTTCGAGTTCGATGTTGCCGACCTGTTCGGGACGATGAAGGACGCGACGGCGGAGACGATCATCGGGGCCGCGCCGGACGAGGATGTGGGCTGGGCGGAACTGGTCATGGGCGACCTGGCGGAACTGATCGCGCTCGGCATCGGCGTGCACGCCCTGCGCACGCCGGTCCCCGTCGAGCCGGCCCTGATCCAGAGTTTGGCCGACTCGTACGTGAAACAGATCGACCTTGCCAACGACGGCCGGTCCTGCCCGGTGGAGTGCTCGGACAGCTCATCGTCGTCGTCCTCGCCGCCATCGTCGTCGTCCTCGCCGCCATCGTCGTCGTCCTCGCCGCCATCGTCGTCGTCCTCGCCGCCATCGTCGTCGTCCTCGCCGCCATCGTCGTCGTCCTCGCCGCCATCGTCGTCGTCCTCGCCGCCATCGTCGTCGTCCTCGCCGCCATCGTCGTCGTCCTCGCCGCCATCGTCGTCTTCTTCAGAGGAGCCAAAGGAACTAGAGAGAACAAAAGTGCCTCCTTCGAGCCCGCCGGCATACGTCCAGGCGCGCGGCCTGGTCGGCGACGTCAAGGTGAAGGAAGGGTACAACATCCAGCTCCTGGTCAGCGTCGCGAACAACGCGCTGCGCATCAAGGCCGTCAAGGGGGCAGGGGCTGGCGAGACGTGCGTGGACTACCTGATCGGGCCCGGCGGCTTCGTGATAGACCCCGGCGACGCGTGCCGCAGCTGCACGGAGTTCATCCGGCGCATCAACGGCATGGCGACGAGGGACGGACGACTGACGATAAGCGGCGGGCCCGGCGTCGACATCTTCCCGGACCCGGTGATACCGCACAGGCTGGTAGTGAGGCCCAGGATCGAACGGGCCTCCTGCAGTGCGAACCCGTGAGGTGAGGTGTGGCGAACCCGTTCCACCCGCGGCCCGACTGCCCGGTCCCCTCGACCCCTTCGATCGAGGGGAGCCTGGTCAGCTCGTGCGAGGTCCGGCAGCCGCCGCAGTTCCCGTGGCTGATGGCCCCGCCGCCGCCCATCTTCCCGCCCGGCTTCGAGTTCGGCTGCTACAAGCCCAGCGTCGAGGTCAGGACGACCATCCGCTCGCTCGGCAGCAGCGAATCCAGCCTGCCGGGGGAGCTGACCGCTAGCATAGACTTCCCGCGCAGCAGCGAGACCGGCTGGTGCGAGCCGCGGATCATCCTGGACTTCTCGCCCGGCGTCTCATGCCCGCCGAAGCCCGAAGGTTCGGCCAGCATGAAGATGAAGTTTGAGGCGGGTGCGATGATGTCGGCCGTCATGATGGACAGCCGGAAATGCGAATGGGCGGTGAGATGGAAGGGCAGCGCCGCCTGCCCGACCTTCGTGCCGGCAGGTGATGGGACTCCTGCCAACCCGACGGTTCAGATCTCCCAGATTTACGGTCAAAACTCGATCTGGGGGGATATTTTCATCCTGCTTGACGATGAGGCCTATGAGGAAGCCGACGAGCTGATCTGCCCGTACACGTACGGCGGCGCCATGTTCATAGATGGGCCGCCCGATTTCAGCGTTCTGAACACGCCCACGGGCGTCGATTCCCCCGCGTGCTGCACCGATGAGATAACCGTGGTGGGCATCCTGGAAGACGTGGGTCCGATTCAGCTGCTGCTGCATGACAGCAAGGCCGGCGACCCGCCTGAAGGCGATCCGTTCGGCGTCCAATACGAGCTGCGATACAACCTCGTGAAGTTCAGACTGCCGAAGTTGGATACGGACGAAGCCACGCCGCTGACTATAACGCTGACGAACGGTCCAGGCGTCTTCAACGGATTCGACTCCTTGAGCGACCGGGGGGACTGCGGTCCGTGCGGCCAGACGATTTGGACGTGCCCGGTCACGATCGATACCGGCGGCACGAGCCGCGACATCGTCGTCGTGACCGGCGGCGAATGCGACAACTACTCGCCGTATCTGCACCTCACGACTATCACGCTGCACTTTGACAACGGCATCTTCATAGGGGCCGATTGATGGGCACTATTGATATCCTTTGCCCCGTCTGCTGTCCTGACGGCTGCATTGAAGGCCACGTGTACGACAAGCTCGGCGTCGGCGTCAACGGCGCGACGGTGCAGGCCGTTTGGACGGTGGGACCGCTCAACTACCCGGCTGCCGGGCCGGTCGTCACGAACGCCGCCGGCTACTACGTCATATCGCCGGTCCCGCGTGGGGCGTTCACGGTGAGCGTCACCAGCGCCACGCCGAACCCGCCGTCGCATTGGGAACCCGATCCGTGCAGCACTACGGTGGTCGCGCACATACCGACTTGCGTGACATGCGACTTCCACGAGATCCCCGACGTGACGACCGGCTGCATCGACGGCCACGTCTACGATTGCTGGGGAGATCCCGCCGTCGGCTACGAAGTGAACGCCACCAAGGGCGGCGTCACGGTATCCGATGTCACGGATAAGTTTGGGTATTACTGCATCGACGCGCTGGCTTTCGGCTCTTACGAAATGTCGATAACCGAGATCACGCCCAATGGCGGCGCGTGGCAGTTCGATCTTCAGCCTACTGCCGTTGTCGCGATTGGAAGTTGCGCCACCACGGGCTGCGTCCACGATGACGCCAACGAGGTGGCCGTCGGCGACTGCTACGACTGCGAAACGCGGCCGTGCCATGCCGTAGATCCCATTACGATATACATTGATGCTCTCGGAATGTGCCCGGACTGCAGCGTCCTCGGTGCCGGTAATTGGGACGTGCCGTGGTTCGCCGACTGTGACTGGTGGGGCACATGGGAAATCGATGGAAACTTCATCAGCATCCGCTTCTGGTGCGACGAGAACCAATGGAAATTCAGGGTGGAAATCAACATGACTCAATGCATCATCGACTCCACCTTTGCGGAGAGCTACGGCATGAACCGAGTCTTCTGCTCCGCCAGCGGGGTGTCGAGTTGCGGATGGGCGGAGAGCGTCGCCGGCCACGATCATTGGATGATGATGTGCGGCTACGCCATGGTGGTGCTCGGAGGGCTGTAGCGATGGGCTGCTGCGGCGACAAGCGGGCCAGGATGGCCAAGGCGTTGGAGGAGAAGAATCTCGGCATCGTCTCGCTTGCCAAGGCCATGATCGGTCCGCCGGCTGCGCCGCGGCTGGTGACGGAACGGCTCAACCGGTGCAGGGCGTGCGTGGAAATCGACAGCCGCGGCGAACGGCTGTACCGGCAAATCGGCGACGTCTTCTACTGTGGCCAGCCGCGCCTGGAGAACATCTATCGCGACGAGAGGAAGGACGGCTGTGGCTGCGAACTGGGCTTGAAGGCGTCGAGGCGCGACGTGGGATGCCCGCGCAACCATTGGGCCATTCTGATGCTGCAGGCGCCTGCCGGCTTGGTAACGCATACCGGCGCGATGCGGCCAGACGCGAAAACGAATCCTGGGGCCAATATCAAGCCGATAGATAATTCTCCCAAGAACTCTTGACCGATCACCCGATCTTGCGGTACAGTCTCCGCAAAGGAGGGCGCGACATGTTTGGCGAATACGCCGTCTGGGCGGAATCCGGCGGGGAGATGCGGCGTGTGTGCAAGGAGGCCGAGCACGTCGTGGTGCTCTACCATGACGGCATGCGCTGGCAGCTGACCGCCGTGGGGCCGCTCGACCACGTCGAGGAGGCGCTGGCATGTCTGGCAGCCTTGCGACCCGGGCCGCCGAAGCCGGCGGTCGGCTCCACGTCGATCCCGGTGAGCCAGATGGTCCCCGGCGTGGGCGACAAGGGCCAGCGGGTGCTCCGCGTACCGATGACGGGCTCGGTGCAGCAGGCCGTGCAGGAAGCGTTGGCCCCGCCCGCGAAGCCGGCGATAGAGTAGCGCATGGCTACGTGCCACATACTGAGCGAACTATCAGACGTGACGGACCGCCTGCAGCGTGAGCGCGGCGCGGCGGCCGTATTCGAGCGCCTGGGATTCAAGGTCAAGCTGTGGGACCGGTCGATTTGCGACGCCGTGCGTGCCGAGCACATGCCGGTCCAGCATCCCAACTTCGCCGCCGCGCTCAGCGGCTGGCAGGCCGACTTCGCCGATCAGGTCGCCGCGAAGCTGGAGCCCGAGGCCGGCGATGTGATTGTGGCCGCGGCGGCGTGGCACGCGGCCATCTTCAAGGGCCTGCTGCGCCAGTCGGGCGGCCGGCATAAAGGCGCGCCCGTCCTTGAGCTGTTCGTCGACTACGCGGACTCGTTCGCCGTCTGGCGCGCGTTCACCAGCTACTACGCGATGGGCCTCGCGGCCGCCGCGGAGCGCTGTGGGTGGGATGAACGGTGGGTCGTTGCCGACCCGTGCGTCCTCGAGCTGCCGAATCCCGAGTCCGCGGCCATCATCTATGATGCCAACGCCTCCGCGCCGATGGATGCGGCTTACCTGGTGCACATGGTCAGGGGCTCCCTCGTGATAGCCCCCGACTTCGGCTCGTGGCACGAGCTGGTCGACCAGGGCATAACGGGCCTGCTGTACCGGACGGAGGTCGGCCACGCGAAGTGCCTCGACTTCGCGCCGCGGATCAACCGCCGGCGCGTGCAGGAGGAGGCGGCGCGCCGGTTCGGGGTCGACGCCGCCGCCCTGGCGATCAGGCCCTGGCTGGAGCGCGCCCTTGCCTGAACGCGTCGTCATACGCAACACGCAGAGCCCCGGCGACATAGTGATCCTCAGCGCTGCCGTCCGCGACCTGTGCCGCGCGCACCCGCGCCGGTTCGCGTTCTCCATGGACCTGAGCTGCCCGGCGGTCTTCCACAGCAACCCCAACGTCGTCGGCTTCAGCAAGGGCGCCGGGCGGTGCGTCGTGGCGCAATATCCCGGCATCCACAGGTCCAACCAGCGGCGCGACCACTTCATCTGGTCGTTCATAGACGACCTGAACGGCAAGCTGAAGGCGTCGGCGGTCCTGACTGAGTTCAAGCCCGACCTGCACCTGACGTCGCAGGAGCAGCGCGATCCCATCGTGCCGCCGCCGTACTGGGTCTTCCTCAGCGGCGGCAAGCGGGACTACACGGCGAAATGGTGGGTGCCTCAATACTGGCAGAAGGTCGTCGACATGATGTCGCCGTGGACGAAGATGGTGCAGCTGGGCGCGTCGGCGCACGTGCACCCGAAGATAACCGGCACGCACGACATGGTCGGCAAGACGTCGCTGCGGGAGATGATGCGGATCGTCTATCATTCCGAGGGCGTGATCTGCGTGGTTACCGCTGCCATGACGATGGCGGCCGCCTTCAACAAGCCGTGCGTGGTCATATCCGGCGGCAGGGAGCCGTGGTGGTGGCAGGCGTTCACGCAGGAGAACCGGCTGGTGCAGATGCGCCGCGGCATCCCCGACTGGAAGCCGCCCGACCCCGACAACTTCGTGCCGCACCAGTTTCTCCACACGATCGGCGCGCTCGACTGCTGCAAGGCCGGCGGCTGCTGGCGCTCCCGCATAGAGAAGTCGGGCAACCAATGCCGGAAGCCCGTGCAGGTCGGCGGCGTGACGGTGCCGGAATGCCTGCGGCGCATCACGCCGGAGCACGTCGTCCAGGCGGCGCAGTGGTACTACGACCAGGGGATCCTCAGCCACGGCAAGCCGATAGCCAAGATGATTTCCGTGCCGGTCCTCAATCCAACGCCGGCCCCCGCGCCGGCGGTATCGGCGGCGCGCGCCAGGCCGCTGCCGCCCCCGGAACCGGAGCCAATCGCGCCGGAAGCGCGGCCCGTCCTGTACTGGGTCGTCGCCGACCTGGCGGCCGGACTGGACGCGCTTGTCCGCGTCGGCGGCGTGGCCGTGGTGCGCGGGGCGGAGGCGAAGGCGGCCTGCGAGGCGCGAAAGATCCCGTTCGTGGAGGCCCAGCCCGGCCTGCGCGGGTTCGTAGAGGCCGCGCGCGGCCATGACGCCCCCGGTGTGCCTGTCCTGGCCGGCGTGCCGGACTGCCCGCCGCACGAGATCATCGACGCCTTCCAGGCCGCGGCGCTGGCCATGCGAGGCACGGAGCGCTGGGCGCTGGGAAGGGTAGACTGGGACTGGTCGGAGGCGCCGGAAGCGGAATCGCATCCGTACCTGCCGCAGCGGCGGATACTGTATTCGCTGTGGCCGCATCTGTTCATGGCCCCGCGCGCGGTCCTGGCGGAGCTTGTGCGCGAGCCGGGCGAGCTGGATACTGTCGAGCTGGCGCTGCGCCTGCGCAGATGCGGGGCCAAGCTGCGGGACGCGGGCATCGTGATGGAGTGGCCATGCCGAGGCTGAACATCGAACAGATAGTCAAGATCGTCGGCGATCCTGTTGCCTATGACGTGCTGCCGTTCCTGAGGCCCATGAAGGACAGCGCGCTGTCGGCGCTGTCGAAGATGCGGCGCGGCTGCCGCGGGTGCGCCGCCGCGCGCAAGCAGGCGGCGTTCAAGGCCATGGCGAACGCCTTCGCCCGGCTGGTGTGGGAGGAGTCGAAGAAGCCGGGCGCCCCCCTGGACGGGCTGGCGGTTGCGTGCGGACGGATGTTCGGCCCCAGCAAGGACGGCTGGTTCGTTAGCGTGTGGCTGCCGCCGGATGGCAGGCAGGTGGACATCCGGTTCGGCGCGCCGCCGGCCCCGGCAATTGAACCCCCGAAGCCTCCGGTGTAGACTGCGTTTGGAGGTGCCCGATGCCCATGAATCTCGCGGAGGAGATCGCCCTCATCCTGTCACAGGTGGACTGGGACGTCTCCGAACGGTACGGCATATCGCTCAAGGTGCACGCGCAGGAGAAGTACATCAGCGGGCGTACGCAGGGCTACCGCCTGTACGTCGAGGCGGAGAACCCGCGGCACATGAGCAGGAAGATCTTCGTTTACCAGCTCAAGCCGGGGGTGGACGATGAGGGACGGCCGATCACGGAGTTCACGAACGTGGCGTCGCCGGCGGACTTGGAAGAGTACCCGCCGGACAACTCGGTCGGCGTCAGCAGCCCCTTCTTCAGACTGGCGTATATCGACCTCGTCTTCAGAAATCCCGAGCTGCTTCTTGAGGCGTTTCAGGGGCTCGTCAGCGACGTAGTGGAGCTGGTCCTCAGCCTCGACTACATGGACGACATCGCCCTGGCCGGCACGATCGACATCGGCAATCCCTCGAAGTCGAGCAGCTCGTCCAGCTCGTCCTCACCGTCAGTGTCGTCCTCCTCGTCGTCGTGGCCGCACGACAATGTCATGCACGTCCATTTCGCGGACAGTTGCGGCGGCGGGACGGCGTACCTCGGCCGGACGTTCCGCGCGCGCGGGCAGCGCACGGCGTTCCTGATCCGCGAGACCATCGTGGCGCAGGACATGGACTTCCACCTGCCCGCCGACGAATATGAGGTCTACATCGAGGAGGTCCACCCGGATTCGGGCTGCCAGTGGCCGCGGTTGCACCCGACCGTGCCGCCGGCAGTGCCGGTCTATCTGGCGTACGACAGCGGGCCCGCATGAGCGTCAACCTTTCCAAGGCCTTGGAAACGCGGGTAGCCGGCGCAAGGACCATCATCCTCACCGACGGCGCGCTGCTGGCTGTGGCGGGGCGTGGCGACATCCTCAAGGAGTTCCCGTTCTTCCGCGCCCCCGCCGCCAACGCCGTCCGCACGTGTTGCGGCAGGCGCGCGGACCGCAACCTGCTGGCCACTCATTGCCGGATCGTGCGGGAGGCGCTCATCCGCCTGCCGGCCGACCGGAAGCAGGTCCTGAAGCGGTTGCTCGGCGCCGGCAAGGTCGTCCTGTTCGTGCGCGGCGCGCGCGGCGTCGAGCAGCACGAGTTGTAGTTGACACTAATCAGCGGCATTGATACTATTCGCAAGGACTCTTTTGGAGGAGCGAACATGCCTGACGACAACAATTTCTTCGTGGCGGACAGGAAGGCACCCACGTCGACGGCGCCGGTGCCGCTCAACAAAGTCCCGGAGCCGCCCGTGGCCGGCGAGCCCGTGGCGGCCGGGCCGAAGGAGCCGACGGATCCGGAGCTGGCCACGTTCCGGGTCCACGAGGCGAAGGTGGCCGGCAAGGAGATGTACCTGACCGTGGAGGCCGACAACGGCAGCTGGCTGATGAACGTCGACGCGAAGAAGTTCGCGTACGACCAGCGGGCCAAATACCCCGGGTTCCACGACGCGGGCATCGAGTTCTACGGCGGGCCGACCGCGCACACCGTGCCGGGCAACGGCGGCGAGACCAGGCTCGTGTGGCGCAGGACGTTCAAGCTCACGCAGGGCGTCTGATGCACTACGACCCGAAGCGCATCGCAGAGCACCTTGGCGTGCCGGAGGACCGCCTCCGGTACGCCCGCTCCGTCGTCCTGCGCAGGGACGCCGCGAAGCCGATCGAGGAACCGGAGCTGCTCCTTCTCCTGCTGTACGACCTCCTGACCCGGTACATGCCCGTCGATCGCGCCAACACGGCCATGATGTGGTTGGGCGGCTGCCTGGACGGATACGCCGCCGAGCTGCCCGCGATGCTGGACACGAAGGAGGTCAAGCTCCTCGTCGTGCAGGTCTTCGATTCCAGGTTCATCGGGTTGGGGCCGATGCGCGATAACGTGTACGACCTCACAGAATTCCGGGAAGTGCCGAAGGCTCCAATGCCCGCGACGAGCCTTGCGATTGTCCTGCCTGAGCTCTTTCGACGCTTTCTCGAAGCCGAAGGAGGACTTCCCGGTTCCCGTAGCGAAGGGGAAGGTCCGCCAGGATCCGAGCCGTCTGCTCCAGCCGCGCCATGATGTCCTGGTTGAGCTCCCGTTCCTTCTCCGCCTGCGTCTTCCAATAGGCCTGGATGTCGCCCCCCTGGTCCGTCATGGCGTCGTTGATGGTCATGTCCTGCGCGTCCTGCCACGGCCCCGTGATCCGCTGGAGCATCGCGGGCGCCTTGTTCCAGCCCTCCAGCTTCAGCCGCTCCCTCGCGTAGTCGGCGATGTCCTGGGCGAACTTGTCGGGCGCCTCGTCGAGCAGATGGGTCTCTGTGACGGCCCAGCACATCTCGTGGATGCTGGGGAAGTCGCTGTGCTGCGGGTCAGCACCTCTACCGTACAGGGCGGTGCATACCGCCACGAAGGCGTCCAGGCTGGCGAAGAACTGGTTGGTGGTCAGCACGGTGGCCAGCGCGTTGATCTTGTCGCAGGCCTCCCGCGGCGGCTTGGCCCGCCACGTCGCCTCTATCTCCATCCACAGCGTTTCCGGCTCCCACTCCAGGCACTCGGTGCCGAACTCGTCGATGAGCGCCATGACGAGCGCCGTGCCGGGGACCTCGGGGTCGGAGAAGAGCGAGCGCAGCCGTTCGTCAGCCATCTGAGGGCCTCCGTTCCCGTGCATGGTATCCTGTGCGGTCCCCCTCGGCAACGGATAGCTAAAAAAACCGCGCCGTCTCTGGCGCGGTTGCCACCACGAGGCACTAACGGAGGTGCAGGTTCAGCGTACCTTCGCTGGCGTCGGGAAAGTTGACGAGAATGGTCCACTCTTCTTTGTTGTCCGCTTTCAAGATCGCCTGGTCGGGCATGACCGCCTTGCCGAATATGTTCGATGACAGCTTTCGCTTGCCGGTCATGGTTTTGGTCAAGTTGATCTTGATCCGCTGCGACGTGTTGCCGTTCCATTCCAGCTGTTTTCTCCCGCCCGGGCCCACCAGCTGAAAGCTGACGCGTTCGGGTTTGGGCCCCCGTTGGCTCTCGAACCAGACACCCTGCTTCGTGATATGGATCGTGTACATCCCGGCGGCCGGACAGGACATGCTGAGGTCGTCCACTGGCCTGCCCATGTTGATTTCATCGCCCTCTTTCTCATCCTTCGGATCTGCCTTAGGTTCGGCCTTCGCTTCCTTCATGGAACCCGCGACGGCTTTCCGTTCGATAGCGATCTCCCGCAGCTCGTCCTCATCCTTAGTCGCCTTCGCGACGGCGTCCAGCTTCTTGATGTAGGCGGCCTTGGCCGCGTCCACCTTCTTGGCGGCGTCGTCGTAAGCCGCCGTGACGGCGCCCTCGAACTCCGCCTTGGCGGCTGTCGCCGCGGCGGACTTCATCCTTCCGCGGTCCTCGCCGGCGAATGCGCTGGCCGCCAGCACGAGCACGATGTAGAACATTGCCTTTCGCATGGCATCCTCCTTTCCCGAGTGGCGGTCATTCCGCCCCGATTTTCGGCGACAGCACGGCTGTCGTCATCTCAAGATATGATACCGCGAATCGGGGGCTATTTTAGGGGGGCGGCGACGATGAGGAGGAACTGGATCCCGACGGTCGATCGCCCTTGATCTGTGCGGCCCAGGCGTCGATGGCCGAGTCGTCCATGCTGAGGGCTATTCTGGACCGGCTCAGCTGCTGCATCGCCTGCGCGAGCAGCGCCTTGACGAGGGCGGCTTCCGTCTTGCCGTGCTGGTCGCAGTCGAACTCGACGGTCACGGAGCCGCGCTTGGTCTCGTCGTCGTAGAACCAGTTAACCGTTTCGGCCACGGTGTCCTCGTCAGATGGTCAGGCCGGCCGGGGTTTGGATCGGCTGGCTGCCGTCGTCCTGGGAGAAATCGGCGACCTTGTAACCGCGGTCCTTCAGGTACTTGGCCCACTTCTCCCTGTCGAAGTCGGCGGCGTCGAAGCTGACGCCCGCCCGCTTCTCTATCTCGCCGAGGGCCTGCTCGACCAGGGCGGCGTCGTCGCGCGGCAGGGACTGGACGACGGCGGCGAACTTCACCGGGTCGACGTCGATGCCGTCGCCCTGCACCGACTTCGTGAACTCCTCGCCCAGGAGCGCCGCGAACTTGCTCATGGGCAGGCTGAGCAGCGCCTCCAGGGGGACCACCTTGCCGGTCTGCAGCCGGACGTAGCCGGCCATCACGGCTGCGGCCTCCTTGGTCAGCACCTGGTAGCAGACCTCCTCGGGCATGTCGACGCCGTCGTGGTAATGCCTATCGATGCCGGCGGCGCGGTCGGCCGCGTCGAGCAGCGCGGCGAGCTTCACGGCGTTCTCGCCGTCCAGCACGTCCAGCTTGCTGACCGTTATGGCCACTTCGGCCAGCTTGTTCCGCATCGCCTCGTTCCCGCCGCACAGGATGGCGCGCTGGGCGATCTTCTCCGCCGCCCAGCGGGGGTGCGTCGCGCCCAGGCCGGCCGCTTTCTCCATGTACGCCAGCGCCGCGGGCTCGAACTGGTAGATGCCGAAGCGCGTGCCGGGGAATTCCACGCTGCCCTTCTTGGCCATCTCGTCGAACTTCATGGCTGCCTTCAGGATGTTCCTGGCCGCGGCCCTGCGGAGCGCGTACGGGTAGCTGGCGCGGTTCGCGTACAGGAACTCGCTGGCCGCCTTGACCGATGACGGGCTGGTCAGCGGCATCCTGCGGATCTTCTTGCCGTCCATCTCGGCCACGAGCGCGTAGGCGTCGTCGGGCAGCTCGGGCGCGCCGTAGCCGGCCACCTTGCGCCAGGCGGCGTCGAACTGGTCGAGCAGGCCGCGGATGCCGAAGTGGTTGGCGAACTTGTGGAGCCGCGCCTTGACGGTCTCGGCCTCCTTGCCGGCGTACGAGTCCCTGCACTGGTTGAAGTAGGCGTTGCTGAGCCAGGTGGCCGCCTTGGTGTGGCAGGGGAACTTGCGCCGCACCGCGTCGGCGAACGTCGAGGCGGGCAGCTCGCCGACCTTCTTCGGGTCGTCCAGAACCGCCTCCTTGACAAACTGGGGGGTTCCCACCAGTTTATCAATGGAGTACAATTTCTGGTGGTTGACGTCGTCAACGTGATCGGCGGGGGCGCCCATGCCCAGTCCTCCTCCTCGTGATGCAGGCCAGTACCTCGACTACGTAGGTATCCTAGCCTCCGTGGGAGTAAGCGTCAAGGACGTGGTCCCGACGGTCACGTCGTGCCCGCTCTGCAACCAGGACGGGCTGGCGATCTACCTGGACCCGATCAGCGGCGGGCACAACAGGTGGCTGCGCTGCCCGAAGTGCGGTTTCGCCGGCGACGTGGCCGACCTGCTGGAGCGGGTCTACGACGTGGACGACCTGCGTGCCGCCCTCCGCATGGCCGTCGACCGCGGCCATTGCACGGCGCCCGATACGGAGAAGGACGCCGAGGAAATCTACAACGTCCTCATCACGGCGCGGAAGTCGCGCCGCGCGGCCGCGGACGCGTGGGAGTGGCTGCGCGCCGGCTGCGACAAGGACATCTCGCAGGAGGTGCTCGCGCTGCTCCGGCGGGAGAATCTGTGGCCGGGCCTCAAGACCTCCGCGATGAAGCGGTACTTCCAATACCTCGGCGGCGGCACCAAGACGTACGTGAACAAGATCCTGCCGGAGCTGTCCGCGTCGGGGCCCGTCCTGCTGCCGGCGATAGGCTTTTCGGCGGCGATGGCGCTGAGCTACCAGGACGTGCCGGGCCGCATCTGCGCGGTCGAGTTCTTCGGCCCCAGCGGCGAGCGGTTCCTGAAGACGGTCGGCAGGGAGGAGACGGCGGAGGGCGGCCTGGCCATGCTGGACGCGCTGGAGCCGTTCGAGAACAGCGTCCTGGCCAGCGGCGACCCCAAGCTGGCGCTCCACCTCCAGCGTCTGCAGGCCATCGACGACGACAGCCCCGTCAAGGTGGTGGCGTACAACGACAGGACCGCCAAGGCGTGGACGTCCGTGTCCGTGCGCCGGGTGTACTTCCACACGCGCGTCGTCGACCGCTGGCTGTTCGAGCACGTCAGGCGGGTCGGCTGCGGGCTGATCGCGTCGGAGCCGCGGATCCGCGGCGACGGCGACCTGACGGACGTCATCCGCAAGTACAGCCTGCCGGAGATAATGGCCGAGATAGAGGGCTCCGCGCGCGACTGGCGGGCCTTCCTGGTGGAGTGGGCGACGGACCCCGCCAACGGCAACGCCGCGCCGCAGCTGGTGGCCAGGCTCAACCTGTGCGCGCGCGAGCGCAAGGAGGTCCTCAGCCCCGAGCACTGCCCGCTGCATCGCCGGCCCATGATGGAGCAGCTGCTCGGCGAGGTGTACGCCGTCCAGTCGTTCATAACCAACGGCGCCGTCGTGGTGGAGAACCGCGACGGCTGGTACGCCGACCACAAGACCGGGCTGGAACTGATCAGCGACGCCGTCATCCACCCGAAGCAGGAGATCGTCGACGCCGACACCGGCGAGGTGGAATGGCGCGGCGAGGTGATCTTCCGCGGCACGGCGGTGCCGTTCCAGGCGCCCGTGTCGCAGATAGAGATCAACCCGGTCCGCTGGCTGTCGCAGCTGCTTGCCAATGCCGGGCTGGGCGCGCCGCACGTGCACCCGCGCTGGCCGTCGTTCATGACGTACATGGCGCGCTGCTCGTCGGCCATCTCCGCCGTCAGCAAGTCGGTGCAGCCGGGCCTGCAGGCCGACGGCAGCCTGGAGTTCCCGCGCTTCCGCATCGCGGGCGGCAAGGTCTCGCCCAAGGACGGGCCGCCGCCGGACGCCGGCAGGCCGGCCGCGGTCATCCCCGTCCCCGCGCGCCGCGCGCGGGACGCCCGCGACGAGCCGTCGCCGGAACGCAAGGCGTGGCTGGGCCTCTCCCTGGCGTACCTGCACAACCTGCTGGCGCCGGCGCTCAAGAGCACGGCCGCGCCGATCGCCGCGGTGGGCAGCGAGGGCTCCGTGGTGGCCTATACCGTGTCGGCGTTCGCCGAGGCGATAGGGCCGAAGGTGGTGGAGTTCGCCGCCGGGCATAGGCCCATCCAGATCGCGACGAAGGCCGATTACAGGTACACGATCCTGTTGCGGTACAGCCCGCACGACCACAACCACCACAGATACAAGCTGCGCCAGGGCGAGAACGCGCTCCTGATGGCCAGCCCCGTCGAGGCGCACGCGCTGGGGACCGAGCTGCCGTGCCTGTATGTGGAGGTGGCCGGCCAGTCGAAGGGAAGGGTGCGGCTGCCGCCCGTGGACGACCTGATGCTGTATGCACAGGAGTTGCAAAGCAGGGACTACTCGCTGCCGGAGGACAAGGCGCCGCTGACCGCGTTGGCCCTCGACTTCTGCCACTGGTATGCCTACTACCTGAAGCTGCCCCCGGCCAAGCTGCTGGAGGAGCTGAAGGGCGTCGTGCGGGTGTC